TGCTGAGTGGGAAGCCGAGGACGAGGAGAACATTGAGATCGACCTTGATGGAGGTGCGAGTTCCACTAACGAATAACCCTACACACTGTAGGGTCTTTATACAGCACACTTAACAAGTGTGCTTTTCTGCGTTATAATACACACATAAACAAAAAGGAACACGATGAAAAAGACACTTGCAAACGGGATGACACGTTGGGCAATGATGTACCAAATTAAGTTGGAATGCGATACCAACAGTGCTTGCTACAAAATGACAGACGAAGAACTTATTGCAACTTATAATGCGATTTTTAACATTGCACAAAAAGACTTGACAACAGTAGACTAAACTGCTATAATACACACTTAAACACTAAACGGAGCAAGACATGCAAACAGCACTGAAAACACAATTTGCTAAAGTTAGCGACAAACTGACACTGGTACACACTGGTGTTGAAGACGACGACACACTGCACACGGAATACAAGTGCAACGTAGAAGTGCAACTGGCAGGTGACAGCATATGGGACTGCGAACTGAAAGCGGTTACTATTACGGGCGTACACATTAGCGAAACGTTTGACGAAGACGACGGGGACGTTTACACACAGAGCGTTTACGCACACATTGGAGTGACTTACGAAGTGGACGGCGAAGACGGTGCTGAAGTAGAAGGCAGCTGGCGGCTGTACACAGACAACGGCTTTAGCGATGCTGTGAGCGAGTTGCTGGGAACAGATGTAGACTTTACAGAGCAAGGTATGCAAGACGACGGCTACGCGAGCATGGAACTGTAATAACAACAAAGGGGTTGACAACAGCCCCTTTTTGCGTTATAATACACGCTTACACACACTGGAGCAAGAGATGATTAATTTGATTGGTTGGGGCACCGTAGTTTGGGCCGCATTCCACTTTGGCATCGCTCAACTCTGCGCCACCTATGTAATGGTGGCTATGTGGACATTGGCATCTATCTAAGGAGTTCCAAATGAAAGTTACCATCGACATCCCTAAAAAAGTCATAGACACTATCCGACGATCTGCCGAGGTCTACGGCAATGTAACCCCCACAGATGCTCAAATCCAAAAGTTCTTGGAATGGCATGTGGAGGGCATCTATGTTGACTTCCACGGCGAAGATATGGAAGACATTGTTGCCGAAAATTTCGGTTGACAGGTCTTTATTTCGGTGCTATAATACACACATAGACAGCAACACAACGGAGCACACAATGGAAGAATTCAAAAGCTGGGAAGAGATGACAGTCCTCGAGCAGATGGCCTGCCAGTTCTGGGACATGTACAAGGATGCCCACGGCGTTCGTCCACGCGGTATCGATACCTCCGCTTGGGACGAGGCCACCTTTAACGCCGAGTTTGACTACCTGCAGGACTTGATTGGCAAGAACGAGCAAGAGCGCAAGCTCGAAGAGCACGAGGCCGCACACGCCTTTGAGATGCGAGTGCAGAGCATCCTGGCCTGCGGTGCTAAAGATCGTGAGATGGCCATGCGTTGGATCCACGAGGCTGAAGGTAGCAACGGTGATGACGAGTTCCTGTGCTACTTGGTTGGCTTGCCCTATCGTTATTTTAAAAAGGAAACCGTATGAACTTAAAAACCCGAGCAATACTCTACACCGTGGGACTCATCTCTGGGTCCATCGCACTGTCACTGACACTCACCTTTATCATAAGCCTACTCACAGCCCAACAAGGAGCATGGATCCTAATGGCTGGATTCGTTGGATTCTTCATCTACATTGTGTATAGCATGACCTTGGGCCAGTTGGAGCATCAAGAATTGTTGGAGAAGATGAAAACGCCGGTTGACAAGTGATCCAAACGGTGCTATAATACACGCATAGACACTAAAGAGCATATGATGAAAATGCGTAAACACAAGGTAAACAAGGTGCGATGCAGCCGCCAGGGTTGGGTGGATAACGGTGCATGGGCCTACTATAACCGCCGCTTCGAACTGAGCATCCTCAAGGTGCGTGCCGAGCGTAAGGCCTATATGGATGCGTGGCGTGCCTCGCAAGAGGTTGACAAGGTTTAAGAACGGTGCTATAATACACACATCGCAACAAGGAGCAGCACATGGGATATCGCGTAATGGACACCGTAGATCAAATGCGTGACCGGTATGGCCCTCGCAAGGGTCTGGAAGGTCCGTTCAACTTCTCCGGTCGTGTACTGTACTATGATCCCAAGGCAGGTGCCTACTATGACCCAACCACTGACTTCTATGTCATGCAGGACGAGATGGACATGATCAACGCGGCCTTCATGAACAAGTTCCGAGCCATATGATCATCCTGGAAGAGACCACCCGTTGGGACGCACCCAACCACATCTACATCTTCAAGACCCGTCCCGGTGCTCGCAGTGCCAATGCCCTGGCCTACATCCCTGTAGGGTCAGATCGTGTAGTAAAGTTCCGCAAGCCTATCACGCTGGATCTTAAAGGAAGAACCTTTAAACCGGTTGACTGATCATCCAAACGGTGCTATAATACACACATAGACAGCAACACACTAAGGAGCACGAAATGGGATACATGGATTACAACGCAGAAGCAAAGATCGAAAGCATGGTGGGCCAGGTGTTCACTTCGGTAACTCAAAATGGCGATGAGATGGTGTTCGAGAATGCAACCGAACGCTTCGTGTTCTTCCACTCGCAGGATTGTTGCGAGCATGTGAGCATCGAGGACATCTGCGGTGACCTGCAGGACTTGGTGGGTGAGCCTTTGTTGATCGCCGAAGAGGTGTCGGGCGAAACACCTGTGGACTTCAACGAGGAAGAACACGATAGCGTGACTTGGACCTTCTACAAGTTCGCTACCCGCCGGGGCTATGTGGATGTGCGTTGGTTTGGTGAGAGCAACGGCTACTATTCTGAAGGCGTGAGCCTGGGTCGTGAGTTGGTTGACAGAGACTAAAAACCCTGTTATAATACACACATAGACACTAATAAGGAGCACGAAATGATTGTTTGGAATGTTCAAGTATACCGGGTCAATCCTGAGACTGCCCGCCCCGACTTCTACAAGGTCCTAAGCGAGCGAGAGTTTGCGGTTGAAGGTGAGGCATATCCAGGAGCGGCCGAAGATGAGGCATATGGATATGCGGCAGTTCACAACCGTGAGCACTTCTACAATCACCCAGCACCTGCTACATCCTTTGCCTTTGTGACTGGACGGATCGACACTGAAACAGGAGAGAATCTATGAGGTTGACAGGGTGTAAGAACCCTGCTATAATACACACATAGCAACAAAGGAACACGATATGACACTACACCAAAAAGCCCTATTCTGTCTGTACACAGGATTGATCTTGCTGTTAGGTACAATGGGCGGTTTCGAGCAGTGCTTGGACCTTGCTACCTACGACGGAGTCTACTTGGGCACCTTTGCACTGGTAGGCATTGCACTCATGGCGCTGGGCGCTTCTTATGCTAACGAGGCTACAAAATGATCACTATCGCTGGACTGAACCCTAAGCAAAAGGCCCTTTGCGACATCATGTGGACTTTGGAGGAATACGATGCTGTGGAAGCATTCATCGCTACCTTGCCCAAGGCCGAACGCACGGAGTGCCGCTCACTGATCCAGATGATGATCCTGGCCTTTGTGGACGAAGTCACTGAAGTGGACGAAGCCCAAAGCGTCCTGAAACAATTCACACTCTAAGGAATCATCATGCAATACATCACCGCATTCATTGGCCTACTGGTAGTCCTGGTCCTGTTCTCCTTCCTACTGGCTTGGCCTGTGATGGAACTGTGGAATCAATGCCTTGTGCCCGCAGTAGATGGAGTCAAGGAAATCGGTTGGCTACAGGCTTGGGGACTACAGTTCCTGTTTGGCATCCTGTTCAAAACCACCGTCACTAAGAAGGACTAACTATGTTTTGGGCTATTGTACTCGTAGGATTGGGCGTCACCTCCCCCAGTATGGTCTATGTGGGGCAGTTCCAAGAGGATGCCACCTGCCAAGTGGCCCTCAAAGATCTACAACGGCAGGGATTTAAGGGCACCTGCGTACAGATGATCAAGCCTCAAGTCGCAACTGAAGTTGGGAAGAAATAGGTTGACGATCCGGCAGATCCGCAGTATAATACACACATCAACAACGCACTGGAGCACACTATGATCGCAATCGACAACATCGAATCCATCCATAACACTGCCGCCCAAGCCGCCGCAGAAGCCGCCAACAACTACATCGCCCAGCATGGCGAAGACTGGTATTGTGGCTTTGCTTGGGTTACGGTCTACGAAAAAGGCAGCACCAAACTGGGCCGTGCATTGAAGCGGGTGGGCTTCAAACCTGCATACGGTGGCGGTCTCCAACTGTGGAACCCATCCGGACACGGTACACAGAGCATGAGCGTTAAGGAAGCAGGTGCCCAGGCCTATGCCGAAGTGCTCCGCAAGATGGGCATCACCCAAGCCTACGCTGGTAGCCGGGCAGATTAAATACTTGACAGGGGAGCAATCCCCTGTTATAATACACACTTAAACAACCGAGGAACACTATGGCAACAAAGGCATCACGTAAACCCAGCGCGGGCACTAACATCCTGGAATTCGACGAGGCGGCCATCAAACGCACACACGAGTCAGTGGCCAAGGAGACAGACGACGAGATCTATAGCCGCCTGCGAGATCGCTTTGATATCCTGGACATGATGACCGAAGCAGTCCGCACCGGCGATGTCCGTGCTATGATCGTATCGGGCCCTCCTGGTGTGGGCAAATCCTTTGGCGTTGAGGCAGTACTGCAAAAGGCTAATCTGTTCAATGTCCTGGCCGAACGCAAACCCAAGTTCGAAGTGGTCAAGGGTGCTATGAGCTCAATCGGTCTTTACGCTAAACTCTACGAGTTCTCAGGCGAAGGCAACGTTGTGGTGTTCGACGACTGTGACGACATCTTGATGGAAGAACAATCACTGAACACCCTGAAAGGTGCCCTGGACAGCTCAGAGCGTCGCTTCATCAGCTGGAACACAGACAGCCGCATCCTGCGTAGTGAAGGCATTCCAGATCGCTTTGAGTTCAAGGGTGCCGCTATCTTCATCACCAACATCAAGTTCGAACATGTCCGTAGTAAGAAACTGCGTGGACACTTGGATGCCCTGGAGAGCCGCTGCCACTACATCGATCTGCAGATGGATACCGATCGCGAGAAGATCCTACGTATCCGGCAGGTGATCAAGCACCCACAACCCGGCAAGACTCCTATGCTGGAACGCTATGCATTCGAAGCCTGTGTAGAGGATGAACTGATTGACTACGTGGTTAAGAACCAGAAGAACCTGCGTGAGCTCAGCTTGCGTATGGTGTTGAAGCTGGCTGATCTGCGTAAGAAGTTTCCCGCTAACTGGACTAAGATGGCTGCAGGTACCTGTATGCGGAGAGCATGATGCACGATACACTACAACGCATTGCCGTTAGCCTAAGCCTGGGACTCGTCCTATTAGTCATTGGACACCCTATCGACACGTGGGAGTTCTGGTGTGTGCTGGCCCTGCTGTTGGCCAGCAATCACATACACTATAAAGACGGCTTTGAAACGGGTGTGGTCCACGGTATGGAGATCATTGCGGACATGACTGAAGCCCAGCGTACAGACCTAATCCGGACTGTCAAGGCAGTACAAGCGGAGAACGACGAATGACTTGTACATACATTGGCAACGGTGCTGGCTGTACACACCCTGCACTAGAAGGCAAGAGTTACTGTAGTGATCACTACGCACTGGTCTACCGGGTAGGCAGCGGCCGGGTACGCAAGAAGGATACACGGCAAGCCGCTCGTGTACGCTTGGTAGAACAGTTGATGTCAGAGGCTGTGGAGGAGTTGATATCAGAAGGATACGATGTCTACGGTGATACCGCATTGGCTATAGAGATCCTGGATGAGGTTGAGACTGATGACAGGTGAGGTGTGGCCGGTCGGGGTGGGGTACGGCTGGTCACACACATACATGCAAGCATAGCAAGCATGTATGAGCATGTAAAAAGTCGACTTAGATTAGAACGGCCTGGGGAGATTAATAATAGATCTGCTTTTAACTACGCAGCAAAAATTTAGTATTACTCTAAAGGCCGTTCTAATCTAACTCGCAAGTTGGGCCAATAAGGCGCCCAAAGCAAACAGTCCAATAGGCCACCATGTGCTAAACAACCAAGAAATTGCAGCAAAAAAGCCAAATATCAGGATCAGTTCAAAAATTGCCTGTCCCGGTGTCGGCCGTCGATGGACAGGTTGTTCCCCACGTAGTGCGGCCAGTTGTTCGCGTTGGAGTCTAATTGAAGCACAAGTAGTACAGTATCCAATCTGTGGATATTGATTGCCGCAGGTCCAGCAGGTAAGGTAATTAGACACGATTCAGTTGTTCCAGTACATCTTCAAATGATTCTTGCACTTCCCAATTGCCATGAGGAGGGCAGAATATGAATGTCACCATTTCGGAAATATCATCCTCTCTGGTAATCAAGTTAGAGTGCATGGTCACCACTAAATCTTTTCTAACACTTAGTTTCATGCCTCTATGCGCTGGGTTTGCGTTGGTTAAATTTAAGTACATATAACAAGTGTATAGTAAAAAGCTGGTAAGGTCAACAGTTTTTGGTTGTAAAAATTTTACGCAGCAATTTTTTAGTCGTATATATAAGGTTTTTCCAATTGATAGATAAGTACGTATATTAAACAGGTGTCGCATGTCTCTCCACATTATCAATAAGCCAGAAGACTCATTATGTGCGTTAATCGCAGATGATCCAGTTCGTCCAGAAATCCCATTAGAGTTTCGAGTCAGTGAATCGAGTGAGATCATAGTAAGTCAAGATGAATATGGAAAGCCCACTGCTGTAGTATGTGTCCTGTACAGAGATTCAGTACCACGTAGTCGAGAAGAGTTATTAGAGTTCGCATCGTATGAGCCAGTAGTAGCAGTGTTCTACACCATATGGAGTTATCAACCCGGAGCAGGCAGGCGGTTAATCGTAATGGCAAGACGTCATATTGAAAGTAGTAGACCTCATATCAAGAAGTATGTTACACTAAGTCCACCCACCGAGATGGCCAGGGTATTTCATTTGCGCAATGGTGCTCAAGTGTTAAATGTAAACGAGGACAGTGTAAACTACAGTTATGAATAAACTTTACTTAGATATGGATGGAGTCGTAGCAGATTGGCGTACCAATGCACGTATGATATTAGGATCGGATTCAACAGATCCAAAACAGCGTTATAAGCCAGCGGATTGGGATCGATTACGTAGCAATGGTCGTATATTTCGAGATTTGCCCTTAATGCCAGGAGCAGAAGAGTTAGTAAGTGTAGCTCGCTGGTTCAGAGATGATTTAGGGTGGGAGTTATTGTTCTTAACGGCCATACCGCACAACAATGATGTGCCCTGGGTATTTCATGATAAGATAGAGTGGGCAGGAAGATATTTTCCCGACATTCCAGTACATTTTGGGCCCTATAGTGAAGACAAGTGGCGTCACTGTAGTGCTGGTGATATACTGGTAGATGACAGGTCTGACAATTGTCAGCAGTGGTCAGCTGCTGGAGGGGAGGCTATCAAGGTAGATTTAACTGTAGATAGTGCGCGAGAGTTATTGCGAACCATATATAAGTTAAAGTTAGAACAGCGTGAGCAACATGCTTTGGATACACGTAGATTGTTAGTTGAGATATTATAAAGTAGGTATATAACTACTTACTGAAAAGTTTTTTGCGCTGTCGCTTCGCGAGGTAAGTGTTGTGTAAGGATCTCAAAGTGTGTATAAAAAAAGCCCCGTAAGTTGGGGCTTTTTAGTTTGTACTATTGGAGTTTACTTCTTAGTGAAGGACCAATAGATAACTGCCAATGCAGTCAGACCGACCAAACCTTGACTGCCCAAAGCCGCCACAAATTTAATCACGCTTGCGGTTACATCGATAGCCAAGAATGGAACAGCAGCACCAAATAGGATTTGCAGGATCACACCAGCGGCAATCAGTTTGATGCCAATATCGATTATACCAGATAAAAGGCCATTAGCCTTTGTCATTACATTGTCCATAAAATAGACTCCTTTTTAAAAGTAGATATAATTCTACCAATTTTATTTAAGTATGTGGGTTTAGTTATTAACTACTCATCTAATAGTTGATCAAAACCTGTTCAAGGTCGTGTAGTGTCATACCAGGCCAAAGTCCAGATTCCTTCTTAAACAAATCGAATACACGAGATAAGAAGTCGGGATCCAAAGTCATACCGCGGTCCATCATCATTTCCATATTCTCCCAGCGTTCAGCTAAAAACAGTCCAAACACGATACGAGTTTGAGATTCGTCTAAGAAGAAGTCGTTAGGTAGATTATCAATATAGAATTTCATATGGTCGTCTGACAAGTAGTGTGGTAAACACAGGGTGCCATGGAAACCGTATGTATCAAACCGACCGCCGGGACATTCGGCTGAAAATTGATTGGCCAAATCAGCAGGAGCATATCTAATGCCTTGTGTCTCAAGCCAAACACGATAGAGTTGACATATATGAGTATCCTCCATATAGTTATTATCACCATACCCAGGGGGATCAAACACCATTTCGTCCTGTAAGCACAGTTCATGTAGACGACGACTACGTATACTAAAGCCACCATTGCCCACACGTTGATCATAGGGTCCCCAAGGCCAAGTAGCACCGATATAGTCGTATTTCATAAAGTCGTCTTGCCATTGACTTGTATCGATAGGCAATCCATCGTATTGGATAACCATAAAGTGATCGGTAGTAATATGTCGACCCAATTCTTTAAGCATCAACCGACTGTAGTCTCTTTTATCATTAATGGTATCAATTTTAACAAAATCAGAGCCGGGAAAGAAGTCTCGGTCGCTCAAGACCAAAACTCGTTTCGCGTTGGTTATCTCCAGAGTTGTTTCTATACTGCGGGTTGCCAAAGGATAAAAAGCAGTATCGACAATGGCAATAGTTAGTTCATTAGATTTCATAAGTTCAATATTTCAAAGGGCCTTCCAGGGCGGTGCGTTCGGCAACCGCTTTAACTGCATTAGTACGATCCCATTGATGTACAATAGGAATTGGTTCATTGCGACTGTTTAGCAATTGTCCCGCACGATTAAAGGTAAATTGATGTTGATGATGAAGAGTAGCAATAGCATGTTCTGCATTAGGATGTGTAATCCAATCGGGGAAAGTTTGATTATAAACCAAGAAATTATGTATAGGTTGATCTTCACCGGAATGTATATGTCTACCAGTTGCTTGTATTCTTTCAATTTCTTTAATCATAGCATTAATATATAATGACATGCCTTGGAATGTTCCGATAGTACTACCACCACATAGGATATATTCATCTTTAACCAAGTCGTATCCCGATTGAGAATACATGCCATGCATCCAAGGTGCATTAGCAGGGCAATTTTTATATAGGCAAGGTTCCTGATAAAATTCCAATTGATGGGTCAATGGATATTTAAATGGATCGTCTTGGAACATAACATCTCTAACATCGATAATCAATACATGATCTGCGGTTGGAAAGTTTTCCATACATTCGTTATAGAAGTAATACCTATAAGTTTGTATATCTTTGGGATTAGGAATAGGTTGATCCAATTCGTAAGTAATGATATTATATTGTTCAAAAAAGGTTCTATCACTATCAGACAATGGAAATACCACTAATACAGCATCGCCCTGATAGTATCTACGTAGTGATTTTACAAAAGGTTCCAATTCCTTAGTTGTATATCCGCAGGCTGCGCCCAATATTAATTGTGTCATAAATTGTTTCTCTTATAATAAAGTTAAATAGCCCTGATCCAACCCAGCAGGAGTGTTGTAGTATGTGTTAGTATTTTTTGGAATTGGATTTATTATAGCAAGGTCTTTATAGATTATATCGTTAGGATTAGTAAAAGGGCCGTGATAAAAATAAGTAGCCCAGTCTGTAAACATATGTGGATAGCCTCCCTTAAGGACGATAGCTCCTTTAGAAAACATTTTAGTAGCCAAACATGCCAAGCTACTGGCACAAAGTATAGCAGCGGCTGCGCCCCTCATAACATTAAATGTTTCTTTTAAAGAAGTTTGATTAGTAAGATCGATTAATTTCGGGTGTGAGGGCGGAAGTTTATTGCTTTTATTAACCACTACACCCAACATACCCTCTCTATCCAAGAATTGGAAAATCTGATCCCAATCGGCGTCATTGAATTCTCTACCGTTAATCTCTGCATCGCTCCATGGATGTATAACCACATAGTTAGCGGGTAGATTCAAGTATTCTACAGATGGCCAATTTCCCCGTGTAGCTGTTCTACTGCTTTGCCATTTAAGTCCGGAGAATATACGTTGTAGTGTAGCATCCAAACTATGATCACTAATTGCCGCAAGTTCCTCTGAACTTAGTCCCAAATTGCATTTAAGATTAAGTTCGTGTTTCATGCCTATGTTCATAAAACGATCGCCGGGTTGCCAATCGCGTGTAGGACGTTCAGTAGCCCAATCGTCGAACATAATCTTTTGATCTTTCAAGTTAGGAAATACCAATTGTAGATCCACAGCCTCTTGTATTTCAATTCTGTTTCTGGTTGCCCAAAGTATAGTAGTAACTGAATCTTTTTCCTGATCGGTCATAAAAGATTCGGCTCCAATAAAATCGCCCAAACCCCCTGTGAAAAGTGCCTGCATTATTAACTTCCTTTTGTATTGTTTACTTATTTTAATTATAGTATACTATAATTTTTTCAGCAATACAAGTCATTAATAAATATCGTCATCGATGCATAATATAAAGGTAACCAATGAAAATATACGATACGGTCATGTTCTTAAATGAGTATGATCTTTTAGAATTACGATTAAGAGAGCACTACGACCACGTAGACAAGTTTGTCATAGTTGAATGTGACAGGACCTATAGTGGAATATACAAAGGATTCAATCTGGAAAAGAATCTTGACAGATATAGTCAATGGATGGATAAAATTGATTACATCAAAGTTGAAAATTCTCCCACAGATTCCAATGCCTGGGTCAATGAAGAATGGCAACGTAATCAACAAGCAAGAGGATGGAAAGACTTAACAGATGATGATGTGATTCTCATCAGTGATATGGATGAAATCACCAGAGCCGAGGCATTTCAATATATCAGAGATACCAATTATTCCTTTTATGGATTAGCGATGCCCATGTTCTATTTCAAATACAACTATCTGGATGTTACAGACAATTATCCATGGAGAGGTAAAGCCTATAGAGGATTTCAAGCCGCACCCAACAGCATGAGATTCAAAATGGATGAAGTTCCTGGTCGAAATAAAATTGAATTGCATCATGCAGGGTGGCATTTCAGTTACTTAGGTAATGAAGAATTTATTAAAAATAAAATCAACAGTTTTAGCCATCAAGAGCTCAATATTCCCTCAATTGTAGATAAGATAAATGTTTCTGATATGATCTCTCGAGGTCGGGATTATTTCCGTCCCAATGAAGTTTGGGAGCCAGTAATTCTCGATGAGTATTTTCCCAAAACTATTTTAAACAACATCAGTAAGTACAGAGACTTCATTGCGCCAGGCGGTAAGAAAACTGTTCAAGAATATTGGCCATGGGGTATTTTAGAAGTAAATCTCGGAAAACCACCATTCTTTCATAATAAAAGAAATGAAGATATACTACAGGTTTAGTTTTAGGATCATGCCGGACTATGCCGGAAATCCACGTACTCCGCCAGATCGTCCAGAATGGTTTGACAAATGGAAATGTTTAAAAAACTTTACCACGGTATTCAACGAGCATGATATCACGGTTGTAGCCGACGGAGTTGATGACCAAGTATGGGATAAACTCAATAGTCTATATCCCCTATTGGATTTACGTAGAACCACATTTGGATCCAATGCTGGTTCATTTCTATATTCACTTGACCAAGCAATACAATTACCCAAAGATATGATTGTATATTTTGTTGAAGATGATTACATACATCACGAAGGTGCTGATATAATATTAGAGCAAGGACTTCAAAATTGTCCGTATGTAAGCCTATATGATCATCCGGACAAGTATTGGGATAGTAATGCTGATCGATTGTGTAAACTAATTATTTCCGAAGATTGCCATTGGCGTACAACTGGTTCTACTACCATGACATTTGCCAGTCGTGTAGGATATCTAATAGAAGATCGATCATTATTTCAACAGTGGTGCGGTGGTGAAGATCGTTGGACTCATGATACACAATTATTTTCTGCATTATCGGAATCGAGGGGTTTGATCACGCCCGTTCCTGGATATGCAACTCACTGTGACACATGGGTGATTGGAAAGATGGTGGATTGGCAAGAGGTGTTAACCAGGACTACATAATATGGCACATCTTAAAATTTTTTATCATGTGATTGATTTAAATTTGAATCATACAAAACTAATTTTTGAAGAACAAATTACAAAAATGAAAGTTAGTGGTTTGTTAGATGTTGCAGAATTAAACATCAATTGCCATTACAATAAAAACAGTTTTGATGATCTTAAAGAACAATATCGACATTATTCAAATATAAATTGGATTTTTAAAACATCAGATCCCCGAGATGCAGAGATCACAACCAATCGTTTAATGAAAGAAACCGCTGATAATACAACTGAAGATTTCTATGCTCTATATACACATCAAAAAGGTGTTTCTTATGTTGAAGGATTTTCAGATAGGGCCATTCCTTGCAAACATTGGAGATGGATCATGGATTATTGGACCATTGAAAATTGGCGAGATTGTATCACCAAGTTAGATGAAGGATATGATGCTGTTGGTAGTTTACTACGTGACAACAATCATTTCAGTGGTAATGTATATTGGTTAAAATCCAGTTTCATTAGGAAATGCAATAAGATACCCCTGCCCTCGTCTCTACATTATGAGAATCCCTGGACCGATGTAACGCCCGTGAACGGTCCGGAAATGTGGTTAGGTAGAAATGGTGCGAGGTTCTACAATATGTATAATACAGGTAATCTTGACCATTATATGAATCCGCACCCACCGGAATTCTACAGAAAATAATTAGATACTTAAATTTTGATCATGTGCTTGATCAATGAAATTTTGTAATTGTCGAATAATATCACTGTTACGTAGTGTTTTATATACCAGATTAGCTGTGGAATATTCTCCGGTGGTTTTGAGGCCCAATTGACGAAATTTCCGCAATAAATTCATTATTTTTTTGGCAGTATTGGCATCTTTTGACGCTAAACTGTGTCGAATTAAAGTGTCCCATACTTGAGTCATATGTTCAATGTTATCCACATCAAATGGCCCTACATTCTGTTTTGGCCGAGAAAGCCACCGTCTTTGTTGTATGCTATAAGCAGCACTAACCGCAGGGTGATCTAAATCTTCCACATACAGTTCTACAGGTATACCTTTAACGGTGATATCAAATTTGTTCTTATAAAGCAATCGCTTGGCATCAAATAGTTCTGCTGCTTCTCTATCACAGTCCACACTGCTATAATCTGCAATCAAGTGTAAATCCAAATCGCTTTTATCAGTATAGAAATATGATACCTGACCGCCGGTAATACGTACATCTACTACATCAAATGGAACATCTATAAACTTCTTAAAATCTCGTGCAATTTTAATCAATGCTGATTCAACATCGGGCAGCAGACGATCGCCCTGCCAGATTTTAGGATTAAGTTGGTCATGAGGTTCAAACCCCAAATTATAGTCAAGTATAGCCATATAAAAGTATTTATCGGTTAAATAGATGTATGATAGAGCAAAATTATACAGGACATCTGTTAGCGGCACATCCTAAAAGAACGGATTCCGTTCTACGTAGAAGTACAGTATTGGTAATAGATCATGACAGTGCCGGTGCCATTGGTCTGCAAATTAACAAACCATATGTCAGTAATGTCACGTTTGATAGTGTTATGAGAAATGTAGGATTGACAATGCCTAACGATCAACCACTATACAATGGTGGTCCAGAGTCTACAAATAGAATACACGTTATACATACGTTAGATTGGTTCAGCCCAACTACAAATAAAGTAACTGATCAAATTGGAATCAGTAGTGACTTGTCTGTATTAAGTGCTATCAGTAACAATGAAGGGCCGTCATATTTCAGAGCCATCGCAGGTTTTGTGCGTTGGCTACCAAGACATTTAGATGGTGAAGTGTTAGGCGAAGATCCCTGGACCATTAATCACAGTTGGTCATTTACCCGTGCAGAACCTGAAACTTTATTCGGTTACACAGACATAGATCAATGGCACAGAGTTATTGCTGAATCCAGCAGAGAACAAGTAGCCAGTTGGTTTTAATCTTTTTCTTCGTTCATTTTAGCCAGCATTGATCTAATATCGCTGACTGCCTTAACACCCTTGACTTGAGGTTTACTCAAATCAAATCCCTCAACGGGTGTTGCTCTTTCCCATTTAGTATTAACAGGTTCGTCTGTGCTGGTGCTCACTGTGCTGGTACGTTTAAATCCAGACATCATAGAACTACCACCGCTGCTGTTAGATGATTGACCCCCACCCTGATTAAAACTGGCAGTATCGTCATCCCCTGCGTCTGTGATTCGTAATGTATCAATATTAAATTCTAATTCAACCTTTTGTCCAACTCCGCTACTGCTACGAGTTTTCATGAACTGTATTTGATAACGTCCGCGTTCTTTCATAGCACGACTTGTAAAGATACCGATCACATTATCTGCTGTCATAATCTTACTCAGACCGCCCGAGATATGACTGTGATCAAATTCAATCTCTTCAACTGCACTACGATTTAACTGACTTGCAGTTACAGTAACACATTGTGTTTCCATTGCTAAATTACGTATTTCTTCACTGACATATTTGTCTTTGACAAACAAGTCACTTGGACTAATCTTCACGCTTAATGGCATCATCAAGTCCAAATAATCGATTAGGATAACATCGGGTTTACAGCCTTTCTTAACTTGATACTCTTTCAAGTAAGCACGAATGTCATTACAGTTCTTACCACTTGGCATATATTTGACTTGTAGATTTCCGGACTTCTTACCCAATACTTTGACCTTGAGTTCAACCTCATCAAGATTCTTAAAGATCTCGCGTGTTGTGATACCTGTCATCATACTGTCCAAACGCATAGCCACAAGGCCCTCGCTCAACTCGAATGTAAGATACAATACATTCATACCTGCAAGTGCCCAGTTCACACCCAAGTTTGCTAAGAATAAACTCTTACCTCCGCCGGATCCTGCACAGAAGATATTCAGTTCACCACGATTGAATCCACCGTATAGTTTCTTATCAATGCTGGGCCATCCTGTACTAACTTGTCCATTACCATCTTTGAGTTTGCTTAGACGTGCTCTGGGATCTTCAAAGTAATCAGTGCCCATGTCCTTGTTTAAACTAATTTGGATCGCATCTTTGATCAGTTTCTCTACCGGACCATAATCACCTACTTCAAGTAAGTCAGCACTGGCCACGATCGCACGTTCAAGTCCTTTGTGCCTGCTGAAGTTCTCAAACTCATCCATAAGCCAATCATAGTTTTCTCTGGCCAACTGAACTGGTTGTAGATCCATTTTGCAGTTAGCATTTACAATACTGGCTTCGGGCATGACCTTATAGTCATCAACATATTTGGTAATAAATTCCGCAGTATCTTGATATCTTTGATCAAAGTTAAGTGGATCAAATATGTTCTGACATCTTACAAATGTCTCCGCATCTGAAAGAAACATCTCCAGATATAGTTTCTGCATATCTGCATTATAGTTTGGTTTCTTCTCTTTTTTATTCATTCATAGCCTCTAATTTTTTCTGTATCAACTGTATTTTTATCTTATTTGTTTCTTGGTAATGTAATATCGTGGTTAGTGTATAAAGCCTGCCGTATCGTTTAACAGCATCAGCAACGTCCTTGACATCATCTTCCCACGGTGGTAAACTCACAGCCCAGCCGTTATCCAATGCTGCCTTGACTAATTTTGCACCAGGGCGATCTCTATCCGGAACCACTATTATCTGTTTACCCATGGCATTCAATCTCGCACATTGGGTTTCGTTTGGTTCATTGGTCATTATAGCCGCACCATCTACTGCTATAGCATCAAATTGTCCTTCAACAACTATAACACAAGATCTGTCATAGGTCTGCCTATCGAGGTTAAACACATAACCGTTCTGGCTATCTGTAAGGTATTTCGGTTTACCTTCTGTTATTTTACGACCAGTATATCCAACTACCTTACCATCGTGATAGAAAGGTATGAGTAATCGATCCTTGTATCCAGGAGCGGGTGTCCACATCCAATCATACCAATCGAGTTCCATTCCTCTACTGACAAGATATTCAAAGACTCGCACCATGTCTGCATCTTCGCCGGGTTTCCAAACTGCCAGTGCCCACTCTTTGAGTAGCATCGCACCTTCTGGCAATTCTCTTTCTTGCAAAACAAAGTTTAATGCACGTTTAGTTTGCGGTTGATCCTCTTTGAATTTAAGAGTTATCAATCCCAATCTGCTTATATCACTGTCACCCATACCGCACCATTTGAACAATGATTTGGTATTAGAGCTCAATAGTTTACCAGGGCTCCAGCCGGCTTTGAATCCACAGTTGAAGCAATGATAGGTAAAACCGTCATCTGTAAAGAGGACACCACCACGCTTTTTAGTATCTGGGCGATCACCTCTGTTATGACAGCAGACCGCGTTGAAACTAACCCAACCGCCTGTGGTTAGTTTTCTATTTGGAGGTAACAGTGTGTGTAAAGATGCCTGAACTTCGTTCATGCACTATTTTAACTTCTATATAGGACTTTGTCAAGTGATCCGAAGTAAGTTGGGTCATTATTATCCGAATCAGCGGGTCTTGTAGCTGGAACATGCACAATACGTATATAGGTATATACACCATTAAAGTTTTTATAATCAACTCCTGTGTAACTATCATAAGAATGGGTAGAAATGGTGTAATAGCTACTATCGCCGGTTGGAGTATTATCTAATGTTCCCTGTATGTAAACAGTACCTTTATATGCAGTCATATAAATTGCTACGGTATTCAATGCGGAATTACCGTTGAATTCTGGATTAGCATATATGTTTCCACTCTTATGTTCATATTTTCTTGTAAGATCATTAAATGTCGCATTAAAACTGGTAACAGTTGTGCTATCTTTCAACACCGGAAATACATCATTGGAGATATGTAAAGTACCGTTCATTCCGTAGTAAACATTGGCGTATGCAGGAGTATAAGTTCCATCAGAATCTAATACCTTTACACTGTAAGTATAGCTGGATTTATCAAGATCGAGAGTATCACTTTCAGTAAGAGTCAATAGAGCCATGCCCTTAGTACTGGTGGTTTCTGCCAATACCTCAAGTTGTTTTTCTAAGAGCATACGTTGATTTATAGCATCAAACATAGTAAACACGAATGTTTGTGTGTCGGAGATAGATATACGTTTTTGATCGCTGTTTTTGAATTGAATCCTTACTTGATTCTTAATTCCTTTTTGTATTGTTAGGTCTCGTTGATACATAACCTGATTTACTCCTCTGATTGCAGCGTCCAAATCTAGTGTCACATCGAGTTTATTTAAGTATAAATAGATTGGTAAAATTTGCATAATGTATTTATTTAAACTTCAATGAGTAATCAATTCCAGGACAAATTCCCCTTTATTTCCTGTCTAAAGTCCAATGACAAGGAATATGTCGGTATAATTATCAACTGTGATGATTATGTATCCAGCATATACGATCTATCAATGATCATTGAAGAAAATGAAAAGAAAATGTTTTTAGAATTAGGTGAAGTTTGGTGGTGGGAAAGCAATAGGAAAATACCAATTAACATATTTCTAAAAAAAGAGATGCAGGATTTTAAACCTTATATCAAAACATTCAGCAGTAAAGATGTTGAGATATTATTTGGGCCCACAGTGAATCTCAGCGAAATTGCTGAAAAGCGTATAAAAAGAAAATCAATACAATTAGTACGGTCTGTTAAGAGTACCCGTAACTAATTCGCTCACATAGGAGGTTAAGTTGAACTACAATAACCGACGCATAAGATATAGCGTGGGCCTTCTTGAAGAAATAGGAATCCTCAGTCTTAGTCCATATTTCATCATAGATGGCCTGGAATCCTTTTTCCTTGCATACTGGGATCAAATGTTTTTTACCGGGTCTGATCATAGCCAGGACCGTGGCTAATTCTACAATACTCTTAGGTTTCAACTCTGCCAATAAGTTATGATATCCATTGATATGGAACAATTGATCACATACGTCCTTCTCACACAGCAAATCCCACAGTGGTTCAGTATTAAGTAATTCTACAAGATGACCTTCATCCTTGACACCGTTATACGCACCAACATTTAAGAAATCGATCTTAAAGTATCCACGTTCCTCTGCAGATTTATAATCGATACTGGCAGTATCAGTTAATGGATTGTAGGGAATACTGTGACAATAGACACCTGTGTTATGTTTCTTTCCATCTTCGAGACGTGCTGGAATGTGCCGGATTATATCAAGTACTCGTTTTCTATCTGGAAAGTCGATATCGATATCCATTATTTTATCACTCTACCTTTTTTATAACCTTCTGGAATAATATCGATTAGATTTATCATCATATTTTCAATTCCGTTTGTAATCCAAAACATACCTCTGTTTTTCTTACTCGGAATCTGCGCTATTCTTTTTAAGTGTCCAGACTCGGCATTTCGTTTTCCCTGTGTTTTTCCGCCTTTACTTGCAGATTTTAATCTTTCTTCAGGATCAGCAAACGAACCTTTTCCTCTTGCCATTGTTGTTTTTCCGCCTTTCTTCCCAGCAGCAATTGTATCTGATAATTTTTGTATTCGTTGAATATGTCCAGATTCTGCATTTCTTTTACCTTGTATTTTTCCGTTTTTAGATTGCATTTCAAATAATTCATCAGGATTTAGCAAACCAAATCCCCATTTTTCTCCTGATGCTTTTCTAATTTTTGCAGTTGCTTTTCCACCTAAAGAGCATACCATTTTTTTAAATTCTGGATCTTGGGATTTTCCTGATAACATATAGTAAGCACACAGATCTTCTTTCTTTCCATATTGTTCGTAAAGTTTAAGATGTGCTTGTGAATGCTCCTCTACAGAAAGTTCTATTATATTATTTAAATCGTCGGAACCTCCCATATGTCTCGGTATAATGTGATGTTTATGTTTCATAAAAGTGCTTCGGCATGTAGTACTTTTATTTATCATCTTTAATTATTTTTTCTATTTTAATCCCGCACTTTTTTAAAAAAACTATTCCGTCTTCGGAACGATAATCCTGGCCGTAAAATACTTCTTTTATACCTGCTTGATAAATTCCCTTGGCACATTCCAAACAAGGAGAATGTGTTATGAACATAGATGCTTGATTTCCTGAATTTGTACTTTTAGCAAGTTTCATTAAACTATTCATTTCCGCATGTAATACCTCTGGTTTAGTTTTTAATCTTGTTTCAACAATATTATCATTATCGTCTAGCACCTGGCCGATCTCAACCTCGCAGGTATTATCCCAACCTGCGGGCATGCCGTTGTAGCCGTAGCTGATCACGCTGTCATCCTTTACGATGACCGCACCTACCTTAAGTCTTTCTGCGTGACTGAGTTGGGCTGTGCGTTCAGCCCAGTCCATATATAAGTCAATAAATTTCTGTTTCATCATAAACTATTATAGTCACCGTTCCATGAAACTAATCTATTATCTTGATGAGGATATTTCGATGGATCCTGATCTACTATTTCTAAAAAGCATTGATTAGATGAGGATAATTTTCCCAACTTATCTGCATAAAACCACCCATGTGTAGGAATATCAATAGGAGCCCACCAGCCATTATTTGCATTAAATCTATGCCAATACTTTGGTGCTATAGTGAATCTACTTTTATTGTTTAGCCAAGCAGCCCACCAACTAAATGACGAATTAGCAATGATCAAATACTTGGCGTTATTCACTACATCAAAATCATCTTTAATTCCAAAGTGATATACTGGGTAGGCAGGAAATATTCTTTTTCCTTCTTCTACATCATTTGTTATCACAATAAATTTCATTTTAGGATTTATTGATTTCATATGATTTATAGAGTTGTAATAAAAACTTGGATGTACATAAACATCTGGCAAATTTTTAAAATCTTCTCCTCTAAAATTAATCACACATACATCGTCATTTAACTGAAGTTGATTATACAAGTCAACATTTGGATTTTTCATTGTAAACCATTTTTGTATATTACTTTTATTGTTTATAATATATTTTTCAGTTTCCCATCCGGTCTTGGTGGATAATTTTGTATGATCTGATATTTCCCACACCATAGGATCGTATCTTTGCCAATATCCGCATGTGGCAATAAATCCAGGTCGATTACATGCTTGGAATTCATTATGCGTCTCACACCGATCAATACCCGTTGATGTATTAGCAAATAAATCTTCCCCTAATTGAAAATGTTTAGGTACATAAAAATCAAAACTTTTATATTCAGCTATTGTTCTACCTACAGCGTATTGCCATAAATGATTTCCTATTCTACCACCCATCTCAATTGTTATCATTTTTAGTTCTCCATCTCTCTAAATCGTTCTAAGAAACTTTCAACATAGCAACTGTATTTTCGATCGCCGTCGTTGTCGTTGCGATAATGCACCCAGATATGTCCATCTATTTCAATAGTATGTAATACACGAAATACTTCAGAACTGCCGTGACCGTTCCATTTACTGCCTATTTTTGGTATTTTCATAGTTCCCCACTTTCTGCTAATTTTAACATAAGACTATAATGTTCGTAAGCCTTTTTAACTGCCGGATATTTGTTCTTAAGATATTTTTCATGTTCTTTTTGCTCCATTAATGTTTCAAACATTCTGTAGTGACCACTTTTTTCCATATTGTTAAAAACTTCGGCTTCAAAGTCTGCTATACGTTCTAATGAATTTTCTGCAATTTCTACAGTATATAATTTCACAGTCTCGTATTGAATTACATCCGTTGCTGTTAATTCGTTATAGTCAACAGGATTTTGAAAGTATCGCATATTCATACGTGTGTGTTTATGGGCACGTTTATTATCATCGATAATATTAATACGATGATACTCTATAAATTTTTTAATATTGTCATTCATTTAATTCCTGCCTCTATACATATTTCTTTTACCAAGGCAACATCTGCTGGGCTTTGTTTAAACTTCTTCATCCAAAATGGCACGTCAAACACCGGAGATATCATCGACAACTGTTCGTCACTCATATTGCCGATCATTGTTTTACCGGCATCACTATTCATGATAATCCAAAAACTGACTTTCCCATTAAGGATATCGTGTACCGCTTTGTTAAGACTAACATAGGAAAAGTAATGTGCAAAATCTGCATTATGTGCATCTGCCCATTCCATCATAGTTTGCAGGCTTCTCTGCACAGCACTTTCAACTGGTTCTACCTTTAGAATATCAAAAAGATATTTCTCATACATCTCATCTCTGCACCAGTGATCCAACTTAACTCCACTTTTGATCACATAGTCGATGAACTTGTCTGGATACAATGGATTGACATTATTAACGAAACTTCCAAACTTAACAAAAGCATTATAATAACTGCTATCGGCAAAGTCGTCGTATGTCTTGGTTTTTTTAGCACCTTGTGTCAACATCCAAAAACGATTGAATGCCATGAAACCTGCTTGGACACGTTTCTCATCCCGTTGTAGAGCACGACGTTTGCGTTCGCACATATGAGCCACAAGAGTTTTCTCCTGCATGAAACTCTTCTTGCAATGTACGCAATTATGCGGTTGTTCTACCAATGCTATCATTTATATTCTGAAAGTAATTTATTACTGATATCTACAATTCCGGTTCCACTCCAATGACCAAATGTAGTGATATCCAATTTTGGAGATTTGATATTTTTCCATAAATCTACCATATCAATAAAATTAATATCGTCAAATATTAACAATTTATTTTCTTTAGGTTTAAGTTCTTGTAACAGAGAGAATAATTTATATTCAAATATTCCGTCTTTTGGACCATCGACAAATATAATATCAGCGGAATCTAAAAGATCAAAATATTTTAAGAATTGTTCAACATCGCTTAAATCTGCAAGATGTTGAGTTATATTTCGATCCTTCATTATTACTTCGTCGAGGTGAGATTGAAAAAAATTAGAATTCCAAGCAAATAAATCAAAGGTATGTAACTCACCACTATTCATACTTTGTGATAGTGCTACCGATCCCATGCCCGTTGATGTTCCAACTTCTACTATTTTTTTAGCTTGTCCGGTCTTGACTATTGCATTCAGTAGTCTATAATGTTCCCCGGGAAATTTATTATAGAATTTATTATCTGACAAAAACGGTTTAGGTATTTTAATATTTTCAGTAGAAGCAATTTTTGCTGCATCTAACACTAAATTCACGAGATAACTATTAGTTACTTCGTGCTCTTTCCATCCAATTATAACCGACGGTTCATACCAATATTGATCGCCTCTTAGTAACACAGAACGTGATAGCTCTTTATATTTTACTCTAATATCTTTTAAGTCATCACTCATATTCTTTCCTTTGTTTCTTATCAAATCCCATCTTGTCAAACAGTTCTTCTCGATCTTTCTTATCCATCATAGATGCCATTAGTTTGATATCTGCCATCTTCATTGCCGGATTGAGTTCTGCCAATAGTTTTTCAATCTTGTTGGCTTTTTCTTTTTTACCTGCCGCCAAATACGGATGATAACAATTAACACCTGTACCTGTAGCAGCGAATAATTTCCACAATAATGCCTTATGTTCTTTACTCAAATCCCAATGATTCTTATTGACCATTTCGTTGGTCATTTCCAGATACCATTCTTGTATATCTCTATCAGGCATCTGTACACTTGCAGTATATCGCATTAATATGTAAGGACTGAATGCTTTCTTTTCTTCGTCGGTGAGATTGTCGTAGAAGTTGTAGTCTTTTTGATCTACACCACGTAGTTCGCGTTTAATGTCAAGTTTTGCGGCGGTTGCCATAATATTTCTCGTAGTCTGCTGTTAGATAGTATGTTACTTTAACACGATCTAATGCTTCTTGTAAAGTGGGATTGGTCTTCGCTTCACGGTGAACACGGGCCCAGAATTGACTTTCTTTTATATCATCGTGAAGACTTTTTCTCTTCTCACTTTCTGAATTTAGAACTCGATCAGTTGAACCTATTTTTCTAACATAAACAGTTTCGCCTTTATCTGGACTTTCAAAGATTTTCGACATTTACCAGCACCTTGTATAATCCACTAATTCACTTTGACGACTAACTTCTTTGACAAAATATGCACAGGTGGGTTTAGGGCCTGCTTCTAATGGTGTGCATAATAGTTGTCCTGGTTTCATCTTGGGAAAATACCACTTGACATCTTGGTAAACATCGATAATATCAATCTCGTGGAATTCAGGACGGAAACTGCTTAATGGATTGAAACAGAAGGTTTTGAATCCACGGTCGTTTAGGCTCGTTAGTGGCAATACTTCCATATCGGGGCCTTCTGGATCGCCTACAATAGCACACCAATCCAACGGCATAGTTAGTTCATGCTTGCCTATTTTCAATACTGCTGCCGGGCCAGTAAAACTTTCAAGGAAGATTAGTGGTATGAAAAAGTAGTCAGGATTTGAACTGTCACTGTTATCTAAAACTGCAAATCTCAGATCGTCATCTACTTCTTCGGGTAGTTCGTTGAGATAAAAAATCTCATTATTCAAGGTTAGGATCTGCATTATATATATGTTACTTTCTCAATGTTAAACGGGTATTTGGCTTCTTTATAAAACCTCTTTCTTTCTGTCAGGTGACGTTTGGCGTATTTGCTGGCTGCGGTTATGTCCCAGATTTGGACGAAGTCTTTATCGTCTGCTTTTCGAATACCTCGCCCAATCGACTGTATAACTCGGACAAAGCTCTTTCCGGGTTCCAAAAGAACCAGATTAAAAATACGAGGGATATTAATACCCACAGCGGCCACACCGTAAGTCGCCACAATAATCTTATTGTCACTTGTTTTAATTTCGTCATACTCTTCTTTTCTGTCTTTAGTTTTGACTGCCCCTGAAACAAACACCGCTTCTGGTATTTGTTCGATAATAAATTTACCTGAGTCAATCCTATTAACCAAGACCAAGGTATTTCCTGATGTTGCAATATTGCGAATCATGTTACTGACATATGTCATTCTTTTCTCATCAGTAACAAGATATTTTAATTCTTCTGCATAACCACTAAATTCTTTCCACTCACCGGTTTGAACGATATTAACATGGCAATCGCTCAATATACCTGCTTCTTGTAGTTCATGTGCTTTTACGACATTTACCACTTCTCCCAGGCTTGCTCTAAGTGCTTGATACTCATGTTCTGCTTTTGGAATGGTTCCTGTAAGTCCCCAACGAATCGGAACATGACATAGGTTTTGTGTCAATAATTTCTTCAATACATCGGCTTTTGCCATATGTACCTCGTCGACCATGACTGTTCTTACATCTGCCAAAAACTCAGAAATTTGTAAAATATCGTCATCATTTTTGCTTTTTTTATCCCAAATATTCAAACTTTGCCAAGTGCAGATTGTGTGTGTTTTATTGAGATCTTTTCTGTCACCGTAGTATACACCAACATCTAAACCAACATTTACAAAGTCTTCTTCGGTCTGTTCAACGAGACTTTTGTTTGGAACGATGGTTATAGTTCGACCGTATTTTTCACAAATTTTCGCCAAAGTTGCGGTGGTAATCGTCTTACCAAAACCAGTGGCAATTTCTTGTAAGCATTGAGGATTTTCTAAAAACTTATTAATAACATCAACCTGGTCATCACGTAAGCGTATAGGATCGCCTGCAAATCGATGTCCCACGGGCCACGTTTTTTCACCCCAAAAATCCTCAAAAATCTCGGAAAATTCCAGGCTTGTAGACTCACGTTGATCTTCAACTTCGATGTAGTAGTTCTTAGCTTCCAGATATTCCAACACTGGTCCAAGCATACTCAAGTAAGTGGATCCCCCAAGACCAAAAAAACTGATACTGCCGTCCCAACGACCTAATTTGAAGCTGGGTCTGAAGCGAGCAGTGGGGTCTTCATACTTAAATTTCTTGACCAAAGCCTTGCGAACATCGAGATCTAAATTTTCAATCTTAACATTCACTTCATCTTTGATAATAACTTTACATGTCGCCAAAACGGATTTCCTTTTGTTTTTTATCTGCTATCACGTTAATGACATTATGCATGTTTTTGACTAAATTTGCAAGAGTATAGTGAACATTGTAGAAATTAAAATTTATCACACAGTTAAATTTCAAATCAGATTCAAACAGTGGCTTGGGTACCTTGCCACTGAGAAAAACTGCCCGTGTATTTTCTGTGATAGGAGAATTCAATTTTTCTTCTTTGACAAAATTATTAAAATCTTGGTTTGTGTCGTTGGGTAAACGGAATAATACGCTAATTTCACTATTTTCAAGACCTGCTGCTTTTAGCATGGGTAGAGCCAATTGTAATTTACTCAATTCATTGCCACCTGGTACAGTAATGAGACATGGTGACATATTTTGCACCATAGGCACTAAATCCATTATGGAATTTTCTTCCAAATTTATGCCAAATCCAGTCTCTGGGGCAGTTTTTATGAATTTTATGACCAGTTCACTCACATTGAGTTGATTGAATTTTTCATTCATATCATTTTCCCAATGTTCGATACCAGCAAGGCGTGCTTCAAACATAGTTTTGACAATGTCAGTGCTGGTAGGTTGTGGAACACTTGGATGCACATTGACAAATTGGTGTTTTTCTTGAGAAATTACCACCATAGGTACGAAATTTTCAACATTATCAATTATGGCTGGCAATTGGTCAACAAGATGTTGGAATTCTTCATCCGCGGTGAAATTACGATCCTCGATCCAATTTCTGAAATATTCAATTGCCTGACCTTGCAATGAAATTAGCCATGCTCGTTCTTCTGCACTCCACATGGCATAGACAAAATCCTTGCGATGTTGCTTTAATTCCTCAACTAATTTCTCATCGTATGGAAACTGCACCTTAATGAATCTATGTCCACTTTCAACAGTAACGATAGAAATATTTTTGGATTGATTCACTGTACGGATTGGATATTTGTAAGTCGGATGATCCAACAGAGTGGTTATATCTTTCCCATGTTTTGCTAAAATCTGTGGAACATACTTTCTTGAAATTTTGATCAGTATATTAGCCTGCTTTTCTGTGAAAGCATTTCCGTTATAATTAATTTGACTGTAGAAACTATCGATCAATTTCTGATCATAGGAGTTCAAATTAATAGTATGCAACAGGATGGGTAAAAGATCTTCAATATACATAGTGTGTTTATTATACTACAAAACACGAAAGGACGCAAGTCCTTTTTGTGTCAAATAACAACGTCTTCCATGCCCGCTGTTCGGAGTTTGATAATATTACTTAGTTGCCATTGCTTGATATCTAATCCCTTGATAATGCCCAACCATTGATTGCGTAGCAATGCAAATTCATTGATAATCTTTTCCATATCAACCACATCCGCCTCACCATCTACGTATTTGTCAACATCTCGGCTGGTTAGAGCACGTTGATAATTTTCCAAATATTTCTTAAATGTTTTACTACGCAAGCGGCGTAGTTCGATGTTTAGATATTCTAAGATACCTTCAATTTCTTGAAGTTGATTAAATCGTTGAGCAACAAGACCGGGCAAAGCAGCAGAGGATTTTTCCACATTTCCGTGGATTTTAACCTCTGCTCTTGCTTGATCTAACTCAAGGTAATAGTAATCAATACAGCCTGGCAAGTGAGCAATATCCTTGCTTACTTTGCTGTACCAATTCACGATTATTCCTCGTCTTCGTCGTAATACTGGTCTTCGTCGTCTAATTGATCTTCGTCTTTGAATTCTTCAACAACAAGTTCAATAGCAGCATCCATGTGAGTATCATACCCCATAACAGATTCGAGAACCGAAAGTTCAACATCTTGTCCAACTAAAAAGTCTACAAAATGATTTGCTGCGGTTTCACGATTCTTCTCAGGGATATAATCCTTGAAAGTGTCCCATACACCAATGATTTGATTTTCTTCCATTTTATGCTTCCTCGGTTTCTTCCACGACTGCTAGGGTATTGGTTTCCTCCCATTCAGCCATGATTACTGTCAATCCATCTTTCTCATTACTGTTCCATGCTTTACGGAATTGCTTGATGATCTCGCCATCTTTGGTTGTATAAACAAGACTGTTGCCTTCTTTCTTCAACTTACCTTTGGCTTCAAACAAATCAACTAAACCACTAAATGGACTCATACCTGTTGAGTATGGAATCTCAACTTGTACTGATTCAAAGGGTTTAGAGTAGCGTGTTTTCATGATCTTACAAGCACTACGAATACCGTTTACAGTGGTAGTCTTATTACCATCTTCATCGGTTTTCAATTTCAATTTACGCATGGCAACCACGATAGAGCTTGCGTAGATAAAACCTTGTCCACCCGAAATTTTATCATCTGGATCAAACATGTCCTGACTTGCGTATGTATGATTGGTACAAACCATACCTACATTCCACGAGCCAAACATATTAACACAGTTGCGAACAAGACTGGTAAGTGCTTTAGGTTTACGACCCATATCACCCTTCATCTCGCCTGCTTCGAACTGATTTACATCAGTTGGAGTCAACAACATACCCAAACTATCGATGACAAAAAGAATCTTAGGACGAGTCTCTTCGGGCATGACTTTATATTCTTTCATGAATTCAGATATGGTTTTAGCCACATCATCAATCATAGCCATATTGAGTTTAAGAAGTTTTTCTTCACTGGTATCAACACCCAAATCAATCAACCACTTTTCATCAAGAGCGTTTTCGCTATCAACTAAGATAACAAAGATGCCTTGTTCCTGAGCGTGACGAATGATGTTGCCAGAGCAGATATAACTCTTTCCTGCACCACTTTCACCGGCAAATACTGTAACTTTACCAAGAGGAACTCCCCTAAAGAAGTCCCCTGAGATAAGATAGTTAAGAGCAAAATTACCAGTTGAGATCCAATCAGTAGGATCGTTAAAGCCAATACCAAGACCGTCAATGGCCTTAGTAATTGACTTTCTAAACTTAGAAATATCAAATGCTTTTCCCATCTGTTACTCCTTAGTTTGATGCGTTACGACTACGGATCATTGCAAGAATGTCTGCCGCACGTGAACCGCCGCTGTCTGCTTTTGGTTCATCTTGTGCAACCACTTTAGCGGGTGTTGCTGCCGCACGTTCAAAAGGGACGTCATCTTCCTCGATTGGTGCTGCCGCTGGTGCTGCTTTCGGTGCTGCTGTAGAACCAGTTGCCGAACCACTACCACCAAATCCTGCTGGCTTGAAGTATTGACCCCAACGATCGCCATCATATGCTTCGCCGTCAACGCTGGCTGCGAACATCTCTGCGATAACTTTGAGTTCAACTTCGCCGGGTTTCTTTGGCAAGTAAGATTTCAAATCAAACAAACCAAATTGCTTGATTGCTGCTTGTTCTGCATCATTTAGAGCACGTTCACGACGAGCCCAAGTGCTGGTAGAATAATCAGCATAACCGCCTTTGCTGGTTTTAGCGATCTTGAAATCCAAACCACGAACGTAGTCAGTTGGCATTTCTTCAATCTCTGCATCCATCAATGCATTCTTAACGATGTTAAAGATTTGTGATCCGATGATAAATCTACGGATTGGATTTTCAGGAGTCTTTCCATCTTCCTGTAATTTGCTATCAAGCACAAAGCCTTGGAACAAATAACTTTTCTTTTTCCAATACTTACGACCCATATCTTCCAAAGACTTATCTTTGAACCATGGACGCACTTCGGTCAATACTGGACATGTCTCGCCCCACATTTCCATACAAGGAACTTGCACAGTAACGGGTTTGCTATTTGTTTCGCCTTTGACTCCAGCGAAAGGCAATTTGATCATTGCACGTTCGATCCAGAAAAAAGTGTTGTTTGGGTCTTGGTCAGGAAGGAAACGAACTGTTGTAGTTGAACCTTCTGGCATATTCCAATGTGGATAAATGCCGTTGTCTCCACCGCTTGCGCTACCGGTGTTTTGTTGAGAACTTGCTTGAAGTTTTGCGCGAATTTCTGCTAATGTTGCCATAATGTTTTGCCTTTATAAAATGTATTATGCCGCTTTCTTAAAGCCAACTGACTAAAAGAAAAACTGTGCATAGCGTTAACTATACACAGTTTTATTTATCATCGCAACCTCTATGGTTGCTTAATTTTGCCAATTATTTTAATTTTGCTCAACAGATATATTACCAAAAAAGTATTTTCTACAAACATATCGAGCATCATAATCGATAACATTAACCTTTTGAGTTCCATCAAGATATACAGAATATCCAACTTGTGTCAGTAACTCATAAATTCTCTCTCGGTTAATACCGAGATGTGTTTCTAACGATAATAGAATATTATTATTTTTTAGTGTGTTTAGCGCACCTTCGATTACAAATTCCTCAGCTGCCTCAACATCAATTTTCATTCCGGTAATGTTAGTGATATTATTAATTTTGCAATATTCATCTACCGAAATTGTAGAGACCTCTTCGTAATTTTCAAAACTTCGATGTAAATGTGGAATGGATACCAGTTCGGGATTGATACTAAATCCTCCCCAATCGTGATCGGGTATAGTCCCTTCACACGCAAATAGTTTTATTGTGCCTTTAGAATTTGAAATTGCAATTTTTTCAGCAATTACGTTAGTTAAGTTTTTAGTAGCATCTACTACTCTGTGGTAATTATGAGCTGCTGGTTCAAACGCATATACCTGAGTAGCCTTTGCAGCCATCGGTACAGTATATTGTCCGGAACAGGCTCCGATGTCAAAAAATACCCCAGGTAGTGCATTATCGACCATGTATTGATTCGTATCCATATAAATCTCATTTCATAAAAAAAAACTGTGTACAGAATTAACTATACACAGTTCTATTTATTTTTACAATGATGTACTGATTATTTTTTTCTAATGCCTGCTAATCTCTGTAGTGCTGCTTTACCGGCATCGTATGCTCTATCTGTTGTAGCCGCGATAGGATCTTTTTTCCAATCTGTTGGGGCTGGATTTCCGTTTGGTTTTTCCTTACTTGGTTGGCTGTCCATACCATGTGTTCTAAAATCATCTTTGGAGCCTTCTTCTTGTGTACGTTTGACACCAGCAGCATCTAAATAAGCAGCACGATCGGCATAACTGCCACGCTCTACATCTTTATCATGTGGTGCAAGTTCTTTTTTCTTTTGTGGATCGGTGATGTGCTTTGACGGATGCCAATTGTCTTTTTCTTTGTTGTCTTCGTAGGTTGCTGAGAACATATTCTTAATTTTACCAAGAATACTATCGTCATCTGATTTTTCTTCTGGTTTATTATTCTGTGGTGCTGGTTTTTCTTGTGGTTTTCGTTGTGTATACAAAGCATTTCCTATAGCAGTTTCATCTGTAGGTGTTTCTTCTGCTGGTTGACTGATGCCTTCTACTTTGCTTTTGATTCTGCCTAAAATTTCTTTCAAACTATCAACACTTAGTCCATCGCCGTGATCTACAGGATTCTGTTTTACGTGTCCATGTTTCTGATGCCATTCTTGTGTTAGTTTGTTAATAAATACTTCTGCCATTTCGTATGCTTGTTCGCCAGCTTTCTCACCAAACTTTTCAGTAACTGTCTTTTTGCAATCCAATGCGATGTTCTCTGGAGCACGGAATGGCCCAACGCTTTCGTTAGATTGATTGTAAAAACTCTTAACAATCTTTGCCACTTCCTGAACTACCTTGTTACCCTTACCTTCTGCAACTGGTTGTTCGGGTGCAGGTGGTGCTGTTGGTGCAGGTGCTGCTGGTGCTGCTCCGGCTTCCGGTGGAGGTGCCTCTTCTGGTGGAGCCTCAGGAGCAGGTTCTTCTCCTGTCATGCCTAATGATGTTAATAATTCTGGATAATTTTCGTTAGCCCATGATTGGAATATTTGTAATGGAGTTGCCTGTATTTCAGGATTTCTACTTTGTTCGTCTTGTAATGATTTTTGCAATTCTTTGTCGTCGAGCCCGAACTCGCTGAAAAAATTATGTGCGGTATCAAAGTCTAATTCAGGGCCTTGTGGTCCTTGTGGTAATGCCTCAATTGCTGCCTTAAGTTCCCGGATCTGTTCGTCTGTTAATTTGCCTTGTTCGGTTGCATTGGCCCACTCTTCAAAAGTGTTAATACTTTCTGCTGGTGACATTCCACGTTGTGCTAGTGCTCGAGCAGAATCCATGCCTGTACGATTTGGATTATTGGGTTTGCTGAAGTTGGATTTTGTGTCTGAGTCAAATGGCGGTCCTTCACTACTACCTTCTTTTGGTAAGTCACTTAGTTGATCGGGGATATAATCCTCATCGTAATTTAGATGATATCGAATTTCTTTTGAACTCATCCCATTTTTCTTCATGTATTGAGCCATTAAATCAATAAGTTCGTTTTCTTTATCTGGACTATATTTTATTCCGTCACGAGCCATTTGTTGGCCAATTCCTAATCTATCCGGATCTTCTGTTACGCTTTGCTCTGATACATATTCTTCAAGATCGACTGCGTTGGTCTCGCTCATGATTCTGTGTAGTAGCGGAAAAAATCCAACTAATTCTTCTTGGAAGTTTGTTTGTGTAAATTTACTTTTATAATCTTCTAATGTTACTGCGTCAAGAACCATTTCGTCGGTGTCATCACCCATGCCTGACATTTCAAAATCTTCTCTCCATGCTTCGTAGTGATGACGTTTTCCGAGTGCTGCTACTCTTGCCTTGAGTTCATTCATGTGGCCTATGGCTCGTTCCGCAATTCCATGTGCATCGTCGTGCAAGGAACTACGTTGTATTTGTCGTTGGAATTCGCCTAACTTTGCAATATTCTCACTCATTTTAATAATTGCTTTGCCTGCTGGATCATGTGGAACGCCGCCGTGGTCTACGTGTTGTGCCATTGCGAACGCACCTGCGGTGTGTATAAATGGATACTTGAAACGTTCGCCATCGTGATTCTGAATAAAGATTGCTTTAATATTTTTGGCTTGGCTACGTGCGCCTGGATATGTTTCTTCTACTGGATGTGCGTGACGTACAATAACTTCTGTTTTGCCTTGTACTGCACGGCTGGTTTTTCTGGAACTTTTATGGTTCCAACGTGATTCGTTCATAGTATTATTCATATCTGGTTCTTCCTTAGGGCCTTGTGTTGCGGCCAAATGTTGAAAATCGTTCTTATCTAAATTGGTCTTTGCGATATCTCTTGTATCAAATCTTAACAATCTACGCATGGAAAACAATCTCATTTCTTTAAGGAAATTGTACCACATTTGTGTAGCAACATCATCTTGGTTCTCGGTAATGCCTTGGCTGTAGTAGATTTTTAAACTGCCGAGATCGTTTAAACTGATGCTTACACGTCCGAGATTGACCCCTTCATTAACGAAGTCAAAATCAAAGAAACGTGCTTCAGCAGGATCGATTGTGACAGCACCCGTTTCGTCACCCATTTCTAAATTGGTAAAACGACTACGTACTTTGTCAAATAGGTCCTGGGAGATAATTTGTATAGGTTTCATGCTATTATTTATTTAAATCTTTAACTTATGTATATGGGCATTGGCATGATAAATTCGTCGTCTTTCTCTTCTCTCATCCTATCATAAATCGCAGGATCCCAATCTTGCAGCACTAAAATCATGCGGATTGCCAATAACATACTGCTAACGAGGTCATCGTGTGTTCCAACTTTGGCTTCAAAACTCAAGCCTTTTGCTACAAATGTTTTTAATTCGCTGATAAAAGGACTGGAGTGTACCTTTAATCTATCTGTTTCAATTAAGTATTTCATCTTGGCACAGGCATTGATTTTAGCAGTATGTGTAGTGTTGAATCCTTTTCGGAATCTACGCACATGGCCTTTCTTAATTGGTTCACTCAAAAACATACCTGGAATACTTTCTTCACCAAGTTCATTAATAGCTACTAATGCTGCTTCACCAATATTATTGTTTTCTACGCTGTAATAGATGCTGGCTGCTGCACCTCGTTTGGCACATTCGTCATTAAGATAGTTACATATGTCACGTAGTATACGTGCTTGTCCTTGAATAGTAGTAAGATTGTGGGTCCATTCTCCTACCTGTTCGAAACTTGGTATCTCTACAATTTGTATAGCAGCAGGATCTCCGCCTGTACCAAGACTTGGATCCATTGATACGATATATGTGCTCATAGGATTGATCTTCTTGTACCAACGTGCTTCGCCCATGTTCATTATAGGGCGACTTCCTTCCAATGTAGCTAACTTAAGACTGCTGATTAGTGTTTCATCAAATACCAAGAATTCGCAATCATGCTCACGTCGGAAGCGTTCTTCCCCGATACGACTACGTTCTGTTTCTGCCCACTCTTCATTACGATCTGGATGTTCATGCCAGAATGCTCTGAATGGAAAGAACCCATTACGACCCAACGGTTGTTCGTTACCGTATTCGTCAAATCTGTAATTTGCTTCTTTCCATATCTGTGCAAACTGATCTTCATCACTGTTAGGAGTGCTGGTGATAATGGCCTTACCACCTGTGCTTAATGTAGGTGATATTGAAGTCCAGAATTCGCTGGCAATGTTTGGTGGTACGAATGCAAACTCGTCTGCGTATAGTAATGATAATGACAAACCACGACCTGTTGTTTCTGTAGTGGTTTGTGCCATGATACGGCTACCGTTATCAAATTCCAGACTTTGTTTATTATAACTATTAGAGCCGCAGCGAATATGATCAGGGCACAACTCGTAGGCATATCTAATACGGGTCATAATCTCTTGAGCACCTGTATGCTTATGTGCTGCTACAAGTATGGTACTGTCTGGAACAAACATAGCAAACCACAATAGATATCCTGCCGCTGTAGTTGTTTTACCAGTTTGACGAGGAAGTAGATTTACGTTGAATCTATTATTGTGATAACTGTCAATTAGTCTTTTTTGATATTCGTAAGGTTCATACAATAGTTTACCCTTGATAGGATGTTGTATGTAGAAGAAGTGTTCCAGGAAATAGTGTGGACCGTTGATAGGGTCCATACAGGCCGCCAGATCTTCTATATCTTTCTCAGTGAATTTCTGAGTGATGTGTGCCTTCTTTACTAATTGTCCGTCTAAGTTTTTTGATCCCATAATCTTATTTAATGAAAAAAATAGCCTCCGAAGAGGCTATTTGAACTACGTTCTAATGTTTATTATTCATTTGTTTCAGAAATGAAACGCTTATAGTCAGCCATTAATTGTTGTTCCATTGTGGCCTTGGGCATGTTGCCATCCATTCTGTCACCTTGTCCGGGTTGATTTTCTTGGTGTGCAAATTGATTTGCCTTAAATGGAGGTGGCTTACGTGGATCAGCAGGACTGTTGTCGTATTGACCTTCGTCGGTTTCTTCTTCATGGTCGGCCATATCGTGGTCGCCGTCGTTGTCAATGTCACCATGTGCTGCACTAACGCCATCCTGTTCGCCATCCATTGGATTTAATTTATCGATGATAGAACGCATATCCATAGTATCATCATTTCCGCCCATTTCTGGTTCAGCGGTTAATGCTACTATTGGTTCAGCACCCATGGGTTCCGCACTCATTGGTTCTTCAACGCCGTGTTGCTTAACTCCTGCCAATTGCATAATAGTAGCAAGCATGTCGCTTAGTTCTTCGCCGCTGCCTGCTGTCATGTTTATGCTGGCCGGTGTTGATGGACGTTCCATACCCATACCAGGCATAGGCATCATACCGCATTCTTCTATTTCTTGATTTTCTTTAACAATAGTAGGATTCTTGCTGTCCAACTCTGCCAAACGCTTCATTACATCGATCATTTGCATAATTATTTCCTTAGGTCTTGGGCCTGAAACTTTAAAAGGCTTGCTTGTTTTTCTTCAGTGTCGGTATTAAATTTAGCGGCACTTTCTGTGGGTATCTCTTCTCCACGTGCTTTGCGTTGGAGTTTAAGAATATCATTTAGCTCTTTAACAAAACCCGAGTTATACTTGTCTCCATAGTAATCCTCAAATTTAGGACTACCTGCTTCTGAATAGTTTGGGTCATCTAACAATGCACCTTTACGTGGTTCTTCAGTATGCTGATATTCTTCAGTATGTTCAAATGGACTACGAACAACTAAATTTCTTTTACTGACTTTCAACTCTGAAGTTAAGTATTCAGTAAGTTCTTGCTGTGTAGTAGGGTAATCTAACACTACTTCATAGATGTTAACTTCACAGTTTTTAACTTGAGGAAAGTCTAATGGTAATGCTTGGATAGGAGTAGTGCCAGTCTTTTTAAAGCCACTAACTGCATATTTGCTCAATAATGATTTCATTGAGGCTTCTTGCTCGGTAGTGAACTCCCCAGCAAATTTAATGCGGAAGTCATACTTTTTAGTTGACTCGGATAGGTATTGAGTAAATGTTTTCATAGTATTATTTATTAAGATTTCAAATCTTTTAACTTTGCAAGGATACTATTTCTATCAGTAAGGATATATCCTTCTCCTTCTACTGTTTCTCCTTCTTTTCCGTTTTTTCTATCAATTGCTAACTTTTTAATCTGTAGATCGATCATCTTTAATTTCTTATCAATCTTTGCGCTCTTAGCGGTGATAGCAGCAGTCATCATAGTAGCAGCAACTTCAAACATCTTGCTACCATAACGTGCTTCTACATTCATTCCTAAGTCCATTAGATCGTCATATGCTTGTTCTGCTTTTGCGGCCAATGAATCAAATTCTGCATCACTGATATCGCCCAATCCTTTTACACGGGGTAATGCGGCTGAGATTTTATCAAATTCTTCTAATTTATCCTCTATGTCAATAGTTGTAACCGGAGTTGCATCTACACTTGTAGGAGTAATTAGAGGTTCAGAGGGTTCTACGTTTAGTAGGTCTTCAAGTCGTTTAGTCATAATATTACTTATTTTATTTTTTAGTATTGGAAAAAATATCAGTTTCGTTAATCACCCTAAACTTTAATCCTTGTTGTTGTGCCCATTTATTAGCAGCAGCCCACTTGGCCATATTCTTAACATATTGTGCTTGATTATATGCATTCTTTCCAACATGTTCTAATACCGCTTGATTGCGTGGTTTAATTTCTATAAGCTCAGCATGTTTTTTCATATTTTTATCAACATATGTGATCAGAAAATCAGGCACATAGACTGTTGCTTTTCCTGTTAATGGATCTCTATAGGGAATCTTAACGGGTTCGCTGGACCATTGTTGTACACTGGGATTACCATCGCAAAACATACAGAATGTTGTTTCCCAGCTGCTTCTACAATATGGAAGTTTGGTGCCAACGTATTTTTCAGGATTCTTTACCTGATATACCATTTGGCTAAACTTTAGACTCATGCGATTATATTTCTTGATACTTCTTGATTAGGACTGAATTTTTGTGAATATCCTAAACTACTGCTTTTATATCTATTATAATTTAATATCTCAGAAACTATGCTTGATAATTCAACAGATTGCAATCCTCTTAAAGTATCTAAAATAGCCATAGGATTGAAATTATCCTGTTGAGCCTGTGTCATTAGAGTAGTTGTTATGGTCTCGGATGATACTTCGCTAAACCCTCTGTTGACAAAAAATCCTATCATTGATGAATATACTGCTGGACTCAATTCGGTGTTACTTGATAAAAAATTATCAAATTCGTTTACAGTATCATTACTACTTGGTTCCGATGGAACATTTGAATAGGTTTGTTTCATGTTTATTACCTGCTTGGGAATAATATAGCAGCAGGATTGGCTCTTATGCCACCATCTACTGTGGTATTAAATCCTTTGAAAATATTGATTCCAACCCCGCCTGGCAATTGGAATACACCCGGTGCTGTTTCTGTACTTGGTGGGTCGGCATATTTTCCTGCACCCGAACTCAATGTCGCCTTCATTACACTACCTGCTATATTATATGCCGTAGCAGTTTGTCTTGTAAGTCCATTTTGATTGAGATAATTGTTCATCAATATACCTGCTATCAGTGAAAATTGGCCTGGTGCTTTAGGTCGTATTGCTCCATACGTTCTTGGATTATATGTTTTATCAAAATTACCAGATGGAAGAAATGCACCTTTCTCTTTTTTAAAGTCTCTTTTTCCAAACTCGTTATCAAATCCACGAGGGCGCGGTCTGTTGCTAAACACAGTATCTTTGCCGGGTTTATCAAATGGTGATTCAAGCCTCTTCTTATATAAAACTTCATTGTCTGGACCAAGTGTCGTAGGGCTTTGTGTTTTATCATAAAACTGCCCTGCGAAATCTGCATCAACCACGCCTTCATCATATAAAACATTTTCATATGCTATAGTCATGCTATTCTGTAAAATTTTACTACCAGCATCTTGAGCTACTTCGTCGTGTTTCCACTCTGTAATTTTTGGATTGACCAATGTATATTTTGTAAATCTTTTTTGATTCAATACAAATATTTCAATAGTTCCGAAAAAATTACTTGGTTTTAAATCATTATTATATCTTCCGTATTGATAATCTGTATTTTGATATTTTGTATCGTGATATGCTTCTGGTTGTTGTTGGCTATCAAAATAATAATGTTTGTAGTAATTTACCCAGAGATTATTTGCAATATTTCCATGGTCGTCGTGAAATTCTACATTTATATTATTGTATTTGATTCCTTTTTGTATAACTGTTTTTCTGTTATATTGATTTAATGTTTCAGTTTCGATTGAAAATTTAGGAAGATCAATTTTCTTAGCAAGTAATCCAACTTGATAGGATCCTTCCTCTTTCCACCCTTGATCCATTATCGTATCATTTCTAACAATATTAAAATTTACAAAATAAAGAAATCCAAATTTTGGAGCTCTTTTATAAAGTTCATCAACATACAATTTACTCGCATGTTGCCAATCTGACATGATAGGTTTGCCTATAGCACCGGCGGCGTTTATTAAATATCCATTTGCTTGACTATTACTCATATTATTATTTAGCCAAAGAAAAACCTGGGGTTTAAGCCAGGTTCTGCTTGGAGGACGTTATTGATTAACCGCCTGTACCGAGACCTTGTGCGGTTGGTGGGCGAACCACTCTGCCGATATCTAATCCAATACCGCTGGAAGCACCACCAGGTGCTTCTAACTGGATTACATTATCAACTGATAAAGTCATTTCAATATCCATTGCGTCATTAGAAGCGTAGTCACCACCTTGATAAGTTACTTGTTTAACAAAGCATCCTAAGAATTCAAAACTTTCAAGTGTAACAGGCTCGTAAGCACCATTGCCGCCGTCGAGAATTTCTACACGCATTCTGAACTTATAATCAATACCAGATGCTGCACCTGATTGCTCAAAGAAGTCAAATTGTTTCTGTAACTGTTCACCGACTTTCTTACTAACAACACCACTGGCATCATCACGAATTTTTAATTTTGGATCGCCCCACTTGTGCTTACCAAGATACTTAATTCTACTGTTGTATACTTCCAATGTAGCATCATCAAAAGTAAGTTCCGGGCGACTTACAGTAATAACTTGTTTGGTTAATTCTGTACTTGGTTGTCCAGGAATACCAAACTGATCCAAAGTAACGCGAAAGCGATACTTTAGTTTTGGCATCAACAGTCCCTGTGTTCCGCCACCTTGTGTTCCGGATAATGGTACTGTAAATCTATTTAAACTTGAAACCGGCATATAAATGCTCCTTAATCTATGTTATTTACCTATTATAAACCAGCTTTGATTGCGCCAGTATTTTTCAGTCTCAACGGAATGTATATAAACTCGATTGCCTTAACAGGTTCAATAGCAATATCCATGTACAATTCGTTACGGTCAATTCTTGAAGGAGTATTATTACTTTCATCGCATACTACGATGTAGTCATATAATGCTCGTTGTCCTACTAACTCTTGCATTAGACTTTCTGCAGCCGCTTTGATCTCACGACGGGTCTGTGCATCGTTAGGTTCAAACAAATATGGTCTTGCAAGAATATCTAATTGACGACGTAAGTAGCAAACTAAACGAGCAACATTAACTCTATCTAAACTGCTGGCATTTCTTGCACGAGTACGTTGACCAAATGCTACTAAACCAGCGCCGACCAGTGTAGCGATCGGGTTAAGTTGAACTGTTGGATCTTGCATAACATCGCGTAGTGATTGATATATTGCCGCAGTTTTGAATTCATTTTCTTCAGTAATATATCCAACGCTTGTAGCATTATCAATACCACCACGACGAGTTCCAGCTGGAGCAAACCATACATAACTCTTATTGTCGTTATTAATGAATGTTCTTAGCATCATGTGGCTCGGTGGAACAACAATATAGTTACCAGAATTATCATTGGTATAACCACTTGGGTAATACATAGCCATGTATTCATCATGTGTGACTGCACCTTTGTCATTGTTATCCAATGCTAAATTAGTATTTTTACCGTAGGCTGCTAAGTCTGTACCAGTTGGCTTTAATCTAAATGGTGTATCACCGATGACGAAAGCGGTGATTCCACGATCAGTGTTGAAACTAACCATATTAGCAATAGCTTCAGAATATCCGGGTGCTACGATCAAATTAAACACTACTGTATCTGTATCTCTAATCAATGAGTTAGTGTCTATTGTTTCTTTCAAGGCTGCGACTACCTGTGCTCTTTGTGCTAATCTGCCAAATACACCGGACCCGTCTTCTGCAACATTATTTTGACTTACCCAACGATCGATATTGTAAGCTGCCATATCTTCATCTTGATAGCGAGTATTCAATCCATCGTTAGCAGTGATGTCAATGTATCCAGAAACGAATTTCTTAACATTGTTACCACTACGACGTGTATTCCATAAACGCATACCTTTTGGATATAATGCAGGATCAGGAGCATCGGGATCTAAGTAATCGCTAACTAACAGATTAGGAATGCTTTCTAAATATTCGAAGTCATCTGTACCGCTGTTTGACCAACGTGCATCTGCAAATAACCAGCCTGTTGGGCTTGACTGATCTGTTGTATCCTGTGCTACCCACTTGCTACCAGTCATGATAGTTGAGTCATACACATAAAGATCATTGCCGTATCTATCCATGTTTGCAGTAGATACCCAAATATCTCCATCTACAAGATCGCTACCATCGCTTTGTTCAATTGGCTCAATTACCGCAACGATAGGGCCAAGTGGATCTGCATCTGGATATACGGTGGCATATCCTACCCATGTTGAACCATCGTGTATCATGATGTCAACTTCGTCGTGGGTTGCATTGCACCATAATGTGCCATCCGATGGTGTAGTATAAGGAGCATCATTTTTAGCTTCGTATACTAATGCTTTCCAGTTGGTGGCTAAGAAAGTTGCATTGTCACCTTGATCACCTGTGTTAGGCGTATATAGATTATCGGTACCTGTCTTGGTTACAGTATTATATACAGTGAATCCTGCTGACGAAAATGGATCGGTAGTATCTCGGATCTCAAAATCACCACCTAAATTATGTCTTACTGTAATTTTGTGTGTGGTAGAATTATAACTGGCCGAGATGTTATCTGTTCCCATTGAATTGATAGCGTCTGCTAATGCTGATCCAAATGTCTTGGCTCCATCACCCATGACTGTACCATCGATCCAGGAACTCCATGTATCGGAACCCGCTGTGGTTTCTCTAATTTTAAAGTCATACGCCTGGCTGGCAGTAACAGCAGTGCTTGCTGCACTAACAATGCTGGTAATACCTTTATGAGCACGTCTCCATAATTTAAATGTTGCTGTTTGACTATCACTTTGATTATAATCTGTTTCGATGAATACACTACCAGTTGCGATGTTTAGTCCACCGGTTCCGTCGATAGCTTTTGTAGCTGCTGGAATACTGCTGTATAAAGGAGCAGTAACAGTATCCCATCCCTGAGATGCACTATTATATCTCTTAACAGTCCATTTTGCTCCATTGGTTGCTGTTGTTGTGGTAATCCATATACTACCTGTTGTCCAACTGGTTGTATCAGGATAATCATAATGTGTACTAATTTGTACAGACTTGCCGCCTTCAAAGGTGTCATATACTAAATTCCAAGTACCACTTGCTCTATGATAAAGACTGTTTTCATTATCTTTAGTTACTACTATGCAGTAATCGCCGTCTTTACCAACATTGGAAGTAGGTTCTCCCATGTCTATTTCGTCTGATGTAGAATCGTCGTTTAGTATCAATGGAGTCTTAACTGTAAATTTCTTTGTAGTATTATTCCATTCTTTAATACCATATTGGCTGGCATTAGTATCGACCCAATATGTACCACCAACTGGTTCACCTTTTGGTATATTACTGGTTGGAATTAACATCCCGGTGTCAATATCTGCTCTAACTACATATGCACGGCTACTAACACCTAATGCACTATAAGCTGCCTGTAGTCCATATTCGTTCAACTCGTTTCCGTGTTGAGGATTTCCGCTTGCATCTGTATAAAATTTCGGTGTTCCAAACGTGTCGGTTAGATCACGTTGGCTGGTCATCAACCAAACTTTACCAGCATTAGCTGCGGTGGTTCCGAGTGCTGTTGATCCACTTGGATTTGTTTTATCTTGTGCTGACGCTACAAATATCATAGGCACGGTGCCTGGAGCCGATGTTGTGTAAAAACTCTCGTCAATTACTGATACGCTTACGCCTGGTGAATTCAAAGTTGCCATATGTAATATCTCCTAATTGGATTACTTGAGTTATTTAGCCGGTCTTGAAAAAAACAAGGGGTTAAATACAAGTGAAAAGGGCAACAAAAGGGCGCATATGAGAAATCTATGTAAAGAATGCGGGCAAAGACCCGTTGCTGTTAACTATTATAAAGAAGGTAGAGCCTTCTACAGATCTAAATGTGATCATTGTGCCAGCCACCGCAAGGATGGCACCCCGCTATGGCAGAAATCAGGATACAAAAAGAAAGCCACATGCGATAAATGTGGCTTTACTTCTAAATATATAGAACAGTTTAATGTATTCTATATTGACGGGAATCCAACTAATTGTAGGTATACAAATCTTAAGACAGTGTGTGCTAACTGTCAACGAATATTACACAAACTCAAGCTGCCTTGGAGGCAAGGGGATCTGGTACCCGATCTTTAACAATAGCATGTATCTGATCAAACAGTGAATCTATTGTGGTGTCATTGTTTACTGTATAATCAATATCACTACCTACCCAGGAATATTCACTTGCATGTATTTTTAGTTTATCTAACTTACCTTTGCTTAACGACCATTTAGAGTTTCTGTTAGGACCACGGTTATATGATTTCGCTGCATCCATCCATTCGGGATCTAATCCTCGTTGAATACGCACTACTATTCCTTCTGAATTGTGTATTGCCCGAATTTCATTAGGAAAACGCACATCACTGATAACAATATTATCACCAGTTTTACGCATCTTATTCTCAAGACTTGCAACCCATATGTCATCGTGGAATCCTACTCGACATAAATCAGTACCCCAATATTGTAGGATCCAGCGTGGTGTTATATTTTTGCCTAAACGAGCAGACCACCATTCGTCGCGTTGTTCTCTCCATTCTCGGGCTTCTGCTGTGCGTCCTTCGAGTAACGTTCGATCCCATCCAAACACATGTGCGACAGCATCTTTAAGAGTGCTGGCAAAACTATCTCTTCTAAAGCCGTGAAAATTAACCAAATAATCCGCAGCAGTATCTTTGCCCGAACCAATTAACCCTACAAAACCAATAATCATAGAACCCCTAAGTGATACTATAATTTATTACATTTTTGCTACAGTGTCAATATTTCCTTAGCCAATTACAAATGTTAATGGTGTTCCACCATCTTTGTAGTTGACCAAATCGAGTTCAAGTGTTTCAATTTCAGCTTTACCCTCACCCTTAAGAGATGCACCATTTAATTGTGTGGTGCCAGATGGTGCCGCGATACTTCCAAACTTTTCACGTGCTTCGCCAAGCATGAGTTTACAGGTCGCTAATGCATAATCTTTGAGCCATTGTCCTGCAAACTGATCCTGCATTAAGTTAAAGTCCGGACGGAAGTTATATAACCATAACATGACTTCTTCTTCTGCCCGCGGACGTTGCATAACTGTAAGTTTCTTGGTAGTTTTGTTAAATGTGAAATTGATTTCACTGCCGAACATCTTACCGACTAACTTCTGATAACTGGCAAATGCAAAATATGTAGCCAATCCACCCATATTAGTAGAGGTTAGTAGATATGTGTTACTATAGGCTAAGTTGAATGGTTCAAACAATGTACCACCATTTCCGCCGCCTGATCTGCTACCAATACTACGTCGGAATATTTGGCGCACATTAGTGACTTCCTGTGGTAGAATATATTCATTTTGATCTAACTGTAAGGTTAAAAATCCAAAACTTTCTTCAGATGCATTACTGCTTCTTTGACGGAATTTAGCTAATGCCCTGTCAATTGCAGTATTGTAATGTACAGGGTCAAGTTCAACGTCAATCATACCACCGCCTAACATGGCTTTGACATATTCTACTATCTTTTGGCGTTCGTTTTCGTTCTCGGTCATACTGATATTTAGCCATAAATAGAATACTATGCCAAGACTTTCTATGTACCGTCCCGAAAAGGGCAATGATTTTAAATTTATAGATCGAGTGATCAACGAAGAATTTCAAGTTGGCGGAACTGATGTCTATATACACAAATATTTAGGGACCGTTGATCCATTAGAAGGAACCAGTAGCCCTACTATTCCAAACAATTCAGCAACTGCTATTCCTGAGTTAGGAATACAGGATTTGCTATTCATGGAAAATAGAGATAGACACTATGACCCGGATGTGTATGTTATCCGTGGAATTTATACCTTGCAAGATTTAGATTTTAATTTAAGTCAATTTGGATTGTTCTTAAACAATGATAATGTTATGATTAGTTTCCACTTAAGAAGTAGTTACGATGCTTTGGGTAGAAAAATAATGTCCGGTGATGTTATAGAATTACCACACCAGAAAGATGAATACGCATTAGATGATAGTATTGTAGCACTAAAGAGATTTTATGTAGTATCAGAAGTTAATAGGCCAGCATCGGGATATAGTCAAACATGGTACCCTCACCTAATTAGAGCTAAATGTGTTCCGTTGGTCGATAGTCAAGAATTTAAAGAGATTCTTGATGCAGATTCGGGTGCCGAAGACGGAAGTACATTACGTGATTTATTGTCAACCTACAAGAAAAATATTGAGATTAACAATCAAATTATTCAACAGGCACAAGCAGATGTTGAAGCAAGCGGTTATAAAACAGAACAATTTTTTGTAATTCCTATAGAAAATACAGGAACGCAATTAGCATCTATTGCAGATGCGTCTATTTCAAATACAGATGCCAGCGGCGATATGTCAATGTCATATTTAGATGCATCGGCTGTTTTAAATACACCTTCTAAAAATTATTTTATTGGATATCTAACAGGTGATGGAATTCCGCCAAATGGATCAGCATATGGATTTGGAATTAATTTTCCTGCAAATCCTCAATTGGGTGATTTCTTTCTAAGAACAGATTATTTGCCTAATAGGCTGTTTAGGCATGATGGAAAACATTGGATTAAATATGAAGATAATGTTAGAATGACAACCAGTATGTTGGGAGAGACACAAACTGACAATCCGATATTGGTAAGAAGAAAACTAAAATCAAGTTTTGTTAATAATATCAATACTGCAACCATTGCTGGAGAAGTTGTTCAAGAACGTCAAGCGTTGAGTCAAGTACTAAAACCAAGAGCAGATAACTAACATGCACATTTATAAATTTACACATATAGAGTCTAACAGATGCTATATAGGTCAAACTATACAAAATCCTAATCAACGACGATTAGAGCATATTGCAGATAGTCGATATACCACAAGAGAGTATCATTTTCATAATGCCTTAAGAAAATACGGAATAGATGCATTTACATTTGAAGTTCTTACAACGGCTAACTCTTTAGAAGAATTAAACATGCTTGAAGGAAAATATGTAGAAAAATTTGATTCTATTAATAATGGATTTAATATTCGACAAGCAGGCGGAAATAAACTGCATTCAGAAGAAAGTAAACAACGAATGAGCAGTGCTCAAAAAATAGCACATGCTAGACGAAAAGCAGAAGGTAAAGATGGAGGTTGGAAAAGAAAAGACGGCGGCCCTATGAAGGGTAAGTCTCATCCAAATAAAGGCAAAAATTCTGCTAACAAAGGTAAAAAATTAGGTATGACTTGGGAAGAAATATACGGACCAGAAATTGCTAATGCAAGAAAAACAGCAATAACTGAGAGAGCATTGGCTCGAAAACAACTTAAGGAGGCTTCGGTTTAACGCCGTTGTACTAAATCGGATTATTTTTATGACGGTCAAGTACGTAGATACTTGGCACAATTTATTCAACTGATGAGCAACTATGCTTACAAAGATGCCAAAGGGAATCTTGTCCAGGTGCCTGTTCGGTATGGTGATATGACTCGACAAGTTGGGCAGATACTTAAAAAGAATAGTGAGAACACAATGCCCAGTGCTCCGTTCATTGCTTGCTACATCAAGGAATTAGAATTTGATAGAGAGCGTATGCAGGATCCCACATTTGTCGGCAAGATACAAGTTAGAGAACGTGCATTTGATGATGGATCCGGATTGTATACAAACAATCAAGGTAGTAATTATACCATAGAACGTATCATGCCAACTCCATATAAGTTAACAATGAATGCAGATATATGGACTACCAGCAATGAACAAAAATTACAAATATTTGAACAGATAGCAGTTTTCTTCACACCCAGTTTTGAGATACAAACCACTGATAATTATCTCGACTGGACCAGTTTAAGTTCAGTAAGGTTAGATGATGTAAATTGGACAAGTCGACAAATTCCACAGGGTACCACCGAAGACATCGATATAATGACTATGACTTTTGAAACTCCTATTTGGATAACCCCTCCTGCTAAAGTTAAGAAATTAGGAATCATTACTAAGATTATATCTAATATATTTTCTTCTAATGCACAAGGTACTATTGCTAATGAATACAGCCAAGTCGGTGCTGCTGATATGTTCGGTGGTATAACACCAGATGCTGGTGTAGTAGTTACAGCAGGAAAATATGATTTGTTGGTATTGAATAATACCGCAAGACTAATAAATTCCAACGGCCTTGGGGAAAATATAGATGTCAGTTCTCCACTTAATTCTGTTTCTTGGTTAAAAATATTAGATTTACATCCGGGAAGATTTAGAGCAAGTTTAAGTCAATTACGATTTGGGCACTCTGGTGGTAACGAAGTTATTGCTTACATTAGCTTGGACCCAAATGATGATTTTATTATGAAATTAAATATCGACCCCGATAGTCCGGGTGTGCCTACAAATACAACTATAAGCAGTAACTATAATCCTGTGGGCAGAGGAACCATAGATGCAGTTATAGATCCTGAAACTTATAATCCCGAAACAGTTGCTGCTGGAACCAGATATCTAATACTCAACGACATTAATAATACAATTCAATTTGGAACACCTGGATATACAGGACCAAACGCTTGGAAAAATAATAATGGGGATGATTTTCAAGCATTTGCTAATGATATAATTGAATGGAATGGAGATTCTTGGCAAGTGATTTTCAGTTCTGTTGATCATACAGATGTGATATACATAACTAACTCATATACTAACACACAGTATAAGTGGGAAAATGGAGCATGGAGTAAAAGTTATGAGGGCGTCTATGATGCAGCACTATGGAGATTAATACTGTAAATCAAGTGGTGTGTAGTGGCGGTTTATTTTTAGCAAAAGATACCAAAAGATTCTTACTATTATCAAGGACCAAGATTAATACTGCCGGCACATGGGGATTGGTCGGAGGTAGAAAAGAACCGTCAGATGTAACTCCCTTTGATGCACTTACAAGAGAGATACAAGAAGAAGTAGGTCGAACACCTACTATTAAAAAAGTTGTACCTTTAGAATTATTTGTAAGTAACGATCAACAGTTTCAATATAATACCTATGTATTAGTTGTTGATAGAGAATTTATCCCATCACTAAATGATGAGCATGATGGATATGCATGGGTTAGTTATGATCAATGGCCTAAACCATTGCACAGAGGTGTGAAGAATTCTTTTAGTAGCAAGATAATTCGTGCTAAGATAGAATTATTATTAGAATTACTTTAACAGATCTGGTCCAAACGCCCAGGTACCAAGGTGTCTTAGTTCTTGACTTAATACAGTATCAACTTTAACAGTTCTACCAGTCTTGGCAATCTTTTGACATAGTATCATATCTTCCCCTAGATGATCATTAGATTCAGGAGTCCATTGGAATTCAAACCAGGGTTGTGGAATTTCTCGGAAAATATCGGTTTTCATTAACATACACCCCATTCCTATTCCCTCTACAGGAACTAGTTGATCTTGTATATCAAACCCTAACGGATTTTGCCAATCCCATATTTTTTCATAGGCCACACCCTTAGCAGGCAGTTGTCGCTTGACATAATTTGCTGCCACAACTTCTTCATTGTGTGACATCAATCTCACCGCAGTAGTAGAAGGGAATGTCATATCACTATCTAACCAAAGTGTATATTCTGCATTAAGATCCGATGCCATCATGGCCAATCGTTCTCTTTGGGTTAGCAATACAGTACTTGCATCCATAAACACATGTGTGTCTATATTGTTCATGGTGTTGAATTTGACTAATTCAACTAAACACATAGCATGTGCAGAATGCAGAGTATCCCTGCAAGGTATGCAAACTGCTAATTTACTTTTTTTTGTTGACCAACTACTGGATGAGAATACTGATTTTGTTTTCATGCGCCTGCGACATCTTCACTAAGTGACTCGCCTTTGATCACCAGTCCATGAATAGTAACTAGTAAATCTTGGGTTCGTTTAGCACATAGTATAAAGTCATTAGGGCTGAGTTTGCAAGAGGTATTTAATGTTTCAATGTCCACTCTGCCGTTAGTTAAAACTTCAAGAGCACTTTTTTTTGCCAAATTTTCAATAAATGCATCGTGTGCTTCTTCTTCGGATCTCTCAATTAGCTCATTGATATCGCTTTCTTCCATTTCATCTAATAATTCTAAAAGATGAGTTAGTTCTTGAGATTCGGAATTTTTTTCAGATAACATTTGTATTCGAAGTAAAAAATTTACCAAAGTTACTGGATTAGACAATCTGTCATGCCAAACAATAGTATCTAATTCCCATTTACTGGGTCCAATTTTAATTTTGGATATTACATCATCAATTTGTTCAAGTTTCATGTTTAGTAAGTATAAGGGGTTGTTTTGCCACCGAAGGTTGAAGAAAAACTAATAGCTGTTCCAGCAGCCCTACCACCATAACTTGCACCTAACGATGCACTCAATCTAACGGAGGTGCTGCCACCAGTGGCCGCCGCACCGGTTCCTGCTGCTACATTATTGTATGCTTGTTGTGTTCGTCCCATCGATATTGCTGCGCCTGTTGCTGGTAATACTGACATAATTTTCCCTTGTCGGCTTCCTATTTATTGAGCAGTTCTGCCAGCATGGCTTGAATCTGATCTATTTGTTTTTGTTGTCGTTCGATAATAGCCTGTTGTTCTTTGATCGCTTCTACTAATAATGGAACAAGTTTTTCATATTGAACAGTTAGATAATCTTCACCGGATTTGCTTGCACCATTTTCTTGGTCAAATGGTGCAGGTCTTACTGCTTGTGGTAATACTGCTTGTACATCTTGTGCAAATAATCCAATTAAATCTTCATTGATGTTATATCCTGCCAAACTATTTGCTAAATCATTCCATTTATAGATAATACCGTTTAATGATTTTACTTTATCGATAGCATTATCAATAGGTCTAACGTCGGTCTTTAATCTCTTATCTGAAGAATATGCTGTAATTTCATTAGTTACACTTAGTGCCCCGGCATCTGTAAGATTGAATATCACCAAAGTATATGCAGCATTGACTATTTCTACCGTGCCAGCGGCACCTAATCTAAAAGATTTGCTACCAGTTGTGACGCTGGCATATGTACTGTTTACATATAAGAAATCGTGGTAGGAAGCGCCACCCCTTTGATTACTACCACTGATATTCAACTGGCTTGATGATGCTAAGTTGCCGCCTATACTCATATAACCGTTAGGATGAATTGTAGCCCTATCAACGTTGGAAGTTCTAAAAAATATACTGTTGGAGGCGGTGGTGCCTAAACGTAAATTACCAGGACCTAATAATTGTAGACCGGTAGAAGTGGTTGATGTTGTAGCAGGAGTGGTGCTGCCAGACGCATTATCCCAACTATTTACACCTGTTACACCATTGAGTGAAAAATTCCAAACACTATCGTCTGTGTGATATATACCGTTTGTTTGACTCTTGGCATCATTTGGCAATGTAAATGACAGCATATTTTGTCGGTAAAAATTGCCATATCCAGACAATGTCATAACAGGCCATGGCCAATCGGCATTTTCTATTGGTGCTGCTCTTGTTCCACTGAAATTTTTAAACCAAGCGACATTCTGATTACCACTATTCTGTACCAACAATCTAACATTAGCATCAGTACCGTTTGGTCCGATACCCACGTTGCCGTCCTGATCAATACGCATACGCTCACTGACAGTATTTGCAAAGGCAGTAGTACTACCAGTACCGAAACTCATTCCACTATCGTTAGTGCCAGTTCTTGTACCGTTAAACTGAATGTATGCCATCCAGGTACTATCAATTTTTTGTTGAATTCTCCAACCTGCTTGATTCCATCCTGCGCCTGTTGTGCCACGAACATTGCTAATTTCTAAATAGTCAGCGTTGGTACTTGAGACTTGAAAACGCTGTGCAATTATTTGACTATTAGTAAGAGTTGATAGTGATCCACCATTAATATATAACTGTGATCCACTCCATGTTAAATTACTACTTCCTGATAATACGCCACTGGCACCATATCCAACATATGTATTTGTCAATGGGGTTGAACCTGCTACTATACTCGATGTATCGACCCAGGTTGGAGGAGCATTGCCGTTGCTCTGTAAAATTGTTCCGGTTGATCCATAATTAGTTGTACCACCAAATGCAATAGCGCCATTATAAGTAATGAGCATAGCCTGAGAGTTACTGCCAGCGCTGGTTCCTACATAAAATCCAAGATTAGTTCCTGTAGTCACACCTCCGGATGTTGCTCCGATTCGTGCAGTCCATATTCCAATTTGTTCAATATCAAATATTGCTCGTTGACCACCGCTGCCAAATCTACCGTCAGATCCAGTTGAACTGATAGAACCGTTTACTGTTAGTTTACTTTGAGAAACTGCGGTGCTTGTATTAATGCTCACATTCCCGCTGGAGTCAATACGCATCTTTGTACTGCTACCAGTTTGGAAATCTAATATTCCAGAATTATCACCAAATGCGATAAGTCCGCCCGATCCTGTTGTTGAGGCATTAATAAAACTTGGCATAATTGACTATATTAAAGAATAACCCATCGTTGTCCGCTACTGATTGTTACGGTAACACCGTTTGAAACACTAATAGGTCCAACACTCATAGCATTATATCCAGTGGGTATAGTATAACTGTTCATCACGGTTGATGTATTGAGTATCATAGCATTGTTTGCTATGAATTGTGGTGCAGATACATCACCTGTACCGGGATTTACACTGATAGAAGAAGTAGTGTATAACTGCTCGGCAGTTGGACTTGCGTTGTTACTATTTACAAATGTTGGATAAAACTTTGCCGAGGTAGCTGTTGAAACTGTTTTTAATGAATCTCCAACACTTGATGTTATACTTGCTTGAGAAACCCATGTAGGTGCAGATCCAGTACCTTGTGTTGCTAACACATAACCGGATGTAGTTGCTGCCAAGAAAGCGGTTGTTCCTGCACTTGATTGATAAGGGATCGCGTTGGCCGTACCACCTGCTAAATTGGTTGCAGTGGTTGCTTGACCGGCAGCAATTGCTCCTATAGCAGTCCATTGTGGAGCAGCATCGCCCTGGCTAACTAATACATTTCCACTTGATCCATAGTTAGTTGCTCCACTGAATGCAATAGCACCATTGGGGGTGATACGCATCAGTTCAGTTGCGCTACCAGAAGAACCCGGGGTGTTGCCACCTTTATGAAATGCTATTGGACCGCCTTGAACAGCAAGAAAGTTCAAACTAAGTGCCCCGGCCCATGATGTATATCCTGGACCACCTACCGCAATTTCTGCGGTTAGATACGAAGTAGCACTGGTATAAAACCGTAGATTGCTTGCACCAGTTGTACTGGTGTTTGATATTGCTATTCTGGTATCAGCACCGCCGCCTCCGCGTGTCGCACCCCTATGTACAACTAAATCGGAACCATATGTTGATGCGATTGTCTGTGTTGGACCGGTTCCAATTCCCACGTTGCCGCTGGAATCAATCACCATTGCTACTGTTCCAGTAACCCAATCACCTCGTGTAAAACGTAATCCAGCATTTCCAAGGCCAGACCCTGCTGCTATCATACTCCAGGTTTCGTCAACTCCAAGCTGTCTACCTGTGAGTTGTATGAAAGCGGAACGAATGTTACTGGCAGTTGATCTAATACGGATCCACGGATCACCACTGAATTGATTTTCATCACCTATTTCTAATGGAGCAGATGGGTTTGTTTTACTAATACCAACATGTCCGGAATAAGGATTAATACTAAAACTACTGGTGGTATACAAATACTCACCAGTTGCAGATGAATTATTGGAATTAACGAATACTGGATAAAAAGTAGAACTGGTTACTTGACCCACGGTCTTTACCGTATCAACACCACCTGCTGTTAGACTTGCTTGAGAAATCCATGCAGGTGCAGCACCGGTACCTTGTGTTGATAACAGATAACCGGATGTACTTGCAGATAAGAAAGCGGTTGTTCCTGTACTTGATTGATATACGATTGATTGTACAGTTCCACTTAATAATGTTGAAGCATTATCTGCAAATCCTACCCTAATGGTTGATGTATTGGTGAATACCGGGCCAGTTGATGTACTACCAGCACTGACCAGTATTTGTCCTGCTGTGCCAGGGCCTGCAAAACCGGTATCACCTGGGGCATTTTGGAATGCTAATTGTCCTGCTGTACCACCTGCTAAATTAGTAGCAGTGGTTGCTTGACCGGCAGTCAATGATCCAGTTGATACCCATGTAGGTGCAGAGCCAGTTCCATTTGTTTGTAATACTTGTCCTGAAGTACCGGCTGCTAAGAAAGCAGTTGTTCCTACACTTGATTGATATACGATTGATTGTGCAGTTCCACTTGATAATGTTGTAGCATTGGTAGCAAATCCTACCCTAATGGTTGATGTATTGGTGAATACCGGGCCAGTTGATGTACTACCAGCACTGACCAGTATTTGTCCTGCTGTGCCAGGACCTGCAAAACTGGTATCACCTGGGGCATTTTGATAAGGTAGTTGTCCTGCTGTACCGCCTGCTAAATTAGTAGCAGTGGTTGCTTGACCGGCAGCAATTGCTCCTATAGCAGTCCATTGTGGAGCAGCATCGCCCTGGCTAACTAATACATTTCCACTTGATCCATAGTTAGTTGCTCCACTGAATGCAATAGCACCAGTGGAGGTGATACGCATACGCTCAACACTACTGTTTAAAAATACTATATCAGTCGCACTTGTAACACCTATGGCACCATATTGAATAGTACTCGCATTATTGGACCACTGTAGATAAGTTGTTGCTGTATTTGTAGTATTTGCTCGTAATACAACCGCACCTGTTGTTCCGTTTGCTGGACTAGTAAATCTACCTGTTCCATTAACAGATATTTCCTTTGTCGCAGGGTTGATAATAAAACTGCTGGTGGTATATAAAGACTCGCCAGTTGCAGACACATTATTAGAATTTACAAAAGTTGGATAATAATCAGCAATGCTTGCTTGACCCACTGTCTTTATCGTATCAACACCACCTGCTGTTATGCTTGCTTGAGAAATCCACGTAGGTGCAGCACCGGTACCTTGTGTTGATAACAGATAACCGGATGTACTTGCAGATAAGAAAGCGGTTGTTCCTGTACTTGATTGATATACAATTGATTGGGCAGTTCCATTTTCTAATGTTGTAGCATTGGTAGCAAATCCTACCCTAATGGTTGATGTATTGGTGAATACCGGGCCAGTTGATGTACTACCAGCACTGACCAGTATTTGTCCTGCTGTGCCAGGACCTGCAAAACTGGTTTTTCCTATAGCTGTTTGGAATGCTATCTGTGCAGCACTGCCGCCTGCTAAGTTGGTTGCAGTGGTTGCTTGACCGGCAGCAATTGCTCCTATAGCAGTCCATTGTGGAGCAGCATCGCCCTGGCTAACTAATACATTTCCAGTAGCACCATAGTTAGTTGCTCCACCAAATGCAATCCCACCGGCGGAGGTGATACGCATCTTCTCAGTTGGACTCGCACCGCTGGCATTAGTAGAGAATGCAAGGTAGTGTGCGTTAAGGCCACTTTCAACAGCGGCTTCGATAATTGCAGCCCTTGACTGGCTGTTACCGGCTGCGAGAACAAGCCTTACTCCTGAACCAGTAGTTAGTGCTGTATCAATGTTTTGTGTAAACATTCCAACTGTAACAATAGTTCCAGTTGAAAGTGGTGCTGCAACATGCAATGGAGCAGTTGTAACTAATCCAACCGTTCCGATTCCAACGGTGCCGGTAGAAATGCGCATACGTTCTTTGTATGTTGAACCAGTTGGGGTATAAAAAATTAAATTAGAATTAATTCCAAAACTATACAATCCACCGGTTACATTAGTTGGGTCATAGTTTATTCCAACGCCTCGAGAACCGGCCGAATTACCAAATTGAGCAACATTATATGTTCCAACAGGAGTGTTTGATTCTTGTGAACCATCTTTATATACAGTTAACGGAGCAGAGACAGAACCGCTAATAGTAGAACTTGTACCAATTGTTACATAGCCAGTATATGGGTTGATACTAAAACTGCTGGTGGTATATAAAGACTCGCCAGTTGCAGACACATTATTAGAATTTACAAAAGTTGGATAAAAAATAGAATTCGTTGCATTTTCTATAGTTTTTACCGTATCAACACCACCTGCTGTTAGACTTGCTTGAGAAATCCATGCAGGTGCAGCACCGGTACCTTGTGTTGATAACAGATAACCGGATGTACTTGCAGATAAGAAAGCGGTTGTTCCTGTACTTGATTGATATACAATTGATTGTGCAGTTCCACTTAATAGTGTTGAAGCATTTATAGCATTGGTAGCAAATCCTACCCTAATGGTTGATGTATTGGTGAATACCGGGCCAGTTGATGTACTACCAGCACTGACCAGTATTTGTCCTGCGGTACCCGAACTGACAAAACTGGTAACACCCAGGGCAGTTTGGAATGCTAATTGTGAGGCGTTGCCGCCTGCTAAATTCGTAGCGGTAGTAATATTTCCAGTTACTGCGGATGCATATAATGTGCCGCCTACAAACAGATTACCACCAACTCCAACACCACCAACAACTTGTAAAGCACCAGTATTTGTACTGGTAGCAGCAGTATTTCCGTTAATAAACAATTGAGAATCAACAGTTCCTGTTCCGTATATTCTTGTTCCTGATAGTAATTGTGCCATAGTATAATATTTACCTAAATGTTAAACGGGTTTGTTAACTTCATCAAATCCATTAGATACCAGTAATGTACCTGTAGTTGTTTCACGCTTTGCTACACTGCCACCACGAATTGACACCTCATCAAACCCTGCGGCATAATAAGTAGTGGTGGTTAAACGTATAGTCGACGTAGTGACTTCATTAAATTCTCCACTGATAAACAATGTACCTGTTGAGGTCAAACGTGATGCTACTATAGGCATTATCCAAACACCGTATCTAAACTATTAGTTGTAGCATTGTAATATTGATAGACTGTGCTAACATTACTGGCATTAACAAATCCAACTCTGTTACCAACATAAACACTACCACCAATACCAACACCACCCTTAACTTGTAATGCACCCGTTGTGGTATTAGTTGCAGCAGTGGTGCCTGCTAATGTTAATGTATTGTTATATGTCGGAGCACCTGTTCCATTACTGACTAATATATTACCTGCGGTACTGGTACTAATAAAACTGGTTATTCCAGGAGATTGTTGATATGGAATTTGTCCTGCTGTACCGCCAGCTAAATTAGTGGAAGTAGTAGCATTACCTGCTGTTAGTCCACTTACAGATAGCCAGGATGGTGCCAAGCCAGGGCCATTAGTTTGCAATATATTTCCAGCAGCACCCGGTGCTAACATTGCAGTGGTTCCGGTTGCACTTTGATATACAACCGATCCAGTTGAACCACCTGTTAGGTTAAATGCATTTACGGAATAGCCTACTAAGAATGTTGCGGTATTGGTAAACACAGGACCAGTTGATGTGGTTCCAGCACTGATTAATATTTGTCCTGCTGTACCTGGACCAGCAAATGATGTAGTACTTCCTGTTGATTGAAATACTAATTGACCCGACGTTCCACCTTGTACATTTACAGCATATCCTACTAATATTGTTGAAGTACTTTGGAAAGTAGGACCGCCCGAGGTAGGACCATTGCTGACCAATAAGTTGCCAATTGATCCAGGTCCTGCAAATCCAGTGGTACTTCCTGTTGATTGGAATAACACCTGTCCTGAACTACCCGATACTATATTGTTAGCAACGGTGGCAAAACCTACCCTAATGCTGGATGTATTTGTAAACACTGGACCAGTTGATGTAGTTCCGGCACTGACCAGTATTTGTCCTGCTGTACCTGTACTAATGAAACTTGTTCTTCCTATAGATGTTTGGAATGGTATTTGTGCAGCATTACCGCCTGATAAATGTGTAGAGGTAGATGCATTACCTGCTGTCAATCCAGCTGTCGGTACCCAACTTGGAGCAGAACCCGTTCCATTGGTTTGTAATAATTCTCCAGCATTACCGGCTGCCAAGAAGGAGGTAACATTGAAATTACTTTGATATGGAATTGATTGTAATGTTCCACCTGCAAGATTTATATCTATAGCACCTTTAGCACCCGAGGTTACTACATTATTAACGATTGTAGCATCAGGAATAAATGTTAAAAATCCAGAACCCTGTGTATATCCAAAAAATCCTAATTTAGCACTACCGGAATAGTATTTGTATGCGATTCCCTTATCAAAATTATCATTGGTAGTAAGAGGATCATCGTTTGCTAAACCACCTAATGTTATTACAGGATCAGCAAAATTAGTAACTGTACTATCAACAATAGTAGTTTTACCTTGAACAGTTATATTTCCAACAACTGTTAAATTATTCTTTATTGTTGTGATGCCTGACGAAGACCCTATACTGATAGCGGTTCCTGCTCCCGCGAAATTAACCGAGGTTGAAACTGCATTAATTAGGTTAAATGTGGGTTGATTTGTAGTGATATCACCACCATTTATCACAATATCGCCAGAAAATGTTCCAGTACCTACTACATTGATATTTCCACCAATATATGCCGTACCACCAATACCAACTCCACCTGCTACCTGTAAAGCACCAGTGGTAGTACTCGATGCTACCGTGGTATTAGTTATTGTAGTAGCACCGGAAATTCTTACGCCGCCACCGACTTCTAATTTAGTTGTTGCGGTGCTTACACCTATACCCATATTTCCTGTACTTGGAACATATGTAATACCAGAAGGACTGGATACTCTAATTCCAGTTTGCCCAGTTGAGGTATTTACAAATGTAATATAGTTTGTATCTGCATTGCTTGTATCGTTATTGATACCAACATTAGCAGCATTTGGTATAACCACACCGCCCGGAAAGTCAACCCAAGCAGGATTTGATCCGTCGGATTGTAAAATTTGTCCGTTTGTTCCTATAGGCAACGATGTTGTAGTGTCTGGATTGCTTTGATATAGCAGTGATCCACTAACACCGCCTGCTACATTATTTGTTAATGATGCGCGGCCAACAAACATTGAGCTTGTAGTTACAAAAGTAGCAGTCGAACCATCACTTCTTAAGAATGTATCATCTGCACCTATACCAATAAAATTCGTAGTGTTAGCGGATGATTGATACAGTAATGACCCAGATGTTCCACCTGCTACATTGACAGAATATCCTATTAAAAATGTAGATGTATCAACAAATAAATGACCAGATGAAGTTGTTCCTTTACTAATTAATATTTGACCATTTGTCCCTGGCCCAAAAAATCCTGTAGTACCGGTACTAATTTGGAAAGGAATTTTTCCAGCGGCACCGCCGGCTACATTGGTGGCGGTATTTGCAATTCCATACATTATTCCGCCAAGGTATATATTTCCAGCAATCCCAACACCACCTGCAACTACTAATGCTCCTGTGTTAGTGGAAATTGATGCAGTACGACTTACAACAGTAACCGTATTAACATATAATGTTTTAGAAATACCAACTCCACCAGATACAGTTAGTGCTCCGTTTGATGTTCCGGTTGAATCTGTAGTATTGGTAATTGATATAATATTTGTAGTTGAATTATCTCTATCTGTTATAGTCTGTAATGTACTGTTATTCCATATAACTACCGGACCAGTTGAGGTACTAACTTGAGTATCTGTTCCTGCGGTTAGTGAGCTTACTCCGTATAGTCCTAAAGTTGCTTCGGTTATTATTATTGAACTATCTATATAGCTTGCTGCTCCGACATATAATGCGCCACCAATACCGACTCCGCCGCCAACTACCAGAGCTCCAGTAACAGTACTTGATGCAGCTGATCTATTACTTACAGTTGTTCTATTACGTATTATAGTGGTTCCATTAGTTGAACCAATAGTAATAGCAGTTCCTGCACCAGCAAAATTAACCGTGGTTGAAACTGCATTAATTAGGTTAAATGTAGTTTGATCTGTAGTAAGATCGCCGCCACGTATTTCTAAATCACCTAATAGAGTTTCATTGCCACCTACCCATAAAGATTTTCCGATGCCAACGCCGCCGGCTACAACAAGGGCACCAGTAACAGTACTTGATGCCACTGCGGTATTAGTTACAGTGGTTCTATTATTAATGTTTGTGTAGCCAGTACTGGTGGAGCCGATATTAATAACGGTTCCTGCGCCAGCAAAATTAACTGTGGTAGCGTTAGTGTTTAATAAATTAAATGTAGTTTGATCTGTAGTAAGATTGCCACCACGTATTTCTAAATCACCTAATAATGTTTCATTGCCACCTACCCATAAATCTCGACCTATACCAGCACCACCGACTGCCTGTAATGCACCAGTATTTGTGCTTTCTGCATTAGTGGTAGTTGTAGCAGCAATAAATGGTGCTTGTAAATTTGCAGGTCCTGCAGAACTTGAAACCACCATGGCCGATCCGTTAGAAGAAACTGTAATGCTTCCAACATATAAACTATTACCACTTAGATATAAATCTTTGAAAGGTGATGCCAGCGACCCAAGATTTACACGCGAATTTTCAGGAAGTAAATCGCTTAAGAAAGTAGATGTGCCACCAATATAAATAGCACCTTGTATTCCAACTCCACCTACTACCTGCAATGCTCCGGTCACAGTACTTACAGCGGATGCAGTATTTGAGATAGTTGTTAAATTTCTTATAGTTGTAGAACCATCAGTTGATCCAACAATAATAGCAGTAGCTTCTCCGGCAAAATTGACAGTAGTTGCGGTAGTGTTTATTAAATTGATAGTGGTGTTTAGTGTAGTGATATCACCACCATCTATTTCTAAATTTCCAACTATTGAAGCATTACTACCAACGTAGATGTTACCACCAATTCCAACACCACCTACAACTTGTAATGCTCCACTACCAACACTTGATGAGTCGTCGGTTCCAGTAAATACCGCATTAACTGTTCGTAACGTACTGTTGACATGATCGTATCTTAAATTGAAATTAAATTCGGTCACTCCCGGACTTAACTGATATGGAATTTCCATATCATCACCGTATTTTAAATTAGTAGCGGTATTAGCATAATCAACTACAACTGTTTGTATAGGAGCCCATGTAGGCAATCCACTATCGATTGTTAGAACATATCCATCGGAACTAATTGAAAGGAATGTAGTAGCACCGTCTGAGGTTTGATAAGGTAATGCTCCTGCTGACCCACCTTCGAGATTAGTAGCAGTAGTAACTACTCCAGTGAGATTACCAACAAATAATGGAGAATTAACAGAATTACCAACATAGATATCACCAGCAACACCAACACCACCAGCAACTATCAAATCTCCACTGTAGGTATTTGAGCTGGCTGTACCGCTTACTAATTGTATAACACCTGTTTTAAAGGTTCCGTATGTACCACTTACAAAATCACCAGAGCCGTCCTCTGTTCCGGTGTCATACCATTCTAAGTATTTTGTATCATGCGCTAACACCAATCCGGCATTTTGATCTGCACCATTATAATAGTGGAATCGTAATCCTATATCCCTACCATCGTCGACTGACCAAGTTGTTTGAGGAGCCGGTGGTACATGTAATTCAATAATGTTATCTGTGTATAGAGAATTTACACTGTAAAGAAAAGTCGATGATCCAACAAAGGTAACATCACCTTTAAATAATGTTTCTCCATCAACTACCAATGATTTACCAATACCAATGCCGCCGGCTACATATAATGCATTATTAATGGTTGTTCCGGTATTTGATGTTGTGCTTGCTATTACAACATTTTTCCCAGCATAAATGCCACCTGTAATTATCAATGCACCGATACTGGCTGTTGTAGCCGCAGTTGCGTTAGTAATAGATACAACGCCGGTTGCAGTAACTGTAACTAATCTCGAGTTTCCTGATACTATTAAATTTCTATTAACGATTGCGTCAACACCAATAGTGGCAGTTGTTCCAACTGATAATGTTCCATTAATATTAGCGGTAGTTCCTACAATTAAATTCTTGGCGATGGCAGCACCACCATTGACCTGCAAAGCTGTGGTTTGCCCTGTAGAACTTGTAACCGTACCGGTGCCTTGTACAATCAAACCACTCTTGGTTACAAAATCTTCTGTAATTGCTATTGCTGTCGCCATTTTTATTCCTTTAATTAGGAGACCATTGCCGTCCTTAGTACCTTAATTATTTTAGGTTCAGTATCGATTGGCGTAAAAGTTAACGATATTGTAATATCACTTCCACTTACATCTCCTCTTGCACTAAAAGTTCCTAACTCTCCATCTGTGGTAACCTGACCATACTGTGTTAGATATGGTGTTCCATCATTCTTCGCTGTTAAGTTTATTTCAACCGATTGGAATCGTGGATTAACGGTACCATATAACTCGTACGATTCACCAATCTGTATAAAATATTTTGACGATCTATATTGACTTAACAAATAAGTATCAATCACATTTTCTGTAACTGTATCTACTGTTGTCTTAGTAGAGTCAAATACAGTATCTGCAATTTTAATACTTTCTGTATTTACCCTTCCTGCAATACCAACTCCACCGCTGACTACAATAGCACCATTATTAGTTGCTGTAGAGTTAGTTGAATTAGTAAAGCGTACAATTTCAGGGGTAGTAGCACCACGTCCTGTCACACTGGCCAATGTTGATATATCGGAAAAATATAAAGTGTCAAGCCCAGAAAGAGGATCGGTTACCGTGGTGATATCAATATCACTACCTTCTCCGATTGTATTATTAAAACTTGCTGTTGTTAGAGCAGGCACCCCGCCGGAATATATCACACCACCGACGTGTACATCCCCGCCGATACCAACACCACCACGAACAATCAATGAACCGGTTTCTGTTGATATTGAATTAGTTGACGAAGTAACTTCTACTGTAAATGCCTGTACCGTTGTAGCAGTATTTTGTGCGTTAGAAATTAGCCATGCATTAGCCGCAGCTCGCCAAACATATGTTTTTGTACTTCCGGGTGGAGTAAATAGATCTCCATCATTTGGAAATTTTGGAAAATTTAAAATTGCCATATATTTCTCTTTTAATTAAATTAAACCAACTTGTAACCAGAAGGTATCAGTACCATCTCTTACATATTGAAGATATGATGAACTTCCGAGTCCGTCATTAAATATCCAAAAATCGGCTATTCTGGGTGCAATTGGACTTGTTGAAGACACAAACACCCGAGGAGTGTATAGTAGATAATTTTCCTGGGGATTACCTTCTCTGCTATAGATACTGTATTCTGTACTAATGCCGCCCGATACTGTTAGTGCGCCGGTAGATGTTGAAGTAGATTCTTCGCCAAGCCCTAAGTGTGTGTTGGAATTTATATCTAAATAATTAATTCCGTCGTAGTAAAATACACTACCGATATTAATTTGATTATCAACTCCGTCAATTAAATTGTCTCCACCGATAGAAATATTTCCGTTACCGTTAGTTAAGTTTCTTGCAACATCAGACCCAAGGAAAATATTTGAAGAGCCACTTACAAGACCGTCGGCTGTTCGATCACCAAAGAAAAAATTCTTCTTTCCGTCTACTAAATTTTTCCCCGCATCAACTCCAATAGCAATATTATTATTGCTCAATACATATTTGCTAACAATTCCTCCAGGAGTTATAAATTCTGTATATCCTGTTCCATCTAATGGAATATTTAATATTAAATCTTCATAAAGATCAAATGTTATCGAATCTACATATTGCACATAAAAAGTTCCACTATTTAATTCAGTCATTTCTATGACATCAGTAATTAGTATGCGATCGCCGGAGTTTAAATTGTGTGATGCATCAGTGACTACTCTTACCGGACTACTTTGAGTTACGAGATTAATAAATCCCACTTCAGTTAATGCCGCCATTCCTAAACTGTTTAATGATCCGTCACCGATCGCAATTGAGTTAGTGATTCCTGGGCCGTTACTTAATGCACGATTTCCAATTGCTATACTTTTTTGAGCTGTTAATATTCCAGTTAATGCATTATATCCAATAGAAATATTATTTTGACCGCCTTCGAAACCGTACTCAGTATAACTACCAACAAAAACTATATTATTACCATCAGGAATACCCTGTCCAATTGTTAAATTGTTTACATGGATATCATCGGCAACCCACATATTTTTACCAATACCAACCCCGCCGGTAACTACCAGTGTGCCTGTTTCTGTACTTAACGAAACTGATGTAGTTCCGGTAGCCAATATTCTTATAGTACCTTCCTCTAAATTACTATACATCTGAGCCTGAGTAAACTCTATGTTACCAAGGCTGGAAGCATATCTGGTTTGCAATAAATTATTTGTGATCAGTGTGAACCCAGTAGTGCTGGTAGTTTCCGGAAGTTGAGGCATGGCGCCTGCAAGAGGAAGAAATTCCCCGCTGCCGCCATATCGTAATTTTGATCCGCTTAGTAGACTTGACATATTTTATTCTCTTAGGTATTTGCTGATTCAAGTATGCTCAACACAAGTTGTAATGTAGAGGTGCTATCACTATGAGAATATGCACGTATACTATCTAATGTTTCAATAATTAATTTTCCAGTTAGCACCGATGCAGAATCACCCGCAGGTATAGCAAAATCTTTGACAAGATAACTATCAATGTTGGGTTCCTGGGCGCCGTTACCCTGGGCATCAGACAAGATAGGTCGTTGTCTATGATGAACAAAACTACATAGCTGTGTTTGTGTCGTAAGATTTGCTACCTGGGCCATTAGAACAATGGAGGTTACACCAATTGGTGCTGTATATACAGTTGCAGTATTGTTTCCAGTTGACTTTTCAACATATGATGTGATAGGTACTAACTTTTGTGTTTTTGTTTTAAATTGATTTAATGGAATTAACGCCATGATTTATCCTTTTTATCCTAATCCAGTGCCGCCTTCGATTGCTAATATGAATGGTGTCATATTTGCAAATAGCGACTTGGTAAATGTTCTACCACTTAGAACACCTGTTGCTTGACTAATCACCAATCCTGGACCAATACGGAAATCTCCATTTTGATCGGTTGATGTAAAAAATACCTTTCCTGAATCTAATTGTACAACTTCTTTACCTTGTACTGGATCTGCAACACCACGTTGCGGCAATGCTCCGTAATTGGTACCGGCTCCTACATATTCAAATACATATCCACTGGCACTAATATAACTTCTCTGATAGAAATTAACATCTGCACCGTCTGGAAATAAATCCGTTCTGGTTACATTTTCTCCTAATTGAACAATGTGATGAGTTCCGCTTCTTGACCAATAGCTTAATCCTGACATGACAGAATTATATCTACCCCCGGTTTCAATATCGTAAATCAATCTTTGTAAAATTAATTTAACATCTCGACGACACTTACTGTCATCGTATGGTGGAGATGCAAGATTATAATATGTATAGGCAACAATCTCGTCGGCTAAGAAATCAAGATTAAGTTTGATTAACGCAATAGCATCTCCTGCACCTTGCACGGCCGGTCCGGTTTTTGTTCTGGTTGAAAGTGGTCTAAATGCTTCAGCAGCAGCTAAATTATCAGCATCTACTATACCAATAATTTCATCAAATCTTAGATCAATAAATGACGCAGCACCTCCGCCATGAGCAATTTGATTGTTTATCGTTTGTACAGAAGTTATATTATAAGGATTGGGTGATATCGGTGTGTTTGAAATAACATCATCTACTAAATTGTTTAGTTGTCCTAATGCACTTATGTGGTTAGGAACTTGATCAAAGGTAACATTAGTAAGGGTACTCAATATATTAAACCCAACCGGAGTATCATTGGGTGTTTTTGCTATTTCGCTACTTAATACTGTGTAATAAGCATTTCCGCAGAAGTATAGATCAAAGTAATTATTGTTATAACTATCTGCGTTATTTCCAGGATCGCTTCCATTACCTGTTACGGCAAAATTTAATGTTACACTTTGATATCCAATATCTGTAACTACAGTATCAGTGGCAATATATCTAATTCCATAGTTTGGATTTGAAATCCATTGTCCTGAATCTGTGGTCACATTTCCGTTAATGTCAACATATTCGCCATATTGATTATAGAGATATTCAAAATGATCGTATTCAAACCCAAATTGATCTCTTGCATATACACTATTACCTACAGAAATACCAGTAGTATCTATTCCGGTCAATGTAATGGTGCCGGCTATCAATGTTCCTGTATTAGGACTTGCATTTAAAAATCCAGGAAACGCTTGTTCGTTTTCGTGACCTTCAGGTGGAACAACTTCCATCACTAAAGAAATGTGAGGTCTATCGTCGATATCTGGCATAAATACTTCTAAACGTCCATTATTTGGCCAGAAACCATTTGGATAATATTGATCAAATCCGTCTGGTCCTGGACTTTCTGGATATGCTTTAAATGCTGGATTGTAAATTGTTCCACTATGCTGACGCTTTCCGTAACCCTTTGACAATAAACAAATATCTCCAAAGTTAGCATTACTGTTAACGATACTTGCGATGCCACCGTTATCTGTTTGTACACCTATTGAGCAGAAAATTGTAAAGACAGAAACTAACTGTGCATATCCGTCATTGGTGATATGTACTCCCCTACCGCCTTGGTTAACTTGCGTAAATGCATCATAAACAAAAGATTGAATAGGGCTACGAACGGATATAACTCCGCCATCAACTAAACTTCCACCCATACTACCAATTGGATCAACCTTACGTTGATTCCATGTGGTTGAATCTCCTGTATATTCTAAACTTAATGCTTCAATCTCAGAATCCTTTAATGGATATATCAATGTGTCTCCAAAGTATAATGTAGCATTAGTGCCAAACCCGATAGTTGGACCACTTAACCCAATTTGATATTTGCCAGATCCTAAATTTTGAACAGAAGTTACTGTTGGAGAAATTTTTACATCTGACCCATTTAATCCAGTTAATGAAAAAAGTCCTCCACCTGAATATACTGGAGGAGCATATAGCGGTCCTCTTTCAATTATATCGGTAATAATTCCAAAGTTGCGTGTTACTGCTTCCTGTGGCATATAATCACCACCGTATTGGAAGAATGTGTTAATAACTTGAGGTGTGGTAGTTTGTGACTGTGGAGTAACGGGTTCGTTAGCAATAATTTGCAAAGCTATATCTCTTGCATAATTAATAGCCATCGTGGTTGTAGTTTCTTGCCCGGCAACTTGATTATAACCAAAGTTCCAATAAGCAAGACCGGCTTCAACTGATTTAGAATTACCACCCAACAGTATATCTTGGCTAACCGCATCTACAATTAGTCCAGTATCTCTATAGCATAAAGTTTCGTCGTAATTGAATCTACCAAGATTGTAAGTTTGATCAATATAAGCAATTACTTCTTCTACAATAAATTGCCTATTGGCTTTTAAAATTTCACATGCTTTGAGAATATCATCATCTGTAGTTATTGTCAATGATATCGGTGCAGGAGCATCGGTGTAGTCTAATCCACCATCACCTGCTCCGTAAAAATCAGGATCAATAATGCTATTGAGTTTAACTACTTTTGAATTTAAAGCGGTTGTTGGAGCAGAAGCAGGTACATCAAGAGATAAATTCTGTTTTACTTTATTTTGCCTTAACGTAGCTATAGGAACATTTTGTATAATTTCTTGGGCAATCGTAGATAGATAATTAAACGCTCCGGTTGTTTGTACAATCTGTCCTGCTATACTTGATCCATTGCCTTCTGCAAATCCAAGATAATATACTGCGGCTTGTATACTTTGACGATTGCCACCATTTAATAAGTCAAATGATATACAATCAATAATATATCCTACATCTCGTCTGCATTTACCATCATCATATGCTGAAAAATTAAGTCCAGTAAATGCACCGTGTGTTTCAGAAGTAGGTGCTTGTATATATGCACTTATTTCGTTGGCTATGTAGGTTTTATTTTCCTGCAATAATGCTACAGCATTTTGAACACCAAGGAGGTCACTTGGAGATCCGTTTGGAATAATACTATCTGTCCAGAACTTATTAGTTCCATTGATAATATTGATCATTGTAGTAAACAATGGACTTATAACATCAGCTTCAGCAGTAGTAGCAGATTCTAATGATATAGGTTGATCTGCAACACCAAATCTCCCAATCAAATCATCTGAGCTTGTGATATTTTTTATAATTTTAACTGACAAGTCTTTTAAATATCTAATAGAACTTATAGTAGGTGATAGCTCGCTTTCAATCGCACCTGTCCAGCCGCTTTGATTCCAATATTGAATTCCGGCAAAATTACTTTGTGTAGTTCCATCATACAATAAATCATAGATAATAGAATCAACAATTAGTCCAGTATCTCTTCGGCATTTAATCTCACTATATGGAAAACCGCCAGTACCGGTATCGTATATAATACTGTTGATGTAATTGATAGTATCTTCTTGAATAAACTTTCTGTTGGCCTGCATTAATATTTCTGCACTAACAAAAGCAGCATCAGGGCCGGTGCTCTTATAAACTGTTGGAGCAACATCAGGACCATTTGTAATAATATTGGTAATAGTAGATACTAAATTTGTAATAGAGTCAGTTGAAATATCTCCGCCAGTCAATACTATATTAATAACTTGAGATTCCACACCTGCGTATACTATAGAGCATGGAGTATTAGTTATTACCTCTAACATTCTATCACGTAAGAATTCAATTGCAGCATTTGTTTGTACTTCTTGTCCTGCAATTACGCTAACAACACCTTGCCAATATGATAGTCCACTTTCAACTGATTTTTCGTTTCCACCAAATGCTGCATCGTATGCAATATTTTCAACCAATATACCAACATCTCGGCGGCATTTTTCTCGATTATAATCAAACCCGGGATATGTATCATTAACATACAACACCGTTTGCTCTTGTAAGAATGGTTTGTTGGCTAATAACAATGTGCGGGCACTAAAAAATCCAACATTCTGTTGTCCTGCATTAATAGACATACCTTGAGTAATAGTGCCTTGCACTGTTACTTCAATAGTAGTTGTGTTAGCTATCCAGGTACCAGTACCAATCGCTTTTGGTACTTGAACAGTTTGGTTAGGTACAAACATTGTACCATCTTTTAACCAAGGGCCGCTTTGATTGGTACAGTTTTGTACGTATGGAGAATGGAATAAGTCTATACGATTATCGCCAGTCTGTGGTGGAAATGCAGTAGCATAAGCACCCCTATTATATCCAAGCGCATACTGACCCTGGAGTAGTCCGCTTCTTCCATTTAAGAAAGTCATATAGTTAAGATAGCATCCACTTTCAAGGTGGAATAAATCTTGTGTTTTATTGATAGGTTCAATAAATGTAGTACGGATGTCACTACCCCTGACACTTGTATAAGGTTTTAATCTTAGAGGATTGTCTTCATAATAGTGGCCTGCGCTAACAAGTATCTGTGTTCCTGGCTGATAGTATGGACTGTTTAATGCTGCACCAATAGTGCGACATGCTCTACTTGCATCCTGAGCGCGGCCATCGTTTGTATCATTGCCATCTACTGTAACATATAAAACGTTAGTTACGACAGGAGCAGTTCCTATTGGATTAGTACCTCGAACTCTAATATCACCAAATACATCAGTCATACCGTCGTATGGCTTAACTTCAATTGAACCTGTGGTAGATGCTAATACTCTGGTATATATATCGTGAACATATGCTTCTGCCCATTGTGTAGATGTGTGACCAATTTTACCTGTTAAATCTGCGGATGGTAATACATCTCCACCGATAGTCATAGTTCCGGCAATACCAACACCGCCTGCAACTACCAATGATCCTGTATCAGTACTGGTTGATAAATCTGTTTCTGCTACAAATACTCTATCAGTTTTTAATTTGCCGTAGTATGGATTGTATCTTAATCCACCAGTGACTCCGTCATTGTCAACAAAAACTATCTGTTGATCCGATGTACTAAAAACTAATGTAGGAAAATAATCAAAATCTGCATTGGTAACAGTGGTAAGAATAGATAATGCAGTATTAGCGGTTTCAATTCTACCATATATAAAGCCGCCAACATTGATATCTTTTTCAACACCCAATCCACCTGATATATATACCGAAGCGGTATTTCTGTGTTCTGGAACATCGTAAATATCTAAAGGATCATATGGGCGATTGAGTCTGTTTTCAACATTGGTTCCGTCAAGAAATCTTCCTTTTTCAATATATATAGTATTCCAAGATTGTTCAGATGTACCAAAGTTATATGTTGAAGAAGTTTGTGGAATCAGATCACTTACAAATTCTGCTATAGCATCAATTGTATTTGATGGATTTGCTCCTAATTGCGTATCACCCGCGACGGTAACGAGCCCGTTGGTTCCGTTCACTACAATCTTATAATCGCCTGGTAAATTTAATACGTTAGTTGTCATTCTCTGATCCTCAGATATATTTATTTGTTAATGTATTCTTATCTCAACTGCATCTATTAATGCACTGGATTTATGTGGCCACTTTGGATGACTTCTAAATCTAACTAATAATCCAAATGTTGGATTTTGAACATCTGAGATAGATAAATTTGTGTTCCAATTGTCATCTTCACTACCATATAAGTTAACTGGATCCAAACTTATTGATGCTCGATTGTCACCAATGGCATCATTATCTAAATATAATTGTACAGTTTCATCGCTTATTCTACCATATCTCTTCATTGTTAATCTCATTTCAATTCCAGATACAACATCTGGTAAATTATTAAAATTAAATCCTGTTAATTTTAAGAAATATGTTTTCTCTACCAAATCATGATTTGGTTGTTTTGCAATATGTAAAAGATCTCTTGAAATTTTTACAGATCCATCATTAACTTGTTTCAGTCCTTCAAAGTCATTATCATCTATCCATGATACATGATGATCTTCAGCACCGGGTTCAGCATATTGACTTATAGATGTAGGTAGGGCCCAATTGGAATTCATACCGTATTTACCTTACAGCATATACTACGCTGTAAATGGAAAAGGGCTCCGGAGAGCCCTTTAATGTAATCCAATGATAGATTAGTTTGAGTGTGCAATACTAACTTTTGTAGCAGTTGCTGCACCAATAGTCCATCCAGCTACTCCACCATCGGCTACTAACCAATCGGCTTCGTTATTAACAAGATGTACCAAACGTGCTTTTCTTGCAGTTAGTTTTGTTACAAAATATGTATTGCCATTATAGTCAGTTGCGATGATATTCATTTCACCTGCCAATAAATCAGCATTTTCTTTAGCTACTAATTTGCAAATACCTTTACCGTCGGTGTTCTGAATCAGATAACGATGACTACCTTCTTGTTTAAGAATATCACCAGTAGTGCGTACACTTCCGCCAGTGAGTGTTGACGCAAATCTAATTGAATCTTGACGTGTGCTTGTTAACACTGCTGTTCTACTGAAACTTGTACCTTCATCACTGAAAGTTACAGTAGTAGATACGGTGCCAGTATTAGGCCAGGTTAGACCAATTGCTAATCCCACGATAGACGTAACATAATTTGTTGCAGTTCCACTAAGATTAGTACCAGCAGCCTGCATGCCAACATACAAACCTGTTGTATTAATTACATAAATTGTGTTAGTAGCACTTGTGCCTGTTGTTGTTGCTTTAGTAACTGTTGCTGCTTTAGCAACAGAGATTGCCGGCGCAGTCAAATAGCCAGATCCTGGATTGTTTACCGATATAGTAATAACGCCGCCCGGAGCAGTAATTGATTGAGTAACGGTTGCCTGGATACCACCTGTAAGACCCGGGGCTGCAACAGATACAACAGAACCTTGAGAATATAGCGAACCACCGCTGCCGCTGCCAGCAATTGATGCTACACCTTCCCCGCCTACACCTGTTTTTCCACCAGTGGCGTGATCTTGATATGGGGTAATTGTATTACCGAAAAATTTCTTTTTAATTGGACGTCCCATTTTGTTTCTCCTTAAAATAAACTAGTAGATTCTATCTACTACGCGGTGGGGTTCCGCATAAACTCTAACCTAAGAGTGAACAGTGTATTTATACTAATTGGATAAGTTGAACGCCATACTTATTCTATCTTGATCTGAATTGTTAGATAATACTCGATGCTCAACTCCCCCAGGAGCAATTAACAATAATCCTTCGTATGGTGTGATAGAATAGATTGTATCATTATCTTTAAATTCTATGTTTCCGCTGTTCTCTGGAATTTGTATATAGAATACTCCTATACGATTATATCTACCATGACTATGCCAATCGTGATATGCATTTTTTGGACTTATATTAAACCATATTTGATTTGGCAACTCAGTTATATTAGAAATTGTCATGCATTCTGATAAAAAATTATTGATCCATTTGATATCATTGGTGTTTTCATATTGTGGTGATTGCCATCCTAACCTATTACTTCTTAAGATTGGTCTATTTTTATTTTTCAAGACGTAGATATTTTTAATCAATTCTTTAGGAAATACAAGATTATATTGTTGTACCTGATCTAACATTACATATTTAATTCAACAAAAAACCCGCCGAAGCGGGTTTTTGTTTGTATTACAAGTAACGGATTACTTGAAGCTTACTGTGGAGCTCTTGATTTCAACACGACCTAAATAGTCAGCAGCGTTACCTAGAGAAGAAGCAGTGTTGCTTAACTCTACATAACCGTAACGTGTTAGGAAGCCAACTACTGGCTCAAATGTTGCTGGATCTAGAACAACGCCAGAGCTCATTAGAGGAATATATGGGCAATAGAACGCAGCAGCATCTGCTTCGCTTGTACCTTTGTATCCAACCAGAACTTGGTTTACATCTGATGTGTCGCTTAGATAAGCGTCAACATACACACGCATTGCACCATTCAATGTACCAACAAACTTAGTGTTTGTAGGAGCTTCAAATGTACCTTCTGTTGTACGTGCAAAAGCAGAGGTAGTAGCAGATTGTAGAATTGTCAATGCTTGGTTAGAAACAACAGCCCAGTTACCAGAACCACGACGTGTACGTTGAGCAATCAAGTTGCTTACACGGTTGATCTGGATAGCAAGAGCAGCGTGCTCGTCACCAACAAATGTAGCTGTACCAGAAACTAATGATTGGTCATAAGACTCTTCAAGAGTTGCTAAAGCACGTAGACTTGCTAGAATTTCTTGGTCAATTTCAGCTGTAATTTCTTGAGCTAACGCAGCCATGATTTCTGCTTCAATGTCAATACCTTGTTGGGCTTGTGCATCTTGAGCAGCCTCAAATGTCCAGCGAGCGCTTAGTTTACGAGACTTAGCTTCAACTGGTGTCTTCAAGATTTGAATGGACATACGCTTGCCTGGTGTGCCTTCAAGTTTAGCAGTTGTATCTGCACCTGGAGTAGCACTGTTGTTACCAGAGTAAGCAGCAGCAATCTTGAATGGGCTTAGAGCCTCTTCACCAGCTGTTACTACATCACCGGAAGCAACGCCATCAGCGTAGCGAACACGTAGAGTGTGGATTTGACCAACAGGGCCAGTCATTGGCTGAACACCGATGATTTCATTGGCAATAACTGTAGGCATTACACGACGAATAACTGGTAGAATAACACGGTTAAGTGTTGCAATGTTACCAGCGCTGGTTGAACCAGCAGTTGCGCTTTCAGACAAACTGCGACGTGTGTTTTCTAGGCAAACGCCCATGCTTGCACGACGGTTACCAGTTAGGCCTTCAAGCAGAGCTTCTTTGGTCTCTGACCATCTTTCATTTAATAATTGTGACATTTATGTCTCCTTGAATATAATTATTTTAGACCCGCTAACTTGCGGATATCTAAGATGTTATCTAAGCCTACCTGTGGCTTGCTTTCTCGATTTCCAGTTACTTCCGTGCTTTCAGTTAATGTTGCTTTCGCTGTTTTAATTGTTGCACCTTCCATTACTGTTGGTAGGTATTTCTCAAATGCTACTGAAAGTTTTCTTGTGTCAACAGACTCAAGTAACTGACTCATTAGCGCTCTTTTTTCACCAGTGATTGGTGATAACAATTCAGCCATGACTTGTTTTCTTTCCATTAAATCTTTAGTAACGCGGATTTCGCGGTCCTTAGACTCAACAATGGTAGACTTTTCTGTCAATGCTTGCTTTGTTTCTGCAAGTTCTTGGTCTTTCTTAGAAATGATCTTTAACAATTTACTTGTTTCAGATTTTTCGTTTAGGAAAGACGCAGAATACTCTTGTGCAAATGCTTCATATAACTTACGACCAAATGCGTTGTTACGGGCACTATCGATATCTTCTTTCAATTGCTTGATTTCAGATCTCATTTGTTTAGTGACTGTAGACTCGACTACTTGTGCGCTACGCTTAATGAAACTTTGTTTAATTTCTTCAAACTTGTTTTTTGCTTCGCGAACTAACTTAACTTTCGTTTCAGCTAAATCACGTTTATCTACTGCAAACTCTTGGATTTCTTTTGCCAATGCGTGTACAATAAATTGTTCTAATTTGCTAAAGTTCTCAGCAACTTTCTTACGATCGCTTTGGAACTCAACAACTTCTTTGCCTAATTGTTTGATAACAAAGCCTTCTAACTTTTTAGCATCTTCAGCAATACGTTGTTGGTATGCTACTTTTGCTTCAGCCAGTGCTCTTTTATCATTATACAATTCGGCCATCTCTACGGCCAATCTGTCGCCTAACATCTTATCGATTGCTTCAACCATAACTGTTTTGTCATGACTGTATTTTTGTGCAAACTCTTCACGAAGTTCTGCGGTGACTTGGTCGCGATTCTCTTGAATTTTCTCGGCAAAGGCAGATTCAATAACAGAACGTGTGTCTTCTGTCATTACTCCTGCTTCTACTAATTGTTTGAATGCGTCCATATTTTTCTCCTCGGGCTTATTTTAGACCTTTAATAATATTCAAGAGACTCTCTTGAAGATATTTCTGGGCCTTTGGATCTTCTTTTACTTCTTTAGCAACACCAAAAGCACGGTTTCCACCTCTGGTGTTCATGAGATGCTCATAAACAGGAGTAGGATATGCACCGGGTGCGCTGGGTTGTGCAACTACATCAACTGTGATAATCTCAAAATCGGATACTTTGCCAGACATTTCATCAACGTTACCGCTGCCTCTACTACTGACACCAAGTTTCACACCGCTTTCAAGCATAGTACGAATTAAGTTGCCCATTGGCGTAGGCAAAATTTTCATCTTGCCATATCCATTAGGACCTTCCATCCACATCTGAGTAATCATATGGGATACACGGTCCAAATTCACTTTTAGATCATCTGGATGGTCTACTTCACCTAATACAGAGTAACCACTTTGTAGTTGATCATTTAATGTTTTCACAGCACGTTCAATTTCGTCTACAGGATAGACTCTTTGATTTGCATTGCGAATACCACCTTGGATAGCAATACCTTTTAAGTAAAGGCTTTTGCCATCTTTGTCATCCGACTCCATTACGATGCCGGATTGATCAAAACTTAGATGTTCTCTTAGATAAGATACTTTCATCCTAATTCTCTAATTAATTAGCTGGCTTTAAGAATTGCTTTACAGCGCCAACGCTGGTTTGACCAGCTTTATCGCCTGAACCGGATCCAACTGGACCAGGAGTCTTGTTGTTACCAGGATAACCCGATCCAACTTTACTTAGGTTCTTAACACCCATTTTTCCACCAGGAACATTTCCGTTACCACTGGCAAACTTCTCACTCTTTTCTGGGGTGATGCCTTTGTTTACTTTACCTGGGCTTGTTCCAGTATTGTTTTGACCTTCGGTAGAACCTTGAACTAAGTTTTTACCATTTACATTTGCTGGACCTGGCTTGTTTTTACCAGAAGCAATTGGGCTACGGCCTTCAACTGGGCTACCATCTTTATCACCAGAACCAGAACCTACGTACTGACCTTGGCTTTTTTGGCTATTCTTTTCCCAGTCGTTACCAACTTTCTCAACGTATTCACGGGTAACACGGCGACCTTCAAATGCTGGCTTTCCCATCATGTCATCGCTACCTCCCATCATGTCGTCACCACCGTCCATTGGCTCTTCATCGCTACCAAATCCCATATCGCTGCCGCCACCTTTAGCGTGCTCAAGTTCAGCGAATGCTGCTTCAAGTTCTTCGATTGCAGATTTGATATCCATGATTGCAGTTTCTTCACTGGATTCATCATCCATACCCATATCCATTTCGTCATCTTCTTCGTCATCGGCTCCGATGTCTTTACCAAACTTGTCAGTTGCATCACCTTCTTCGTCACCGGCTTCCATGCTGTAGGAATCTTCTAAGTCCATTGACTCGTCCATTTCTTCATCGGACTCATCCATTTCTTCATCAGCACCTTCATCAACTGATTCTTCTTCTTCTTCGTCTTTGGCTTCATCCATTTCTGCCGATTCTTCTTCAGCTTCTTCGGCGATTAGATTTTCGTAAATTTCTCTGGACTTCTCAACAACGATAGCATGGAAAAGCTCATTGGCTTTTTCATTTTCTTCGTTAACTATGAGATCCAATAGTTGTTCAAATTTTGTAGACATTGCGTGTATTCTCCTTAATTAGATTGCGCGGCAAGGCTGTATTGTGTGCTTATTTAAACCTATTTTAATAAAGGTATGGGAAATAGGCCAAAAACGGCTCATTTTAGGCCATTGGGCATAAGATTTTGTCAAAATTTGACATTTTTAGTAAAATTATGCTGCTGCTGCTTCCGGAGGAGGTGCAGCATACATCTTTCTTACTAAACCTAATTCTTCTTTTTTCTCTTCTTCTCTTGCATCACCAGCTTTACGTAAATCGTTCAACATGCGTAATGTTAATCGGGTTTTACGTAAATCTTTTGATTTCAAAACACTTGTATCATTGTCAGAGTTATATCTCAAATCGTCAACTTGATTAGATTGCTTACTATCAAAATAAATGAACTCGTTCAATAACATATCAATATTTATGCTGCTGGAGGAGTTTCTGGAGCAGCAGGTGCTGCTGCTTCTGCACCCGGCTCAGCAGGTGGAGGTGCTTCTGTTGCAGAATTTAACGAAGATATATCACCACCCATTCCGTTTGCAGTAATTCCTACGCTTCTTAATTCTGCACTTGCTGGTAAAGAAGTATCCTCATCAATGTTTTCTTCTTTCCATAGTTTTTCATTGTCGGCCATTTCTTCTGCTGTAAGTCCTAAGAAACGCTTTAATGCAAATCTTTTACTGATTTGCGGAATTGCAATCATAGTGTTAAACGTATTAACACGAGCTGTGTCCATTTCTGATTGTCTATAACTTGCAAAGTTCTGCGGTGGATTAAACTTAACTTCAAATAGATTGCTGTCTATGTTAATGCCTTTAGTATGTAGATATAATTTGAATTCAGTATCAAACTGTTCGTTCATTAGGCTTTGTAATCGCTCGCAATACTTGTTGAATCTAAGTTCTTGAATGTATGCTGTTCCAACTCTACCATCATTAAAGTTGCTTCCTCCGTCGTCAGAGCCGGTCGGAAGATAAGTGCTAGGTATGCGTAAAGCCCTAAACAACTTATTAGTAAAATATTTAAGGTCATCAATTTCTCCTAAATTAGTACCGCCGGGTAATACTTCAACCTTACTACCTCTGCCCTCTGCGGTCTGTGGGAAAAAGTAATCTTCATTAATACTTAATGGATTATATCCTGCATCTACTACACTTTGACCACCACCGGTTGCACTTGGAATACGGCGCTGGTTGACTTCATTTTTAACTCTTTCAACAAAACTCATAGCCAAATGGCTGGGCATATTTCCTACGTCAATGTAAAATACTCTACGTTCTGGAGCACGTTGTATACGGTAGATTAGAATAGCATCTTCTAATAATTCTTTTTGTTTGAATACCTTGAAGATACTTTCCATTAGACTTGTACCAAACGGAAAATTGTTATCAAGGCCTTCACTCATGCTAATATGGATAACGTGGCGAGCATCAATAGCATATTGATTTTCCATTTTACTAAATCTGTTACCGGCCACATTGCTTGGGTACGACCCGGTCATTCCCCTACTTCCACCTGCACCACCTTGCCCTGGACTCATACCACCACCGGCATATTGACTACCACCACCGGTAATGTTACTTGGGTTGATGGCAGTAGTTGCTAATGTTTCTAAGTTAGGGTTGAAGTCACGAATCATGTATTGTTCAGGCTTCTTACCTTCTGATTCATTGACAATAATACGATCTACTTTGTTAGGATCAATGTACATCCATGCTTGAGTTTCAGGATCTCTGACAAAGAATGTGTCGCCATATTTGAAACTGTTACGTACAATTTTAAATATTCTTGTTTGGAATTTGTTCAGTTTGGACCATTGCTGCATGTACTTTCTAATGATCTTGATTTCAGTGCTGGTAGCATGATCATTAAAAAATACTCTAAATGGTGTTCCATTTTCTTCATTGGCTTGTGTGCAGAACTCAGCTAAAATATCTAATGCAGCATTAACTTCACTGTCTGCATCCATAGTATCATATTGTCCATAACGTTCTAAACGATTTGGATGTCCGGAATATATATCAGGCAGGTAGCTGGAATAATTCCTGTGGGTAGGGCTTGTTTGAGAATTCGTAGATCCGCTTATAGGGCTTAAAGCACCTGATGCATTTACCGGGGTGAAATACTTTTTCCAACCAGCCATATTATATATTACCTTTTAAATCTATTACCGTCGAGTGCTTTAGTAGCAGACACGGTTTGTTTAGTATTATCAGCTGTTTCTTTAATAAATTTCAAAACTTCTGTTATTTGTTTATTTAACGATCTTAGTTCAGTTACTGTAACATTTGCTGGATTGCTTGTATCAGTTGCTGCGGGTGTCGATTTTGCTGCGGCGGCAGCCGGTGCTGGTTCACTTGTACCAATTAATTTATTGGCAAATCCAGATATAGCGCCACCAACTGCTTGGCCAATACCAGGTGTTGCATCTTTAACTTTTTGCATTGCTGCTGCTACTTTTTCTAATTTAACAGGATCTACAGTACTAAGTTTTGCAAAACTATCAGCCATCTGAGTTAACGCACTTGCAGCAACACTACCAAATACAGCAAACGGTGCCCATGCAATAAGTGCTCCACCTAATGCACCTGCTCCGAGTGCAACTTTACCTAAGCCGACACCGTTGATAGTTGACATTGCAGTAAGTCCGGCAGTAAATGTAGGCATCGATACACTAACCAATGCCATCGCTACAGCAAATGGGATTAGTGCTAATCCCATTGCACCAATAGCAACCGAGCCAGCAATAATAAGAGGAGATGCAAAACTTAAGACTGCTGCCAACGCTCCTAATCCCAGCAACGTGGTAAATCCTTTTCCCATATCTTCCCAGGATATTGTGGCAAAATTTTGTAGTGCTTTAGATGCTCCCCACAATACAGCCGCTAACAATCCTAATGTAACAGCACCTAACATCACCTGTGGTTTTCCTAATGCACCTAACCCATTACCTAATCCGGTTAATATACTTCTAATTAATTCCCCGGCACCTTTTCCAAGACCTGAAAGCAATCCTTGAAGACCTTTTCCTAAGCCGCCCAATCCTTCGGCTAACTTAGAACCAATGCCCGGACCTCCTCCACCACCGGCTCCGCCGCCCCCTGCACCTCCTCTACCACCGGCACCGCCCCCACCTAAAGCGCCACCACCAACAACTTTAACCCACATTGGATTATTTGGGTTTGATCCTAATGCACCTGCTCCTACTCCAGTAGCAGCACTAAATTGTTTTAATAATCCGCCTCCACTTGCTTTTGAAGACTGTGCAGCTTCTATAGCGGTTTTAGCTTTCATAAATGCCCAAAACACTGTCATCACTGCGGCGCCGCCGGCTATAACTTTAACAAGAGTTATAATTTCGCTTTTCCATTTGGTTAGCCACTGTATCATGCCAAGGGCAATTTGAGCAGCTTCCATTAATATGCCCTGGGGATCGCCCATTAAACCAGTTAATGCATCGTATAATGCTTGTTGTACCGCGACCCACGCTTTCTGTGCTTCTGCTGCTCTGGCGGCTTCACTTCCTTCTAATTGTCTTTTTTTCTCAGCAGCAACACTATCAAGGTTAAGTTCTTCAAGTGTTTTGTCTTTTGATTTAAGAGCAACCTCCCCGACTGTTTGCATCACACCACCAACGGCACCACCTTGCTGTATCATGTAAAATCTTTGTTGTTCGCCCATTTTACCCATATCTTTAATAGTAGCCTGCTGTCCTTGTGCATACTGTTTATTTTGATCTGCTAAAGTTTGTGATGAATCGTTAACTCCATTGGCCATGCCTATTACAGATTTGTTTGTTTCTCCCATAACAGCAGTAAATGCTTTAGCTTCTTTAGTAATAGGAGGAACACCCATGACTTTAGATTGGAATGCATCTGCTGCTCCTTTACCGCCAAGCGCCAATGCTTTAGCCATACCTGCTATTGCTTTTTCTTTCTGTTCAGGAGTCATGGTAGCTAACTTAGCCTGCCATGCGGCATTTTTACTTTGTTCTTTTAATTGTTTTTCCATCTCCTCTTTGCTTTTACCTGTTATATCGGCTAAAGCATCAAGTTGTTCTAAATATTTTGCAGTATTTGCAACAGTTTTAGTTGAATCTTGTTGTTCACTTTTTGATAGACCACCGGTCATTTCTATATAAGACGCCAACCCATTAGCAGCTTGCTCTCCTGTGAGTCCTAACTTCATGAGAGCACCGTCGTTTAAACTTACCAACCGTGCAGACATTTGTGTAAATCTTTTAGCACCTTCGTCGGCGTTTGCGCCCATTCTGGTAAATGTTTCAGAATTTTTTCTCAGTACACCACCAAGCTGATCCAAGGTCATCATGCTGCCCATAGCAGCATGACGCAGACCAGTTAATGACCCACCCATTTGAATACCACTTTGAGAGATATTTTGATATGTTTTAAATTCGGCTTCTTTTAATTTTGATAATTCTCCAGCTAACCCAAGGAACCAACCAACCAGCGGTAGTCCTTTAAGTGCGGCCCCAAACTCACTTATGTTCATTGAGCCGCTACCGGCTATCTGTGCAAGGTTGCCAAGAACGCCACCTAACCTTTGAAGTCCACCATCAACAACTCCAACTGAAAAGCTCATCTTTTTCAGCCAGCTTGCTCCACCTTGTGCAGAAGTTCCCAATCCACCTAATACCCCGCCACTTTCTTGTCCGGCTTGTGTAAGTGATGTAAGTCCTTTATTAACACCTGCTACTTTAGTTGGATCTAACCCTGCCTTAGTTGCCATGTTGGAAATAGCATCAGCTATTTGCCTATTACTGGTGGACATATTTTGCAGTAATAACTTGAGCGTGGCCTCCGTGGCGGCATTTTTTAGCTCTACTGCTTGATTTCCAATCGAACCGGTTACATCAGACATTGTTTTTAGGTGGTTATCTACGTATATAAATAAGAGTTATAGATCGTATCTTTTATTTATCGGAGACAAAAGCATGAAAACATCATCACCAACTATTCCTAAGAAGCAAAATCCTTTAGCGTCATTTATGAGACAGCCTAAAATCTACATCAGGTTTCCCAGTGAAGGACAATATTGGCCAGAGGGTAGTTTAGAAATATCCGAAACAGGTGAATATCCTGTATACTCAATGACTGCCAAAGATGAACTTATGCTAAAAATTCCCGATGCGGTAATGACAGGGCAAGCAGTTGTCGATGTATTACAGCATTGTATTCCTAATATAAAAAATGCTTGGATGACACCCAGCATCGATCTTGACTATCTGTTAATAGCTGTACGCATGGCTACATATGGTGAAAAGATGGATACTCCAGTTAATTTTGGCGAAGGCGATGATGAGTTAACATTGAACTATGATGTTGACTTGAGATTAGTAATGGATGCATATCAACAACAGGTCACATGGGATCCAGTTGTACCAATTACCGAAGATCTAACAGTATTTGTTCGTCCTTTAAACTATAAGGTAGTAAGTGAAAATGCATTAAAAGCATTTGAAACTCAAAAAATCATGCAGATAGTCAATGATGAAAATGCCACAGATGAAAACAAATTAGAAGCCTTTAATAAAAGTTTTAATAAACTTACCGAAGTAACTATCGGAATAGTTAGATCGTCTATTTTTAAAGTTGATAGTAGTGAGGGTAGTACCGATGATCCTTTTTTCATACAAGAGTTTGTGGATAATGTAGATAAAGAAATATTCACAGTTGTACAAAAACATCTCGAAGCATTAAAAGAAATTAATACACTTAAACCGTTAACAATTCAAGTTACTGAGGAAATGAGAGAAAAAGGATTTAAAGGTGAAACCCTTGAAGTTCCTTTAGTATTTGATCCTACAACTTTTTTCGTATAAGGCTTTTGAATCTTGATATAGCGGGCATTGATGCTCTAAGTCAAGAATACGAACGAGATTCAAAAGCCTTAAAAGATCTTTTATTTAGAATCTGTTGGTACATGAGAGGAAGTATCTCAATAAGTGAAGCCTATCTCCTGTGCCCAGAAGACAGAGAAATTATCGCAAAAATAATTGAAGAAAATCTGGAAATTACAAAGACTTCCCAGATGCCGTTCTTTTAAATCTTCCGACCGAGGAAGTTGCTGTGGAATTCAACTTCTTCTCTAAATCCGGCTTGTTTCATTTTAGCTATTTGGGCAGGAGTTCTTTTATCAGCAGCAAAAGTTGGTTTCTGTATGTTCATATTTGCCGCTCCTTTTTCCGCTGCTAAATTTGCTGCTCCAGTTTTTTGTAGATTAGCTAATTGTGAAGCATTGCTAACGCCGGCACCTTTTAAGTCCATCATACTTTTACCTGCTCCACCTGATGTTCCTGTTACAGGTGCTTTTGCTGCTGGTGGAGTTGCTCCGGGTGCTGCTGGTGGAGTTGCTCCGGGTGCTGCTGGTGTAGTTGCGCCTGCTGCTGGTGTAGTTGCGCCTGTTGGAAGTCCTGCATTCTTTTTAACAGCATCTAATTCGTCTGGCTGAGGTGTTGTTCCACCTGCTGCTGGTTTTACATTTGCCGGTGTTGCATGATCTGCTGCCGAGGCATCTCTTCCATCTGCTGCCCAGTCACCTGGATTTGTTGTGCCAGTCTTGGTACCACTATTAGGATCTTCTGCTCCTGCTGGTGCAGCACCTGCTGGTGGTGCTGCTTTGATACTTTTATCTAATTCACCTGCTAATTGTTTTTTACTTGCAGGATCTAATCCATCAATAGCTTTCATGATGTCACCTACACCTTTACCACCTGTAGTTGGAGGTGTTCCTGCTGCCGGTGGTGTTGGTGTTGCGCCGCCCGGTGAAGGTGCGGCTTCCGGTTCCGCCGATCCACCCGGTGCGTTATTATTACCTGGATTGGTTAATGTAGTTGTAGTAGGACTACCTGCTGCCGGTGCTGCTCCACCTGCTGCCGGTGCTGCTCCACCTGCGGCTGGTGCTGCTCCACTTGCTGTTGGACCTTCTCCGCTTCCCCACCATGCTTTACCTTGTTGATACCCTTGTTTAGCATCGTCCCATGCTCCTTTAATTCCACGACCGGCAGCACCTACTGCTCCTACAACATGCCCTGCTGCTTTACCTAAGAATGACCCAATACCTTCATTTAAACATTGAGTATGATATGAATTAATTAATTTGATGGCAAAGTTTTCATTTAATGTTTTTGCTTTTGTTAATCCAAGATCTTCAACCGCAATCCTGTATCCAAGATTTAACAGTTGTTGCTGAGATTTAATACCCCTTGGTAATCTTCCGGCTACACTTTCATGATATGGAGTTTTTGTTTTAGTCGTAACGAGTTGAGAAATTTTCATATGGGTTCCTATTATTTCTTTAAGTATTCTAATACTTGCTTTTGTTCTTCGGGGGATAAAGCCATTATCTGTACAAGCAGATCTTTGATATTTACTACAGGAAGTCCTGCATTTTTTTTAACTGCATCTAATTCATCCGGTTGTCCTGCTGCGGCTGTATCGGTTCCTGGTGCTGCTTTATCATTTTTGGACATCGGAGGATCTTGTATCTCACCAGTCGGTGCAGGAATTCCTAAATCTGTAAAGGCTTTTGAAACCAATGCTGGATCTGCACCGGCACCTTGAATCACCTGTGCTACTTGCTCACTGTCTGTTGGGCTACCGGCTTTCTTCCATGCTGAGTTTAATTTGTCTGCGGTGATTTTAGTGGTTAAATTCTTACCAACCGTTGCGGCTTTATCAGCTACTGCACCTGCTGCTTTTCCTGCAGCACCTTTGATACTATCCCACATGCCTTCATTGACTTGACGATTTTTAATCTGAATCAATGTGAATAATGTGGCAAGTTGTCTTTCAGATAATTGAACACCTTCTTTTAAACCGCGTGTTAAAGGAGACTTGTTGGCCCAATAATCTTTGGCATTTTGTGCTGCTTGGGCAGCGTCGGCGGCCTGTGCTTGCTGTTTAAGAGTAAAAGCCGCCTGTTGTTCGGGAGACATGTCAGTCCACGATGGTGCTTTAAAGTTAGTAAACGGTTTGCCAGTTAGACGATTAATTGCTGTATCGGCTGCAGGTGGAAAGTCACCAGGTGCTACATTCATCGACGGTCTTGCAGTTATGCCCAATGGGTTGTCACTCGGAAGATCAACTGATCCTGGTTGATCTACATTGTTTATACTTGGTCTTGCAGTTATACCTAATGGATTATCACTACCCGGAACATCAACTGATCCTGGTTGATCTACATTGTTTATACTTGGTCTTGCAGTTATACCTAATGGATTATCACTACCCGGAACATCAACTGATCCTGGTTGATCTACATTGTTTATACTTGGTCTTGCAGTTATACCTAATGGATTGTCTCCACCATCCATTGCAGCAACTTGGTCCTGACTGAGGTTTGCGGTATTTCCAGAAGCCATGTTGGCCTTTGCAGAAACAGCCTGATCAAATCCCTGCTCTTTAGCATGCCGCATCGCCATGTCTTTTGCAATCATTTTTGCTTGGATACTATTACCAATGGGTGGATGTGATTTTAAATATTCATCATATGCTTGTTGGTTATATCCTTTTGGCATATTCTGGTAGTCACCGGGCTTCATGTCACCGCTTGCTGCTCCTCGGTGTGAAGCCATGTTGGCCTTTGCAGAAACAGCCTGATCCGCTCCTGAGTCTCCGCCACCGCTAAGTTGATGTCGAGCCTGATTTTTTAAATCTAACCATTGATCATCACTTAGCCCCGGAGGACCATAATCATAAGTTCCATCCTGATTTATTGAATATAGTTGTTGACCGGTTTTAGGATTAATCTCCCCTACAGTATGAGAATAACTCGAAGAGTCAGTTCCACCTGCTGCTGTATCACCTTTAGGATGAGGTCCGCTATTACCTGCGTTATCCCCACCTTTCAATGCTTTTCCAATCTGACTTGCACCATATGCCATTGCACCGGTCTTAGCACCACTATAAGCAGCACTGGAAAACTTCTCACCTTGCAGCAACTTGTCTGTCATCTTTAACAGACCTAATACAGCAGCCCCACCTAATCCTGCTCCACTGATACCAGCAGCAGCAATAAGGGCTGAATAGATCAACCCCTGTGCAATTGGATGTGCTTTGGCAAATGCTCTATACTTTTGAATAACTTGATTAACAGCATTGTCAGGCCCACCTAACCCTGCTTCAATTTTGGCTACAGCACTATCATATGCAGAATCTACATTTGCAATAGGAGCACTGTTTTGAACTTTGGTTTTTAGATCTTCCCATGCTTTGTTAACAGCAGACGCAGCATCTTTACCTTTGCCTATCATGGTTCTATTGCCACCAGCAGCAGTTGCACCTTGCTCTATACTGGTGAATAGTTGTTGTACTTGATCAGGAGTTAGGGCTGCTTCTTTAATTAATCGGCCAGCGTTCTCCCATAACTTAACTGACTTTACTTCAGTCAGAGTTAGACCTTCATATAATCTATTATTTTCTATTCGATCTAATCTTGAAGTTAATTGCCGTATGTCCATATGGAAGTCCTGAATGTATTTGTTATTTATAAATGAACGCAGTTCATTTGCTCTTTCGTTCGCACTCAGAGCAATTTACTTCGTCTTAGAGACGAATTAATATTATCCAGATTCCTTGGTCACACTTCGCCCGCTCAAGGGCGAAAAAAAGACATTATCCGAGTTCGAACAGTCACACAGCGTTAGAGCATTACAGTGGCGGTTGTCCGGTACCACGAGCTCCGTCTTCATCCAACGGCAGTTTACATATATACGCTATCATATTGTAAACCCAGGGTTTTTCTCCCTTCATTTTGCCTATAAATTCATCTTCAAACAACTAAATCGCAGGGCTTTATAGCGATCTTCATCCTTTCGGGTAGTAGTTGAGCACTCTTATCGGCAAGAGATTTCCCTCCCTGTGATCCGAGATCCAGGTTTCCGGGCACCAGAAATTAGCAGGTGCGAGCCTTGTAACCGATTAACTGAGCCTAAATTTTGTTTTTTATGTGGGAGCCATGGACACGGACTGAGATCTGTCCGTTATAATATTCATTTGATTCTAATACTTTGCGGTCGAATTGTTCACGGGCCTCAACGTAAGATGTTTCTGCTTTGCTTTTACAGTAATGTAATATCTCTCTTGTGAAATTTTCTTTGCCTAATGTTTCTATATCTGCGGTAAGTTCCGCACTGGAGCCATAATATTCTTGCCAGTCGCTGTTGATCTTGCTTCTGATCTTCTTTTTCTTCTTAGTGCCGTTCTTTAACTTTACAGTTTTGTAGGTCGTCTTTGCAAACTTTGCTAATTTTTTGCCAACATAGAGCCTACCAGAAGTATTGCATGAGATAAGATAAACGAATCCCACACAATCCTCGGGCAGTTCTGTAACTATAGAACCTTTATGGTACCAGGTCATTGACCCATTGCCGCCTTGGCTTCCTTGCGAGCATTCTTCTCAGCAGTGATTTCATTGCGTCGAGTCTTCATGACTTTGCCTAAATCTGCCAATGCCTTACGGGCACGGGTTCCAGCAGCACTATTACCTGCTGCAAATTTTGCATCTTCTGATAAGAATAATGCTACTTGATCTTTAATTTGTTGTGTTGTTGACATTTTCGTCCTTTCTTGGTCTTCCTCGACCTCTTGTGTTAACTACTATCTCTTTTACTTTTGGCCTTCCACGCTTCTTTGGAAGAGCCCTTAGTCTTGCTTTCTCTCGTTTTTCTGCTATGTGACCTGCTTTGACATTTTTCTTATGCTCAGCATACACTGCTGACGAGAGTTTGCGTAACTTTCTCTCCAATATAATCATATCGGAAATGGCTTTTCTAACCCTTGCACCCTTCTGAAACGAAGGAAAGTCGAGAAACTCTTGATGATAGTTATGCAAATCTACAAACCGCGAGAGATATTCTGAATGTATTTCTTTATATCTATTATAATTCTCACTCGACATAGTCTACATCGTTGCTGTAGGAGGTAAAACCATTTTCTTTGATAACTCTAAGCACATTGTTTACCCTACCTACTAACTCATCCTTGTGTGATATTAAGTATATATTCTTATTGCGTTCCCTGGCCATCTTCTTTAGAACCGCTAATCCGGCTTCTACACCGGCAGCATCCATACCAGCATCCATAAGTTCATCTACAAATAATAAATTGATACTTTGATATAGCCCTTCCCAAACATCTCGGAAAGCAAAACTCATACTTAGGATCAATCTGTTACGCTCGCCTCTGCTTAAATTATCAAAATCTAAATCCTGTCCTAACTGCGTGATCTCAATACTTAAATCATTTTGGAATACAACACGATGCGGCAATCCGAGTTTGTCAATATAATAACTCAATCGCTTGTTTAAGTAACTTAAATTCTGATCGATAATTTTCTTACGGATAAAACTGTCCTTGTTGGTCAGTAGTTTCAGTAGGAACTCTTGATGATCTTTGAGCTTGGTTAACTCATTTACAGCAGCCCAATTGATTTCTTGTATAGCGGTCTTCTTTAATTCTTCGATTTGTTCTTCGTAAGGGTTTGATTCGCCAATCCTTGTGGTTAGACTTTTCTCTAATCCATCTAAATTATTCTTGTGTCCTAATGCTTCTGCTTCTGTATCGTAGAAAGTTTCAGGTCTACGTGATTGTGTGCCTATCTGTGTGGTTTCATCTACAATCTTTAGTAAGTCTTGAGATACCTTATCAAAGTATTTCATTGATTCTTCTAAATGTTGGACAGCAACAGTGGTCATTTCTTCATGTTTATGATCGTGAAGTTCCTGTTCACAAGCATGACACGTTTTATTTGCAAGGCTTTCTAACTCTCGCTCATACTTCTTAACAGTTTTTTCAGCCTGCCCTACAGCAGATTCCAGAGTTGCCTTCTGTCGATTAAGGTTTGATATCTTGGTATTGTTCTCTGCCCATACTTTAAGTTGAGCATGTGCTGCTAATTCTGCTTCAATATCGACATTTTCAAGTCGCATCATAGCACGACCTAAGTTTTCAATGTCAGAATCTTTCTTTGTTTCCCAAGCACTGCTCTTAATACCTAAACTATCAATGCTTTTCTGCACATTTTCGTTAGCAGCCTTGATACCCTCGATCTTAAATGACTCTTGCTGTATAAGATCCTTGCTTTCTTTGACTAAAATCTTCAATGCTTCTGCTTTTTCACTTAATAAAGTGATACCTAACAGTTGTTCAATGACTTCACGCTGATCCGCAGCCTTCATACTCAAGAAAGGTTCTGTGTAGGTATTCAAGGCCACAAGATGTTTGAACATTGTATGGCTCATTTCCAACATTTGTTCAATGGCCTTTTGTGTTTCTCTACTATCGCCTTGGCTATCGTCCTCGCTATCTTCTGTTTTTAGTTGACTATCGTTGACAAATAGTTTCAATATGTTGGGTTTACGACCACGCTCTATACGAAATTTTGTATTATTCTTTTCAAACTCAACAGTAACTAACATGGATTTGCCGTTAGTTTTGTTGATTAAGTTTTCTCGTTTGATATTAGTTAGGGCTTGACCGTATAATGCATACGATAATGCGTTGACGATGGTAGTTTTACCGGTACCATTACGAGAACCGGTATCATCACCGCCGAGATCGAGGTTAGATCCTAATACCAATGTCAGGGCCTGTTTATCAAAGTCCACTGCTTGGGTTTGATTTCCTACGCTAAGAAAGTTCTTAACTGTGATATTTTTAAGTCGAAACATTATAGATTATTGTAAATTTCTAATAGGGTTGATTTGTCAAACTGTTCTGATTCGATATTGATCAATTGTTCTGTCACAATCTGATCAACACTTTCAAAGTGTGCATCTGGGTTGTCATCAATTGTTCCATCCATATTGGTTTTATCTTGGATTAGACTAATCTCACGGATATCGTAATCGCGGATAAATGTTTCTTTGATGAAGTTTGCTTCTTCGTAACTGATATCAATGTCCAGATTTACTTTGATGTGCATCTTTGACTTCATAATTGAGTCGGCTTTATCAATCAAGTCACTGAGTTTAACAGTTCTATACTTAGGGCAGTCGGGCCAATCAATAAAAGTAGGTTCACCACCCCACTCTAACGTCATCATACCACGCTTGTCGTCCCATGTATCTGAGAAGTTATGTGGAAATGCATTACCGATGTAGATCACCTTGTTGTTTTCTTGTCGTTTATGGAAGTGCCCGCTGAATATATAGTCAGGCCCGTCGAAGTCTTCTGCTCTGAGTTCACCGTGATCGGGCATTTGTACCATGGCGTTCATAAAAAACTTGGGTAATTCAAAGTGGCCAAATACATATTTGCTCTTAATGTCTTTCATAGACTTCCACTCATCGCCTATTAGCCAAGGTACAAGTGTGACATCATCCCGGGTCCATATACTGTCTACAACAGTGACGCCTGGAATGTGCCGACCAAAGGCACTCGAATGAATGTCACGCTTGTCTTTATAGAACAGATCGTGGTTACCTGGGAACCAGAAGAACTGTTCAAATGCTGCTCCTAGTTTTTCTAACAAACTTAATGAAGTATTAAGGGTGAATAAGTTTAGACTATTACGATTGTGACTCCAGTCACCCATGAATATACAAGTTTCGCAATTGGATTTTTTAGCCTCGTCGATAAACCAATCTACAAATTCTTCACAATCTCTCAAATGTGTTGCGGAATTGCTTTTTAGTCCCACATGAAGATCCGTAAATACTGCTACTTTTTTAAACAATGCCATTAAATATTCTCCTACCTACGAGTTTACACACTCTGTATATAAAAGTCAAACATCAGTTTGCTCATCTTCCTCAATGCTTGTTTCTTCTGATTTAGGTTGCCTAAAGTGTTTGTATAGTTCTGCTTGACGAGCAGTTTCTTCAGCATACTCTTGTTTATACTGTCGAGTCATACTTGGAGTCAATCCGGCTTCTTCCAACATGTCATCTCGAATGTTTTGATTTTTCTTTTCAATATTTAGAACACGAGTAAATGAGTTAGTGACTGCTGCGGTGTAGTATGCAAATGGGTTCTCTGATTTGCTCTCGTCAAACTGTAGTCCAATTTGACTTAATTGTAGGATCGCCTGTCCCCGCATTTCTTCATTGTAAGTATACCCCCGCCAGTTGCTTCTTTGTGCATATCGTTCACTTAATTTAATAAACATCCTGCCCAAGTTCTCAGTAATGCGTCCATGATCTTTGCTAAATTTGCCAGTTTCGATTGGGCCTTTCCAGTGGCTCTTACCTACGCAGATCAATTCATCTTCGTCGTTAAACTTCCAATGTTGATAAGGAGGAAAGTTAACTTTCTCATGACTATCGGCTGTATTCTTTAGTGTTTTTTTACGTCCCGGTGCCATGGGTATGTGATCAAAAGTCATAATACGTATCACAATATCGGTTTTAGCTATGGTTTTATAGTCTGCTGTGCATTCTGCAAGTTTGATTTTTTTATCGCCTGCTATTCTGGCTGCACCAAACGCCAATATACCTTCTCGTTTCGCTCTATTACGTTTGGCTTCGGCTACGGTTCTAATATTAACTTTATCCAAATTTGTTAATATGATGTCGTGTTGTTGATATTTTGGATCTGTAAAACTACCAAATGAGCATTTACTTCTGTGTATCTCTGTCAATAAATCGCGATTGTTTAGGTATTTTACTTTTTTCCCAGTAGGGGATATGTGGGTAGTCATTATTATTATTGATCTCCTTTGATGTATAACATTTTAACATAGTTAAACCGTATGTCAACCATTAATGTTATAAGAGCACTTTATTTATTGGTTAAATAAACTATACGAGGAATTATAGATTATGGCATATACAAATGGTGGATTTGGTTTTGGAATGAAACAAACCGAAAGAGAGTGGTCGCCGCCTGCGGCTGTACCAACACCGGAGCCACCTCCGCCCCCGGTTATTGAAGAAGATAGAACACCGTATACAGTTGATGATCCAGTAACTCTTAATGATAACGAAGAATTTATAACCGGTCGAGCAGAACTGCCGCCTGGAGCAGAACCACCAGAAGCTCAACAAACTGTTGTTGAGTTTGTAGATATAAACGGCAATATTAGAAAACCCGATCAACGTGTGATTATACGTGTTCCACCAAAATATTTAACAAGAATGACCAGAGGTGCAAAGATCTCATCAAATAGTTTTCATCTACAAGATGCTGGAGGAATTATTTTTCCTTATACTCCAAGTATAAGTTACTCATATAAAGCAGAATATACAACACAAACACCTATACATACAAATTTTGCTCAAAATTTTTATAAAAATAGTAGTTTGAGTGAAATCAGTATTTCAGGAAAGTTTACAGTAGAAAACGGAGCCGATGCTCACACATATCTTTCAACAGTTCTTTTAATAAAATCATTAATGAGAATGCGTTCCGGTGGAGCATTAACAGGTGACATAGATAGTGGATCAACTCCACCTGTATGTCGATTAAGTGCATATGGTGATGCTATGATATCAAATGTTCCTGTAGTTATTAAGGATTTTAGGGTTGAATTGCCTGATAATATAGATTATTTTAGTTATAACGGCTTTGGAGAAACAAATACAGTACCAACAATATCAACCATACAAATTGTTTGTTTACCGATGTATAGTAGAGATGAGATGCAACAGTTCTCAGTTGATACTTTTGTAAAATATGCAATGTATCAAGGAAAGGGATATCTATAATGTATACCAAATCAAGTCCGTATTTCAAGACTGACATAGTCAACGGTTATCTTAGTGTAATGGCTCTTCGAGATATTCCGGCCTTAAGAGATGATATATTATTTCAAGTAACACCTACATATGAAAACAGACCAGATCTATTGGCATATGATCTATATAAAGATCCTCATCTTTGGTGGGTGTTTGCAGTCCGCAATAAAAGTATTATAAAAGATCCTATATTTGATTTAAAACCCGGAATAAAAATATATCTACCCAAGCAGTCGACCCTTACAACTGTGTTAGGAGTATAATATGGCGGTAGGTTTTGCAGGAAAAACTCCAGCTGAAGCCAAGAAGAATCCAGCAGGTCCTTCGGCAGCTAACTATAATAAAGATCAAGGATGGAAAATTTCTTCTCTCCTTCCTACATGGCTTGGTGGAACCACCGCCCCTGCAGAAAATGAATCGGATGCTGAATCTGCAAGATTAGCAAGACAATCAAAACAAGGATTTAAAGGTTCTGAAAACGTTGAGAAAAAAAACAATGATAGCTTTGATGCTCTATCTGAGCAGGAAGTAGTATCATCGGGTAAAAACAATGTATTAAATGGTTATAGGTCGGTAACCTATAACTTCACTTTAGCCATGCTGGAAAAAGACGAGGCCAGTCAACCAGAAGCATATCGAGATGCAGAATTAAAATACACCATATTAAAATCCGGTGGTAAAGGATATACAGGTATAACAACAGATGTTATACCAATTGAGCGGGTTGTTGGGCAAAAAGAAGTCACCGTTACAGAACGCAAAAGAGTCGGCCGAGATAATTTTCAAAAGATTAACAAAACAGTAAAACAAGATATTAAAAAAATGGATTACGGTGCCAAGGACATCGTAGAAGGATTCAACGCTAAAAGTCCTGGTAGATTTGATATGTATATAAACGATGTCACTATTGGCACCATAATGACATCTGATGATAAAAGTAATTCTACTACCCCTACTACTATGACATTTGAGGTAATTGAACCTTATAGTATGAATGGATTTATTGAAGCATTGTATGTCGCAGCCATTGCCGCAGGTTATGAGAGTTATTTAGATTGTTGTCTACTACTTAAGATGCAATTTTACGGATATCCTGATGATGAGGATTTGCCAGAACCAATGGAAATTGAAGATTCAACAAGATATTTTCCTATAATGCTTACTAACATCGATGTAGATGTTACTGAAAGGGGAACAAGGTATAAATGTGAGGCTACAGCATCAACTGATAGGGCGTTTGGAAAACCTGCCGAAGTTAAGAAACCTATTAAGATGGAAGGTAGCACCATTGGAGAAATTTTAAACAATTTCATTGCCAACATGAATCAACAGGTAAAAGAATCAGATGATAAAAGTAAAAAAGAAAAACCAAAAGATTATGATACCTACGAGATAGTATTTCCAAGTAGAAATGCAAAAGGAGAGTTGGTTGATAATCCTCCCAATTTAGCCATTAAAAATAAAAAATTAAATCAGATACTTCAAGATAATATTTTATATTCAATGCCGGAGCCCGGAGATACTAAAAAGCCAAATGGATATCAATCAGATAAAGCAGAAAAGCCAACCCCTGCTGATCAAGCAAAGAAACCCGAGAGTATAAAATATATACCTGGAAAAACAGTAGTTAATTTTCCACAAGGTTTAAAAATTAATGATGCTATCACATCTGTTATTAAAGATAGTGAATATGTTAAAGATATAATTGAATCTGTCGCTAAAAAGAAAAATCCTAATATTCCTGATCAATTTGGTTTTATTGAGTATTTTATAATAAATGTTGAAACAACAAATAAAAAAGAAAAAAACTCCGACACGAAAAAATATTATCAACACTTTAAATTTTTAGTTGTTCCTTACAAGGTTCATTATACTCGTATCCCTGGTTATTCTCAAATGGATATAAAAGAAGAGACCTTAAAAAAATCAAGTACCAGGACATATAATTATATCTATACAGGACAGAATACAGATGTATTAAGTTTTAAATTAAATTTTAATACTTTGTTTTTTGAAGCAGTACCTGCTGATATGGGTAATAAAACCGCTAAAGGTGCAATTGACGGGGCAGCTCCTGCAAATAATGTTGAGATAAAAAGTAATACTAAGGAACAGGATGAAAATATGGCCGCCTATAAGTCAAGGGCGCCAGCGAAGACGGCAACAGAAATGCCAAAACCTCCCGTTAAGGTAGAAGTTACCACTATAAAAAATTACACAGGTGGAGTGGCAGCACAACCACAAAGTGATCCTTATAGTGTCATGGCAAGACAAATGCACGAATCTGTCATTAATTCTAAAGCCAGTATGGTAACTGGAGAGATGCAAATATTAGGAGATCCGTTTTATCTTGCCACAGGCGGTATAGGAAATTACAGACCAAAAAAAGAAAAAGCCCCCCGCGGAACTACAGATGATGGAGAAGTGGATCATACATATGGTTCTGTATTAGTCACTATTAATTTTAGAAATCCTATTGATTATAATAGTTTCGAAGATGGCGGAATGCTTAATTTTGATGGAAATCGAGTACCATTTAGTGGAGTATATCAAGTTAATGAAGTAACCAGCACATTCAAAGATGGTGTATTTTCTCAAAAGTTAGATATAATGAGAATGCCGGGTCAGGTATTGGATTCTAACCTTCGAGACAGTGATCCTGCCGATCTAAGATCGTCTACCCCAAAACCAGAAGACCAAGTAGTACCCAATCAAACTCGAGCACTAAGCCCATCACAAAGGGCAGATTCAAATACATTGGCAGAACAGTTAGGTAGGGGACTTCCTGACATTGATACAAACTTCACTGATGCTACCGGTGGATTAGGTGGAACTATAGAATCTGAATCAGGAATGACAATAGGGGAAATAGAATCTCTAAATAGTGCTGTTGCAGCCGGTAGTGGTGGATACGGAACCGGTATGACTAATCCTTCTTTATTAAATCAGACTATGGGAGCAGTTGCTAATATTGATAGTCCTATATCTGCATCTTCTATAGTAGGTCAGTCTTTACCCGATGTGGGTAATGTTACATCGGATATTAGATTACAGACGCCTGATAGTATTGCATCAAATGTAAGATTGCAGTCGTCGGGGCTAACACAAATATACACACAACAATCATTAGAAAAAGTTGCACCTACTTCTCCGTATCTAACAATAGCGTCTAATGTATTAACCGGTGGATTGCCTATACAAAGGGCTGTGGGATTAATAGGTGGATCTCTATTAAGCTCTGCTATTGAGTCAGCTCGCAATATACCTAATATTGGATCAGGCATAGGTAAGGGTGCTACTGTATCAATTGACAGTGCAGTTGATAATTTAAAATTACCAGCTGCCAGTGTTAGTAACATAACTGATACAAAGTCATTTGGAGCCGCAGCACTTGATAAATTATCTAATATAAAAACCGAAGCTGCTGGATTGGTTGGTGGTATTGGTGATAAGGTAAATGCTTTACGTGCATTGCCGGCTGATCCAAGTAGCATTGCTGCTAAAGTGGGATTAGATACTTCAAAATTATCAGGATTAGGTGGCGCACTTCAAAGTAAATTACCAAGTCAGGTTAAACAAATGATTGATAATGTTCCTTCAAATGTAAATTTAAAACAAGCTGCAGATTCTGGATTAGTATTAGATTATATATCTGCCAGTAAAATACAAAACATACCTGCTACACCTCCGTATAGTACCGCTCCTGCTCCTCAGGTGGATCTTGATTATGCCAAGTCTGTTATTAAACAGCGTGGTCCAGCAGCCCTTGCAGATTTATATGGGGTCTCGTCAATTAGTAAATTGTCAACTAACGTAGTACCGGGTGAGTTAATCGCATCGGCTAAACAACAGGTATCTAACCTAAGTCTAAATCCGTTTGATAAACTTAAAGGATTAACAAATTCGATTGATACAAGTGCTATTAGTGATAAAATAAATTCAGCCAAAGATCAATTATCCAATATAACAGGACAAGTAAAAATACCAGATGCAAGCTCGTTGGGATCAGTTGCTGCTAAATTTGGAAGTAACTCATTATCAACACCTAACCCGGTTGAGTCGGTGATTGGTAAAGATCCAACCGCACTATCATACAGTGGAACCAACCCAGCAGTTAGAGCAAGATTAGGATTACCACCGCTACCAAATAATAACGGTTGGGGTGAAGGTTAATATTAATAATTATGGATAATAAACATGAGTGATGAAACAAGAGCATCGGGCCCGTTATCGAGCCCAGGTCCTTTCTTAGCAGTAATAACCAACCACCTTGACCCATCATATATGGGCGGGTTAGAAGTTGCAATAAAGCAAGGTGTTGATTCCGATGAGGAAAAGCAGGGCGAAACGTATAGAGTAAAATATCTCAGTCCGTTTTCGGGTGTAACTGCACTTAAATTTGAAGGTACTAATAGCAGCGACTTCAACGATGTACAAAAAAGTTACGGTATGTGGATGATGCCACCGGATATCGGAACACGAGGGATGGTTATCTTTATTGATGGAGATGTTAATCAGGGATACTGGATGGGATGTATATCGGATATTTTCCAAAATCATATGATACCCGGTATTGCGGCCAGTAAACAAGTTGAGATGACTGATGAGCAGAGAAGAAAGTACGGAACTGATTATCTACCTGTGGCAGAGTTTCATAAAGGTTCAAAAGATTTAAAAAATCCTAACCCTGAAAGATGGGGCAAACCCATACACCCATTTGCTGATAGATTATTAAATCAGGGATTATTATTAGATACTATTAGAGGTGTAACATCCAGTAGTGCTCGTAGAGAAGTTCCAAGTGGGGTATTTGGAATATCTACACCAGGCCCATTAGATACCAGCTCTGGTGCAAAACGTGGTCAAATAGGATATAGCTCAAATGAAGGTAATCAAGATAGTCCAGGAAAAACCAGTGCCCCTGTGAGTAGATTGGGAGGAACTACATTTGTCATGGATGACGGAGATGTTAATGGACAGAACGAATTGGTTAGGATACGTACCAGAACAGGTCATCAGATATTAATGCACAATAGTCAGGATTTAATATATATTGCAAATAGTAAAGGCACCGCATGGATAGAACTAACATCTAATGGTAAAATTGATATCTATGCTAAAGATAGTATCAGCATACATTCTGAAAATGATTTTAATTTCCGTGCTGATAGAGATATTAATTTTGAAGCAGGTCGACATATACATGTCAAGGCAGGCGAAAATATGGAAACCAACATAAACGGCTATAATTTCTTGCTGGTAGATAAAGAGCAAAAAATTGTTGTTAAGGGTTCTCACGATGAAACAATAGGTGATACTGTAAAGATATCAGTTTCTAACGATTACAATTTAAATGTCAACAGAGATACTAAACTATCTTCAGAAGGCTCGACAAATATTGCAGCAGTAAAAAATGTTAATCTTGGTACCAATTCTCAACTCAATTTGTCTGCAACAGGAAATATTGTAGCGACAGGTGCGAATATACATCTAAATGGACCTATCGCAGGTACACCAGCTGTAGCTGACAATGCTGAAATTCCACCACCGTTAACTATATTCAATCTACCAAACAGACAGGTTAGTAAAGGATGGTCTAATGGTGTATTCTATAAAGCAGATGATATTAAATCCATTATGCAACGTGTACCAACTCATGAACCTTGGCCACAGCATGAAAATATAAATCCTAATCAATTTACACCAGCAGCTACAGATGTCACTGCGGCAGATACACCAGCAATTCCAGCTAAACCAGCTCGGCCGGTAATACCTGCACAACCGGGTCCACCACCTGTGCCTGCACAACCTGCACAATCAGCTACACCGGAAGTACCTGCAAGTCCCCGTGTTGCTGCTGGGGTATCACCTTCGGAAGCCTCTGCCGCTTCTCAGACAGGGGAGCCTGCTAATAAGCCCGATGTGCTTCCTAATACCTGTGATATTGTTTATGGTAAAGATATCAATGCTAAATCCTCACAAGATGGTATTGCCGATATCAAAGCAGCCTGTAAAAAATTAAACATAACCAGTCCTTATATGGTGGCGACTATATTAGCCATCGCCGGCGGAGAGAGCGGATGGAAAACAGTAACTGAAGGATTTAGTTATAAGGCAGATAGATTGTTAGCTGTATTCCCAAGTGTATTCAAAGGTGATCAGGCATTGGCACAACAGTATGCAGGAAATCCTAATAATAGCCTACCTGAAATTTTGTATGGATATAATACCAAGAAAGGTGCAGGATTAGGAAATACACAACCAGGAGATGGTGGAAAATATATAGGGCGTGGATATATTCAATTGACCGGTAGGGGTAACTACGCTAAATTTAGTAAATTATTATATATGGGAGGACACTCAACAGTTGATACAGAATTGCTTGATAATCCAACTTCAGTTAATGATCCTAAATATGCAGGAATAATTGCGGTATTATATTTTACATCTCATCCACGTTTACAGAAACTTAATACTAATCCGGGATCGGATTATTTTGAAGAAGGATATAAAGCAGTGGGATTTTGTACCGAAGATATACATCGTAAGAAACGTGGATATTACGAATGCTTCTTAGGGCAACTCAACGGCCCTACCCCGGCCAAGCCTGTGCCGGATAATGTATGGAAAGATAGGAACGGTGGTATCATTACCGATCGAGATGGTAACCCTATTAAAACAGGAGGAGACAATCCTGGAAAACGTAAACCTGCGATTGATTAATTAGACATTTTTTACTCTAATAAATATAATATGCCTTACAAAAACATCGAACTAAATCCTGTTAGCTATAGCGAACAACATCCTGATACTTTATTCCAATATTATAAAGGTTTCAGTACCTTGAATCCTGCTAATAGATCATCTAAACTATATGATTTTGATTTGGTTAAACAAGACATTATTAATCATTTTAATACTCGTAAGGGCCAGCGTGTGATGAATCCTTCATTTGGATGTGTTATATGGGATCTATTAATGGAACCATTAACACCTAAGGTGAGAGAAATTATTTCAAAAGATATAACAGCTATATGTAAGTCAGACCCCAGGGTTCATCCATTACAGATTTTAATCAATGAATATCCCCAAGGATACTTAATTGAAATTACGTTGGCAATGAAAAATACTAATCAAACTTCTCAACTTAGATTATCATTTAATCAAGAAATTGGATTGAGTGTACAATAATATACCTACTTAATCTGCACAATAAATACGGTATAGAATATTATGATACCATCAACAAACACAAAATTACTGGTTGGCGAAGATTGGAAAAAAGTATATCAATCTTTTAAGAATGCCGACTTCAAGAGCTACGACTTTGAAACTCTTCGTCGTACAATGATTACCTACATTAGGGAAAAATACCCTGAAGAATTTAACGATTATATTGATAGCAGTGAATTCATTGCCTTAATTGATGTTATCGCATACTTGGGTCAAAATCTAAGTTTCCGTATAGATTTAAATGCACGTGAAAACTTTTTAGAAACTGCACAACGTCGGGATAGTATATTAAGACTTGCACAATTAATCAGTTACAATCCAAAAAGAAATGTTCCTGCCAATGGGTTTCTAAAGCTCACAGCAGTTGCAACTTCCGATAGCGTTTTTGATTCCAATGGTACTAATCTTTCAAATACTGTAATAGGATGGAATGATCCAACAAATACAGATTGGTATCAGCAATTTATTAATATAATGAATTCTGCCATGATTACTAATTTTGGTAATCCTGAGTCTCGTGATAGTATTGATTCTATCATTACAGAACAATATAGAATACATAGTTCTAATGCTGATGTTCCTATTTTTAATTTTAGTAAAAATATCAATGGTACACCGATGAGTTTTGAAATAGTACCTTCAACATTTGCAGGAAACACTGTTATATACGAAGAGGCCCCAAGTCCTGGAAATTTCTTCAGTTTAATGTATAAAAATGATAATCAAGGAAGCGGCAGTGCTAATACCGGATTTTTTGCACACTTTAAACAAGGAACTTTATCGGTCTCCAGATTTAGTGTAGACACTCCAGTTCCTAATGAAATAATAGGAGTCAATACACCTAACATCAATGATACAGATGTATGGTTATGGCAATTAGACAAGAATGGTAATTTTTCAACCCTATGGACACAGGTAGCATCATTGGTAGGAAATAATGTTATATACAATAGTATCAATCAAAACATAAGATCATTATATTCTGTCAGTACACGTGATCAAGATCAAATTGATTTAAATTTTGCCGACGGTGTGTTTGGAGATCTTCCAAAAGGTGATTTTAGATTTTTCTACAGACAAAGTAATGGTTTGAATTACGTTATCAAACCCGAGCAAATGAGTGGAATACAAGTTAATATTCCTTATCTAAATTCCTCAGGGCAAAATCATGTATTGAAACTTACATTAAGTCTTGAATATACTGTTAACAATAGTGCAGGCCCTGAATCTAATCTTAGTATACAGACCAAAGCACCTCAAACCTATTACACACAAAATAGAATGGTTACAGGTGAAGATTATAATATCGCACCTTTGAATGCCGGTGCCGATATATTGAAGATAAAAAGCATCGCCAGGGTAACCAGCGGACTTAGTAAGTATTTTGATTTAAGCGATATCAGCGGACAATACAGCAAGACAAACATATTTGCAGATGATGGGATATTGTACAAAGAAGAAAATATCAGCAAATTTGAATTTGAATTCTCAAGTAGGAATCAAGTCCTTGCAGTTATTAAAAATCAATTAGACCCTATTATCTCTTTAACTGCGTTGAGATCTTTCTATCTTGAAAACTATCCTAGAATATCTTTATCTTCTTTTGGATTGTCATGGAATCAAACAAATGTTATTTCTGAAGAAAGTAGAGGATACTTCAGTCAGTTGGGTATTCCTCTTCCAATAGGAACATATTCTCAATCTGTATTGATGTATTTGGTAAACGGATCTATTATAAAGTTTTTACCACCATCTGGAAAATACTTTGATCAGAAAAATAAATTAAAAACACTACCAAACTCTGGAGTTATTCCAACAGGTGGCCGTCCATATATATGGGCTACAATTAAACAAATAATCGGAGATGGATCTAATTACGGTGTTGGTAATCTTTCAGACGGTACAGGTCCTGTGATTTTTTCAATAGTGGTACCACAAGGCGCAATACCAAGTGAAGTTATTTACAAATATAATAGTATCTTAAGTTATTCAATTGAAAACGAGATAACCAATATCTGTATGAACAGAAGGAATTTTGGATTGACTATTGATAAAGTCACCAGAGATTGGCAATTTATATTAAATTCGAATTTAAATTTATTGGATCCATTTAGTCTAACCAATCAATTTAATGCAATCGATCAAGGAAAGGATTCCAGCTGGTTAGTTGCATTTGTATGGACAGGTAAAAATTATGAAGTTCGATATAGAACATTATATTACTTCTTTGAAAGCGAAGAACAGACAGCATTCTTTAATGATGAATCAACTATAAATTTTGACTTCACCACCAACTCTGTCATTAAAGATAAGATTACTGTTCTTTCTGTAAATTCTACATCTACTAATAGTGTTGTTGGTTTAGGACACGATTATCTTTGGCAAATTGATGGTCCTGTGATTGAATATGATGGATATGTTGAGCCTAAAAAAATCAAGGTTAGTTTCTACGATGCTACCAACACCGGACAAATATCTGACCCGGATGCATTTAATGCTATTGCAGAATCTCAATTTGTATATTTTGAAAAATCTTCTGACAAAGCAAGTTATTCATTAACTTATACTGAAATAATTCCTTTACAAACCGAAGCCGACTTCTTGGTATATAAAGATAGTAATACAGTTAATAATGGCGATTTATTTTATTTCTATGATCCATTGTTAAATATTGTCAAGTATTGGTCTTCACTTACTTCTTCATTAGTTTATACAGATCAATATTTTGGAAGATCCGGTCGGTCAAATATAAAATTCCAATACCAACATAATAGTGGGCATGAAAGAAGATTAGACCCGGGTAAGTCAAATATTATTGATATATATGTTTTAACTAATTCATATGACAACGATTATAGAAGTTGGTTGAGCGGTAACGGTTCTAAGGAGCCATTGTTACCAACAAGTCAAGGGTTAGGACAAAACTATCTTCCTAATCTAAACAATATAAAATCTATCAGTGATGAAATAGTTTTTCATCCAGTAGCATATAAATTATTATTTGGTTCAGGTGCCGATGTTAATCTTCAGGCTAAGTTTAAAGCAGTTAAAAATCCAGAAAAGATTACCACAGATAACGATTTGAAAACACAAATACTACAGTCCATTAATGAGTTTTTTGCATTAGAAAATTGGGAGTTTGGCCAGAGTTTTCACTTTAGTGAATTGTCAACTTATATTATGAATAATCTTACACCTTATATATTGAATTTAATTATTGTTCCAGTGGCCAATAATGGATTTGGAAGTCTATATGAGGTAGCATGTCTTTCAAATGAATTGTTTATCAGTGGTGCGAAGATATCTGATATTGAAATTATTGATTCTATCACCGCATCGCAATTGAAATCTTCATCCTCAATTATAACAACCACCGGAAATTAACATGGCATCAAATAAAAAATCAGTTAAATTTCTACCGGATAACCTTCAGTCAGATAAAAATTCAAAATTTCTATCATCAACGTTTGATCCATTAATCCAAACACCAGAGATTGAACGCATTGACGGGTTCATAGGTTCAAAAACAACTCCTAATTATGATTCTACTAAAGATTATTATCTTCCAGAAGACTCATCTCTAAGAACAAATTATTCTTTAGACCCTGCATTAGTCTTTAAAGATTCTGCAGGAAGCATCACAGATGTTGTAGCATTTGATGATATCATTAATGAGATTAGTATACAAGGTGGTAAAGTTGGTGACATTGACAGACTTTTCAGAACAAAATTCTATTCCTATGATCCATATATAGATTGGGATAAACTAATAAACTATACACAATATTATTGGTTACCCAACGGACCTGATACTGTTATCATCGATGCCGCAGTTGATGTAGAAAATGAAATTATTGGTATGGCATCATATAATATGCCTAATGGGTACGATTTATCCAACGGCATGAAAATTAAATTTTCTCTACAAGTCACTGATACTACATATCAAGATAAAGAATATTATGTTGAAGGTGTTGGAAAAAGTATATATCTAATTCTTGCGGATAATTTAGTTGTAAACGAATCAGTGGCATTAGTATATAATGAAACATTTGATGGCGATTTATTTGATGCGTATCCATTTGATGGCAATGGTAGATTACCAGTAACTCCGGAGTATGTAACAATCAATCGTTCAAGCCGTGATTTAAATCCTTGGACAAGATATAACAGATGGTTTCACGGAGAGATAATTCGTCTCGCCGCTGAAATTAATAATGAAGCATCGGTAATATATCCGTTAGATTCACGAGCCAAACGACCAATTGTAGAATTTAAACCTAATTTACAATTATATAACTTTGGTGTTACTGGAATTAAAAACATCGATCTTCTGGATACAGTTACAACAAATCCATTAGTCGAAGTTGATGGAACAGTCGGTTATTATATTGATGGAGTATTGCTGGAGAAAGGTCAACGGGTAGTATTTAATGCTGCTCAAGATCTTTCTGTTAGAGGAAATGTATATAGTGTATATTTTGATACCACAACCAATAGCCCAACTCTTCATTTAGAATTAGTACACACCTCTTCAGAGTTTGAATCAGTTGAGGTTAATTTTGGAAATAATAATTCCGGTACCAGCTGGAACTATAAAGTTCAGAGCGACCTTACTTATAAATGGGAAAAGTCTCAGCAGCATACTACTCTAAATCAAGCACCTCTGTTTGATTTGTTTGACGAAGATCTGAACAGCTATAGTGATAAAAATTATTATAATACCGATCTTATCGGCTCTAAGATATTTGGATATGAAATTGGTACAGTATATGATAATGTTTTAGGATTTTCTGTAAAGTATCAAAATAGTGTTGGCATTGGAAGTTTTGTCTTTAAAAACTATTTCATGACAGACATTTTAGCAACTACTAATTCTAATAATGTAACTACTACCAGTACTACCGGAATTACATATATCAAGATAAATGATGAAACGGGTAGTGTTCCAGTCAATTTATGGACAACTGCTGAGGATTATAAAATACCTGTGGTTGAAATTCAAACGGTTAATGAGAGTACATCTACATTAACAATTAGATCATTTAACCGAGCAAATACTATATCAGTTACAGCACTTGTTAATGATAAATTTAGGATATCAACAGTTAATACATCTACATTAACTGTGAATTTTAACCAACCATTAACGGTTAATGATACTGTTACATTAGAAATAACATCTGATACCAAGCCTAATAGCAATGGGTTTTATAAAACACCATTAAGCCTTACCAACAATCCATTAAACGGTCCTATAACACATATGACCCTAAGTGAACTTGAAGATCATTTAAAGTCTATGGTTGAAAAGAATTCCAATTTTGTTGGAAATTTTCCAGGAACCGGCAATTTAAGAGATTTGGATGATTACACCAAGTATGGAACCAGATTAATTATTAATCGAAATCCTATTGCATTTGCTCAAACATTCCTTGGAAAGAAAGAACATAATGTAGTTGATGCTATACGGTTAGCATCTGATCAATACAATCAATTTAAAATGAATCTTATTAGGGTTATCTCTAATATTGATGGTAGTATACCTGCTGTAGATGCACTTGACATGGCCTTGATTGAAATGAATGTCAGTAAGGATTCTAGATCCCCTTATTATAGATCTGATATGTTAGGTTATGGATACGATAGGATCATAAGAGAATACACAATCACAAATGTATATGATATATTTCCTATAGGCACAGAGTTTGATATAACCAAGTTAAGTTTTCAATCTATTCTGGTCTATCATAATAATGTACAATTACTATTAGATAAAGATTATTATATCAATTCGATAGATCAGCGCATATTAATTGACCCAGATGTACCACTTACTACAGGCGATACTATTGCAATACATTACTATCATAACACACTTGGATGTTTCATACCAGCAACACCGACTAAATTAGGATTATATCCTGCATATGAGCCAATGATGTATAGTGATACTTCTTATGTAGGAGATCCTGTAACATTTATTGTTGGTCATGACGGCAGTGTGATAAAATCGTATGGTGATTTTAGAGATGCTATTATTCTTGAATATGAGAAAAGAATTTATAACAATATCAAGGTCAAATATGATTCATCGGTATTTGATGTAACGCATGTTGTCCCTGGAGCATTTAGAACTGACAAATATCTTCCTTCCGATGCGATAGATTTGTTGAATAAAGATTTTATTAATTGGACAGGCGCATACAGTATTGATGCTGTAACCAATAATACATTTAACGAAGGAAATCCATTTACTTGGAATTATAAAGGAGAAATGGATATTGATATTCCTGCCAGCGAATCATCTATATTGTTTAGTGGCGGGTATGGTGAATCACTTGTATTAATTCCAACCGCCACCACCTCCTCTACTGAATTAAATTTTGGTACAGGAGATTTTACTATAGAAGCAAAGATTTATGTATACACTTCGAATATACCAGGATATCGATGCATTATAGGTTCTCCGGTATTTGACGGATTAGTATTTGGAATTGGTGGCGCAACAGGAAACACTTTGTTTTATGTAAATGGATTGACAGTACACACTACTAATGAAACCGCTATACAAGATAATAAATGGTATCATGTTGCATTATCACGTCATGGATCCATGGTTCAGATTTTCTTAGACGGTATTCTTGTTGGATATTCGATTGATGATTCTTCTTTAAGTCTAAGTGGAGATAATGATCAAACATGGATAGGCGATACTGCATGGGGTGCCAACTTCTGGGGCAGGATAAAAGATGTCCGTGTCGTTAAGGGTATAGCATTATACATTGACGATTTTTCAGTACCAACTAATCCATTAGCAATTACACAAAAATCTAACGAGAATGGTTTTCCATCGGCAGCAATTACTAATGCTGCTAATACAGTTCTTTTAACATTACAAGATAATCAATTTGTAGATAATTCAGATTACGATCATATTGTTTTTCCTTATCCTTTAGGCGGTTATATATCTCCTTTTGTATCACCAGAAGGCGATGATAGAAATTCAAGTATATACTTAGATGGATCTTCATATCTAACTATTCCTTCTACATCAGCTTTAAATTTTGGTACAGGTGATTTCACGATAGAAGCATGGGTGTACATATATACTGCAGAAATTCCAGGAGTTAGAGTTATTATTGGATCGGTGTTTAATACCGGAGGATTGGAATTTGGGTTAGGTTACTATAACGGAGCAGAAGAAGAATTTATTGATCCAAGTAATGTTATATGGCATGTTGATGTAGATATTCAAAATGAAACATGGTACCATGCAGCGATGGTCCGTAGTGGTTCTATTATTGGATTATTCATGGATGGAACATTAGTTGCCACAGCAAATAAACCAGAGTCTATGTCATTGTGTGCCAACGGTTCTAAGGCCATTATTGGAAGTCTTGTAGAATCGACCAGCGCCGGTTTTGGAAATTTCTGGGGATACATGAGCAATCTACGTGTGGTAAAAGGCATCGCAGTATACACACAAGATTTTACCCCACCTAAATATAAGTTTACAGCAGTACAGGCTGAAAATGAAAATGGTTTTCCATCTGCGGCTATTAATGATCCTTATGCAACTGTACTTTTAGTATTACAAGATCGAACATTGGTAGATAACTCTATATATTCACATACGGTTACACCAATTGGAAATCCTGTTATATCATTGGATAATATACCATTTGGTACAGCACCTGTTAAATTATCAGGTGAATATGTTACCGGTTATTGGAGAGGAATATACAAATATTTCTACGACACCGATCGCCCTCACACACATCCTTGGGAGATATTAGGATATTCAGTTAAGCCATTATGGTGGGATGATTATTATAGTTGGATTGATCTCGATAAGAGAGCTGCATTAATATCGGCTATTATCAATGGATATACCAACGAACCATATCTTGATCCTGTTGTAGATATTGACCATGCCCGCCCATCCTTCTCATCTTATATTCCAGTTGATCGTTATGGAAATTTATTAACTCCAACACTTGATACTCTATTGGGAGATTTAGATAAGCAATCTAATTGGAAGTTTGGTGATTACAGTCCTGCGGAAACCGCATGGCGCAGAAGTAGTTATTGGCCATTTGCTTTAAATGCTCTTGCAGCATTATTAAATCCAACTGAGTATACAACGTCTATGTATGACACCAGTAGAACTCAATTGAATATTTTAAAACAATTGACCTATTTACAAGATGATTTATATCTAAGTCCTAAAAAATTATTAGTCGAAGGTGATGTACAAACTTCAGGATTTGGAGTGTATGTTGTTGAAAAAGGATTACAGAAAGATTCTAATTACATAAATTCCTTGAAAGAAGATTTAACATATTTGAATTTTAATCTATTCCATAAACTCGGCGGGTTTGCCAGTAAAGATAAATTACAGATATTAATAGATTCTGTTGATCCGTTATCACAAGCACAAGGTGCATTGCTTCCGCCTGAAGATTATACATTGTTATTAAATGTTAGCAATCCAATTGTATCTGCCAGCATATCCGGCGTTATATTACAGAAATACGAAGGCAAATTTATAATCAAGGGTTACGATAAATTCAACTCTTATTTTGAAATACTAAAACCCATTCTTCAAGGAACTTCGGGTGCATTAACAGTGGGTGGAAAGTCTGAAACATTTACTGAATGGAATAATACAGTTAATAATTCAAATAATGGATTATTGGAGGATGCTCTCACTTCTACAGAATCTAATAACTCGAGATATTATAAGCAAGGACAACTCTTAAGATACAATGGAAGATTTTATCGAGTAAAGGTTGGACACACAGCACAATCAACATTTGATACTACTTTATTTTATCAATTACCTTCCTTGCCATCAAAGGGAGGAGCAACCGTAGAATTATCTTCGAGATTTGAATCAACAGTTACCAGGGTTCCATATGGTAGCAGTTATTCTACTGTACAAGAAGTGTATGATGTATTAGTGGGGTATGGTGCTCGACTTGAACAACAAGGTTTTATATTTGATGAATTCAATCCTGAATTAAATGAAATAATGGATTGGAGATATACCGCCAAAGAATTCTTATATTGGAGCACTCAAAATTGGGCAGACGGACATCTTATTACATTGAGTCCATTTGCTGATTATTTAAAATATTCATTCCCTGATTCTGTTGTAGATGATATTTCTAACGGAAAATATGAGTATAGTTTATTAAAAGCAGATGGAAAATCTTTTCCATCTGATAAATTTAGATTATCTCGAGAAGACGGTGTTTGTATCATTAGCACAATTGATACCTACGAAGGTATATTTTTTGCCAAATTAAATTCAGTACAAAAAGAACACGGAATGGTGTTTAATAATCACACTATTTTTAATGATACTATATATGATATAGAAACAGGATATAAGCAACGTAGGATGAAAATCTCTGGGTTTAGAACTAAAGGGTGGAATGGCGATTTGTCAAGTCCTGGTTTTGTTTATGATAAGGTTTCTATTACTGACTGGAAATCCTATCACACTTATTTGCCAGGCGATTTAGTAAGATACAATAGTGCATATTACGAGTCTAATCAGAAAATTCGTAATGATGCCACATTTGATTTTGCTAAATGGGACAAATTAAATAGCAAGCCTGAATCTAATTTACTTCCTAATTTTGACTATACTATTAATCAATTTGAAGATTTCTACAGTTTAGACATTGATAATTTTGATTCCACACAACAGCAGTTGGCTCAACACCTAATAGGATACACCCCGCGTACTTATTTGAATAATATTTTTACAAATCCTGTTAGCCAATATAAATTCTATCAAGGGTTTATCAAGGAAAAAGGAACCAAGAACGCTATAGATAAATTATCAAAAGCCGGTAAATTTACTCGCAATGGCGAAATCTCCTTTAAGGAAGACTGGGCATTTAGGGTGGGAGAATACGGTGGATTCAGTTCTTATAATGAAATTGAATTTGTATTGGTAGAAGGTATTTCTACAGAAAATCCATATGTAACTAAACTAATAGATACTATTCCCTCAAGTTCAAATCCTTTAATTAATTATGTACTATCGTCATCTTTATTATTAAAACCTTCTAATTATATTACTACATCAACTTTTAATTTGTATAATGGTACATACTCTGATACTAATATGGAGTTACCGATTGCAGGTTATGTAAGGCAGGATGATGTTACCGTTACCGCATATAACAAAAATAGTTTATTAGATATTGCTAATAATTCTTTAATTCAAGAAGGTAACACGGTATGGTTAGGATTTTTAGAAAATGGTGGATGGACTGTTTATAGATATTCCAAACAACCTGCCAAGGTAGCAGGTGTATATGTAAGTTCACCAGGCGCAGATATTACTTTCACTACTGATATCAATCATAATCTATCAATAGGCGATATAATTTCTATTGTAAGATTTAATGTTCAGGTAGATGGAATATATATAGTAAAAGATATTCCAAGATTGGATCAGATTACTGTAGCATCTGTATTAACAACAATAACAGATGCTGCTTTATTAAGTTATGGTGCTCTATTTAAATTTGAAGAAGCAAGATATTCTAACTCGGCAAAATTGGCCGGTATTAGAGATGTACTAAGAGTTCGGTATGATGAAAAAATTTGGATAGACAGCGGCGAAGATGGAAAATGGAAAGTTTATGAAAAATTAAACAATTATCAGAAGGTAGCAAATTCTTTTGATACGGTGAAACAACCATTGGGACAAAAATTAGGAACAGCAATTTATGCATCTGATGATGATAATACTGTTCTTATATCTTCTCCCGGAACCACTTCAACTTGGGTATTCACAAAAAACAATATCACAGGTATTCTTTCTAAACAATTCGAATATACCTTAAATGATTCTATCCATACTTATTGTACTATGGATACGTCTTGCGAGTTCGGGTATTCTTTAACATATGATTATAACAAAGGATTTTATATTACAGGAGCACCTGCTGCCAGCAGTGTACGTGGTCCTAATTCTCCAACAGGAGTAGTAACCACCAGTTCGGGTACAGGCAATGTAAGAGGATATACATCTGAGGGATTAGTTAAGATAGGTAGTAGAAGAACAGTAGGAACAGGTACAAATAAAGTAATCCTTAGTCAGGCTTCTACCGAAGCAGTACTATTAAATCCATACCCAACTAATAATAGTAGATTTGGACATTCTGTCTATGTGGCATCAAAAGCATCAACTTCAACTGTTCTATTAGTTGGAACCCCAGGACCATCTAATACTACTGGTAAGGTTTATGCATATTTTATCGATAATAATTTATCAATAAGTATCTCAGCACATTCACATGGTATTACTCTTTCTCCTCATGGATCACTTAGCAACGGAAGTCAATTTGGATACAAAATATCAGGTGATAAAGTAGGTAATATTTTTGCCGTAAGTGCTCCTTACCACGTGATTAATACATCTACTATTGGTGTTGTACAATTATTTAATAAAGACTTGGATTGGATACAGACTATATCATCACCGTTTGGAACAAGTGCTGTGTTCGGCGAAGAGGTTACAGTTTCTCCAGATGGAACATTTATTTTTATATCTTCAGTAAATTCTAAATCACCGGATGAGTCCTATGGTAAGGTTGCTGTTTATAAATTTAATGGCACGATTGCTACATTGTATCAGATCATTGGTAATCCAGTGAATAGTTATAATTTAAAATTTGGTTTTACAATTTCAATTAGTGAAGATAATAAAATATTGGCCATAAGTTCCTTGGGTATTAATAATGCCAATATCTCAAGATTTGATTTTGATCAGAAATCTGGTGAGACTACCTTTGATGGTGGTACGACACAGTTTATTGATACAATACCAGATTCTGGAGTGGTATACATTTATAATAATCTTGAAGGTTATTTTATTCCTGCAGATGAGTTAAGTGATTCGTCAATTTTAACCAGTAGTAAATACGGATCCTCTATTGCTGTTACAAATGATAGAATATTAATCGGAGCACCTTCGACTGCAATATCGGGCGACGACGATTCCACAGTGTATCAATTTGATAAAATTGACAAGACAATTAACAGTTGGAATTTATCAAGAGAACAAGAAGATTTAGTAGATATATCTACAATCAAGAAAATATCTACGATAGATCTTCAGACAGAAGAAGTAATTGATTATCTCGAAATCATAGACCCAGTAAAGGGAAAAATAGCAGGTATAGCAGAGCAAGAATTAAAATATAGATCGGCATTTGATCCTGCGGTTTATTCAATTGGACTTGCGAACAATATTGTTGATTCTACAACCAGTTGGATTGATGATCATGTTGGAGAACTTTGGTGGGATCTCAGTACAGTAAAATATATGTGGTATGAGCAGGGAGATGATTTATTCAGAAAAAATAATTGGAGTCGAACATTTCCTGGATCCACTATCGATGTATATGAATGGGTAAAATCTGATCTTATGCCAAGCGAATGGGCTGCAAAGGCAGATAGTAACGATGGATTAACTAAGGGAATAAGTGGGCAACCTAAATATCCTGCTAATAGCAGTATTTCTGTAAAACAGGTGTTTAATAAAGTCACTAATTCTTTTGAAAATGTTTATTATTTCTGGGTAAAAAATAAGGTAACTGTACCTTCCGTTAAAAATAGAAGAATAAGCAGCTATCAGGTATCGAGGCTAATTGCAGATCCATTATCTAATGGGTTAAAGTTTGCAGAAATACTATCCGCAGATAGCGTAGCATTTGCTAATATCCAGCCTTCATTAGTTGGAGAGCGCATTAGTGTTAATATAGCAATTGATCGTATTGACAACGATATACCAAGACACACAGAATGGTTATTAATTGCCGAGGGAGATGATAAAGCATCGCCTACACCGTTCTTAGAGAAAAAGTTATTTGATAGTTTGCTTGGACATGATTTCTTAGGAAACAATGTTCCTGACTTATCTTTAACATCAAGAAATAGATATGGTATTGGAATACGTCCACAACAAACTTTATTTAAAGACAGATTGATTGCTTTAAGAAACATAGTAGATTTTGCAAATTCTGTATTGATAAAAAATTTAATACTTGAAAAATACTTTAGTTTTGATAATTTAAATGAAAAAGAACCTATACCTAATATATTAGATGGTGAGTACGACGAAATCGTTTCTGATATAAATTCTCTCGATTCTGTGGATACAAATCTATTACAGCGTGCATTTTTAGAATGTAATATTGAAAATGGAAAAATAGTTTCTGTTAGTATATTGAATGGTGGATTTGCATATATGTTAGCCCCATCAGTAACTGTTCTTGCTGATCAATCTGGTGCTAAATTAGTAACCACAATTAACAGCGATGGTAAAGTTGTAGATGTATCAATTGAAAATCCAGGGTCAGGGTTCACATCAGCGCCGGTATTGGTAGTAAGACCTCATACTGTTATTGTTTCCTATAACGCGGATTATGGTGGACGTTGGACAAAACATGCGTTCAATTATAATAACGATGTTGATAATAACTGGACCAGAATCAAGAATCAAACTTACAATACTCCTTTATACTGGAATAAAGCAGATTGGGCAAGTGACACATTTAATAAGTTTAAAGATTATAGTTATGTTATTGCATCTGCATCTTCGTTGTCATTGTTGTACGAAGCTAATGTTGGCGATTATGTTAAGATTAATAATATCGGCGATGGATATTATGCAATACTTGAAAAAATATCTTCGGATAAGGTGGGCAATTTTGCTCCGGAGTTTGATATAGTATATAGAGAAAATGGAACCATTCAGATTTCTGAAAGTCTATGGAATTATAAAGATTCACGATACTCATACGATGTTGCAACATTAGATGAAACACTATATGATCAAATTCCTGACCTTGAAGTTTTTTACATATTAACAGCATTGAAAAAAGATATCTTTATAAATGATTTAAAAGTTAATTGGAATCTATTATTCTTCACTGCGGTTAGATATGCATTAACCGAACAAAAATTGCTTGATTGGACATTTAAAACGTCATTCATTGATATCACTAATACCATAGGATCGTTAGATCAACGACCTGTTTACAAATTGGATAATGAAAACTACTTTGAAGAATATGTTAAAGAAGTTAAACCATATCATTCGCATATAAGAAGTTATAAATCAAGATATACCTATCTTGATGATCAGTTTACTGCTTCTTCTATAGATTTTGATATGCCTTCCTTTTATAATACATTAACACAAAGTTATGAAATAGTTACTGTAGACAATGATAAGATAAATGAAACTCCATGGAAATATTGGAAAGATAATTACCAATATATTATTGGATCCGTACGTGTGGGTAATAAAGGTGTCGGATATACACAACGTCCAACAGTAACTATTAACGGCGGCAATGGGTCGGGTGCTACTGCTGAGGCATATATACGAGCAGGGTCTATATATCAAATATTGGTAACAGATCCAGGTAGTGGTTATACTTCAACTCCAACTATAACTATCTCAGGCGGCGGCCCAAATGTTACTACTTCCGCTACTGCGGTTGCGGTATTTGATGAGTCTCCTATTAGAAAAAATAAGATTGGGTTACGATTTAACAGAACTACTTCTTTACCATCTATGATAGTAGAAACTGTTTCTGATACATTTATATGTTCGGGTAATGAAAATAAGTATGTGTTGTCTTGGTTGGCAGATACTGATAAGTTAAATATTATTCCTCTTTTAGATGGAAGATTAGTACTTTCATCTGATTATACTATTGAGTATTATGCTATAACAGACAGCGGATACACTAAAAAGTATTCCAGATTTGTATTTTTAAATTATGTTCCTAACCGTGATCAAGAATTTAAGATCACATACAATAAGAGTTTTAATTTATATAATGCAGTTGATATGATTGAAAAGTTCCATACTGGAACATTTGCTCTATCGTCTTTAATGTCCGGTATTGAATATCCTGGATCTGTTGTACAAGGTCTTCCTTTTAACTATTCTCCAGCTTGGGATACAGTTAGTGGATATGGGCAATATGATACAGATACTGCGTGGAGTGATATAATTGGCGACTATGTCGCTACTAAACTAATTAGATCAATAACTCCTGACTCATCTGTTTTATATTTAGATACAGTTGATGGAATTGTTACCGGTAGTGAAATTACTATTCTAAATTCATCAGATAAACGTATTAGAGATACAACTGTAGTAGTTTCTATAGATGAAATAGAAAAATCTGTAACAATAAGTAAACCAACATACGATATTGGATACGCGAAATCAACATCTACTAATACAGGAACGAATATCACTTTTAAAACCAGAGAAGAATTCAATGGTGCAATTGTGATAGGAGATAGGATCACGATAAGTGGTATAGATGATGCTGGATTTAATGGAATATACACAGTTAGGTCAGTAATTGATACAGACAAATTTATTGTAACTGCAACTACAGTTCTTTCTACAGTAACTTCGTATCCTTCGTCAACCGCCACGTTGATTATTTCTTCGGTATTAAAAAATGTAACAACAGGAACAAGTTTATTAGATAATATAAAAGAAACTTTTGTAACAGACACATCTACTTATTTCTTTGAAATTTTAATTCTATTTAAAGAAGTGAGTAAAATCGAAATTCGTAAAAATAACGAAGGCACGTTTATGCCAATAGGCGATCCTGTTAATGGACCTATTCCTGCACAGGAGTACTGGTGGCCGATGGAGAATGTCAATGGTAATATTATTATTGAATTTTATAATTTAACTGATCCAAGTTATTATATGGATATCAAGCTATATTCTGATCCAATAGTTGAATTCTGGAAAACAGATTATTTGCCTACTGTATTTTACACAGATGCCACCAGTCGAGAAATTTCAAGCACATTTGAAGTAAATCCAGTCGATTACACTATAGATGGAGATGCATTCTTGAATATCCAAAACGGTTATGCACCAGAGGAATGTGTAGCAGGAACTGTATTGGATACATTGGGAATTAATGTTTACACTAAAGCATCAAACTCTTATGCTATGGTGTATTCTGGATCATTCCCAATATCAAATACTGTTTCCTATAATTATTATACATTAACTATGCCAATTGATGGATCTGCATTCGTAACTGTACATTTTAATGGAAGTATATTTGATCGTGTCGCTGATGGAAATTCTTTCACCGGCCTTAATCAATACTATATGGAAGGAAACACCATTTATTGTAACATCCAATCTGTAACAGGAAGAGCAGGATATACAATAATAACAGTAGGAGGCGACTATTCTGTTCTTGATCATAAGATGGTTACAGCAACCGGGCCGTCGGCAACCGTAGAAAGTTTAGCCAGCATAAATGATGTCCGTAGTGCATATGTATTGGTAGATGGACAAGAAATTAGTGAAGTCGCTACATCTTCTCAATATGGTTATATGATAGAACAAGTTAGTCCTACTAATAAACGAGCCTGTGTGAAAGTATATCTTTTACCAGATACTGGTTATTCTCATACCATCCAAGCATGGTTCTTTGAATCTGAATATACAAAGTTTAATAGAATACATGAAGAAGTGTTCACGCCTGGGAATGGTGAGAATTATTTGGCGCAAATATCAAATCCACTGATTGCTTCATCTTTAGGATTTGGAAACAGTCCATGGAACGTTCTTATCATTAATGGAAATAATTATCTGGATTTTGATTTAACAACTGATTGGAAAATCTATAAAAATGGAAACTATTACTCAATTGAATCTATAGATACAGTAACATATTCTCCATGGATAGTCATATATCCGTCGGATCCTGCTTTATACTTCAATGTTGTGGAATACATCACATTTTATCTACCAGCACCACAATCGGTATTTACAATGTCTATTGCACCCGGAACCGCGGAACCTGTTAGCGAACAAGTGATTGTTGAATTAGGTACAACTACTGTAACAAGATTAAGACCTCCTTCTACCAGTTATTATCAGATACAAAGAAATCAACGCACATTCAAGATTGATAACAAACATAACAGAGATCCTGATAGTTATATCACTGATACTGTATTTGTATATGCCAACGGTGTGATGTTGCGTTCTGGATTTGAGTATTCTTTCAATTCAGCTAATAACACAATAACAATTGTAGATGGATTATTAAGAAACGGTGATGTAGTTGCAATAGTAGGATTAATTGATGGCGAATATGATTTTACCATTGAAGGAGATACATTAATATTTGCAAATGCTATTGAGAATAATAACATACGTGTTCTATCTTTTACAGATCACGATAACATGATGATACGAACCGAAGAGTTTGATGGAACTCCACTTAGAAGATTTACATTGTCTCTACCGGCATTAAATGACAATTATGTTTGGGTATATGTTAATGGTGTTCCTTTAACAGCAAGATTTGACTATGAAATATTGGAAGATTCTAAAACTATAAAAATTAGCAACGATATTTCTGTTGGTACTGGAGATACAGTAATTATCACAACTATTAATCCTTTGAATTATGGATCTCAGATACTTGGATTCAGAATGTTCGAAGATATGTCAGGTACACTGGATTTCCATAGACTATCTGAATTTTATTCAACTACTTTATCAGAATCATTTGATGATACATCTACAGAAATACATGTTGTTGACCCTACAGGTTTATATTCGCCGGATCCGTTAACAAATGATCCTGGAGTAGTGTTAATTGATGGAGAGCGTATTGAATATTTCCGTAAAGATGGAAATGTTCTACGTCAACTAAGAAGAAGTACAATGGGTACTGGAGCTACATCTTACTCCGATGTAGGAACAAAGGTAATTGATCAAAGTAGATTACAGATATTACCGTATTCTTCTGAAACAACATTAGTACAAACTACTTCTACAACAGCTACAACATATATTATTAGCACTGTGACCAATAGCATTATTGGAGACGGTATTGTTCTTACCAGCGGAATTAATGCAGTTGATCAAGTCACTGTATATTATGGAGGAAGACAATTGCGTAAGAGCTCATTGGTATATCATGATACATCTATCTCTTATGATCCTTCTGATACCAGTTTAGTAACATTACCACCTGAATTTACAATTAATACCTCTACGAGAACATTAGTGTTAAATATTTCAGACACCAATGGAATTAATACAGATATTACTATTGTACAGAAAAAAGGTTCAATTTGGTCAGGCACCAAGCAAGTTTCACTAATTAATAGTACTGCTACACAGGCAATCTTTATGCGTGAAAAAGAAGCTGTACTACCTGATAGATACTATTATGGTGGATAAGTTGCCAGAAGATACAAAGATAAATACCGTTATGGATAATAAAAACATGAATAATATACCTAAAGATATAAAGCCTACTGAAAAAGGTGGAGTCAGTGTTCAAGGACACATCAAAATATTTGATCCTACCACAAAAGAAGTATTTGTTGACAAGAGAAATGCTATTCATTATGAAAACTTTTCAATAGCATTAGCACAAAGTATTTCAAATCAAGATAATGGACCGATTGCTGAAATGATGTTTGGTAACGGAGGCTCTCGTGTTGACCCCACAGGAATTATCACATATCTTACCCCTAATACAGTAGGTAGTGATGCAGCTTTATATAATCAAACTTATTACAAAACAGTTGATTCTAAAAGAAATTCTTCTATAGATCCTGCCAGAAATTTTATGGAAACAAGACATCTTACGGGAACCGCCTACACCGATGTTCTTGTAAGTTGTTTATTAGATTTTGGTGAGCCAAATGATCAATCGGCGTTTGACACAGGTACATCAAGTACCACAGATTATATATTTGATGAATTAGGATTAAGATCCTATTCGGTAGATGGTCCAAATATGGGTATTTTATTGACTCATGTTATATTTCACCCTGTTCAGAAATCCTTGAACAGGATGATTCAAATTGATTATACTATAAGAATACAAAGTATTAGTACTGGAATTTAATCATGTCATATACATTAAACTTTTCAGATACAAGTACCAGCTCTAAGGTAATAGTTTATTCAACGGCTGAGGGCACTGGACTTAATAATTATTCAACCAGTTTAGAATTAGTAGGAGCCGGTTATAAAAATTTTGGACGTCCTATAGCACAAAATTTTTTAAAACTATTAGAAAATTTTTCAGGTGCATCCAAACCTTCAAACCCGGTTAAAGGGCAATTATGGTATGATACAAGTGATGTAACAAAACCTGTTTTAAGAGTTTATAACGGAAAGGCCAATATATGGCCATCAACAAGCGGAATATATAAACAAAGCGACGACCCGACTTTGAATAATGAAAATTCTGATATTTCAAATGGCGATATATGGGTTGATACCGCCAGTAATCAATTAAAAATTAGAAATAATAATAGTTGGACTATTGTTGGCCCTCATTTTTTAAGTGGGATCAATAAAACCGGTAGTGAAGTAACTTCTGCTACCAGTACCACCGGCGTTAGTTATCCTATTATTAAAAATTGGGCTAATGGTAGTGTTGTTGAAATTATTTCCTATAATGCATTTACTCCAAGAACTGTAATTGATGGATTTGCGACAATAAAAATTGGCACAAATCTAACAAATAAAGTAGTTTCAAAATATAATGGATTAGCAGAAAAAGCATCTGCTTTAGAATTATCTCCGGGTGTTCTTATACAAGCATCTGATGTTATTACCACTACTAAAGTTTCTACAGACATATCTCCAAATTTAGTTGTAACTGGAATGATTATTGGTTATGGAAATTCATCTTCAATTCCGTCTGGATATTTAAGGTGCGATCATAGTACTGTCTCGACAACAGCATATCCTGATCTTTATAATGTGATAGGAACTACATATGGTACTGCCGGCTCTGGAACTTTTAAAACTCCAGATATGACAACATCTACAAGGATTACATCGAGCATCTATTTAACATATATCATAAAGACATAAAATCATGGCATACATTATATATAATAACGACGGTACAACTATATTAACAACAATAGCCACAGGCGATGTTGATAGTAGTACAACCAGTTTAGATCTGATTGGAAAAAATGTCAATGACTACGGGCAATATGTATCTCAAAACTTCGTTAGACTCTTAACAAATTTTTCATACAATGAAGAACCGAGAAGTCCGCAAGCTGGACAACTTTGGTACAATTCTGATACAGGCCAATTAAAAGTTTATAATGGTGAATATTTTAGTTCACCTTATGGTGTAGAAGTAAGTGGAACAATTCCAACAGTATCTGCAGAAGGTGATTTATGGTATGATACAATAAACAGTCAATTGAATGTTTATTATGATAATGATTACAAATTAGTCGGTCCTGCTGTATCAGGATTATCTGGAAAGTTTGGAGTAGAACCACCGAGCTCAACTATTAGAGAGGATGATACAAATTATCCACAAACAGTTGGGGTACTGTATTCATATGGTAATGCTGTAGGGTTGATAACCACTTCTCCGTTTACAATGAAATCATCAGACTCTGATACTTATTTTAATGTGGCATCTACTACTACTGTAGTATCGGGTGTTACTGTCATTAATGATTTTGATGTTAAAGGCGATCTTTATATTAATGGTGTTAGGCAATTACCTCCTGTTCAAACATTGACGGCATTTTATGATATAACTTCTTATGGTAACCCGGCCTTACCTGGAAACATTACAACCGCAAATGTTGCTATTGGTAGTTTTCTTGCTAAGGTTTTTAGTACATCCACTAATGCATTAACCGACGAGGTAGGATATCCAATTGGATCCGATGCAAAAGTTACATGTTATCATACTGGTTATGCTATCACGGTAAGAAGATTTCATCTTATAGTAGATCCTATACATCCAACTATGAATGCTTGGAAATCATATGATTTATATTATGATTCTGGTATTGGTGAATATACCAATGTTGTAAAAATTTAAGGTAAATTTAAATGGCATATATTTTAAACAAAACTAACGGATCTATATTGGTAACAGTACAAGATGCCTCTATAGATCAAACCACAGATTTAAAGTTTTTAGGTCGTAACTATGCTGGATACGGCGAGTTTCAAAATGAGAATTTTATAAGATTATTAGAAAACTTTGCTAATACAACAGAACCATCTAAACCAATTGAAGGTCAAATTTGGTATGATTCCGCTAATAAAAAATTGAATGTTTATAATTCGTCAAACTGGAAAGGTATTGCTAACTTAGAAATCACCGAGGTGAACCCGTATTTAGATGGTGGAAAAACACCTTCATTGGGGGATCTATGGTACTATACCGCCGGCGAACAACTATTTGCATATAATGGTACTGACTATGTTTTAATCGGACCACCTACTGGTGCAGATAAGCAAGCAGGATGGAGAGGAGATTTTGAAAAAGATGTTGCTGATCCATCAACTCCTATTTACAATATCAAGGCTGTTATAGGCGCCGATGTGGTATCGGTTGTCTCTAATCAAGAATATGAAGTATATGCAGATGCATCAGGTACTTATCCTATCTATGTTGCTCAATCTCCTGCTCTTAAATTATACAAAGGTATTAATCTAATTGGGGCTCATCCTACTACTGGGGTTTCTGCTACAGTAGATGGATCTAATGCGTATTCCGATGGAATAATAATGTGGGGAACAGCCGCCCATTCTATAAATGCAAACTTTGCAACTAAGTCTGGCACATTGGATTATTCAGTTTCTTCTGCTAATTTATATAAACCAGTGGCATTCCTAAATACTACTTCCAACTCTAATGCAACGGTAAGTGTTGATTATGGATTTACATATAATCCTTCTACCAACTTTGTCAAGGCAACCAGATTCGAGGGTGTCGCTACCAGTGCGTTATATGCAGATCTTGCTGAAAGATATGCGGCAGATGATATATATTCACCCGGAACCGTTTTAGTAATAGGTGGCGATAAAGAAGTTACAGTTACTGAAACTCGTGCTAACACCGCAGTGGCAGGAATTGTGTCTAAAAACCCAGGTTATATGATGAATTCCGAGGCAGGATCCGACGAAACTCACCCCTATATTGCCTTAAAAGGCCGCGTTCCTTGCCAGGTTGTGGGCACTATACTAAAGGGTGATTTGTTAGTTAGTAGCACACGGTGTGGTCACGCTGAGGCATTCAAGGAAGGCGATAGTCCAAATGCTGTAATAGCAAAAGCCCTCGAAGATAACTTCGAAGGCTTTGCGGTTATTGAAGTATTAGTAGTTTAAACTACTATTTCTTGAATTACGATTCCGGAAAATACACCTTTATTTGGTATTTTTCCTTTTGCAATTCTTTTTATAGTGGCATAAATGTTAGGAATACTAACGTTAAACTCTTCTGAAATAATTTTTAATCCTGCAACTTGTTTAATTGTACCATTTGGATAGATTATTTGATAGTGTTTCGTATAAGGAAGTAATACTGGATCTATTCCTTTAATCCACTTATTGCAGTTTTCTCGTTGTCGCTGCTTTGTCTCTTCTGTGTGCCGTTTACCATAGAACGCATTTTTCTCTCCTATTCGAGTTTTTCCTATATCGGAAAGTTTTTGTTTACCTTCTTTGGTCCAGTTTTTTGGACCTAATAGTTTTATATAGTTTGCTTCCTCGTGCCCGATTTGTTTAGATAATACCATATAGGCAATATAATCAAATTTGCTTTTATATTGCTCGAACAGTAATCGATGCGCCTCGGCATGCTCTTCTATAGTGAGCCGTATTAAATTAGACGGCTCATCTGTGCCGCCCATATGTTTTGGAATTATATGATGTATATGATATATTGTTTTATTGTCCACATATTATTTAGCATACGCATACTAGGAGTACCTTTTAATATATTAAACTGCCATTGGCATTTTTATAGTTGAATGACACTGATAGTTAAGAAGTTCAATATCATTCATTGTGAACTTTGTAATATGATCAATTGCTGGATTTAGTTTGAGAGTCGGAAATAACAACGGTACTCTAGTTAGTTGCTCTTTTACCTGGTCAATATGATTCTCATAGATATGAGCATCTCCAAACGAAATAATAAGTTCACCTACTCTTAAATTACAATTCTGTGCAATCATATGCGTAAACAATGCATAACTCGCAATGTTAAACGGCACACCTAATCCAAAATCTGCACTACGCTGATACATGTGGCAACTCAATCGGCCATTGCTGACATAGAATTGGGCCATCATGTGACATGGTGGTAATGCCATTAGATCTAATTCACCTGGGTTCCATGCACTGATGATATGTCTGCGTCCATATGGATCTTTATTGATACCGTTTATCAACTGTTGTAGTTGATCGATATGTTTGACACCCATACGATTGGCACCAAACACTGGAGCACGCCATGAACGCCATTGCACTCCATATACTCTACCAAGGTCACCTTTGAATCGAGCCTTCGGTTGCCAATAGTCTGCATTGGCATTACCTGTCCAGATCGTGTTTTCTTTAGTATTGCGGCTACCGTGTAGAATTTCTTTTAGACGATTCTCATCACCGCTGCCTTCTATAAACCAAAGTAATTCACTAACAACAGATTTCCAAGCCAACCGTTTTGTGGTAATGGCTGGAAATCCTTGTTGTAGATCAAACTTTAACTGTAGTCCAAACTTACTGATGGTCCCTACGCCTGTGCGATCGGGACGATGTTCACCTGTCTCTAATATGTCTTGTAGAGCATTGAGATAAGCAGTTTCTGGATTTGTCATTAGACAGTTTCAACTGCTTTCTTGGACTTAGCCGGTGCTTTAACCTTAGGTGGATCAATCGCATCTGCCATTCTACGGAAATTAGCAGCATCCTTGGCTAACTTGTCAGCCTTGGCACGATACTGTTTAGCAATGACTTCTGGATCGGAAATCTCATCAGAGGATTCAACTATTACAGATTTCTTTGTATCCTGAATAATTACTTCGTCCGGTACAATGATTTCCTCTTTAATAGGCTTAGTCTTCTTATCTTTTTTCGACGATTCATCAGATACTGCAAGATCTTCGATACTTACACCCTTCTGATCAGCAATCATCTGATTGAGTTTATCTAAAGGAATAGATGCCTGTGTGTTGGGCGTCATGATTACCATATCGGTTGGAACTTTTTTCAAGTGACCATTGACATGCAAATATTGTAGCATGGCGGTTCCATCGGGGAATCGGCGTACTGCTAATACATCAGCTAATTCGTTGGCTTGTTGTCCCGAATCACTTTCGAGCAAACTCATAAATGCATCATGATAGGAATCGGTAAGACCGTTTGTTCCTATAACCAATGCATTAGTATGCTCGTCGGGTAGAGTTCTATAAACAACTGCAACCCTTGCAGAATTGTTTTTCATCTTCCCTATATGCTTTATTTCTCTTGCCATGCTAATCTCCTTTTTATTCTGTGGCTGCAGGTTGTTCTTCAGTTTTCGGAGGCATCGCTGCATTTAAGAATGCATTGATTTTGTCATATGTTGCACCAACTGCTGATACTTCATTTGCTGCGAATGCACCACGGCGAACTGCTACTTCAACAACTGAACGCAGATTTGCGAGATCAGTGAGAGTTAGTTCCGGTGGAGTTGGAGCAACGGGTGCGCCATCTTGTGCGCCTACTTGTGTTTGTTCTTCCATTTTAAAATTCCTTATTTTTAATTAAAAATTGACATCCTAATGCCAGCATGGTTAGTTCTTTCGGGTCTTCCATTCCTATTTCTGTAATAGTAACGAGTTTCCTGTTATCGTCCAACCCATAACTGTCTCGGATAGCATATCTACCATCCAAGTGGTATTCGATCCAATGCTCAATGTCTTTAACATCAAATCGGTGTTCTATTTTAAGTTTGGTAAAATGCTCGGGTATGAAGGATAGTTTCCTTAATCCTAATACCGACAAAGCATTTACCGTTCCTCTACTTAGAGACATTATCTACCTACTTTATTTATAATAAGCAGTCTGGCCGAAGGGTGAAATTATGGATTCATTACCGTGAATAACAAACAATGAATCACAGTAATCCTCGTCACCCCAACTACCGCAAGGATATCCATCTGTAAACATGATGAACTTCTTAGGAACGATATCTTCGTTCTTCATGAATTCAAAGTTAACATCAAAGTCAGTACCGCCACCACCTTTGACTTCGTAACTCAAAATGTCATCAGCAGCATCCGGTGTGAATCGAGCATAGTTGTAAACTTGGGTATCAAAGCACCACAGATCCAAACGGAAGTCCTTGTATTCGTCCATGATGCCTTTGACTTCGCTGATGAAGTCTTTAGCCATAGCATCTGAAATACTACCACTCATGTCAATAGCAACTGACACATCGATAGTTTCTTCATTCATCATTCCGGGCAGTATAGCACCGCAATGTTGGCTCTTACGATTAGGTCGAGCGAAACTAAAATTGCTCTTGAAGATACTTTGGATATTCATACGCAGGATTTGACGCCAGTCCATTTTAGGCTCAGTGAAGTCACTGATCATACGACGGATACCTGCTGGCACTCGTCCAGCACCTGCAGATTGTGCAGCCGCTAATACAGCCTCTTTCATTTCCTCACGGATCTGACGCTTTTCTTCTGCGGTTAGACGAGGACGACCTTTACCACTTCCGTCAACATCTTCCCCATCCTTGTCACCACCGCCTTCGCCTTCGTCGTCGCCATCTAAGTGATCGTCCAATAGTTCACCAAGTTGGCTTAAGTCAATCTTGATGGCTTTTTCTTCAAGCAGGGCATAGATTTCTTCATAACTCAAACCACGATATTTGTCATCTTGGAAGATTTTAATGAAGTTAGGCACCATACCAATATGTTCGTCTTTAAGAATTTGGTTAGCAGCATAGTCTGCGGCAATGTTTGACAGTTGGGGATCACGATGATCACGACGACCCATGTGATCAAATACATTGTGCAATACTTCGTGAGCAAAGCCAAACTCTGCTTCTTTAGGAGTCAACTTATGCACGAAGCCGTTATTGTAATAGAAGGTGCGGCCATCTGTAGCCAATGTGCTACACCAATCGCTGGCATCAACCAACTTCATGCGTGTAGCAAGATTACCAAAGAACGGATGCTTCAACAGCAAGCCCACACGGGCGGTGATCAGTTTTTCAATAATTTTATTTTTTTCAGATTCAGTAAATTGGCGATCAGTCCAATCTTTCTTAGTGCGTTCTTGTTTCATTACTTTAGACATAGCATATCCTTTCAGTGTAAGTGTATATTATACACTAAATTTATCAAAAGAGCAAGTAGAAAAGGCCCTTGCGGGCCTTTTTTAACTTTCCATTGCGACCAAAATATACTTGCCGTATTTGTCATGGAAGCGATCGAAGTGTTTCAACTTGGATGCATCAAACGGCAGTTTGTAAGTAGTCAATGCCACTTTAGATGCCATAACAGTCAGTTCAGTTGGGAAGTTATCCATAATGAACGCAAAGAAACGATCTGCCTGGGCATCCCAATCTTTGGCTTTCTTCTCATATGCATCCTGCAATTCATAGCACAGGCTAATGCTCAAAGAATACATCGCAGAGATTTCTTTGATCTTGCAAGTAGTAACAGTACCGTTCAAAATATGTGTTGGGTTAGGCATCTGTTTAGCAACACGACGGTGTGCCATAAACTTAATTGCCAATCCTTCACCAATTGCACCTGCAACCAAATCGGTCAAAGTGCTGTCATCCAAGTCGTCATCGTGTAGCAATTCGCTAACAAAAGACCACGAACGTGGAGTAGCGAACGCACGGCTTGCGGACTTTGGATCAAAGTCATACAAGTCTTGTTTAGCAAAGCCAACATAACCAACAACTTGCTCGTGAATCTTGTTCTTAACAGCCCATTCTTGCCAATCTTCGTAGTCGGACTTGAGTTCAACGTGAACGAAACGGTTCGCCAACGGAGCAGGCATGCGGTAAGTAACACCTTTATCGCCCTCGCGGTTACCAGCAGCCACAATGCTAACACCTTTAGGTAGCACATAAGTACCAACGCGGCGGTTCAGCACCAATTGGAATGCAGCCGCTTGGGTTGCAGGAGCAGCAGAATTCAACTCATCCAAGAACAGGATAGCAGTAGACTCGGGATCAGTGGGCAGTTCTGCAGGGGGTGCCCAAGTCATGGTGTTTTCGGTACTGTTGTAATACGGGATACCTTTGATGTCAGTGGGTTCCCACAGGCTCAAACGAACGTCAATAACATCGCGGCCTTGCTCGTCGCCAATTTGTTTAACGATATCGGATTTGCCAATACCGGGAGGGCCCCACATGAACACAGGACGTTGGATTTTAACGCACTTGCGGATACTTCGTTTTGCTTGGTTAGGAGTAACTGTACGGTTAGTGCTGATTGCTTCTGCCATAGTGTAGTCTTTCTAAAAAGTTAATTAGATATTGTAGCGGTCTTGTTTGCTTCAATACGTTAATTATACACAGATCTACGGTCGCTGTCAAGTGATTTCAGCGTATCTTTTCTGTGCTCTTTGTAGTTTTTGGAGATTTCCGGAGAACAGTATAAGTTGTATAGCCATCCTTTCTCCAAAAAGATAGATCTCTTTGTGGGTCAAGTAAAACGGACAGTCGATGTTGTTGTCCATCCATATCAACAAAGAGTTTGTAAGAAACATTGTTTCTTCAAATACCACTCTATGTGATTTAATATCGGCTTTCTGTAGGCTTTCAAACCCCTGTTCGGTTAGGCCGAGACCGCCTTTTTTCTTGAGTCTGGGGTTTGTCCAAAATACATGGCGAAGCCTATCCAAATATTCATCGTCAGTAGGCAGTGCTAATTGTTCTGCTACTATTTTGGTGATTTTAAGTTTTTGGTTCATCGGTGATTTTCTCACCAGTTGTTAGTTTGTAGACGGAAAATTCAGTTGTGGTAAACATTTTGTTTAGTTTTTCCGCAAGATTAAATGCGTGTCCACTATTGGCAAATGATACTTTCTTATACTTTGGTCCCATTTCTTGTGCTACTACGCTACTGGTCTTTAGATTGATTGGTTTATCTTGATAGAATACAGACCAAACAGCATCAGACTCTAATACCTGATCGGTCTTGTATGACTTCTTATTTGTTATTTCCAATAATACATTAGGTTTAGGTCTGCTCACGATATATACACTCCAAATATGCGTATATATTTATCGGATTTACCTAAAACCTACCACCGTCCATTTTAACTTCAACACTGGAAACAGACTGATCTACCTTGCCTGCTAACCTTGTCATTACTACTGATAAACTATTCTGTAGATCAGTTACTTCTTTTATGGTTAAATTCAATGATTTTTGATTGGTTTTGATGGCTATTCTTGCCTTATCAAGAAAATCTTCTATAGGAATTGTGTTTAATTGTCGCATGTTTTATTTAACGTGTTTAATACATTCTTCATTTCCTGTGAAGTTTTAAACGGACCTTGATACGGATTGCGTTCAAGTGTGATCAATTTAGGGCAGAAACTACGTAGCCAACCCTTCTGAAACTGTATAACATAGTAACCTGCACAGTATCTACTCTTGCTTTTCAAGTTCTTTGTATATAAGGGCAACTTATTCTTAACATCATACAAAGGATTATATGGTTTGCATCTACATGGATAGTTATAGATTGTATGGGTAAGTGGTTCAATTTCAAATGTTTGGAACTTCTTCTTATCAACAGTGGCCAAAGTATCGACTACATCCTTGTAACTCTTGAGTTCTGCCATTTTTCCGTTACGTAAGAATACATACCCTTTCTTATTCTTAGCAATAGATCCGATCTTCTTACCTGAATTCTCAATGATCCATTCTTTATTAGGAATCAATACTTTTGAAATTGTTGCATTCATGCTATATACCTTGCATTTAATGGTTCTGCATAACTTTGAACCTGTTCGCTGATCTTGTTTAGATCATATTCGGAGCATAATTTGAGCAATCTTACTCCAACTTGTGGAATACTCTTTTCTGCTCGAGTAGCAGTTTCGATTGTTTCTTTCATAATAACTTTAACATCTTCAGGCTGTGCTGTCAAATCGCAAAGAACAACATTACGTTGATAGTCGTCTAACACACGATGTTCAACACCTTCGTGGTCGGTCCAACGCTGCAACATCATGTTGTTCCAATTATATCCGCGGCTTGCTCGATCGGCAAAGGCCTCACGGAGACCAACCTTATTCTTTGTCCCCTTCTCACGTACTCCCGGATAAGCACTAAAGATGTTGTCGGAGGTGTCGCCACGCATACATTTCTCGAATAGTAGCCATTCTGGATCCGGGATGCCTTTTGGCAGTTTAGTCTTTTTATCAATGACATACTTACCTTTTTCATCGAAGTATCCAAGATGTGTGGTTGTGATCTGCATGACACCATTATATTGCTTGACGTTGGGTGCGATCAATTGTGCAAAGTCGCCATCTGTTGAAATAATAATATGGTTATCAGTTGGGTGACCTTGAATCCATCCTGCGATTAAATCATCTGCTTCTAAACGTTCATGTTGCAGTACTGTGCAATTAGTCTTGTTAGTAATGTAATCTTTAAACTGATCAAATGTTTCCCAAAATACACGGTCTTCTTCAGCTTCACGCGGGCTTTGAGCAGCACGGGCTTCAGTTCGTTGACGTTTATAAGGAGCATATACATCCTTTCGCCAACTGCGACCTTCTAAAAAGAAGATAACGTGATCACCTTTAAAGTCACGCCATGCCTTGCGAACACTACCTAATACAGTCGCAAGGCTCATTCCAATCTTATCATTGAGATCCCCGCGAGTAGCGTGTCTCGCACGGAAGAAAGTATTTGCTGTATCTACGAGAATATATGTTTTGTTCATTTGATTTTAATATAGCAGGATTTGACTTGATTGTTACCAAAATTGATAAGTTGGAAATCATTACTGATTAAATTGTCGTGTATGGGTTGATGATTATATTTGTTGATATCGTCAAATACAAATTTTGTACCTACTACAGATCTTGGATAGAAAAATTGAATTTCTTCAAGAACTGAATTACTCACGTGGGGGCCGTCGAAGAAAACAAGACTATATTGATTGACGATTTGTTTATGCTCTTGATAGAAAGGAAATCCGTCTTGGAATCTATTAAAGTATTCCTTATCTTCTAAACACAATAATACTACATTAACGGGTTTATCTTTTAGATATTCGTAAATATTTGCCATCGCAGTATTACGCATATCATTAGTGTAATCAGATTTGGATTTACTATATTCGCTATCGTAGAAATCAATATTTCCATATGGATCTAAACAAACAACATTGCGATTTAGATCATTTGCTGCCAATAGACCTTCAACAATATATTGCAAACTCCCACCGAGGCGTGTACCAATCTCGCAAATAGCGCCATCTATATCTTTAATAGAAGCCGCAGCACGATATAACACATCATAATCAGAACTATCAGTTGACAAATTCATTATGAAATCTCCGATTTTCCATTACCTAAATTATTGACATTAATAAAACCGCTACCTCTTCGGTCCATATTAATATCCGCTTCACTTCCGATATTTCTACATAGTTCCTGGAACCATTGGTCAACAACGGCTTCTTCGGTTTCACCTTGAAACCCATTGCTTCGTAATTGTAGCACAAAAAACTCATTCCAGTCAAGTTCAAAGAAGCCATTACGAATATTATCTTTGTTTACATGAGTATCCAAAACCGCTACCCAGGGTTCACCACGTTTGGTTGCTGCTTCTTTTGGAGATAATTCGACTACTTTTTTTGGTTTGCGTGGTTTCTTCTCTTTTGGTATTTCCGGATTTACCGTTGGTTCGGACAACTTGGGAGCCGCGAATACTGCTTCTTTATTGTTGCCACTAAACATTTTTTTAATAAATTCAATCATGGTATTCTCTTTATAATATTAATTCTGTCAATTCGTGTTCATCTCCAATCTTACCTTTTAAAAATGTGTTAAAGGATAAACTCACTCGGAAATTACTTCCAACTTTATTTTCAACTTCATGTTTAAGTTCCGAAGGAAACATTATTAGGTCTCCAGTACCAACATTAAAACGCCATACTTCACTATTAAATGGATTCCAACTGACTGGTTTATATTTAAGAATTCTTTTTCTTCTTTCATTATGAACCACTATTTTATCAACCTCTCTATCGGCGTTTATATAAAGTACTCCACTTATTATGCTGTTAGGATGAGTATGAGCGTGATGATATTCTTTTTCCTCTGTAAGATTTATCCACGATTGTGTTATATATATTTCTATATCATCTGGTAATGGATCAGTTGTTTCTACATAACGCTTAACGGAATTTAATATAAAACCTTTTATATCTTCTAAGTGTTCTAATACTTTTTTATTAACAGAAACCTTATTTCCTACATTTCCATGTAGTTCTAAATTTTTAAAAAATGATATTTCTTCTTCAGTCCACGCTCTTCCGATATTAGAAATACCAACGGGTATGGCAAACAACGGTGTAATATTCATGGTTTTCCCTTTAAATTCCATTTTATAAATTCAAACTTGTCTATGTAGTATTCTACAACGAGAGGTTTCTCTCCGGCTAACCCTTCAATTGATCTACTGCCTTTATAACATTTCTCAAACCAGATTGTCTTGTCAGTAAAGAGGCACCTTCTTGGCAATAAGCAGAAATGTAGATGCCAATTATTAACAAAATGTATCCCCCAATCTGTAGATCGATGTGATTGCGATACTACATCTGTTAAATCATCCATGGGCATATTATTCTCTGTCCACTCTGGCATTTACATTAGCGCGATGTGCCATATAGAATACTGCTGTTATATATCCAAGTAAAAATCCCCAGAAGAACATTATTTAAGTTCCCCACTCGTTCTTAAACAGTGGCACTTGGAGTCGATCACTGTAGCGTAGTCCGTGTTTCATTGCCAACAATGCTACATTACGATTGTTCATCGTATAGACACTTTCCACACCGCCTACTGGCATTAGATAAACATGTCCTTTAAATCCTGGACGACGATACGCGGCAATAGCACATTCTGCATCTGCAAAGTCTTGTTCGTTAGCAATAACAAACTTTAGATATGCTGTGCCAACTTCTTCGTATTCACAAACAACCTTGGGTAAGATTGCTTCATCCCACTTCTCACCTGAGCAAGGAAGTTTAGCACTTACCGAGAATGTGATTTCTCTTTCAATAGGAGAATCGTTACGCCATGCTTTTAGAAACTCATAGAATCTGGGGTCAAGTTTCTGAGTGCCATTTGTTTCAAATGTAATTTCTTTAAGTCCTGCCATCTTGGGATGATCGAGCAAATCTGGATAAGCACGTTGCCAACCCAACAAAGGCTCGCCACCTGTGATTACAAGATGTTCGTCACGCCATTCTTTGTACGGTAGTGTATCCACAATGGCGTCGGCAATAGCATCTGTAGTAAGTAGTGGACTGAGATCTTTAAAACGTGGATCCCAACTGGCATAACTATCACATCCTGTGCTAACAAGCGGGAGTTCGTTATATGTTTTAAATTCTATCGGATTGATATTATTGGCTTCTTCACTTAGTTCTCCCCGCGGCATACCGAAGCCTGCACAGCGGAAATTACATCCAAAAGTTCTAAGGAACACACTGGGCACCCCCATATATCTACCCTCGCCCTGTATAGAGTAGAAAAGTTCTGCTATCTTAATCTTTGACATATTAATCCTCGATAAGTAATTATACACTTGTATTTAGAAAAGTCAACACTATTTAGAAAAAATGATCACCGATGTAGTATGGAATTTACACAACCATTGTACTTCTGAATGTTCCTATTGTCCCTCGCAAATTAGAGGAGGGCTTTTAGAACATAGCATTGGAGAATACACGGCAGTTGCTTTGGAGATTATTTCTCATTATCGGTCTTTAGGGAGAACAGTACATTGGACTTTCAACGGGGGTGAACCGTTGGATCTCATTGATTTTCCTGTCTTACTCAGAGTGTGCAATGAAAATGATGGAAGAATCGAGTTACACACAAATGGTGGAAAACTTTGGGTTGATTGGTGGGCAATGGAAACTCGAGTAACAGTATTGCATTTAACATATCATTATTGGCAACAATACCCTCTTATCAGGTTTATTATACAATTATTTCAAAAAAAAGAAAAAGAAATAAATGTTATGGTTCCAATTCGTCCTGATTTCTTTGATGATGACATGGCTCGCGCATTAGAGGTAGAAAATGAATTTGGAATATCTGTGAGCAAATGTATCTTGTATAATCATGCATCGACTGTTGGTGGAATGTTTCCTTATACAGAAAAACAATTAAGAATAATTCGCGGAGAAGAGTTAGTTAGTGAACAAAAATACTTTAAATCAACAACACATGATCAACGATATAAAGATACCTATAGTTCAAATCCTAGTTATACAGGAATTTTATGCAATACTGGAATTGAGTCTTTAAATATTTCTCACTTGGGTTGGGTATCAGGCAGTGATTGTAACAATAAACCTTTGGGAAATATATGGACAAATATCAAAGAATTATTTTCAGATGCTGAAAAACAACAAAGCAATCTTAACAGATTGAAATTGCCAACTGAACCTGATCAATGTACAATGATATCCTGTGTTTCAAAAAGAGATCAAAAGATAATGAAATTCACTAAGCAATAAATTCTGCTTTTATAATTTGAATATCTAAATTTTCCATCCATTTAACAGTAGTGGATACAATAGTTTCTAATTTACTATATTTAGGATCCCATCCTGTATTAGACATAAACTGTGTTGGATTGGCAATCAACTCAGCTGGATCACCGAATCTCTTTGGACCAAATTTATAATCAACTTTAAGTCCTGCATTAGATACAGCCTGTACTATTTCAAGATTGCTTATGCCTACACCTGTTCCTAAATTATATGCTTTAAATATGCCACTGTCGAGTTTATTAGCAAGTTCTACAGCCTTAACATGAGCATCTGCTATGTCTGATACATGTAGATAATCTCTTATACAGGTTCCATCATTGGTTGGAAAATCATTACCATTGATAGTCAATGTAGTTCTCTCTAATGCACTTTGAACTACTCTGGGAATTAAATGTGTATCATCCCAATTGTTACCAAGTTCATTATCTGGGTCACATCCACATGCATTGAAATATCTCAATGCGATGCCTTTGTGTCCGTATGCATGTGAATGACTTTCAATAACATATTCACACATTTTCTTACTGTGCCCATATGGACTGACTGGAATACCCTGTGCCTCTTCAACGATAGGAACACTACATTCATTACCATATGTCGCTGCACTGCTGCTGAATATAATAGTGCCTTTCCACCCCTGTTGAGACAGTTCATCTAACATAAGATTAGTCTTGGCAACATTATTATTGTAGTATTCACCAGGATTATCAATGCTGGGACCAACTAAACTGGTTCCTGCAATATGTATGATAGTGTTGATGTTGTTTATTTTGGCAACTTTTGCAGCAATGTCAACAAAATCATCTATGATCATTTCATTGAGAAATCTTGCGGCGTCTGGAATAGTCAATGCACGGTCAATGCCAATTACATAATAGCCAGCTCGCTGAAAGGCCTTAGCGGTATGACTACCGATAAAGCCCATCGCACCTGTTATGATTACTCGTTTAGTATTTTGATTCACGGGTGTATTTTCTGTAGTCAGTGCTCATACGCAACAGGTCTTCTCCGTCGCCTTGCAAGATGTCAATGATTCGGTCGATTGTTCCGTCGTTGTAGTCGCTGATTGCGCCCATGTTTGGATGTGGTGTGTCCAATAACGATTCCAACTTATCCATAGCATCGCCGATGCTCCAAGGCACATACAGACGAGTATGGTCATTGGCAAAAGTTTCAGGGAAGCTACGATAAGCAGGGTATAGCACATTGCATCCGAGTGCATCAGCCTCACTGACTGTGTTTGAAACCCAATCTTGTAACGCACAGTTAAATACAACCCGACTATCATTAACAATGTTGTAGTATTCATTCTTTTCTAAATCCTCGTAGATTGTTAGCAATCCTCGTGCAACCAAGTCACGAGTGCGTTGCATATAGCTATCACTATTTGATTTTAGTTTACCACCACTGCACACACAGAACTCAACCGGTTCCAATCCTGGTTGGTCATTCCATGCTTCAATCAAGTCCATGTAGAAGTCAGGTTGTTTCTCCTGATCCCATCGTGCCGAGAACACCACACGATGTTTGCGTGAATGGAATGGTCGGATACTGGCCACACGACTCTGAACTTCTGCTTTGCCAAATGCCAAGCCTGAGATATTGTAGATCGGAGCCTTCCAACCTGCAATCTTCATGTGTGCTACCATTTCCTCATTGGTGGCCAAAACACCGCTAACAAAGCTATCCACCATTTTCTCGTAGTGTCCCATCCATCCCGCCATTCCCCACACATGAACGAAATCATCAGGATCAATGGACTGAGCAAGACACCGCACAAAAATACGGGGACGAAGGCCAGGATCAATTTGATCCATAATATAAGGCAGGCTCTCGATGCCGGGCTGAAACATGTCCTCAAAATAGATAACATCTTCATGGTTTAGTTCTCCTGCTTTCATCATGCGGATCAAGTTCATCAGTTGGCTCATACCGTAGTATGTACGACCATGTGCATCTAATACTTGACCTGTTACAATTGCTTGGTCATTACTAAGTGTTTCCCCGGGCACAACAACATAATCGATGCCTCTTTTATCAAACACACTAGTATTCCACTCTTGCAATTGCAGAGTGTACCTTGCTTTGTAGGGTTCAAGCCCCATGTAATATAGTTTACGCATTATTGGTCCTGATATTCACGTTGGGGTTTACCCGATGCTTCACGACGAGCTTTGCGTTGTAGATATTCTTGCTCTTGCTGGAACCTACGATAGTCATTGGATCGATAAAGATCCTTCTCATTGTAGGGAAGAAGATTAAACCGGCAATGATCTATCCAAGCATCAAGATCATCAAAGATCTTAGATACCTCGGGTTTCATTTTAAGGGTTTTTTGAATATAGTTTGGCTGTGCCATTTTGTGTTTCCTAATATTAGGGTTGATTACGGAATATAATTGAAGCGCCGTTTTCGTCGTCTTCGCTTACACTGATAAGGGTCTGTCGACCCGGATACCTTGCAGTGATTGTCGTATTAAGTTCACGAGCAATCATTTCACAAGATTTATGGTTGAGTTCAAGAGTACCATTGCTATAGCACTTTTCGAGCCAACGCTTAAACTGGATAAATTCAATGTCACGATCATCATCAAATACTTGAATATTGACTTGAAAATGGAAAATGTGTCTATGTGGTGTTGCGAGGAAACTGACATCATATTCGTCGCCTGTGGCTAACATAGGATCAGTTGCGGCAGCAGGGTAGCAATGGATTCCTTCCTTCTGAAATCTCACCCATATCATTGATAAATCATTGTTCATTAGTTATACCTCTTCAAATAATTTTTTACGTTGTTTTTTAGTATTAGATATACTAATAATTTTCTTCATTGTAGAATGTGGTATTCTAATTTTAACAGAATTTTCATGTCCGTATCTATCACCTACAAAGTATCCGTTTGGTCCTGTTATATTTTTAGACGATGATCCGTCCTGAATTTCTTTTCGAATATGTTTATAATCTTCTTTAAATTTTCTTTGTACCTCTTCATCACGCATATCTATTTTGCGGGCTTTTTGTACATGATTAAAAACTGTGTTAATTTCAACTTGTTCTTGAACCTGAACTTTTTTAAATATAGAAGTATTTTTCCATTTTTGACGATCCATATTTTCTATAGTTATTGATCCTACAGTCCAAGATGCATCACTAAAAATATCGTGAGTTTTTATATCTCTGTCGTATTTTGGAAGATCCACCGTCCCAACTCGATCGACTTTGTTACCGAGAGCTTCCATTATATCTTCTACTATAAATCCATGATCATTGTCATGTCTTTTTTCTGGTAACTGTGTTCCAACTGAAATTCTTTTTACCATTATAATACTTCATCTTTCGTATATTTAGACCAATCTGTAAAGGTCTCACGAGTTAATAAATTGTGTAGGTTGTGACACCACACACCGGGGTTAGTTGACTTGAAGTCTTTGTCGTCAAGTTTAATTATAGCATTATATCCCAACTGTTGTAAATAGGGCAATTTCACCGAAATCATTGGAATGAAATTATGATATTCACAAAGTCCACTTTCCAACAATCCTTCAGCGCATTTGACATCTATATCCAGGGTACATAGATAGTCTCGATCGAGAAAGCATCGAATCATGTCTTCCCAGGGTTTCCATGCCTCAGCATCATTTATATTTGGATTGGGAAAACTTTGATTGGCACCAAAATAGATATGACGCCGTCCATTTATGCGATGCCCGATCCGTTCTTCTTTTTGAACGCCAACCACAAACAATGTGGGCATTCCAAATGCTGGTGTATGTTCTACTTCTGTACCGTAGAAAAATTCTGCGTTTTCGTGTCCTTCTCTATTCATATTACTCTCCAAGATCGTCACTTAATTTCTGTAATGCAGAGTCATTGGCATCGGACAGATCCACTTCATCTGCTCGTGTAACTTCTTCAACATCAAACAACCCGCCAAACATGTTGTCGTTCTGTCCATTGGTTGTATTACGAGCACCTGCGATACTGATCAAGAATGCTTTGGCAGTCGGATGCTCTAACATGTCCATTGCTTCTGTTAATGTTTTAGTATCGAACAATTCTTCAACAAAGCGATCGAAATACAATACATTGCGTGGAACCCATTCGCTAAACTGATCGCTTGATAGTTCTTTAGCGTTGAGTTTCTTCCACGAACGCCAGTCTGGTTTGAATCGTGTGCTTTCAATGTCAGCATAGTGATTGGCTCTCTGTACAGCTTCAATATGACATTGGACATTATGTGCCATATACAATGAGTAGGCGAAACTATCCCACGATGTCTTGCCTTCTTTCTTGATCTTGTTCAACATGCCTGGAGCATAGTGACAGATATCACCCATTACAAGTCTGCGGCCAATTTCTGATTCGAATGGGAATGGGATGTCGCTTCCTGCAAGTGCTTTGTTGTCTGGGGCTTTTTCCATAACAACACTGAACTTTTTCGATGTGTGGATTGCGTTTGTGTAAACGAGTCCGTGTGCTGTTGCGACAAACGGTGAGGCGCAGTCAAAAGATATGGTAATTTCTTCATTAATATGTTTCCTGATTTGTCGTTGAATTGAAGTTAGATAGCAAGCCCAATCTAACTGTGCTGTACCCAAGAAGTGGATCCAGTTCTTGCCTGTGAGCATGCCTTCCTCCCGCATGATCATCAAACGCTTTAAAGTGATGTCCATCTTACTCATATTAACACCACCCATTGCCCAACCCTCTGCTGCCTTATCTCCCCATACAGCAGGGTCACTAAATTCTTTAACACCTTCATACCAAGACTGTGCGCTATGCCAATCACTGCCTTGTAACACATTCAACCACTTGGTCTTACCCATTCGATTCTTCAAGAAGTATTCGTTATTGAAACGAGTTTTCTGTAAACAATCTTCTGGGCTTGTTAAACCAGTTCTTGCTTGATTGTTCTTATCACAGGCCCAGATAGGCACATCCAACATCATTGACCAATCGGCAGTTAGTTCTAACCAAGCGATAATATCATCACGAGTTTTGTTTGCTGCCTTGCCTTCAAAGTCTAACCAATCAAATTTGAGAATACCCTTACCAATTTGGTATCCACCTGAATCACCTAATATCATAGTGTTGGCATGATCACGACCGTGTATCATACTTTCCTGTATCAGACTCTTTTGGATATCTAACTGTGCATGACCTGCAGAGTATAGACCATACTTGTAGGTAAAGTATCCTTGTTCTTCGTTTAAGAAGTTCATACCTTCGATACCACGATCAAATCCTTTAGGGATACGATCCTTAGGAACGAAATCATCTAATCTTTGTTTAGCGATGTATGTGCTGTAGAAACTGCTGATTGCTGGCAAATAGACAGCATAGTCTCTTTGAAATGGTGACAGGTTAACTGGTGGATTCATTGTGTTCTTTGCTTAGTATTATTGTAACATCTAATTGTTCTTTTGCTTTCTTTAAATTGTCCAAAGCGATTTTCACGGCGGTATTGGTTGATGCTAATGCCTCCATTGCAAGTTCTTCTACACGCTTTTGATTTACCCAACCAATGGCATCTACAGCATCTGGTGTTAGACTCACATCGATATCACTCATTCGGAAAGGTTGCCACATCTGTCCATCATACACTTCTATGCTTTGAGTTGTGGTGTTGAATCGCATGTTACCCAGCCCCTGTGCTCCGCTAAAGTTGTTCACATAGTTGCTGGCATTGTTATTGTGAGCCGTCAAATATGGTCCACTACTATACACATTCTTTATCATGCTTGTGCTGGAATGATATACTTGTAAGTGGCAATGCCGCTGTCTAAAGTGATCTGCATAGCACCTTCGTTGCTGAAACTGATCTTTGCGTTATTGGCATCTGCGATTTTCAAAATACTCAACACATTGTTTACTGGCCAAGTCCATCCTTTATTTAGATTTCCTGTGACACCAGTTGAGAAAATAAATTCACCACCGTGACTGCTGACATCGCCAAATGTAAACTTCAAATTGCCGCCATCTGTCTTGGCTAAGAAAGTTGTATGTTCAGTGTTGGCACCTGCTTGGAATTGGAAACGCTGGATAGCATTTACTGTGGGCTCAACTTCAACATCCCACTTGACGCCACGGAACTTGACAGTTTTCAATTTCTCATTGATAATGTCTTGATTCATAAAGCGATAGTCATTCTTGAAGTCGCCGTCTTTGTTTTCAAAGTGGAGACCAACTGGAACAGTTTCGCCATTGCGTTCAGCAGTGACTACTTCGATCTTAGCACCATCTTGATATTCCTTACCATCTAAAAGATAGCGTAGTTTTTCAAGTTGCGGCATGCCATATGTACCGATCATGTCTGCGTGTGGGTTAGCAGTTTCTGCATACATGATAACGCTACGGTCATCTGCCATGCTGTCGATTAGAGTTTTTTCATCTGTGCCTGTGACTTTAACGATGTTAAGAAAGCCCAATTTGTTTGTGTGTGCAACGATGTCTTGTAGAATAGATTTCATAATAATTTCCTTTGTGTTAGTTTATTTAGATTTAGAGAAAAAGTCAACAAATATTTTATTCAAAAACTGAATAACGAATTAAATGTATTTGTTTGTGTAGTGGATTCGAGATCCCATTCCAGAACACCGATAAGGTTATCCAGTTTGTTATTGATGATAACATGTTCCATTTCAGCATGATCAAATGGTAGTTCTTGGAACCACTTAGGTAAACGAAGTTCATCGACCGGATACGCTACGCTGGTATACCCAAGTGGATTTTCCTTCATCTTACATACGATAACTTTCATACCATCAACGATGTTGGTGCTGTATTTGTCACCGTTCATGCGTTTAAGAGTATTCCAATTGATACTGGCACGGACATGTCCAGGCATATTAGTTTTGCCTTTCTTCTTTTCTTCAGCGTCGTATTCGGCAATGTTATTTGCTCTTTTTGGACTACCCTTCTCCCACCCTGGTCTTGCTTTGAATTCGATTCGGAACTCATTGATCATATCTAAAATCTCTGCTTCCTCTGAACCGTTCAGCACTTTATTCAAAACCTCACTCAAGAAGTTCTGCATAAATTCCGGGGTATCGCTACGCTTCAAATCCAAGCCCATGGCCTTGATCTTACCGGGTTTAGTTTCGCTATCGTATCTCTTGCCATCCTTGTCATAGTACAATACAGCATAACGCTTCTTGGTAATGAACAGTCCTTTGCTGGCAACAATTTCACGCCCACCTTTGATAACAGCACCACGACTCTTTGGACAGTGGAAAGCATCTAACATGAACTGTGGAAAAGTATCATTGACAGTATCTGCAATGTTATCGTACAGTTGTATCACCACATCCTTATCCCAAGGAATAAGTTTCTTTTGGATATCAACCTTCAAAGAGTTATATGCGGAAAAATAACAACTATCAGTGTCACCGTAGATGATGGCTTTTCCAACATGGTCAAACTCACCTGTGATGATCTCATTTACTTTACCTGCCATATGACGGGCGATCTGTCTACCTACTAATGTAGTTGATTGTCCGATACGCTTGTCAAAGAATCTGCAACCCGGATTCAAGATAGCACCATACAGACTGTTCAAGTTAATCTTCTTGACCAGTTGTCGTTTATCCCAATATTCCTCTTCGACCTTATTGCCAGCATCAATTGCCGCTTTAAGTTTCTTCTGCATATCCTTACGCTCACTATACCAGCGAGCCAGCAAACCCGGAATAATACCTTCTGTTTCGTGTGTAAAGATAGTACCATTAGCACTCAACATCCAGGGCTTATGACTTTCATAAATTAGTCTATATGCTTCCGCTGCACTTAGGATATCCTGTTCACCGTTTTCCCAATCAATTGTGACTTCATAAGCACGATCCTGTCGCATCACTGCTTCGTATTCTTCACTACCAAATTTGTTCTCCCACGCAGCCGCAAATGATTTCTTATGCAATACCATTTGCTCATGGATAAACTGATCGGTGTTGGTTTGTTTTAATTGTCCGACAATTGTTTCCGGACCCATATTCAACGCACGAATAGCACTGGGATATAGACTGTTAATATCTATACTACCAATCCAGTCATGTAGACCTTTTTTAGGATATGCTACATAAGCACCTGCCGCTTGATTGTTATCATTTTCATCACGCTTTAAACGGCTCGGAACGATAAGTCCACGGTGATGTGCTTCATTAACGATAGCCTGTTCCGTCACGGCCACAGCACCCATTGTAGTCTGTAGCAACACGGTACATTCATGTGCCAGTGTGTTGGCAAGATCCAGGAATTTTAGTTTCTTATCTAACTTGTCCAATAGAGCAGTATCTTGCCTATTGTATTCGATAAACTTGCGGAAGTCTTTGTTGTATAGTTGATCAAGTGTGCCTTCGTATACAGTCTTGCTCTCACCTATCTCCATCTCTCCGATGGCATCGAGCCTATAGGTGTGGCGTTCCTCGTATGTATATTTCCGGTACAGTTCGAGACTGTCCAAATGAACGCGACCAATAAGATCATAAGTAATAGCCTGTTTCCCATATTTCTCATATTCTCTCTTCTTTGGAAATTGATCCCACAAGCAAAATCTGCGTGTATCTTCTTTGCTTAATACTTTGGTAACACGATTAACTGTGTAAGGAATATCAAATCCTTCACTATTCCATCCGCTTAATACATCAGCATCTTCAATTAGATTTAGAAATGCATCTAACATTTCCGCTTCTGTTTCAAACAATATAGTATTAGGAAAGTCTTTGACTTGTTCCTTGGCTTGTTCCATTGTCAGCGTCTTCGGTGGAACAGCAAAACATACCAGTGTGTCTAACCATTGTAGGTGAACAGCGATCGCAGTGATTGGCATGAAAGCATCTTCTGGGGTGCTATAGCCACGCTCGGGATCAAAGTCCACCTCAATGTCGAAAAACGCCACATGAAGTTTGGGTGCATCTGCACCGAGATAGTTATCTTCTAAACAGCGGAATGCTGGTTTGATATCGCTTTCGTAAAGTTTACGATCGCCATGGATACGGAGTTCTTTCTGGAAGTCCTTGTTATTTCTACAAGTGACTTTACTAAGACTTTCACCGTGGATTGATTTATACTTGCCCTTGGGGTCAAGATAATAAAAGATATATTTGGCAGGATATTCCTGAAATATTCTTCCTTTTTTTGGATCGCGTTCAACGACTTTAACGACATCTTTGTCGCGATCCCACATTGCGTCAACATATGACATATATTTTCCTCCTCGTGATTTTATGGCTCACTGACCGTCTTTGTGATCAATTATGGCTGATCCGACCTTACTCATAAATTATTTAGCATCCTGAACAAGCCCACGCTATCGATAGTGACTAACAATGCGTAGTTAGCCAGCATACCAAAAGATCGACGGCTGTGAGCAGCCCAAGCGTATATACAGCACTGGCTAATAAAAATAGGATACAGGATAATAAGAGGCGGTGTAGGTACAGTGAGTGCCATAGTAACACTACATCCGATGCTAATCGCCCAAGCCGTAGTCTCCAGGATAAAACGTAAAGGGTAAACTTTATAATCTTTCCTGATCCATTCAGCGACATTTTTGAAGATCTCATTCATCAGTGCGGCGATGTGAATGTCCGGAGATATCCACGATTGTTTCTAAATCATCAAACTCTTTCCAAACTTGATCCCATTGATCTTTTTGTGCAATGCGTATTGCTTTTTTGATTACACTGGGCTTAACCTCGAGTTCCTCTGCTACTGCGGCAATAGTTTCCTTTAATCCTTCTGTAAGATCCTGAATTTCCTGCAGAACTGTAATTCCTTCTGCTACTATCTGTTTAATTTTAGCCTGTTCAGGCTCTCCAAATGCTTTGCCCATAAAAAATCTCCTTGTAAGTAAGTATATACTAAACAAGGAGCGGTGTCAATGGTTATTTTATAATCTCTCGTTAATTAAATTCCAGTTGATGATTTTCCAATGGTTAGTTAGATAACCTTTCTTGTCTGCAAGATAATCGATATTAAAGGCATGCTCCCACCAATCTATCAGCAGTATGATATCATTCTTGATTTGGTGATTGACAATGGTTTTGATCTCACCATTACGAGCAAGATAGACCCATCCGCTACCTTGTATGGCCATAGCAACTTTGGTAAATTCTTCTTTAAAGTTTTCAAATGATTTCCAATGTTGATCAATAAACTCTTTAGATGCACCGAATGGATCATTGGTTTCGTCTGGAACTTGTAATTGTGGAAAATACATACTGTGTAAGAATGCACCGGCTTCGTTGAAGTCTGGATCACCTTCGCCATTGTTGTAGCGATTAACATAAGTTTTATATAGTTTGCCATAATGATAATCTATAGCATCTTCACTTAGTACAGGTTCCAGAGCATCACGGGCATAGGATAACTTCACTTGTTCGAGTGTTTTGATCTCTTTGCCTTCAACTACATATTTTATAAAATTAAACATTATTTCTTTTTACCTGCTTTCATATTGGCAGCCCAGTGTGCCAATTGTGCTGCCCGACCTGAATGATTTTTAGCAAACTTTCTCAAACTACTGACACTACCTTTGGTAGGAACATGATAACGCTTTGAGTCGCCCTTATCCTCAGGATGCCGACCGTCAGCAAAGTTTTCTCTAACTTTTATCTTAGTTAAGTAATCAAACATTATTCTAAGTTCTTCTGGGGTCATGTTATCTAAATGACCTTTACCTGTTAGTTTTTTTGATAAATTAAAAAATTTCCTATCTTTATCCCACGGTATACCTTTTTTGTCGGCTGCTTTATGAACGTCACTTGGTTTTATAACCAAGTAAGGAGAACTGGCTAGATTTTTATATGCTGGATCGTGTTTAGCCCTCCACAGGGTATTAGTGACACCTTTTGCATTTGACGCATTTTGCCTAGTTGGGTTTGAGAAATTTCCTGGCCTTTTATAAACAAGTTCACCGCCATCGTAAACTAAAAGAGCATCGTTGGTAAATTTAACATGAAATTTATTACTAATAAATTCTCTAGGACCGGGATCGCTTGGTAAATCACCTGCACTTTCAAGTAGTTCATTGATACGCATTAGCAGTTCCACTTTCTTAGTGCCAATGCTTTCCGTGTGGGCTCACCGTTATCTTTTTTCATAGGACCATCAACGCCGCCCATTCTAGCACAGAATGATTTACGGCGTTTAGCAGCCTTGCTACCCGGTTTCAATTTACTGGGTTTAGTGGTTACTGCGGTTTGTAGTTTACTGCCAGGGTGCTCTCTACGATAACTCATAACGCCTTTACGATTGAGCCCACCTGTTTTATTCTTACCTGCCTTACGATGCCAAGCAGCAGATTCATTCAACTCATCTTCCAAGAATGTATCAGCAAACTTTTCACATAATGTTCTAATATTGGTATTGTTAGTTTCTTGTAGAGTGAATTCTCTTTCTTCGTGCTCGTCATCACCTTGGCTTGGATCCATAAACCCGCAATAGACTTTTCGTATGATGGAATTATTAATTAGATCGGTACAACTATCCCCGTGTCTTTCTTGTGCAGTTTCGTCACTGAATTCACTGCAAGGACTCAATGTAGTAAGAAGAATACTGCCTTCTGGAATATCTCCGTATTTTCTATCGTAGGCTTCCATGGCCGCTTTTTCAGCGTGGACATGTAAATCGCCTTGCATATAATTTAATCCCATGACCAAATTATTGTCAGGATCTAATACAGCGGCAGCGACCATACCATAGCGTTCTTTATCTCTCTTTTGGCCTTCAATGACCAATTTGCAGAGTGTGACCAAGATACCATCTAACTTCTTTAGATTGCGTATCTCGTAGTCTTCTTGATCAAACTCATCTAGTCTCATTGTTTCTTCACCTTGGGCTGTCTTGCTTTATACAAGGCCGCTGTGGCCATTACTTTTTTTTTTCTGGGGTCTTATTTTTAAATTGGTGATACTTATTTGGATCAGCATGTTGGAAATTATCAATCCATGTATCTAATTCCATGTTAGGTTCCAGTTGTCTCTCAACCATAGATTGTAGTGATTCAAAGTATGGATCTGCGCTTTCGTTCTTAGGATGTTTGATATGTGCCCAAGCAATAGATTCTGCATCTTTCTTGCTCTTGCCTTTCTTCATCATACTGGCAGTAATATGCTTGGCCTGACGATCGACCTTTGCACCTTCTTTAACAAACTTTCCGCCCATTGACGGTCCGTGTTCTGGATCGTTATCTTTGGCCATATAGTTGTCTGTAGATGGGCCAGTAGCAGCAGGTTCTTTAGTATCCATGCTACCTTTCATATCGCCGGTAGCAGGGGAACTATCCATCTTATCGTCGTCCTTTGGTTTAACTCTTTCAAGACTATATTCGTAGAATTTTATCCCTTTAGACTTTAAAAAGTTCTCAAGTTCTTTACCTGCCTCACCTGGTGAGCGATAGTGTGATCCTAAATTGATCTCTTTGCTAACTTCCTTGTCACCCACTTTAAACTTAACATGGGCAACGATGTCCGGCAGTTGATTATGTCCGCCTGCTGGAACATCGGAGGGTGACCATCCGCCGGCATGTGCGGCACCAATGCCGAGTCCTATAGCACCTGCAACTGCGGCCTTCTTGCCAAACTTTTTAATATCATCCCAACTTTCGTCTACATCTTTCTTAAATCCCTTGTTTGGGATCCATCCTGCAACGGGTTTGCATTTGCATTTACCCGGTGGGCATGTACAGTTAGTCATGCCACATTGCATACAGCGTTTTCCCTCACCTTCCTCCACACCTCTAGATGAAACGGTTGGTGATTGCAGTTGTCTAGTTTTAATGCCGGGCATACCACCTAATGTTGCTAATTTTTTAATTGTGGCTTCGGCACCAGTATTTCCAAGAGATATGACCACGGTACCATCAGGATCAATGGAATCTACTCCTGTCAATGAATCGCTAGCGTAACCGCTGGGTGGCATATAATTAGTTTTAGTTGGTTGACTCTGATATGTAGACTTATTATTACTATCCCATTTTTCCATGCCTTTAGTAATTGCAGCACGAACTTGTTGCTGTTGTGATGTTTCAGAGCCTTCCGCCACACCTTGCTGTTCACCGTTGACGCTTTGTAGCACACTATTCAAATAGTCGGCTGCTTTGGTAATTTTACTTTGTTGCCAAGCATCAAGCCCTTCCTGTTCGCTATAGCGACGTACTAAGCCTAACAATTCTTCAGCATTCTTGGCAATACTTAGTAGTTCACTACTGGCCATTTGTATTTCATGATCAGGGTGGTCTCTTTCATCTTCAGCAACTCCGCGTCCATGATTGCCTGCGGTATATGTATCGTAGCTGCCTTTACCCCATCCGCCTGAGGCGGTACTATGGTCTTCCATAAAAGGTTTCTTATGTTTTTCTTGACCTTGCTTGGCTGCTTTCTTTTTATCTTTGTGAGCACCGGCACCACTTGATTTGGCATTTTTGGCAACGAAGTTTCTTGGAGTAGTTGCTGGAACTGTTTTCTTATCTGCTTCTTGTGCGATTAGATTAGCACCTCGCTTGCGTGTACCGCCTATGGGCATACTGACACTGGCAACACTTCCCGAACTGGTGCCACCGCTGCTGCCACTTTCTAATACATAACGAGTTATATCGCCTTTTGATATTTGTTTAAATTCGTTGTTCATTGTTTATTCCAATTTGCTACAGGACTTACTGTGTTTGTTCCTTCTAACTCTTTGCTGGTCATATCGCCGTGGTTAAGGTCGGTATATTTTGCACCTACTGCTTTGTAGGCATCTTTTAACATATCTTGTTCTACCTCTGAATAAGGATGTGTAGTTTTCTTTTTGCCAACCCAACTTTTTGAATCTATTTTCACCGGAGTCTTGCCGTCTGCCCCTGCTACTGCCATACCTAACCTGTAAGAGGTATAATCACCACTTACTTGTTCACCGTCGCTGTAGACATTAGCACCTCTTGTGGGTTGCTGTTGTCTCTTGGAAAGTTTACCATTTTTCTTTTCGGTAATAAATTCAAGTGCCCGCATTATTGACCTCGGCTACTGGCACGCAACATCCAACCATGCTTGCGATGACCATCAATGCGATCTGCCAAGAAGTTACTAAATCCAGGCTCACCTGCTGCTTCACTGGCAGCATATGTTTTCTTCAGGATAAGTATCATCTTCTCATTATCCATCAATAATTCTTTCACCATGGCCTCTAATGGTAGTATTTCAGTTTCATCGCCAACCTGTGTTAACATGTTGAATCGTGATAAACTGGCAGGAGCATAAGTTCCTAACTTGCGTAGATTTTCAGCAAAGTCATCAATGCTGCCGTATACTTCGCTGTATATCATTTCAAACAATTGATGATATTCCAAGAAGTCACTACCTTCTACATTCCAGTGGAAATTCTGTGCTTTTAGTGCGAAACTGAATTCACTGGCAAAAGCAACCTTGGCGATTTGTGTTAATTGTTCCATGATATGTTATTTATTACGACCAAACCAAAGTTCGAACCATTCCTCAGTTCCGGGTTTGATGTTCTGCTCTCGTTGTATCTGCCCTTTATTGCTGCCTACAACAGGCTGTCTCAATGTGGCCTTGTATGCTGCCAGCCGTTCTTGCCCACCCAATCCACCCATGATAGATGTGGCTTTTAGTTCGTGTATAGGATCTTCTGGAGACAAGTAGCAGTCATCTTCACTACTTTGCGGAATATCATTTACGGTTATTCTGAATTGCTTCATTTACTACGATCTTGTTAATCAGAGCATCCATAATGTTTTCAACATTCTCGCTCACTGGTACACAGTTTGGAACAGTTTTACCTGACTTTTTCTTGGTACCCACAGGGTGATAGCCTTTCCAGCAAGGGTTGGAATCTTTTAAACTTTCCTCCATACCGCCAACTAAATCACCGGCCTGTGCTGGTTTGTTCTTTTTAGGTCCGGTGTTCTTCCATTGTCCTGCTGGTCCGAGTTTGTTCTTTTTGCTGCCTGCGAACATACTGGCTGGCATCATTCTCTCATTAGTTTTCTCATCCTTCTTGGGTTCTGGTTTAGGGATACTTGAAGGGATAACAGATCTTGCTTGGCTTGCTGCTGTTGTACCTTGCACACGCTTGATAGCATTGCCTAATCTAACCGCAGCACTTTTAGGAGCCTCTGACACACCTTGAGATCTATTGGTTCCTACAGTAAGAGCAGGTGCCCTTAGTCTCATTTTATCGTTTGACGCCTGTACCACACTATCAAAGTTTAACTCAAATACTCTATTGCCGTCTTTATCGAGTTCTTCATTTCCTAACACATATCTACCATTGGCAATAAGATTTGCGGACGCTGCTGATTTAGAACTTAGCGGAACTCCTGGAAGTTTTGTAGTCCCCTCGCCACCCTTATATGTTCTAATAGCACTTGGCTTAAATCCTTCATCACGCATTATTTCAGGATATTCCATCATTTCAGGTCCTGCTATAACTAATCTTGGCCCCGCTACTATTTTAGCGTAGAATGTATCGGAACTCATTTCTAATATATCTTTTACAAAATCAACATTAAAATCTAATATAGCCTGTCCACTGACTTTGGTAGCAACATCGATTTCTTTATCAATTTCTAATTTTAAATTATTCACTGCTTCTTGTGGAGTGTTACCTTTTGCTTTAAATTTTGACTCTAACGTTCTTGTATTCTCGGCAATTGCAATAAAGTATAAATTATTAAATTTTTGTTTAGTGACATAAACCTCATATCTTTTATGAGTGCCTAAGTGCTCATATTTTTTATCACCGCCGTATCCTGATAGTTCGTTTAATGAGATATCTTCACTTTTTGGTTTCTTTCCTGCTTTCTTCATAGAAATGGCTATTGCTGCCTGTTGAGCAGGACTACCGGCCTCCGCCACACCTTGTCTTAATTGTTTAATCAATTCTTCGCGGCGTGCTTTTAATGCTTTTACCTCTGACATGTACCAACCTATTGACACAGAAGAATTGTTACGAACTTGTTTATACGCATCTTTGAGTTTTTGGTTAATCAGTTTTAATTCTGACTGTGGATCTTGTTCGCCTTCCTCTACATCCCATTTAGGGCCATGATCTCTGCCATCACTTTGAGCACGATCCTGCTGACGCTGTTGATCGCGTTGGGCTCTGCGTTTCGCATCAGGAGCACCTGGACCAGTTAGATCTCGAGCCATGCGTGACATAACATCATTGTCTTCTGCCATATTGATATTGTGACGATCTAACTCCGCTTTCAATGCTGCCAATTTGTTTGGAGCACGAGCGATAGCATTACGGATATCACCTGCTATACTTTTAGGAACTTTACCTAACACATTGTTGATGATTGAATCAACCTGTGCATTCTGTTGCCCGACAGCATTACTCTTTGGAGGCTTGCTTCTAACAGGAATATCATCCGGCTCATCGCCTGCTGCTTCCAGATCCATTAGATATCGTTCGTATTCTGCTTTGTTCTGCATCCAACGCTGAGCATTTCTTGTTAGTTGTGGTGCGTTGATTTGTTCGCCTAACTTGGCCAATATTGGAGGTAGATTATTAGCGATGTTGCCAAATGATCTCTTCATTTCTAACTCACCGTCAGTTTCGACTCCGCGTAGGAATTCTTGTAGATCTACAGTTCTACGAGTATTGTATTTGCATAGATCGTATAGTTCATTCTGTAGTCTACCTACATACATATTTTGAACCCAACGACCACCAACACCTGCTGCTACCATTCTAAAGCCACGGCCGAGTTCGCCGTGATTTTCCATATACTTCTTGGCTTGGAATTTCATCGTGCCATAGACATTGGTAATAGGTTCACCAACATCATTGATGATGGCTCGTAGTGTGCTGTCAATACTGGTACCTTCGATTAGAGCATTTAATACTCTGCGTTCTGCTAACGGTGTAGGTTGTGCCTGCGGAACAGGTGCCTGTGGTTGTTGTATTCCCATACCTTTCCTTGTTATATCCATAAGGTGTAAGATCCAGTCTGCACCTAATTTGCTCACATCAAACCCTTTAGACCATTCAGCAAATTGTTGATCTGGAGTTGCCTTGGGATCTTTTAAGATGTTGCGTAGTCGAGTGAAACTCATGCCTGTACCACGCGGTGTCGGTTCTAATGTAACTTTTACATGTTCGTAACCCTGGAACTTGTTAACAGCCTTCATCAATGCTTGAGGCATAGTGAGACCTGCTTGATCTTCACCTACCATGATGATGACATTATCATAGCGTGGAGGCTTGCCTGGTAGTGGATTGATTAATTCGTGTTTGATCTTTTGTAGCAGTGATCCGCCATCTTGATTCACCGTGGATATATTTTTAGCATATTCTGGATACAGTTTGTGCCATGTTTGAACTTTAACTGATGGTGGAATAGGATCATCCTTGCCCTGTGCATTGCCAATAAACAAATATGGATCACCTCCTACTGCTGCTGCTTTCTTAGTTGTATAGTCCCAAAGTTGTTCGTGGCCGATGTGTCCAACGAAACTACCAATGGCAACTACTGCGGTTTTAGCCTCGCCTCTTGGACGCTCTGTTCTTGCATTAGTCTTAGCAGCATTTTTAGCAGTGATAACATCACGCTGTTCTTGACTGGTTACTTTGATAGGACCAAGGCGGCTGTTGATAACGATACCTTCATAGTCTTGTCCTAATAAATCTTTACCGATGATGTTAGGATCTTCGATGATGGCCTTCTCTAATGCCGCTGCCACTGGCTCCAATGCTGCCTTGACTTGACGTCGGGCTTCTAACTTGTTGCTGGCCAACATGCCTTTGAGTTGTTCAATGTTTTCCAATGGTGGAACTAATGCTGTAACATCTAATGCTTCATTCTGTGTTAGGCTGTTGTCAATAAACATGACACTACCTGACTGCCCTACGCTGGTTAATTCTTGGACGATTTTGTTTGAGTTAGGTAAATCTTCACCTGTGGTAGCATCTGTGATACGGAATGGAACTAATGCAAGATTGACACCTGATGGTAATTTGTCATAATGTATACCAACAAACTTTAGTTTACCTTCTGGAGTTTCTGTAGCAAATGGTAGATACAATACTTCACATGTGACTTGTTTGTTGACCAAAAATCCAGGTCCTAACTTGCTATCAACTAATTGGACAGCGTTCATCATTTCCTCAAATAGGTCATCAAACAATTGAGCACGGTTTAAAATTTCCGGATCAACGGTGCCTTTCTTTTGATGATACGCTACGAAGCCTGGTTCATATCTGGGTTCTGTTCTACTGGTGCCCATGAAAGGCTTACCGTCGGAATTCTTACCAAATCTGCCACCAAATCCGTCTACTTTGACGTTTAAAGGAATGTTTTGTAGTTTAAATCTGCCGTTTCCGTCATGAATTTCGTCTAATAGATCTAACAAGTCAGCAGGCTTAAGATCGTGCAAGTGTGGCATACCTTTACGGAATTGTGCTTTTACCTGTGCTTCTTCATTAACTGGTTTAGCGGCCTTATTTTGGAAAGCGGCAGCATAAGCAGTGGCCATATCGATTGCTTCTTTTCTCAAACCAGCAGCATTAGCCAACTTCATATTTTCCAACATCCAATCGATAGCCGCAAATTTTATATCACGATCTCTTGCCGGATCACCACGAGTAATCATTTGACTACCTGGTTCAAAACATATGCTGAAGAAGCGTCTTGCTATTTCTTCTTTCTTCTGTTCATCTAAATATTTTGCGATTAGTTGTATGGTTCCAATGAAACTGTTTTTAAGTTCTTGGTCATTACCTTTGGGTTTGCGTCCAAAGAAGATTTCAAATTGTTGGGAGAGATTTTGAACATACTGTCTTGCACTGGGTTCCAGTAATTGCATGACAGGAATTCCATCTTTCTCCATAGGTTGCCCAGTGGCAGGATCATTGTAAGGCACATACTTCTGACTAACACCACCGCCGCCTGGTCCACTGACAGCGAAACTATAATCACTATCTGTAACAGGTGCATCGGAGATCTTGGTGCTTTTCTTTAATACACGGGCCACATACTTGGTACTGGCCTGTGCGTATGGCAATGCACGATCTAAATATTTGTGGAATACACCTTTGATGTTTTGAGATATATCATCCCATGCACTACTATGACTATATGATTGCCACTCTGTAGGTAATCCTGTTTCCTTCTCATGTGCTCCATATTCAAAGTCGATCTGTATCTTGACAGGTAGATCTTTTAATTTGATCTCCCATAGACTAACCCATTGACTATTACCCGGGGTGAATCCTAACAATACGGCATTGCCAAACGCCTTGCCTGTATTGCTTTGTAAGAACTGTTTGATTGTATCAGCATGTTGGTCAGACGCCTGTGTATCAATATCGCCTACTTTAGGTTTAACACGAATGAATTCTTCATCTGGAATATTCTTATCCATGAATTGTAAAGTGCTACCACTCAAGAACTTTTGAGTTTTTACGGAATTCTCATGCCATAATGGTTCTTGATGCTGTTGAGCATATACATCGTTAATAGTATGTAATAGTTGGCTTACTACATCTTGCACATAGGCGCGATCATGGACATGCAGATCAAGTTCCTGTGCCTGATGATCTCCCGGAACTCCTTGCCACCCTGGACTTTGATTAGATACATTGCCACCTTCGTTGATGGCTAATTTAGGATTTCTAAATAGTTCGGTTAAGTTCACAGCGTTATCCTAACTTGTATATATCTTTTTCAATATCTTCGCGATAGTGATCATGCAGTCTATGGCACATGTCATCTCTCATTTCTTGAGGAAATTCCTTACCTAACTTGCCTTTTAATTCTTTTTCGTGATAGTATTCTTTACAACCTTTGATCACCATAGGCATATACATTTCCGACACTTGCTCGGGAGTGAATTCTTTCATCTTTTTTACTTTGCGAGCGATAGAGTGGAAGTAATCTTTGTGTAGTTTATCGTGGTCGATGATGTACCAGAAGAGTTCGTCGGCACGCTTGTCATCCTCGGTGTCTTGACCGCGTTTGCTTATTTGTATAGGCTGATTAAAGAATTCTGTAAGTTTCATGATATTTTAGTTATAATCTTGGAAAGGATGGTCTGAACTATTAGGAGTTTGTCCGGTATCACCTACGCACATGCCTTGAAACATCCAAGTACCTACTGTGTCAAACGCAATAGCTTTAACTTTAATATAACTGCCTTCCTTGGCATGATGTTGTCCAAGGAATAAAACACAGGCAGTTGAAGTTGTTGCAGTGGCTGTGTGCAGCTTACCAGTAGTTGCGTTGTCTACTCCAACATATATCGAACCTCTAAAGACATCGGTGGTTTCTCTAACACCTGTATAATAACTCTGTATATAAACTTGTCCAGCAACATCAGAGAAATAAAATTCAAATTCAGCACCTAACATGTCTGCGGTTAGTTGTGGTAATCTAAAGAGGCTGTTTCCTCCAGCAATTGTAATCAATGTTCCTTCATCATCTGCTATTGTTAATTGTTGGAAAGCACCTGATACATAGGTATCACCGATTGATGTTCTTCCAATACCATTGCTTGAAGTAAGTCTAGAACCATCGGCAAATGTGATGCCGATATCGGTCAGTGTGTTAGCAACAAATACTAAACCTGTTCCAACGTATAGGTTTCTCCATTGACTGGAGGTGCTGCCTAAATCGTATGCGAGATCAGCATTAGGGATAATATGTCCAGGTGTGGTTAATTTGCCATCTGCGTCAAATGTCCAAGTATAGTCAACACCATCAATACCTTTCCTGGTTTCAATATTAACTTGAGGGGTATCTATTGTGGGTAATTCTACCCTTAGATATGCCCATCCAGAACCATAACCGACCACATCATCTTCAGCAAATACTTCCCAACTTTTGTTATCCTGAGTTGATACGGCATATGAACTTGTGCTATTTTCAGCATTATATGTAGCAAAAGATATTTGATCTTTACCGATAAGAGTAGGAACATAATATTCTGTTATAGGCCATTCTGCCCCCGCTGTTGGAAATGCTAAACTACCATCTGTTCCAAATCCCCAAGTGTTATCATTTACATTAACACTGACGCCATCGTGGAAAATATCTACAAAGTTAGTGTTTGTATTAAGTCCATAGCCATTAGGAACAGGTGTTGCCTGTAGACTTAACCCATAGGAACTCTTAAAAGTATGATAGTTACCTGCGTCTTTTTGTATCTCTAAAGAATAAGCACCACTCCACCATTCGGTGGGATGTGTAAGTTTGAGTGTTCCGTCATCAAGCAATACTAATGTAGCAGTTGTCCCTGCTGTTAATCGATCAGTTGGTGTTGCAGGTAATGTGTCTGTGGTTAGGTAACCGACATCATTGTTAAAATCACCTACATTGGTTGGTACTGTAGGATATGCAGGTAATGTTTCTGTGGTTAGGTAACCAACATCATTGTTAAAATCACCTACATTGGTTGGTACTGAATCAATAGTTATATAACCAGCAGTATTGATAATATCAATATTTGTGTAAACTTCGTCGAAATTTTCATTGGTCTTAACCAATGCTGAACGCAGGCTTTCACCATCACCTGCATATTCTCCACTTCCTACATTTATTGTTTGTTTTGCCATAGTGATTCCATTACCTGTTTATACTGATGCCATTCATCACACCTTGCTCAAATTCACTGATACGACCGCGTAGCCAGACAAAATTTCCAGTGAAATTATAAGATTTGTTAGCGGTGGTCTCAAACACATATCGAGTGCTATCAACACCTGCATCTGTAACTAACCCAGTGGTGTCAATATAGAATTTAGTGCCAGGTTCGGTGAGTCTTACACTGGTCCAGTCAGAATCACCCGGCTCGGATGCTAAGGTACCTTGTATTTCAATGGTACCTACAAACTCGGCCACGCTCCAGAATACGGTATGAACACCGTCGCTACCACCGAAATACCCATCCCCCTTGATGCGTTCGCTGGTGTAAATTAGTGCTGTGGTACCCGTATTCGGATAACTTACAGATACGGTGTCACTGTTATTGATTTTAAATGTTAGGGATTGACTTAATGCTGGCATAATAAAGTATTTATGCCGTCATTAAGTTCTCCCGTAGTATGAATTCGTCTACTCGTCTAACATAACCGCTGATCTTCAACCCTAACATGGTCATGGTTTTTGCATCTTTTACATACATATGTGGGTCATGCACCCATCTCGAACCCTGCAACCATTTTTCAGTACCGGTTTTTATGATGAAAAGGTCCGGACGCTGTGTAGCCCATTTAAAAAAATCCCGTCGATCAGCCGTATTCCACAGTGGTTCGAAATAGACTTTGTATTGATAATCACCATAGGGCAATGTATCACGCAGGATCTTCTTATATCCATTGTCTAACATGAATTCACGCTCTTCTTCTGTGGTAGGACCTACTACTCGATAAACCCAGGGTTCTAAAGCGTTATGGATGGTTTCCAGAAATACCAGATCTTTACAAAAAATATTGTAGTGACTATTTTCGCATCTGATCTGTAACTGATCTTTGAGACCCACAAATGGTTCCACCGCGTAAGTAAACGCCAATAGATCAGACATTTCCTCTTTGTTCAGGGCACTGAGACTCCAATAGGGAGTCGCATTCTGGCGCAGTCCGAGACAGAGAGATCTGGTTTCTTCTATGCCGGTAAGGCTAATCCTACTGGCTCCTTTGACCACGCATTCGATCTTATAGGGCCATTTGTTATAGAATAACTTACTGGACGATAGTTTCTGTATCTGCATCTTTGTCCACTACCTTAACTCGTTCAACTGGCAATACTTCAATCACATTGAGTTTTAGTTGATCTTTCTCAACAGATATCTCAACTACTCCACCGTTAGTCAACTTGCCAAACAAGATTTCCTTGCTCAATGGCTTCTTGATGTATTCATCAATGGTACGCTGTAGTGGTCTTGCACCCATCTTGCTATCAAATCCTTTCTTGATCAGATACTCAATAGCCTCTGCATTGGGTTTAATACTGACATTCTTATCTTTGATCAATGCGTTCAGATCATCAACAAACTTCTTAACCACTTTAGTCATGCTGGTTTGATCCAACTTACCAAACTTGATGATACCATCTAAACGATTGCGGAATTCAGGTGCAAAGAACTTGTTGACAGCATCCTTAGGATCACTATCGCGATCTAAACTACCAAATCCAACACCGTTCTTTTCAGCATCAGCAGCACCCAAGTTACTGGTCATGATGATAATAGCGTTGCGTCCGTCTGCTTTCTTGCCATTGCTGCCGGTGATAAAGCCATTGTCCATCAACTGTAGCATGACTGTTAGAACATCAGGATGTGCTTTTTCAACTTCATCTAACAATAGCACACAGTTTGGTGTTTCTTGTAGGTTAGTGATCAGTTGTCCTGCGTTATCTTCAAAGCCTACATATCCAGGAGGTGCACCGATGAACTTGGCCACGCTGTGTTTCTCTTGGAATTCACTCATATCAAAGCGTATTAGTTTGATTCCCATGTTAGAAGCCAGTTGTTTAGCAACTTCTGTCTTACCTACACCAGTTGGGCCAACAAACAAGAAACTACCAACGGGTTTATTGAATGCTTTTAGTCCTGCCTGTGCAATAAAGATCTTGTCCAGCAATGTTTCGATCGCTTTCTCTTGTCCGAACACTTTACCACGCATGCCTTTTTCGAGTCCTGCAAGATTGCTACCTTCTTTGGCATTGATCTGTTCCAGTGGAAGATTAGCGATCTTAGCCACTTCAAACATGATCTCATCGTGATCCACTACACCGTTTTCCTCATCTTTGATCTTGAAGCGAGCACTGGCACAATCGATAAGATCGATGGCCTTGTCCGGCAGTTTCTTATCAGTCATATACTTGACAGAGTAAGTTACAGCATCGGTGATTGCTTGGTTGGTGATCTTAACACCGTGATGTTTCTCGTAATACTTCTTAAGTCCTTTAAGGATCTTAATACAGGTTGCTTCATTTGGCTCATCAACAGTAACACGTTGGAATCTACGCATTAGAGCACGATCCTTTTCAAAGTGCTTGCGATATTCTTCCCATGTTGTGCTGGCTACCACTTTGATAGTGCCCTTGCTCAATGCTGGTTTAAGCATATTGGCCATATCATTACTGCCACCACTACTGGCACCAGCACCACTCATCATATGTGCCTCATCAATGAACAAGATACAGTTCTTTTTCTTCTCGAGAGCACCAATTACCATTTTAAGACGTTCTTCAAAGTCTCCACGATACTTGCTGCCTGCTAACAATGCACTAATATCGAGACTGTAAACAGTATGTTCTTGGATGAATTTAGGAACAGCACCTTCGTGTATCTTACGTGCAAGTCCTTCAGCAATAGCAGTCTTACCCACACCCGGATCACCAATCAGCATCACGTTAGATTTATTTCTACGGGCCAATACTAATTCAACTTCTTCGAGTTCTTTCTCGCGCCCAATAACAGGATCAATCTTCTTACCTTTAGCACGAGCAGATAGATTGACACAGAATTGATTAAGCATACGTTCAACTTGAGGATTGACCGGTTTTTCACCTTCTTCCTCAACATCTTCTACTTGCTCTTTCTGCACATAACTAATAAATTTGTCTTTATCAATATTGGCTTTTCTTACGAAGTAACATGCATGACTTTTCTTCTCTGCGAAAATGCTGATAAAGCAGTCCACAGGTTCAATTATTTTTCTTCCGGAGAATAATGCTGTATTGTATGCACGATGTAGCATACGATCAACAGTGGCAGTTTTCTTAGGACGATCTACGCTATCGTTGACGATTTCTTTTAAATTTTCATTAATGAATGTTTCAAGATCGGAGATTATCGTATCTACTTTAGCACCAAAGTTTGTCAATAGTTTTGCAAACTGTTCGTTCTTCACCATACCATATAAGAAGTGTTCCAATGTAAGGTATTCATGACGATGCTCGTTAGCATATCCAACGGCTGATTCAAAAATATCTTCGAGGTCTTTATTTGGTTGTAGCATTATTTGTGTTTTCTCTTTTGTTTAGTTTTCTTTACTGCCATGGCCCATTTCAGAGTGCTAACTCTATCTTGGAACACGATTCCTTCAAGATGGTCGTATTCGTGTAAGAAGCACTTACAGTTATATCCATCAAACTCACCTTCCTCAAATTCACCCTGGCTGTTCTGCCAACGTGCTTTGATTTTTGTAGGTCTCTTAACTTTAACATAGATTCCAGGAAAACTCAAGCAGCCTTCCTCCATATCGGCAATATCTTCTGTATTATCAGTAACAACCGGATTGAAGAATGCCTGTGCTGCGTCTGGATTATCTCTGTGTCCCATAACAAACACACGGGTTTCAATACCCACTTGATTAGCAGCAAGACCTATACCATCTAATGCCAGCATAGCGTCAATCATGTCTGTTTCAAGTTTGACTGGATCCATGACGGGATTATTGAAATCAAATGCTGGCATACTCTTACGTAGTATAGCGTCGGGAAATTTAACTATCTTCATACTAAGGCCTGTCTAATGAGATCTTTTTGTCTCTGATTTAAATTAGTCGGAATGGTGATATTGATATTTAATAGCAATCGTCCTTTCATATAACTGTTAGACATATTCGGCATACCATAACCTTGTACTGCTAATGTTTGACCATGTTGCGTACCTGGTGTTATGTTGATCTCTAATCTACGACGATCGATAGTTTCGAATGTTACTGTTTTACCAAGTATCGCATCTAAACAATTGATAGATAGTGATCGAACCAGATCGTCACCTTGTCTTTGATATTCAGGATGCGGAGCCACACGTACTGTTAGATGAATGTCACCTCTTGGCATATTTCCTATGCTATCGTCACCCATACCTGCTAAACGTAAAGTAGTTCCGTCGGCAACACCTGCTGGTATTTTGACTTCTAATACTTGATCTCTACCCGACGGTAGTTGGATAGTGGCAATGAGATTCTTACCAAAGAATGACTCTTCAAAGGTAATATCTGTTTGCATATTCAAATTCCTGTTTCTCACAGGTTGTGGCCTACGTCCAAATATGTCGCCAAATGGATGATTTCCTCCAAACATATGTGAGAACATGTCTTCAAATCCCGGAGGAGGTCCACCGTGGAAACCTTGTGGCATTGGGTTGTCGTATTGTTGACGTTTGCCCGGATCACTCAAGGTATCGTATGCTTCCTGTAGTTGTTTGAATTTGCTATCATCTCCGCCATTTCGGTCAGGGTGATGTTTCATGGCCAATTTTCGATAGGCCTGCTTGATGTCTTCTGGTCCTGCGTTTCTGTCAACGCCTAAAGTTGTATAATGATCCATAATAGAAAAAAGGTATAGTAGTAATTATACTATACCTTCCGAGTGATGTCAAGAACTTTTATTTCTTTTTCTTATCCTCTGGAACCGCGGTGCCTTCTAATTTCTTATGCACTTTGATTTTCTTACACTCTTGAACGGGCTGACCGTTCTTCATTACAGGCTTGCCGGCCTTGTCCATTTTATCGTGGCATACTTCTTTCATCTCGCCACCAGCATATGCTGTGCTGACTACCATGCTTAATAACAATATTTCTAATAGTTTATTCATACCAACTCCTATTTAAATTTATCTATATACTTTTGTAAGTATTTTTCTTGTAGCATTTTAGCATAAGCAGGTTGTGGAAAATTCCATCCTATAAATGCTCCAACGATGATCCAAAATAATGTTTCTAACATACCTACTCCTTATAGTAAAGGTTGTGGTGGTTGTACAGGTGCTGGTTTTCCTCCAAATCCTGTAGTAACCGCAGGCGGTCCAAAGCCTGGATTGCTATTAAAGCCTGTTGGTGCTGATGCGCCAAATCCACCGGAGTTGCTAACTCCTCCTGCTGCCTGAGAGCCAAATGCTGACGGACTGCTTGTTTGTACATTGAATCCGCCATTGTTCATACCTCCTGCTTGTGGTGTTGCTCCCGGTGGAACATATGTAGTTCCTGCATTAGAAGGGAGTTGCATTCCACCGTTGTTAGCACCATTTAGTTTTTCCTGTGTACGACCGTGTGCAGCAATACCAAGAACAGCACCCATTGCGATGTGGAATAAACCAGCACCTTGTAACGTCAATGGTTGCCATTGTGTTTGCACAGATCCGTGGCTTAGACTTTGTAATAGACTCCACATAACAGGTGCAAGTACAAAATCAAAAGTACATACGGACATGTACATCCAGCCCATCATTGGACGCCATTTTGAATTCATCCAATCTTCTTTTTTCTTCTCGCTTGCGCTCATTTTGACTTCTTCGTCGGCCATAGTGTACTCCAGTTAAGTGTACTGATATTTATTATCTTTTGGATTAAAATCTCATTACACCTTTTAAAGCCCACGTATCTGTCTTATTTTCAAGCCCTTGTTGGGTAGTTCCATATAAACCAACACTCATATCTTTGTATGGAGAATATGTAATACCTGCTTCAGCAGTAACTTTTGTATCAGAATTCATAGCAAATTCGCCTGTTACAGCAAAATCGTTGATTCTTTTGCTAACACGAACGCCTGCTTCTGCATATCCAGTATCGCTGCTGGTGCTGCCCACTGTTCTTGCACTTTGTACACTACCGGACTCTTTGTAACCATTTGTTTCTGAATGTATTACAGAATATCCAGCAAAAGGACGAATTGCATTGTCAATTTCAGGAGCATAAACTCTGTGGTTAACCCATAAATCACTTCCCGTTGTTGTATAGGCATTGTTGAACAATCCGCCTACGCTACGACTATTGCTGATGTCATTTTGTCCATAGTTAAAATTATTCACCATTACAATATCGCCGTCAGTTTTGTAGATGCTGTATAGACCCACTGCCTGTTTATCTTGTTTGGTCTTGCTATCAGACCCTGTAAGAGTAGTATCAATTTTGTTGTAGTTTAGACCCAAACGCCAATCACTATTGATATTCAAATCTCCACCAAGTTTAAAGGAATCGCTGCTGGCACCATAACCCTTTTTCATCTCCGATGTCGCTTGTCCACCACCTATGAAAAAGTGTCCATCTTCAGTTGCTACCATATCTCCACGGAATGGATTTACAGCAATACCACTTAATAGATCTTTGTTTATACCGGATAGTTGGCTTGCTTGATCAATACGTCCGGAGAAACTTGCATTCGCTACGCTGGTCGCTACTGAATTTGATACAGTAGTAGTTGTAGTAGTAGCACTATCGCTTGTAGTTGTAGTACCATCACTCCATGTAGTAGTTGTTCTAACTTTTGTGACCAATCTTCTTTCCATTGGAGTTGTTACTGTAGTTGTTGTTTCTCTTGCGATAGTTTGTGTAGTATCACTTTCGCTTGCTGTATGATGTGCTAAAGATCCTCTTACCACCGGCAATGTTGTTGAAGCCGCGGTAGTATCGGAAACTGTAATAGTTGCTGTGCTTGTGCCAGTTACGGTAGGAGTAGAAGTGGATGAACTACCACCAGATGATGTAGCACTTCCAACGTCGACTAATGTGCCGCCGCCTGGTACTGTACCTGATGTTCCACCACCGGCACCACCTGTCACTGCTGAATCTGCTGCACTAAATGCATTTGGTCCAAATATGTAAGCATATTGGAAATTAACGATGTCGCCTATGCTAACTCCACTTACCATGAATCCTAATCCAATAGTATAGTCACCTCTAACTACAGTTAGTCCTCCAGTGTTATTAAGATAATCTTTTGGATTAGTAGACCATGATGAACTGATACCTGCACCATAACTACCTGTGGTTTGTGATGTGTATAAGCCCAATGCATAACGACTGACAGTGGCTTCGGAGAATACCACGTTCTTTGCAGGGATGGCACCATAACCTAATACGTTATCAGTAGCACTGGTATCGCCTGTCATAGGCATCGCGTCCGGGTCAATATAACGACCAAAATATAACTTTGGCATAGCAGCCAATGCAGTAAATTGTGTGTTTATATCAATGTATTTCTGTCCGCTTGGTAGACTGTAGGTATGTGTAATATCAAAGTCTACTGTAGATGCAGCCCATATGGCACTGGCTGCTGTAGGACTTCCTGACCAAACACCACCTGTGATACTTTTAGTTCCGGTGTTATTATTTGTATATGAACGGATCAATGTTCCTGAACTATCTTCTATTCTAACAGTAAAGCCTTCAAATGGGCTACCTGGTGTTAGATAGTCGCCTTGGCAACTACTGCAAGGCCAAGTATGCGTTCCGGTGTTATCGTATTGTAGTCCAGGACGTGTGGCACCCCCTGAGCCCAACGTTCCTGTAGACAAGTTAACACCTGCTCTAACATATTCATTTTCTATTATTACATTTTGTGCCTGACCAATGGTCGCGAAGGCAAGTAAGGCGGCCATGAGGCCACTTTTTATTTTCTGAATCACGATAACGCTCCTAGTGTAGTGTATCAGTATTTATGCACTTTTAGGATTTACAGATGTTTTACGGTTATTAATTGGAATAGGATAGTGCAGAGGGGAATGACGATACAAAGGCTTCCCATGAGCCATAGTGTGGCCATTATAGCCTGAGCCTTCATCTCTCGGTCTTTTTGTTTCTGTTCTTCTATACGTTTTTCTTCTGCCTGACGTTCTTCCATCATGCGTTTGCGTTCGGCCTGCATTTCATAGTAAACATCAGCATTGCCGGACCAGAACAATATATCTTTTAATTCTTTTTCATGCTGTCTTAATGCTCTGGATGCCATAGCCATTTTCAAAGCCTGTGCTCCAATTTCGGCATCACTCATCCTGATGCTTTGAACTTTTAATTTTATACTGGCATTATGAACTTCATCTGCGGCCTTATAAAAATCACTAAACTCGTGTATGAGTCCGTTGATGTCTTTGCCCAGTTTCACAGCCTGTTTGATACCAGCAACAGCACCTTGGGCCAACGCAAAGGCGGTAAACGGATCTATCATTTAAGTCTTCCTAAACCAAGGCTTATCCTTTAGTTCCCATTGTAAACAGATGCTGGGTTGATTTTGACTAAAGTCACCGGAACCTGACCAACGAACACATACGTATTCTTTATTTTTATCAGGGCTTTTTGGTTGTGGATCAGCGGTCGTAAGGAATAATGTCGCGATTGCGGAGATCATTATTCCGGGTTTTGTAATCCACATTGTGCCGCTCCATAATAGTATGCTATTATTTAAAGCGGTAGAGCGGAAAGTTAAGTATGTAGTTTAGTTAAAAGAATAGCCAATAGCCCTGTGCCATTAGAAACAGTCCTACTCCGCCGACTACCCAACTGGCTCTATACATGTTGTTATTGACAGTTAATATAGCGGCAGATAACAACACGATTGCTAATTGGAATAACATACCAGCAAATGTTAGCCATGGAGTATGCAATCTTGCTTCATCGCGAGCAGCGTCTTGTGCTCTTGCTTTTTCAAGAAGTTCTTTCTTACCTTCACCTTTGTCAGGTTCACTTTCATATCGAGCAATCTTTGCTTCTAATTTAGCGATACGATCTTTGTCCTTATCTCGTTTGGCATCTTCTAATTGCCCTTCAGCAATACTTTGCTTGATACTTTTAGATTGATAAAATCCATATGTGTTACTGGCTTTTAATAAGTTAGTTTGAGCAATACTGCTAAAGTTATTAGCAATGTAGGTATTACCTGCTAAAAATAATGCCATAAAGACAATGACTAATCCCGACTTGTCTTTGATCTGTGCTTCACGCTCGCTACGTGATAATGGTTTTGCTTCGTCTGCCATGTTCTGCTCCTTTATCTTTTGCCAAATACTTTGTATTCAAGTAAATCAATGCGACTATCCAAATCTGCACGGGCCAAGGCCGAGTCTTCACGGATTTTTGCTCGGCTCAATGCTGATTCTTCTCTCATGGCAGCAAAGTCTTTCACACGCTCCAGGGTCATTGCTGCTCGGGCCAGTGCTGCTTCTTCCTTGATCTTTTCCATCTCGATAGTGGTGCCTTGAGGCGGAATGGCCTTGTTTTCGGCACTCACTACCACATTGATTTTGCTTTGTAGCACAGTTAGATCATGACTGGCTGCACTCAATGCCGTCATGAGATACACTATGCATGAAAACATGATGGGTATTCCTGCAAAGGTTATCTTCTCGACCAGGCCACCTTTACTGGCAGCAGCCATCTGAGCATCCCGTAATTCTTTTACATCTTTAACTAATGCTTCAATATCATGTTCTTGTGTTGACATGTTATGCTCCTAATACATGTAATGCATGTTCGTAGTGTTTGATACGATCCTCTAAACCAATAGTACCACCGTTGATACGTTTAGTCATTGTTAAAATATCACCTTTGTCGGCAAATTGATTTAAATTGTTACTTTCCCAGAACCAGCAAGCACTTTGGACAGCACCTTCAAATGTGGCCAAATATTCTGGCAAATCTTCTACTGGTGTTTCAATACTGTCGGCAAATGCTTGATAATTTTGTTTACCGGTAAGTTGTATCAAACCACGTCCACAATAACGAAATCCATCTCCACTATTTTCATCTCCATTGCCCATACGTCCACCATAAACACGGTTAGCGATCATTTCTTGTTTACCTGCATATGCGTTAGCGATATCGTCACTGGGGAAATATTTAGGAAATACTTTTCTTAACGTAACGGCACGATAATTCAAGTTCTCCTTCAGTGCTCTAAACCCACCGGATTCGTGAGCACATTGTGCCATGAAAGCAGCGACACGGTTTGGAGTATTAATATCATAATCCGGCAATGCTTGTTCTAATGCGTGATACCAATAATCAATATATGGATTACCTGGGATAAGTTGTGATAACTGTGATTTGTTTAAAATAAAGTTTGACATTTATTTTCCTACCTTTTCAAATATTGGTTTTTGTGTTTGATACCATTCTACCCAAGCATTATTCTTTTCTGCACATTCGTAATATGTAGTATAATTTTGGGTGACGGTTTTAATGAGATCAGTGATAGAAACTTTTTCACCTTCGATGGTTTTCAATGGTGGACATTTTTCTAATATCAACACAGGTGCATCTGGGAATCTTGCTGTTACAGGAACAGTAGTGCTACATCCTGTCATTAAAAATGCCAGTATGATAAAAATTACCAGGACGAATAATTTAATCAAGTTCATTTCTTATCCTCGATGATTTTATTCAATGCTGCTGCATTATGTGTGCTGATGATGATTTCGGGAATAGGGCAGTTCTCTACAAACTTAACGACCTCTCGGTCCTTGACTACTTCCTTATCCACATAGGTGATAATATTTTGTCCTTGTTCTCGAATCACTTGTATTTGTTTAACCGTTTTAGTTACGATCTTGATATTTTCTTCTTGGCTTTGTGCCTGTGCTTCTGCTACCTTGACTTCTAAATCTTTAACCTTAGCCTCCCATTCTGCTTGATTACTCATAGCACCTTCGAACCAAATACCTAATGCGATTAGCAATACAGATATGACCTGCAGAGGTAAATGATAAAGTTTGAAAGTAGGAATAAAATTTAATATGAAACTGGCTATTAAGCCCAGTGAACCTGCCAATAGTATTGCGTGGAATATCCAGTCAGGCATGAAATCCATTAACCACATGTTACCACCTATCTTTTTCTAAGACTACTGCCCTATCTCCATTCCTGATTAGGAATTTATTACCAATTTTATTAATTTCATAATTGCCAATATATTTGGTCAAGAAGAACATTTGGCTTTGGCTGCTCTCATCTAAAGAGATAGGTCCAGGAACAGTATTCTTAACATCTTCATAATCGCCAATCGCGATAAATTTAGCAGCGATATCGCCAGCATATGGTTTGCTGAATATCAGTGTGTTATCCTCCGCAAGATCGACATTGACTATACCTTGATCAAAGAATTCTCTAATATCGGTATTTTTAATTTCCATAATCTTGCCTTCGTAATCTTGTTTAGTCATTGGGATAGCCTCGGTAATATTTTCTTCATTAAATTCCAAACTATTTTTAGACTTCTGATAGCGGAATCTCCATTCACTGCAATTACATAATTGTCCAACTCCGCCTAACAATTCTTTCAATTGTGTTTTGAGATTAGGGGTTCTTTCAATTTCAACAAACACTTGATATTGTCCGTCATTTTCTTCACCGGCACTCATGTCGGCGTCGAGAATAAAATCATATCCACGTTCGATAAATTCCATCATATCAATAGCAGGATTCTTTTCACGCACATGGAATCCTAAAACTATAACATCACTGTCTTCGCCCATTTTGCTTCTATATTGGTCAACAGTAAAGAGTTCCGAAACATAGTTTTCAAGGTCTCCGGATCTTAGTCCTTCATTTAAATTACGCATTAGTTGGTGCCTCCTCTGGTGATTCCTGTGCGGTATTTTCAACTTCTGCATCTTGTTGGCTATATTTCATTAATTCTGCCATTCGGTTATTCTCTTTGTTTTCTTTACCCACATAAACATCTTGCATTAATTTTTTTGGCATAGTAATAGTCACAGTCCAAATAGGATGTGCATCAATCTTGCCTTTCTTTGTGCCAGGACGGAAATCACCTGGTTCTTTAATCTTACGTGGAATCATAACTGATTCTTTAGCAAATACCACTTGACAACCGTAGTCTACTAATCGTTTGCCACCTTTAGGATCAGGCATGTTTTCGCGTGTCCACATAAACTTACATTTTACATCATAGCGATTTACATCAGGTCCGGCGATAAGTTCGCCTTCTTCCCAATTTTTAAACACATAAACATCTAATTCGTCAATGACTCTTTCAAAGTCTTTGAGCACTTTAAATGCACTATTGTTTTCACTCAGTGTTTGTAGGTTTTTAATTACGTCTATAATGTCGTGCATAGGGGTTCTCTATATAGAATATTTATCCATTCTCAACCGATACTAACCCTTAAATCAGCCGGGATCCAAAATCAATGCCTTTGAGCGGGTATTTTGAAATAACTTTTAAATATTGTTGCAGGTCGATCTTCACCAAGGAGGTAAAATTGCCTAGAGCTAATAGAAGAAGGGACAGGGATATGAGTGAACAACGAGATCCACGATTCCATAAAGAACCACATAGTAACTTAATACAAATTAAGACCTACTTAAAACGCAGCCAGCAAGTCAATATAGTTCCACGTAACCTAAGTCAAGAGAACTATCTTGAATTGCTAAAAAACCCCAAGAAATACATTATTTTAGCCATCGGCCCAGCCGGTACGGGCAAAACAATGTTGGCCGTACAGATGGCAATTAAATTGTACAAGGAAGGGTCTATCAGTAAGATAATTGTAACCCGCCCCGCTGTTTCGGTAGATGAAGAACATGGGTTTTTACCCGGGGATCTAAATGCCAAAATGGCACCCTGGACAAGACCTATATTTGATGTCTTTGAAGAATACTATCATCCTAAAGAGATAGCCAGTATGTTAGAGGATGGATCTATTGAGATTTCACCATTGGCATACATGAGAGGTAGAACATTTAAAAATGCTTTTGTCATTGCTGACGAAATGCAAAATGCTACACCGAGTCAGATGAAGATGCTATTAACAAGAATTGGTAACAATTCTCGTATGGTAGTTACTGGAGATTTAAACCAAGCCGACCGTCCTAGTGAAAACGGTCTCCTAGAGTTTTGCGGATTGTTCGATGGAGGAGGTGATTGCCGAATGATCGCAATGGCGAGATTTGAAACTCGAGATATTGAACGACATCCAGTCGTTAAGGAAGTATTAAAAATCTATAAGGAAGAAACCAGCGATTAACTAACTTACAATAACAACGATAAACCGCACAGTATTCGACCTGCATCGACTGTGCGGTTTGTTTATTGTAGACGAGCCAGTTTTGTCAAAGTTGCTGCTAAATTTATCTCGCTGTCGGCACAAATCGCATGGTCACACAGTCCTTGTTTGATGATCAACAATGCCGAATCTTTCTGTTCTTCAGTCTTGCCAAATAGATCTAAGTTGTCATATAACCATCTAAAGATATCACCCATTTCTTCTGGGCGAGCACGACCACATAGCAATGTCCTTGCTTCTTTAATCTTGCCTTTCTTAAACAACTCAACCATTTCGATCTTGTAGTCACTTACACCTTCTTCACCTGCTGTGGGAGTTTGTAGTCGACCGTCGCTGACATTTTGCTGTACCATATTAATACATTTACGTAAATCTGGATATGCTACTTTGACATATGTATCCAATGTATCGAGATCAAACTCTACAGCCTCTTCTACAAGAATAGTAGCCACCCGTGCCGTGTATTCAGTTAGATCGGTTTTTTCGATGTGAAAGCCCTGGCAGCGGCTATGGAGAGCAGGAATAATTCTATTCGGATAATTGCAAGTAAGAATAAACCTACTATGGTTACTGTAGGTCTCCATAACTCCTCGTAGGATTGCCTGTGCGTTAGGAGTGAGATAATCTGCTTCATCTAATAATACTACCTTAAAAGGACCAAACGGAATCATCTGCACAAAGTTGATGATCTTATCACGTACCGTTTCTACGTTGTTATCACGCGACGCATTGATCTCTAATATATCATATTCTTCGATGTTGAGTTCATTGCATAGAACTTTGGCCAACGTGGTCTTGCCAATGCCAGCCGCACCGCTCAACAATAGATGAGGAATACTGCCTTCCTTGATCCAAGAGTTAACTTGTCTACGCTGTGCGTCATCTCTGAACACATAGTCGCTGACTTTTTTTGGCCTATATGCCTCGACCCATAATTCAATCATACATAATCCTCATACATTCGTTTTCTACCATTCACACCAAGTTCGGCATCAAAAATTTCAGTTGTGCGTTGTTGCATAGCACATGCCAACATCAACAATTCTTCTCTGGAATCACTCATCATAATCTGACGATCAATTGGTTCCATTAATTCATTCATGCGTTTTCTTACTGCTTCTTTATCATACATTTTACACTAACTCCTCGACAATGCCTAATATTTCCGCAAAGATTAGTAAGAAGCCGGCAAAAAACAAGTTGCCTTGCATTAGGCATCCGCCTGCCCCAATACGAAACATACTCTTTACAATACTAACATAAAAATGTCCTTTGCTGGTATCTTTGGGTTGGATATTCAGCATTGGTGGATGATGTGGGCAGCGTCCTTGATTGTAGTCGCAATCTGGACTATATTCTTTTTTACAGATGGTACACTTATCCACGTAATGACTCCATGGTGATGATTTTACTTAGACTGCGACCGAGATCTTCATCATGCCCTACGATGTGTAGTTGAGTTTGATTACGATCCTTCTGACGATCATATGTACGAGTCTCAACAACTATTCCACCGTTGGCACGATAGATGCTTAGACGTAATGGGTCTGAGCTAAGAGTTTCGTCGGCGGATATAGTAAGGGATCCCTTCCTTACCTTATTTGATGTTATCAGGTCGGATTCATTGTCGCTAAATGCCCAAATACGTAGTCGTCGTTTTAACCAGTTCATTTCTTTCTTCCTTCTGCTTCTGCCACACGCTTGCGTAGGCTGCTACTACTAAAGGAATGATCTCGTCCATTGTAGACAATTTCAATTCCGCGCTTGAGACAAATATCCTTACCAGTGAAGTCTTTGTCTTTATACTCTACACCTAATATTCTAACATCAACAGGCAAAATAAGCAAGAGGTCTTCCAAGTCTTTTTCTGTCTGATATACAACTACTTCGTCCACATTGCGATTAGTGCTGACCTGTATTTGTCGTTCTACAATAGTTTGGATTGGTGGATTTTTACTGTCTGGGCGATCAATGGTTGGATCAGTTTGTAATGCTGCAATCAAGTAATCACAATGATTCTTTGCTTCTGCTAACATAGCAATATGGCCAGCATGAAAAAGGTCCCATGCACTAAAAACAATACCAATTTTTTTATTTTGAGATTTAAGATCTTTGAGTTTGTTAAATATCATCTGTATATAATTCCTTTGAAAAGCATTCGTGTTTTCCTCCTATTTTTAAACTGGAAGGTATGTATGATACATGTTTATATTTTTTAAGTACATATTGTTCTTTTAAAAAACAGTTGTATAATGTATCTTCATTGATCCAACATATTTTTCCATTATTTTTTTCTATAAATTTATAAAATCTATTTTTCATTGAAACAGTAATTCCTATTTTATAAAATTTAGAACCATCTGCATCATGTAATTCTATAAAATACAAATATCCATTCTTTAACTTGAGTTCAGGATTTCTATTAAAAATTGTTTCGCAATACTTTCCGGGACCACCACTTGCAGTACATAGTTTACAGCCTGATCCGTTTTTATGCAACTCGGGTTTTTGCCAAAATTCTCCATGCACGGGGCATATTATTCTCATTTTTATGCTATTTCTTATGTATGTAGTTTCGTCGTATGAATAGTACCCATTATGTTTTTCTTGAAATAACAAAATTATATCAGTCCATTTACATGATCTTTTAACCGCCTTGCATTGCGGACATCCGTGTCCATAAACATGATCACCAGGAGTTTGCCAGAATTCTCCATGTTCTTTGCATGTGATAGATAACTTTGTTAATGCATCAATATATACAGCATTTTCATATGTATAAAATTTTTTATGTATATTTTCTGCTTTTACTATAAATTCTGATAAGGTTGCTTTTTTGCTCATAATAGTATCCTAAAATACTATTTATACTCAGACATGTAATATCTCAAAAGTTAATCATCGCCAGTCATCCCCGTATCGAAACATCATGTGTGGCCAAATGTCGTTATCAAATATTTGTGCCATTTGATTCCATAATGCTTTGCGTTGAGATCCGGTCATACCTGCCACAAAAGCAGCATCGTCAGGATGTTTGTCTAAACCGTAATCGTGCCTGTAAGTCATGCACATACCGGTAATAATTTGTTCTCTTGTCTTCATACTATATTATACAATTTGTTAGTCTATAAGTCAACGGGTTTATAAATATAATATACCAATATAAAGGATTCTATGTCAAACAAACATTTAGCATGTGATATAATTACTCAAGAACGGCCGAGTGCATGGTTAGGTCATAGAAGTTTTGCCAACTGGTTAGTAAAAACTATGAGACCGGATATCACAGTTGATTTAGGTGTAGATTTTGGACATAGTACTTTTTATCTTGCCGAAATGGGTATTGGAAATGTATATGGTGTTGATAGTTTCGAAGGTGACTATCATGCAGGTATTAGGGATACTTTCCAATATGTTAATACCACAAAAGACAAATATGAATTTAATAATATTACATTTATTAAAGGGTTCTTTGATCAGGTAGCAAAAACATGGCAAAAGAAAATTGATATATTACATATCGATGGATTTCATACATATGATGCAGTGACATATGATTGGAACACCTGGAAAGATTTTCTAAAAGATGAGTCAGTAGTTATGTTTCATGATACTGAAGCATTTCCGGCAGACGTTGGCAGATTTTTTCATGAATTTGAAATGCCCTATAAAATAAATTTTATTCATTCTGCAGGACTTGGAGTTGCTTCGAGAGATCCCAACATAATAGAACTAATTAAAAAGAATTTTGTTTAATCGTAAAAAAAGGGCTTAATAAGCCCTTTTATTTTTATGCTATGGACCGCATCCAGTCTTGCGGTTTTTCCTCAGCAGTTGCCATGATAGCATTAGTATCTACTCTACGTAGTTCAACGATATTACCATTATCGACTTCAAACTCTATAGTTCTTGTCCATCGACCATGTTCTACTAAAACCCAATCACCGATAGCAACATCCTGTTGATCAGGACCAATAGCCCATACACGGCCCCATCGAGGGTGTATACCTTGTGTTTTACCATTGTCGGTTGGGATATAAAGTCCAGTGGTAGTTCTCTCCATATCGAAATTCATATCCGACACAATTACCGAATCTCGTATCGGAATAATTTTACCTTTAACTTTCATCAGTATTGGCCTTTGTTTTTCTGGTAGGAGTCACTGCCTCTTGTTGTACAGGAGCTTCTCTTGGAGGTTTTGCCTGTACAGGGCGAGAGTTTTCAGGAACGGCTTTAGGATTACTTTCGTAATATTCGGCCATGATATCCTCGCGCTTTTTAATAATTTTACCGCCGGGTCCTAATTCGTCGCCTCTGGCATTTACTTTTACGTTACCGATGGCTGGCATGAGCTCATGTTGGCTCATTAATTTTTCCATGTCAACTACTTTTCCTTGCATGGTTCTATGTATAATTCCCATTTAATTCTCCTTATTTTAAGAATTCTCGAATATCGAGATCGTATTTAATACTGTCTATTTTATGAACACCTAACAAGTATAAGCAATAACTGGCTACGCTACTACCACGACCTACTCCCCATACTATATTGTGCTCTCTCATTGTATCTACCAAGTATTTAAGATAACACAACAGGTCGATCATATCATATTGGGCAAATAATTCTAATTCTTCATTTACCCGGGCAATTTGTGTAGGTGTTGTACAGCAATCTAAACACCACCCTTTGATATCAAAACTCTTATATTTCTCGGGCATAAACCAATTGTTTTGTAAATTGGTATCAAATTTCTCTAACGATATATCATTAGGATCTTGTTCTTTGAAAGAATCAAATTTATCTCTGTTGGTATTTTTTGCCGAATTAAATTGATTTACGGTTGTTTTATCTAAGTAGATATTATCGAATGTTTTGATCTTACCTGAATAAATGCTATCAAACATTTCCTCAGCAGACACAAATACAGCACCAAATTTATCAATATTCATCTTAGTAGTTTATACTATCTTTTCTAAGATGTCAACGATCTACATTGATAAAACTGTCCAGATCTTGATTTCTATTCTGCATCAATTTCTCGCTGGCTCTTTTTTGCCTGGCATATTGTTCGTTTTTATAAGATTCCAAAATAACGGAGATTTGTTGCATCACACCGCTCTGTCCGGATCTCGATGCTTGGAAATATTTCTGCATTAATTCGGTTATTTTTTTGTCTACGTCTTCGTCTTTTAATGTTGACAAATCCGGAAGCAATGGATGAAACATTTATGTAAGAGAAATAGCAGTTCCGGTAGTTATATACCATGTACCGGAATGGAAATATGCGGGTCTATTATACCCACTGGCTAAAAACACCATAGTACCATCATCGAGGTTGGTTCCTAAATTACTAAGTTCTGTTGCTGAATAACTATTCAGCTTGACGTTAGAAGGATTACTATTAGCCAATTGTAGAGCAGTTATCTCGTTACTGGCAACTTTTAATGCTTCTTGGATCTCAATAAAATTGGTCCTAAATCCTTGAGTATCATTATCTGCCCCTGGTACAGGAAAATTTACATCGATTAAATTACTATAATTTGTTATTGTGCTTGACACGGTTTAACTCCGGTTGTTTATATTATTTATAGGATACGATTACCGGCTTTATTTTTTAAATTATTAATTTCGTTGGACAATTCTTTTATTGCCTCAATTAACAATGGAACAAGTTTTTCATATTGAATAGTTTTATAATTTTCACCAGATTTACTATTTCCATTCTCATCAGTATCAAATGGTGCAGGGCGTGTTGCTTCTGGTAAAACTGCTTCAACTTCATCGGCAAATAGTCCAACTAATTTTTTAGTTTTATCATATCCATATGATTCGGCAAGATCGTTTGGTGTATAGGTAATGCCGTTTAATTTTAATACTTTTTCAACTGCGTTATTAATAACTTTAACATTTTCTTTGAGTCTACGGTCTGAATAGTAAGCTGTAATTTCATTAGTAGCACGTATCTCACCAGTGGTGCCGCTTCCTGCTGTTCCAACACCTAAACTATTAAATTGTACGTTATCTCCAGTACCGACTGCTTGCCCAATGCTGAATGTAACCGCACCGGTCGATCCTGATACACCAACTCCAGTACCTGCTACTGCACTGGTTACACCATTGTTTGTAATTGTGACCGCACCTGTTGAACTATCTACCCCAATAGCGGTACCTGCTATTATACTGGTAACACCATTGTTTGTAATAGTAACAGCACCGGTTGAACTATTTACTCCAATGCCGGTACCTGCTACATTACTGGTAACACCGGCATTGGTAATTGTAATTGCAGCAGATCCATTATATGTACTGCTTGTACTTCCTGATAACCCTGTACCGATTGTTAACGAATTGGTAAGAGAACCAGCAATATCAGCATAATTGGTACTATTGGACTTTAAAGTTGAGGTATTGATCCAATAAGGGCCATTTACTCCGTCACTCATTAGAATTTGCCCGGTCGTACCGGTGTTGGTGAATCTTGTACTTCCAACTCCATTTTGATAAGGTATTTGTCCTACACCACCGCCTGCTAAATTACTTGCGTATCCAACTGTTATAGTTGATGCACCTTTATATTGTGGTGCAGCTGATCCCTGACTAACTAAAAGCTGTCCTGTGGTGCCGGGTCCAACGAAACCAGTAGTACTGGTGCTGGATTGATATAATAATTGCCCAATGGTTCCATTTACAATATTTGAAGAATAGCCGACTATAATACTGGCCGTATTTGTAAATACAGGACCAGTTGAAGTAGTACCAGCACTAACTAATAATTGTCCTTTGGTACCTGGACCAAAGAATGCAGTTAAGCCTGCACTTACCTGGTAAGGAATCTGACTTGCTGATCCATTTTTTATATTTGTAGCAGTTCCTGCATAATCGGCATTTAAACTTGTTAATGTTTTCCATTGAGGCGCAGTTGCACCTGCATTCACAACCAATACCTGATCCGCTGTTCCGATATCTAAAAATGCCGTGTTATCAGTTGCCGATTGGTAAATTAAACTACCTGCTGCCCCGCCCTGGAAGTCGGTTATTACACTATTGGCAGCGGCCCAAGTTGGCTCACCAGTACCTCCACTGGTTAATACATCACCGATATTTCCTTGTGCTGTAAATCCTGTCAAGCCTGCAAGTTGTTGGTAAGGTATAACGCCAGAAAGTCCACCTGCTAAATTGTTAGCAGTATCAACATTTACACTACCGCCACCGCCACCTGTATTTTCGGCCCACTCCGGAGCGGTTCCAGCAGCATTAACAGTTAATACATATCCTGCTGTACCTATAGCAAGGAATCGTGTTGCATCAACTGCGGATTGATAAGGCATATATCCTGCTCTACCACCTATGATATTTGTAGCATATCCTACTCTTAGGCTTGATGTATTTGTCCATGTCGGCCCATTTGCCGATGCTCCTGCACTAATTAATATTTGTCCACTGTTTCCAGCACTTAGAAAGTCGGTATCATTGACTGCTCTTTGATATAATAATCGTCCAGCGGTTCCTCCATTAATATCGTTTGCTGAAGAAATACTTCCTGATATTGTCCCATGGATTATTCCACCAACCCACAAATCACCTCCGATCCCGCCCCCGCCTGTTACGATCAATGCACCTGTTACTGTAGATATAGACGGGGTATTATTAAATATTGTAGCAGTATTGAATACATTTATAGAACCACCTATACCAACACCGCCGACAACTTGTAATGCACCGGTAATAGTTGACAATGATTCGTCTGTGCTTGTTATAGATACGTATGGAACAGTTAATACCTTATTAGTAACATTATATGTTATGTCTGATTGTATTCCAGCCCCATAATAGTCACTAACACCATTCGATAGCATTAGGTATTGATCTCCGGTTCTTCCTGAAGCCGGAAGACTTGTTACGTAAATTTGATCACTTTTTCCGGAAATTCCTACTTTAAGAGTAGAAGTACTAACCCAGGTGGCAGTATTTCCTGCCTGATATTGTAATAAACTGCCTATAGAGCCAGTTGATATAAATGCTGTTGAACTGGTAGCTCGTTGTATAGGTATATTTCCAGCTATTCCTCCGGCAATATTTGTTGTTGTATTAGAGTATGGATTTGGAACGCTATTTCCTGGAGGTCCTTGATCACCTTTACTACCGGCATATCCGGTTATTCCTCTACTACCCGCATAACTGAATCCCCTACTACCCGAATAACCATAACTACCAGTATATCCGGTTGCTGTACTTCTTGAACCAGTGTATCCATAACTTCCAGTATATCCATAACTTCCGGCATATCCTCGACTTCCTACATAACCGGTACTTCCAGTATATCCTCGACTTCCAGTATATCCATAACTGCCAGTAAATCCAGTATATCCTCGACTTCCTACATAACCGGTGTTACTCAACAATAAACCTGCACGAGTCGCAGTAAGTTTTTGCTCTACCCCACCCTGAGCGACTATAAAAAGTGTGTCTGCTAATGTGGGATTGGTTAGCCCTGGGTCTGCTAAAACTTCTGATAGGGGTGCTCTTACGGTCATAATTTGGTGTCCATAGTTAATCTATACCTTATTTATTAATTTAGGTACTTAAATATTAACTTGAAATTAGTGCAGAGTTTTAATTGTGACCTCTTGAAGATCACGTATACCAAATATTTTCATTATTCTTTTGATATTTTTTGGAGGATCTTCCATTAAATCCTCTGGAATCATCATACTTTTTAATTCCCCATCTGGTCCTATCACAAAACCAAAGTCTCCGGGTCCAAATTCGTCATCATAATCGTGTACTTCCTCGTCATTTTGATCAATCATATATATATTTTTATTGTCAGATATTTAGCCGAGGTAAATAATAGTAACATTTAATTCTTAAAGGAAATGAATCATGTTTAAAAAAATCAAAGAGTTTTTCGTAGGTAAACCCGCAAGTGAACGTAATTTTGCTCATCCATTAGATGCAGTGACTACACCTGCTGCACCATATAAAGTTGAACCACCAGTGTCTCATGCATATGATGTTCCTCCAACTCAGGGAATGACTACATTGGAATTTATTCCACCAGCAGTTACTGCTCCTGAAGTTGTTGCGGAACCTGCCAAGAAGCCACGTAAACCACGTACCCCTAAGGTAGCAGTAGTTGCGGAAAAACCTGTTAAAGAAAAAGCCCCGGCAAAAGCCAAGGCTCCTAAATTAACAGTTGTTAAAGCTGAAAAGAAAACTAAATCACAGAAGGCCTAATTGTTTAGCCTGCTCGTGCAATGCGAAGCTGGCTAAATTCTTGCCTTTACTCTCTGCCATGATGTCGAATCGATCCAAAAAGCTCAGTGCCCATTCGTTCACTGCTGTATTCCAGTAGAAATCAGAATGTGCTCTGAGTTTCTGCTTTTTGTATCCATCTTCTAGCAATAACTCCAACTCTGGGCGATCAACAGTGGAAAAGCCTGGGAGTATATCTTCGCGGCTAACACTGTAATGCATAGTAGGGCGAACACCCCTCCAACTATTAATAACTTGTTGAACACGCGGGTCATTAGGGGAAATATATTCTCCCGAGTTGATCCAATGATGATGGACATCAAGGACGATAGGTAAGATATCAGTAAGTGTAAGACAATCATTTAATCCCCATGCGTTCTCTTCGTTTTCAATCGTAATACAATTACGGGCTTCGGTGCTAAGTCGGTTGTAGGCGCGGCGGATACCATCAGGGCCTTCTTTACCCGATATGTGGACGTTGATTTTGAAATCTTGGAACGATTTTCCAAAACCCATCCAGCGGGCGAGATCGGCGTGATATTCGAACTCATCTATAGACCTGTCAACAATACCGGGATTAATAGAAGCAAGAACAGTGAACTGCCCAGGATGAAAGCTAAGGCGTACATTATTGCTACGAGCACTATCCCCAACAACGAGAAGATTGCGATCACAATAGTCGCGAACATCATTCCTACGCCAGAAATAACTCCAATCAGACTGGGTATAAACAGGCAGCATATCGCTACTAAGGCGAAAACACCTAAGACTTTTTTCCAAATTTCCAACATATTCTACCGCCTTTTTAGCCGCTTCAATATTGTGTTCCATTAATTCCCACAATTTTGTTTCAGCAACATCTTTACTCTGTCTATTTAACCAAGAGACTGTAGTGCTTCTAGAATTATATTCTGGGATAGATACTACTTCATTTTTAGAATTAAATTCTGAAATTTTGCAAGCAAACCCAATTTTTTTGATTGTCATTTTGTAAACAAGTAGGACTTCGTTAGTATAAATAAACACACAGGGAGATTGCAATGTTCGTCGAAAATAAGTATTTCAAATATTATTATAACATCATATATAGGGCAAAGTCAAGAGTTATCGACGGATATGTTGAATCACATCATATTATTCCAAGGTCAATGGGAGGGTCAAACAATAAAGAAAATTTAGTAGACCTAACTGCCAAAGAACATTTTATTTGCCATCTATTATTAACTAAAATTACTTTTGGAAAAAATAAAAGATCGATGATTTTTGCGCTCAATGCGCTATCAAATCTTAACAATCCTTATCAAAATAGATATAGATCAAAGTTGTATGAGAACTCGAGGAAAATATTTGCAAACGAACAGTCTATGGCTATGTCCAGATCAGGGAATCCAATGTATGGAAAATTTCATTCACTTGAGTCTAGACAAAGAATGTCTAATGCTCACTTAGGAAAACAACCATGGAATTCTGGAAAAGTGTTAACAGATGCCCATAAACAAAAAATTTCTAAATCTAATTCGGGTGAAAATAATTTTATGTTTGGAAAGACTCATTCAGACGAATCTAAAAAATTAATATCTAATAAAAATGCCGGGCATTCTTACAATAAGGGGATATTAAAATCAGAAGATCATAAGAAAGCAATATCAGAAAAATTAAAAGGTAAAAAATTATCCGAAGAACATAAACAAAAATTGAAAAATATTCCTAAGATTAAATGCGGACACTGTAACAAACTAGCAAGTCCGTCTATGTATAAAAGATGGCACGGTAACCAATGTAAAAATAAAATTCTTTAAAGGTTGGAAAAAAGGAATGATCACATCTCGGTGGAATTAGTCATTTTTCAACTTTCGATAGAGTCCATGAACCGTCTTCGTTATCTTGCCAATCCAGCGTATCGCCTTCTTTCCATCCTTGCATGGCTAAGAACTCTTCGGGCAATGGCATGACAAGGTCGCCGCTACCGTCGTCTGCTTCTTCTAATGTAACTGTCCAGGATGTTGCTGTAGTTGTCATTTCTTTGCCTTAATCATGTTAATAACCGCCAATGCTTCAGTAAAATCAGTAATCGGTAACTCAATAGGTTGCCAATTGTGATAAAATTGTTGCCAGCGAATAGTATAGTTCATAGTATTATTTTACACGATTTCACGGAAATAGTCAATCGTTTTATCCAATCCAATTGCTAACAGTACCGAGGGTTCCCAATTTAAAATCTCTTTCGCTCTGGCGATATCGGGTTTTCTTTGTTTTGGATCATCCTGTGGCAAGGGCAAATATATGATTTTACTGGGGCTTTTGATCATATAAACTACAGCTTCGGCCAGTTCTTTTATGGTAAACTCATCAGGATTGCCGATGTTAACTGGGTCATGATAATCACTCGCCATTAGCGCCATCATACCATCTAAGTTATCTTCATAGTAACAGAAACTGCGAGTTTGACTTCCGTCACCGTAAATGGTGATATCTTCACCACGCAGAGCCTGCACAATGAAGTTACTGACTACTCGGCCGTCACCTTCTGCCATCCTCGGACCGTAGGTATTGAAGATACGCATGATTCGAGTATCGACATTATGTTTACGGTGATAGTCCATAAACAATGTTTCAGCAGCACGTTTACCTTCATCGTAACAACTACGTATTCCTACAGGATTCACGTTACCCCAATATTCTTCAGGTTGTGGATGCACAGTTGGATCACCATAACACTCACTTGTACTGGCCTGTAGAATCTTAGCACCGGTACGTTTGGCCAAACCCAGCATATTGAAAGCCCCAATAACTGATGTTTTCATTGTTTGGATTGGATCGTGCTGATAATGCTGTGGACTTGCTGGACAAGCGAGATTGTAAATCTCATCTACTTCGACATATAGTGGAATACAAATGTCTTGTCGGATCACTTCGAAGTTCTTATGATCCAACAGATGTTCAATGTTTTTCTTACTACCCGTAAAGTAGTTGTCAACACATAGAACATGATGACCCTGTGCTACTAATCTATCACAAAGATGGCTTCCTAAGAAACCAGCCCCACCTGTTACTAATACTTTTTTAGTCATAAATGGTAGACCATTTCCTGAGTTTGTGTTTTTTATTTGCTTTGGCTTCATCTAACTTGGCCATACTTACAATGCCTTGTTCCAGCATGATATCAACCATAGCCAACAGGTCACCGAGTTCTTCTTCAAGGTGCTCTCTGTTGGTTAAGGGTTTGCCGGGTTTGTAATTGTCGATACCAAAGCGGCTACATTTACTAACCGCTTGGATCACTTCGGCACATTCCTCTTGAAGAATGTCCATTACTTCTTTTTCTTTATCGTTCATTCAAACAGATCCTCATTCCACTCACGATGTCCTTCACGGAAAGCCATATTAGCCTGTGTCTCGCGAACTTCTACGCGATAGCACCATAGACGCTTACTCTCACCTTCACCCCAGTAGTCTGGAATATAAACACCATTTACATACTTGTACAGCATGTCTGCCAGACTCTCACAACCTAATCTTGGTAGGATTGTAAGTTTGGCTAACTTGCGGCGTTCCATTTCTTTATAGAACTCGAGTTCTGGATCATCGTAAGCGACCAATGTAGTATGATCAAATTGATCTTCGAGGATTTTTTTAAGTTCCTTCAATCCTCCATAGTCTGCCGCCCAATTACGGACATCTAACTCGTTGGTTCCAAAGTAAAACTTCATACTAAATGAATAACCGTGATTCATATTGCAATGACTATCGGCTCTCCATTGTCGATAGGCGCATGGAAATGCGTCGATGTATTCTTTGGTGCTGGTGTACTTATATTGTACAGGTTGTAATGTTGACATGCTTTTTCTCCTATGTTATAGCATAGGCAGCAGAATTTGTATAGCGGGTTGATGCTCGGAGACCGCTGTTGATATTTATCGTAAGTTTAACGCTTATCGATAATTTTGTCAACCAATCCATATGCCAATGCTTCTTCAGCACTCATAAATGTATCACGATCCATATCACGCTCGAAGTCAGCATAGGTCTTGCCTGCCGTATTATGTTGAACATACAAGTCTGTCAACATCTTCTTCATCTGTGTGATTTCTTTGTATTGGATCTCAATGTCACTCTGCATACCACGAGCACCACCACTGGGTTGGTGTATCATATGGCGAGCATGTGGTAAGATATAACGCTTATCTTTAGCTCCTGCCTGTGCCAAGAAACTGCCCATGCTACAGGCTTGACCCATGACATAAGTGCATACATCTGGTTTGACAAATTGCATGACATCGTAGATAGCCATGCCACTGGTAATCACGCCACCGGGGCTGTTGATATAAAAGTGGATATCCTTCTCACTATCGGCACTCTCTAAATGTAGCATCTGTGCCACTACAAGATTGCTACTGTGATCGTCCACTCCTCCATTTAGGAATACAATTCTTTCGTTCAATAATCTACTAAAAATGTCAAAGGCTCGTTCGCCTTGACCTGTCTTCTCTACTACCATTGGTACTAACATAATATGTCCTTATTGATAATCTTTGTCTAATGTCACATTGGTCAATCCTGCAACCACTTGGAAGTTATTCCATGCGATCTTGGCTGCTGGATTACGCTCTAACTCACTGCTTGGCAAACAAGTCTCTAACCAGTATTCTGGACGGCGAGCAGGGTTTGCTCCGAACTTGCGAGGTTGATGGAACTTACCAGCATCCCATAGTTTGATTGTTACATCGCGGAATTTAACTTCGTCGGTGTCTGGATAGCCGTACCATTCGCTATTGCTCCATCCTCCGCTACGGTCGTGATAGCCCGCCCAAATGCCCGCCCACTGCTCGTCATCTTTGGGATCAAAGTTGGTACGGGAGATGACTACTAATACATCATCGATATCCACAACACCGTCGACGATGTCTCGGATACAACGACTATAACTCAGGCCGATTTTCATTCTGTTCTTTCTTTTCCATATCGTATTTCTTAACCATACGATAAAGTGGTTCCATTTCTTTTTGGAATATATTTGGCGCATTCTCAGATGCTACCTTCATATCCCAAGCACTGGGATAATGACGCAACAGGCTTAGGGCATGTTTCCTCACTATTTTAGGCACCCTGGGATATACTTCTGTGGATTGTAAATCTGTAAGGAAACGCATAGTTTCCATGACCGCACGATAGCGTTCATCGGGCAATGTCATTTACTTCCATTCTTTCAATAAATCGTGGCGGTCAATCATATCACGAAGAGCACCTTCGATAAGTGCATTCAGGGTGATATCTTGTTCATGTGCCATTATAGCATACTGCAATAGTTCTTCATTCGTGAAATCAACTGAAATCTGGACACGAGTATCGTAGTCTTCACCAGCAACGATAGCACGAGCCTTTTCTAAGAAGTCAGCATCTACATCGAGATCAGTGTATTTGACAGGCTCGCCGTTATCATCTTCCCATGCTTGATCTTCAATACCACGGGTCTTAACTTCAGTATCGTGTGCCGCTGTGAAGGCAGGGTTGATCATACGATATGCTCTCTGATTTTTAAAATCGTGTGCCTCTACCATGTAAACCACTTGAGTTTTAGTATCAAATGTGATGACCATGCTGTAACCACTATGGTCACCATTCCAATAATCCAATATATAGGCATTGAATCCAAAACAACTCCAGCCATAGTTGCTACCTTCTGTGATACGGTAGTTGACTGTTTCCATAAAATCTTTAAGAGTGATCATGATTGTTCCTTGGTTAGTTTACACATTAAAATAAAGTGATCGTATGCTTTTTTCACTGCTGGATTAGAGTATAACACATCTGCTTCCTTATGTAAAGCCTTTAGGCCTTCTTGGACAATATCGTGTGTGCTGACTCCATTCAATTGATATAGTTCCTCACCAAACTCTTTGGCCAGTTTCCGCCATGCTCGTCGTTGTCCAGATGTAATTGGTTTCTTGCTTGGCTTCAGTTGACTGGCGTCATACATGGCCTTGCCCATGGCTTCTTCGGCCACACGCCCGGCGGCAATCATTCCAGCATAGTCAGGATCGATGTTGTATCTACGACTTTGTCCACCTGGATAGCACATGACAATGTGAGTACCTTTGGAGAAACTATCCAAGTATTCGCTATCATATTCGGCTACGGGAACATACCGTGCGCCGACTTTTTCATAGTAGATCTTCTTCATTGGGTTTTACTCCATTACTGCGTCGGTCGGAAGGTGTATCCACATCTTGATCAAATCGTCTTTCTTTAATAGTCTTTCTTCCTAAAACTTTTTCACTTGAGCAAAGCAAACATTGTGGATTACCGCAATCCATAGCATGTTGTTTAGCAAACTTATGTGGCTCCTTAACCGGCACTCCAAAAGTTTTAGCAATCTTAGTCTGTTTCTTTACAGCATTATCGTCTTTGAGCAATCGCCGGCTGTGTTTGAATTTATCTTCTTCTGTGCTCATATTAGCAATTCTCCATTCTCAAAAAATCATCAGTGTGTATGACAGGCATACCCTTCAAGATCAACATGACTTCCTGTTTGGTCGTATAGATCAGACGACATTCTTCCAATATTGCTCTACGCTCGTGATCTGCCAAGGCCAGCCAGGATTTCACTTGATTGTAACTGCCCCAGGCTTGCTTGGGCATGTGTTCAGTAATCCATCCTGCTAATTTTTTAAGAGCAGGAATAGTGTTAGCAGGATGGCTGGACCTCACGGCATCCATGAAGTTATTAGCCAACACCGCAGTAAAGAAACTACCTGGCTCAAATCCATTGATCAAATATTCATACATAGGGCCCATGTAGTCCAATTCGTCCACGCCCCATTCAGTAAAAGTCGCCTGCAGTCGTTGTTTACTATGATCAGACAGTTTCATTTTTATCTCGCTTATCACTATTTTTAATAATTTCCATCAATTCTTTATTACGCAGGTCTTGTTCTTTTCGAGCTCGCTTGGCATTGAGATTTTTATCAATGGTGAAAAGATCGTAATCTCGTGCCCACATGATACCTTGCATGAAATGATTAGCACCTTCGAGTGAGCCAGCAAATAGCTGAGCATCACGGGTGTAGATGGGCAATGAGTTCTGATCCTTGGGCACCAGTGCTACATTTTCGCCATAACGATCATCATGACGGTAAGGTGCCAACATCATACCCAGCAAGTCTGCCCGTGCTTCAATATCTCGAAGATTTTTGATTGTATTCCAGCCTGTCATATTACACCTATGTTAACATATTGTTAATAAAATCAATAGCCATTTGAACAAGTTCAACGCCGATATTAAGTTTAGCAGCAATATCCGATACTGTGAAATGACGATCAGTCATTTCTCTTACCGCTAAAATAATATCTCTGTTGATCACTTGAACACTTTTAAGATCATGATGTCTGCATTCATGCGTCCATTCAACATAGTATCAGTGGCCTTGATGGCACCCAACCAAGTCTCAACACGCCGTTGCGTATTTTGCAGTTTAAAGTCTTTCAACTGTTCTGCAGGCTTACGCAAAGTTTTCTGTACTGATTTCTCAGTAAAGTCGATGATGCTGGTACCTTTAACATTCAAGCCTGCTGAAGTTTTAGCGATATACATACCAAACTTGCGAGTCTTGGAATTGTAAACAATAGCAGCCTGGGCACCAATCAAACCAGCAGCCGGCACTGAAGCCACACCCAACTTGTCATCAGTCATCTTAAACTTGATACGCTTGACCAATTCCTCTGCGGGCTTGACCTTTTTAGCACGGGGCTTCTTCAACACTTTGGCTTCTGCGGCAATCTGCTCGCAAGCCTGTGCAATGCTTTCGTAGAACTCGATCAACTTGTTGACATTCTTACGACTAACATGTCGATAACCTTCTTTCAATTGGTCATCAGCATGTCCACTGGCGAGTTCTTTGAGTTCTGCCAGACCGTTAGCAAAGAAACCTTTGATATAGCGAGCCTGTGCTGCCTTGGCACCCTTGCCACGCAACAGACTAACCATCTTGAATGCTTTGGGATCAAAAGCATTAGGATCAACGATCCACGAATCGATAGCAGCATCGATCTCATCGCTCATGCCCACTGCCTGCTCACGGATGCGATCTTGGATGTTCATAACTGGCGCCACTGCTTTGGCAGTCTTAACCGCTTCGACTTCCTCAATATCCCACTTGCCTGCTTCTACAGCATCGGCGATTTGCTCTTTGAGCCATTCTGCAGAACTTGCATTGTTGTTCCAACCTTGTTTAGTTGCTGGCATACCTTTGAGCAAGCAACTTGCGATAGCACCCATGGTCAGGTTACAACGCCACTCTTTAGTTTTCTTGAATGCTTGTATTTGATCACGGGTGTAATCGTTACGACCCATCCAATCGATGACTTTTGGCTTGAGTTCTTTGCCAGAACTTTCCAAACGGTAGTATTTCATTGCTTCGCGGAAATAAGCAGCATATTCAGTTGGGCTCATGTCTCCAGCACCGTCCCATTTTGGGCTCAAATCGCGTTTGGCATTTTCACGAATGCTTTGCGAAGTTACGCGAACCTTCTTTACTGCTACTTTTTTAACTGCTGTTACCATATATTACTCCAAGTGTTGCTGTTCAATATAGTAATTATACAGCGATTTTGTCTAATTGTCAAGAGTGGTTTTACCAATTATGTCCGAATATCTCAACAAAAACATGGTTCTTTTTGGCTCATTGTAGAAATCTAAACATATCAGTTCTTTGTATGAATGTCGAGGGACAAATTCGTGATCCTCTCCATCATATTTGAGCCATTCTGCATGTCTGCGTACAGTGAAACCCAGAACTTCCTTCATCCTGTTGCGTATTAACAACACACTATGTGGATAGGTTTTGGCAATGATATCGTATACTTTAGCCCATTGATCTTCGGTCAGGACAACAGGTTTACTCATCGCATGTCATCAAAATCGCCGTCACGGAATATCCAACCTAACCGCTTTAGGTCATCTTTGATCTCATCAGTGATCATGCCTTCGCCGACAGATGCTTCTTTTTCTTTATAGACGGTTTGCTGCTCAGCGGTCATTCGTTCCCATTCACCGTCCTCTAACGGATCGCTATTTCCAATACCAGAGCAATACCAATCGATGTAATCACCTTCTCCGCGCATGTCCGCTACTATGCCACCAGCATATCTCCAACTGGCACTCCAACGCTGGTCTTTAAGAATAGGGAACACTTCGAGTTTTTGGAACTCATTATTGCACATGGCAGCATAGAGGTGTTGAGCGTAGACTCGACTTTCGCGGACCTTGGCAACCATCCAGTCGGCACTACGCATATCGAACTCCATATTGTTCTCTTGCCACTCGGTGTCGGTTAGATTTTCTTCATCTCTAAGCGCCCAACTGTTATACATATCAATCATAGCTTTAACATTTGGATCGTCGAGACTTTTGCCTTCCTCGAGACAACGTTTGATATAGTTGTCTCTTTGAAAGGTATGCCGATTAGGACTCCTGGATATGTCGGTCATTGGGCTTGGCAGGTCTACTATTACAAAATTTACAATCTCGGTCTGTGCAGATGTCCTCTAACCACTCGTTACAAGATTCGCAGTAGTAAGTATCATATTCAGAAGAGTATGATTTTGTATCGCATTTAGGGCAACTTAGGTCCATAGGCTATCTCTTATCTTAATCAAACGAATCATCATAGCCTCATCTTCTTTATCGTAGGCCTCTTCAATCTTTTGTGATAGTTTGAGTGCTTTCTTTCCCATCTTTTCGGTCTCGGGGCTCTTTGATTTCATTCCAATCCAGCGGTCACTACCTTGTTCTATACGCAGACGATCGCAGTATTCACTCCACCCACTGGCATCCATGGGATCTGGTCGAGCAGGATATACAGTGGTCCACCATAGATATAGTTCTTTGATTTCCTTAGCACGGATTGCTTGACTGGTAGGCTTGCCAAATTCTGGACTTGTTTCGTCTACACCCCAGTCCTTGTCCCAAACCAAACTCATTGACCAATCAAGTGAAGCAATACCTGCTTCGGGACAACGCCAAGTTCTCCAACGGAACCAACCACTGGCCCAGAATGGTGCTTTGAACTTCTCTTTGGATTCATCGTTCCAGGCAATGTGATGCCAGGCTTGTTCTATTTCAACAAAATCAACCAACTCATTGAATAAGCAAGGCAGAAAGCGGTTGCCCACATCCCTCCATTCACCCGGCTTAATATCCCGGGGATGAGCGGTAAGAGCATGAGTGTGACTAATCCAACGGTTGTTAATGTAGTATTTGATATCATATATTTTCCTTACGGGCCATGTAACGAAGTCTTGTAGATGCCCAAGACCTTCTTCTGCAATCCACCAACGGATGGGATAATCTCGTTTTGCACGAGATTCCCACTCGTGCCATTCTTCGCTGGTACCCATTTTTAATTTGGTAGTACCTCGGATCCAATCTGCGAAAGGACTACAACTCCAATAGTTACTGTGTTGTGCCATTATTCTTCGTCTTTAAAATCAACGACATTGCCGTCGTCGTCTGCAATAATGATACGCACACGGTCGCCGTCAGCGTTCTTAATCTCAATAGGTCCCCATATCCACCATTCAGTTTCATCCGGATACCATGGATCATCTTCGCGATCCTCTAAATCATAGATGCTGTTTTCTTCGATGAAGTTTTCAAGTTCTTCTTGTTCCGCATCATCAAGGTCATAGAAATCAGTTTCAAACCAGCAACCACCGTCGAACATTTCAACAAGTTCTGAACTTTCGATGTTGTTGCCTTCAAGGTTGCACATGTCGAGGCTGTCTCGACGACCATCACCGCCTGGAACATAAGTGAATTCAAACTCCGGAGGATTGTCGTCTGTAGTTTCCACAGTCCATTCACCAAAACGGAATCCGTTGGTTGTGATTATTTTACCATCACCATTTTGGCGGACCCAATGTTCAACTTCTTGACAAGATTTTTTGTAGTATGTGCTAACGGTCCAGATTGCCATTTTAATTTCCTTTAAATTGTTCAACTATTCCAGGGTTATCTTCGAGCAATGCTATAAGTGCATGAGTCAAATATTTGACGTTCTCTTCATTTAATTTGAGATTATATGAATCACTTAAGATATGTATAGTCTCATGCCAATATGCTATTGTTTTAGTTTGAGAAGAAAATGTTTCATTGACCCAAATTTCTTGTGTGTTAAAATTAGCCAGGCCAATTCCACCATGCATCTCTTCACTTGATTTAAGTATGATATCATACTTGATACCTGCGATTTTAATCTGCATTATGAGTCACGTTCCATTGAGCAGGCTTCTGCTACCAATGCTACAAGTTGCTCAACATTTGAGCACATGATTTTAGCATTGGTATAATCGCCTTTTTTATTACGACCGCCGACTTCAATCATGAAGCCATTGTCATACATATTGATTGAGAAATTCTCATTTACTTTTACCAGTTTGTCGCTGAGATTGCTTACCGATTTTGCTGTTGCCATTTTCTGTCTCCTGTTAATATAATTATTTTTTAACGATAACAAAGGTCATGCTATCATCGTAGCTAAAAATTCCTGTTCCACATCCGCATCTAAACTGACTAAAATTAAAGTCTATAGATTTACAAACAGCACACCAATCGGGCAGACGTGATCTCTTGTATAGTTCTATTGTGTCAATATGTTCTTCTAATAGTAAGACCTCATCTATAGACATTAAACTATTGTAAGATATTTTTTGAGCAATACCTCTATCAATTGAAATATTTAATCTCCTGTAATGCTGAATACCCAACAATACTGATAATGCGTTTCCGGCATTTCCGGAAGCGATTGCACTCATACTGGTATGAATATCCTCTAATATATAGATACCTTTAGGTACAAGTACCTTGATACCCTCAATTAAACTTAATATCTGATGGGCAGGATGATGGGAACCATCTTCAATAATAAGATCATATGATGCTTGAGTTAGGAAATATTTTAATTGTTCAACATTACTTTGATCTATTTGAAATAATTTATATCGGTCGTCAACCGGGCATTTATTTGTGCGTCCAATAATGTCTGCACCATAAATGTGACTGTTAGGAAAACGTTCCAACAACCACCTGATCGATGCTCCACCTGCAGCCCCAATTTCGGCAATGTTATTAAATGTTCTATTTTCAAAATACTTTTCGTAGAATTCATCAAATCCGTGCCAAAAAGATTTATCGCTTGGATAGTTTTCCTGTTTTGTTGTTGACATTTTATTTTACTTTTTTACGTTTTGATTCTGATGTAATCGCTATAGTTTTATTCTCTGTACTTAGTATAGCAGCATTAACTTCTTGTGTCAATGCCGCATCGTTCCAAATTAGTTCAGTTCTACCATCTTCGAATGTTTTTACTGTTAGATGTGTACCTTGATTCATCATGGGCCAACCGCCCGAAGGCTTATTAATCATTTCTGCTACATCAGCAGATTCGATTACTTTGGATTTCTTTTTAGTTGCCATCATTCTTTCCTTACAAATGGAGATAACTCAGGAGGTGTCCACCCAATAGGCTTTAAGACTTTTCCATCCTCACGTTTGCGTACCTTACCTGTCTCTCGATCTATTTTGGCAAAGTTAGTTGCCATAACTTCTTTCCAAGCACCTTCACCATCTGCACCCATACTATGGATAGCACCAATGGTGACCACAAGTATATCAATAAGTGCATCTAATGTTTCTGTATCATCTTCTGCTTCTTGTAGTTCGTTAACTTCTTCTTCAATTAGACTGATGTACATATCGTATTGTTTTTGATCACCTGTGACACTTTGGTCGCAAGCCCTCATAAATTTTTCTTGATCACGAAAAGGATTGGTCATTGTGCCTCCACCAAACGAAGAATCTTTTCGCTATATACATGAAGAACACCGCGATCATCTTCAACGACCAAACGAATTGCTCCACTTAGTTTAGCAAATACTGCTACTACATGACCCACGAATGTGTAGTCACCACCAACCTTTTCAACAAGATCACCTACTTTAAATTGTGCTTCCATTATATTACCTTAAAAAAACTTTATCAAATCTATCCATCACCACTGCTGGTTTAAATTGTTCTACTCGTTTTGACCAATCTTCTTTCTTGGCCAATTCTCGTATGTTATTCATTTTTTCCCAAAGTGTATTTTCTGAATAAAGTAAACCGGAATTATTTAAAACTTTAGCATGATGTAGATCATTTCCTCCCTCCCACGATAGTACAGGTTTATTTAAAAACAATGCTTCTGCCACCGCTGCACCAAAACTTTCCCCATGTGATCTGCCGTGTATCATTGCATCCCAGGTGTTTATGATATTAGATTTGGTTTGTAGATCATGTACTGGATTTAAAAATCTAACATTAGGATGATTTATCCAAGGGTCTGTTCCCATGAATACAAAAACAAAATCATCTCGAGTATCTAACAGATAAGCAATTTGTTTCTGAACAAATCCTAAATCGAAAGTAAAACGTCCACCGTGCCTACCAAAAATAAATTGGTCCGGGCGAATACCCCAATCCTCTCTATAATTTCTTGTAGGAGGTGGAAGATATACAGGGTATGGAACCCACGGTCGAGGAGATATCCCGTGCTTTTGTGCCATGGCCTCAGATAACCATTCTGATATATAGGCATATATATCACCGTGTGGGTCATTACATTGAAATACTGCATGTACTCCAGTTTTGCAATTATCTGGTATAAATTCAGGCCACCCACCTCTTTGGAAATAAGCAAAATCGATTTTTTCTCGATCGATGATTTTTTTAACATCATCGGGTCCTTGGTGACCAATTATTTTAAATGAGTTTTCAAGTCCTTCGCGTACCCCGGGATCTGTTCCGTTGTTTCCATCTGGTCTTATAGTAGCATCGTAGCAGATAATACTCTCATTACCTAATATTTCTTGATTATACCTTGCATAATCGGTTACAGATACTGTGGTACCTCTTATATCGAGTTGATTATTGTGAAATAGTATTTTCATTATTGTTCCTTTTTATAATTTCCCCACCGGTCCCCACCTTAAATAAAACTCACTTAACTTCTTCATCTCTAACTCTGCTACTATAGCATATTCATATCCGTAACTAAACTGATCAAGATGCCTATGCCATTCCGGTTTATCTACGGCATGTTTCATGACAAACTGGCCCGGGTCACTCTTTTCCCATTCGTATAAAGGTTGAGCAGCATACAAGTCCGGGTCTTCTACATCACCTAATCGAAAACGATGAACCACAGCCTTATGAATCTCTTTGATGACAACTTGGTCGCCATCGTAGGATCGTTCCCATCTTACCTTGCCCATTTTAATGTAAACAATGTTTTAAATTTTTCAGCATCCCTACGATGCTTAAAGTCCCACATATCCCATGCCATCTTTTTACAGTCGGGCCATGATGCTAATTGTTCAGTAGCCCATTCAACACATTCATCGAGCCCTTCGGGATAGGTAAACCCGTTCTGTTCTGTAATTCGAATACGCCATCCTAACTTTCCAAGTTTATGAATGTTAACTACAAAAACAGAATCCTTTTCCAAAAGATATTTCCAATTGTGATATTTTGGTTCGAGTTGCCGAAGCATATGCTGCCATGGATCGGTTGTCATACTTTCTTTTTCTTAAAGTATCGACGTTTAGATGACTTGGTAGGACTCATGGGAGGAACAGTTCCGGACTCTTGTGAACGTAGCATAGCAGCATGAATTTGCTCAGGACTTGGTCCATCGTCATACATATCGTCTTCATTGGTAGTTTCTGTACCATCTTCAGATACTTCATCATCTGTTGAAATAATCGCCACGCCGGTTCTTAACAACATTTTATGTGCAGCGTCTGTATTACTAAAAGCATCACGGATACCGCCAACATGGCCATCTTTGGTTTGACTAATAGTATGCCATGTACGGACTTCTAACAATGGTTCAATCTCGGTAGGAACTTCTACAAGATAATTCGGCTCTTTATTATAGTTGCCGTAATCAATGGTAAACACTTTTATTACAGTACCCTGTACAGACTTGTTATCAAGTCTATTAATACCGTATATCCAAACAGTATCACCTACCGCATATTTTTTCTTAACTGTCATAATTTATCAAGCCGGGGCTTGCTCTTTAGTTTTGACGTCAAGAAGATCTTTTACGAATTTGATAGCCTTGCGATCGGTATCATAAACGTATTCTTGATCTTCATCGTCGTCGCTACGCAAAGTAACGATAACACCGTTTTTAACTTTGCGTATTTCAATAGATTCAAACATAGGAATCCTTTCTTTTATTTAGGCACACTCAGGTTGTAGTTAAAGTGGAAAATACCAATGTGTGCAATTTCGCGGCTTAGTTCTTGATCACACCACAACTGATATCCTGCCTTCTGTGCTTGTTGACAGAAGAAAATGTCTTCACCAATTTCGAGATTTAGGTGAGGAATATATTCTTGTAAGTAATGTGGTTGTGGAATCTTCTCATATACTTCACGTTTGCACAATACCATACCATGTGGTAGAACATCGATTAGTTCCATTGCTGGACTATTGTCAGTTGTTTGAAATTCAGTAAATGTGCCTGCACCACCACTCATACCGGTGAAGTTGGGATTAGGGAAACGACGACGACGATAGTTAGCACCTACGATTGGTTTGTTACGATTCAATAAACGTAATGGTGCATCAATTGGAAATTTCATATCACTGTCAACCCACCAGATATACTCAAAGTCTGATTTCATAAAGATATCAACAAGATTACGACGAGCAATAGTAATAACTGATCCAATGTTAAATGCACAGTTGATTTTAATTCCATTAGCAACCATATTAGCAGCCGCCATTGCTAAATGTTGTGCAAATTCTGCATTAACCATTTCCATAGCAGGAACAGCGATCATAACGCTTGGACGTTGTCCGGATGGCCGCTGAGCTTGCATTGGTTGTTGCTGTTGACCCATTGCCGCTTGCATATAGCTGGATGGTGGTTGCATAGCACCAGCTGCATTTGCAATAGGGGTGCGACTTGGAATGTTTAGTTTACCTTTTTTCATTTTTATCCTTATATGTTATTAGGTTTTATCTCGGAGCGAATTCTTGCTGTAGTTTGATATTGTCAAAGAACTCTTTCTTAACGCTGGCATCATCTTTAAATGCGCCGCGCAATACAGTAGTTTGGGTTAGACTACTATGTGCCATTATACCACGGTTCTCACAGCAACCATGAGTGGCCTGGATATAGACTGCAACATTTTGGCTGTCTGTGGCTTTCATGATTTCACGAGCAATGTCGTTACAAAGTTCTTCTTGTAGAGTACCGCGTCTAGCACACCATTGTGCGATGCGTGTATACTTACTTAATCCTATTAACTTCTGTGCGGCCAATATTCCGATATAAGCCACACCACTAACAGGTTGGTGATGATGACTACACATGGATTTCAGTTCACTACGAACTACTAACATGCCTTCATATCTGTCATCACTATCATTCGGAAATGCGGTTGCATCCGGACCCGGTTCATATCTACCAGCCATGATTTCATTGAAATACATCTTGGCCAAACGTCGTGCCGTGCCCTTGCTGTTAGGATCATTTTCACGATCGATTAGCAATGTATCTAAGACCTTTTCAAATGCTGCTGTTGCTTCGTTGATCAGGTGTTCCTTGTCCAATTCGGTAATATAGTCACTGACATTATCTCCTGCCCAGAATCTCTTACCATCTGTTTTCATCCTTTCTCGCAAGGCTGTGCTAAGATATGTACCTTGGGGAGCATCTTTCTTCTTCACATAAATTCTTTGTCCTTCTAACGGAACAAACTCTTCAGACTCGTTTGATAACAACGGATCTGGTTTAAACACTCTATTTTCTTCTGTCAATTTTATTCTCCAATGCTTTATAATACATTGTTATTTAGGTTCCGTCAACCTAAGTATTGTATTTTTCTTTACCGCTGCATCAAGAACATTCATTACGGAACCATTCTGTTCGGCATATTTCAACAAGGCACTGGTATCTTTGGGGAAACATGCACCTCCAAATCCATAAGCACCATCTGGCCCTGGCACCTGCATATGGCTTTTACCAATCCTATTGTCTTGTACAACCATATGAGCAACCCGATTATAGTCTACGCCAGTTTTAGAACATAGTTCTTGTATCTCGTTCATAAACACAACTTTAGTGGCCATAAACGTATTGATGGCATATTTGGCCATTGCCGCTTCACCTGCGGTACAATGAACAACGGTTTCTAAACTGCGTTGTGACATGCGGATGATTCTTTCTGCCTCTCGTACATAAGCAGGAACCCGGCCACCAACAAAAGCAAATTTGCCCACCGCATAATCATCATTGGCATTGGCAGCAGTAAGGAATTCTGGAGCATGAACTAAATTGGGATGTTGTAGATTCCATAGGTCATACTGATCGGGTGGTGCTGTGCATTTACTGATAATGACACCTTGATATCTACAAGCATATAAATTGTTTAGGATTTCCTCCACTATACTGGTATCGCAAGTACCGTCGTCGTCTTGCGGAGTTGGTACACATACAAAGATTCCACTACATTCCATTAGATCTTTATATGTAGCATTATGGCCTTTGGCAGGATCCATGATGACAAGTTTTGTATCAAATTCTAAAGAACGTTCGATGGCAGTGCCCACAAATCCTAGACCTATAATTCCTATACTATCGTATTTTGGTCTATCAAAGTTTAGTTTAGCACCTCCCATGGTGCCTGGCATCTGCATATTCATTCTTGACTGAGTCCCATAAAAAGTAATTCTCGCTCATGCACATGAGCAACAGGTTTGATCCAACCATGCCCAATACATTCCTGTAATAGGTCACGATAATTTTCCGGACATCGTTGACTGATCTCAAATCCTGCTCGAGGAGCGGTGACAAATTTATCCACAATGTTAAATCGCGGATCACCTGGTTTAATAGTTCGTATCCGACTTTGGTGAGTTTTAAATGTCATGCTAACAGTATAGCATGAATGTTATACTATGTCAATTATTGATTTATCCAATACCGATCTCGATATGGTTTACCAATTATGGCATTTGGTAGATATTGTAAAACCTTCTTCTTTACTTTTTTGATGATGGGATGATCGTGATCGTGATCAAATGCCTTGAGATACATATACCATTCGTCACATTTTAATCGTTTGTCTCGTTGATCCAGATTCAAATGTTTGACTACATCGTTGGTATTTTGTTGATATCTATCCATTAGATCGCAGGCTATGTTGAATCCATATGCATCAATTTCGTCACTGTTGCCCAAATAACTCTGTTCTTCTCGTTTAGATGCTCTCCGTGCTGTGCTGGGATAATCTGGGAGATCTTTGAAATCACGTCTGCGGAATTGTCTCATATGTATGATTTCATGCAGTATTGTGTCTGCAATCACTATGCATATTCTTTGAAATTTACGGGCATTGATCTTTAAATGGTTATCAACGGGATTGTAAAACAATGACAATTCGATACAGTTCTTATTCTTTTGGTCCCATATGCTGTAATAGCATCCACCAACGAATACAGTGTTGGGTTCTACTTTATCGTATCGTGTTTTAGTGATGCGTAATGGAAGATGCTTTTTCAAACGGCGATATATCATACCGTGGAATTGATCAACACTTAGAGGTTGGTTTATTATTTTCGGAGCCAGCGACCAAATATACTCGGCGAGGCCTTTTCGATCCAACGATGACCAATCGACTGTAGGGACCATAGTGCTCCTTTGATAGCATATATATTTATGTACCACAATTTATTATACTATAAATACCTTGGCAATACAACAAAAAAGGAAGATACTATGGCTTACAGCGACAAAGTGATTGACCATTATGAAAACCCACGCAATGTAGGTAAATTTGATATCGACGATACAATTGGCACAGGTATGGTGGGAGCACCTGCTTGTGGGGATGTGATGAAACTACAAATCAAAGTCGGTAAGGATGGTATCATCACAGATGCACGATTCAAGACATACGGTTGCGGTAGTGCCATTGCCAGCAGTTCGCTCATTACTGAAATGGTTAAAGGGATGAGTCTTGATCAAGCGGGCAGCATCAAAAATAGCGAAATCGCTAATGAACTTGCCCTCCCCCCAGTTAAAATTCATTGTTCAATACTTGCAGAGGATGCGATCAAAGCGGCGGTAAAGGACTATCGAGAAAAGCATGATCACGCTAACTGATGCAGCCACGAATAAGATCAAACGCTTGTTAGAACAGCGTGGAGGGGTTGGTATCAAGGTAGGAGTGAAAACAACAGGCTGTTCCGGACTGGCCTATGTGTTAGAATACATCGATAAATTTGAGCCCGAGCCTGGTGTTATCAATTATATCCAACCGAGCTTCGCTGTTGTAGTTGATATCAAGCATGAAGTCTATCTTCAAAATATGGAAATAGATTATGTGAGACAAGGTCTTAACGAAGGATTTGAATTCAAGAATCCTAACGAGAGGGACAGATGCGGATGTGGAGAGAGTTTCAGAGTATGAACTATTGGTCCAGAGAACACACTAAAGCATGGATTGCTCAATTAGAGGATCGCATAGAAGACATCGCGCATTATCTTGAGAAAACACAAGATTGGTGTAATGAAAATTATGTCGACGATCAACGAATCGTATTCATGTGTATGTTCATTACCTGCATATGGGTAAGTCAACTACGCTGTGAAGAAATCAGTTATCTTGAACTTATGGAGATGTTGGGTGTTGAATTACCCGATATCAAGGAAGAAAAATTCTATGAGTTGGATGACAGATATGCTGGACTAACACACAAGGAATTGTTGAAGAAGGCAGTTGATACCTTTAATATGGATGACGATTGATTACTTGCCGCTGTAGTCTTTGACTGTTCCACCGTGGCGAGCACTTTTCATCTTTTTGCCTTTTAGTTTCACTCCGGAACCTTTAACACCTTGTTTTCCAGTTCCAGCAGTATGATCACTGTCATGTGCCAATAATCCATGACTGACGCATTGTGAATAACGCACATTGCTCAAACGAGAATGCCCAATCGAACACTGACTGGCAGTGGGTGTGGGCAAAGTCTTTTCGGCGAGTAGTTCCTTGATTTGCATCAAGTATTTATTATTTGAAAAGGATTAGTCCCATCAAGAAAGTCTGTGCCGCAAATCCCATACAGATTGTCGCGATATACAAAGTATTTCGTTCAATCAAGCTCTTGAAGAACAATGTGATCAAAGCAGCCCAAACAAACACCATTAGATCGATAGGAGGCAATCTATCACTTTTAGCCATCAACACTGCTAATAGTGTAGGAATACTGGCAAAGTGTAGCAGGATGATAGTGATCCAGCCCAAAGTTCTGGCACTGATGTGTCCAAGATGTTCATCCAGAAACACATAGATTTTATTTGGAATGCGTTCTACATAATCCAAAAATGGTGAGCTCATAATATTTCCTTACTTGTAAAAAATGTGATGTCCGATTTTCGCAACTTTCTCTTTCTTCCACCCTGGGTTTATATAGTCAGCATGGTAATACAATGCTTCTTTCAGGCTCGGAAGACGGTAATCCTCTAATAGCACCTTCTGTGCGGCAACCATGCTTTCGTCATAGTTGTTGCCATTAGCGGGTTTAAATGCGGATACACGATCGCAAACCCAACTGAATTGGCAAACTACCTTTTCGTAGAATACATTCTTTTGGTAAATGACTTTACAAACATCGCCGGGAAATTGGCCGCTGTTTACACGATTCATAGTAACTTGTGCCACAGCAATCTTTCCTTCGAAAGGTTCACCTCCGGCTTCGTAATATATATTTTTAGCAAGACAACCTAATTGTCGTTCTCGCATTTCTGCTGTGACTGTAGAATTTTCAGGCACATCACTTCGGGAAAATTTATCTTCAACTGCCCAGTTTAGCAGCCATACACTACACACAAGAGCCACAATCATTAACACCCAATTGAGTATTTTTGCGACTGATCCTGTATCTTTTTCTCCCCGTTCTAGCTCGATAGTAGTCATAAAGACCTCCTTCTGGTTAGCGGTTAAGTAGTTATCAACAATCTACCAGTATAAACTATAAAGTTAATGATGTCAAGTGATTTCGGTGTTTATACTTTATTTTTCATATCGTCAACTTTGGCATTAATACAAGTGCCCTCTAAAACATCAAATTCCTTCTTCCCGGTCTTTTTGACCATAGTAAGCATATAGGTTTTCTGTTCTTCGATTGATTCTCTGCATTTTTCTTCGTTGCGATAATGTATCTTTGCCTGCATAAACTCACAGTTGCCATTCAGGCACATGAACAGCACGGGAATAAAAATTTCTATCATTCTTCAACTCCGAAATGTTCTTTCAAATCTTTAGCACAATCTAGGATAGATTCTTTGATCGCAAACCCAGTCATATCACCCCACCCATTTGCCTTTGATGTTACCCTGTCAACACATTCCCGAACAATCAACTCGGCGAACTTTTCGTGAAACAGTTCAAAGTAGTTGTTGCCTGGGGCAGCAATGTTTTGTGTGCGATTCTCTTTGGCAAACTTGTCAGCCTGATCATAAAGTTTTTGAATTTGTTTGTTCATTCTTCAACTCCGAAATTTTTTTGTATTTCTTGAATAGGGTGTAGGTATCTTTCACCTGGTTTAATCATTCTAACAGAATAAGGGGCAATAATATCAATACATTCCTGAACAATTAACTCGGCAAACTTTTCCATTAGGTTATTAAACTCAGGTTGTTCTTCAGGCCATAAATTTTCATTGATATATTCATTAAATCCAGCCTGTAGAGCAAGTTGTTTAATTCGTTCGTTCATCATTCAACTCCGAAATCGCTTAGTTAAAACAATATTATAGCACGGTTTTATCAAGATGTCAACTACCTTGTTTACATTGTAGGACCGTTGCCGCTCCTAAACCCAATCTCGCCACCTTCATCGACGATACGCTTTTTAACATCTTCAAATAAGATAGGAGCGAAGTCAGTATGCTCTACGCATACACAATGATACCGTGGATCAACAACTTGAGTAACAAATTCACCAGCAGCTGGGCCACGCTTCATGACCCTGTTGGCATGCAAGTGACCATGGATGTTCACACCAAACCTCCCCAATGATTCTTCATGTATAGGGATGTGGCTCATGATCATTCCTTCAACCACATGGTATGCCCGTAATTCACGGAAATACTTGCGATACTCATCATCTGGAAAGATATCGTGGTTGCCGCGGATTAACACCTTGTCTCCATTTAATCTGGACATGGTGACCAACGATTTACGGTTGATAACAACATCACCTAAATGGTAGACTTTGTCTTTGGGACCCACACGTTCGTTCCAGGACTTGACCATGGCCTCGTCCATTTCCTCAGGCGTATCCCATGGGCGTAATTTGGTCACACCGTCATTCCGTGTGAAGTGGCATACACCTTTGTGTCCAAAATGTGTGTCACTGACTAAAAATACTGCTGGCATGATGTTTCCTTTATGTTATTATTATACAGTAAAAACCGTTAGATGTCAACCAAACACTTTCAAACTTTATATTGAAAGAATAGTGTTTAATTAAATACTTCATGAGAATAGCAATTTTATTACCGGGTGAACCCAGATTCACCGGAGACTTTCGTATATTTGTAAATAATTTAAAAGGATACGATCAAGCAGATTGGTTTTGTTATCTAACTAATAACTATACACCACCCGATCCTTCTTATAAAACAGTAAAGTGGGATCCCACTTTACATACCGATGAGGAATGGGAGAAAAACTCTCCACGTTTTCATCACGGCACTATACCCAATTCGTGGGCAAATTATGGTAAAAAATGGGCTATCGATAAGATAACAGAACACCTTCCTTCTAATAATTCTATTAAAGGATTTGAAATATCGGATGTTGAAAGTCAAACCTGGCCGGATGTGGTATCGTTATACGAGAAGTATGGAAAATCAGATCTCATGAAATGGTATACCCCTCGCAGGATATTTTCGCAATTCTACAATATATTCAAATCGAATCAACTAAGAACCGAATATGAAAAATTACATAATTTTAAATATGACTTAGTGATTAGGACAAGGGCAGATAGTGCATTATTAAATGAAGTAGATTTAAGAAATTTTAATTTAGGTCCTAATACTATAATCCTGCCTGATAACGATTGGCATGGATCATCTACTCCTATCAATGATCAATTTGCATTTGGTAACTCGGATAATATGACCATATATACTGATCTTGTAAATCATATAAAAATGTATAATGATCGAGGAGTAGACCTTGGACCAGAAACGTTGTTAGGTTATCATTTAACTGTGAATAATATTTCTTATCAACGCGGTGGATTTAGACAACTATGTCGAACCGTTATAGATGATCCAAGCTGGCATTAATTGCCAGCAGCATTCATTTTGAGCAAATACATAGTAACTTCTGGACCCTCTACTTTAATTAGATCCTGAGGGTATTTTCTACTGCCTGTGTACCATGTGCTGTGAGACCCCATTTCCCAAACTGTGATCATTTTGGGATTGATTTTCCTAACAGTTCCAAACTCGAGACTATTACGATCCGGATAGCAAACTGCATCTCCAATGTTCAATACTCGTCCTAGTTTGTCTTTATGTACGATTTCTGCTTTAGACATACCAAATTTCCTTAAAGCCTTCGTCCATAGAGGGTTCTTCCCATCCTTCGATCATGCTGTCGATGACCGATTTTGGAATATGCTTGCCAGGACGGCCTGACAGTCGCACATCCAATTCATCTCGAGGAGGGGTACGGAATACCACTGCGATAGAATAGTAATCGGGCAACATCTTGAACTTACGAGCACGACTCGCCACAGTGGTGCTGGTCTGATCCCAAACGATATCTTGCCCTGCTTCACGGGCATGGACAACATCTCCGGTCATGTATTTCACGCATTCGGGCATGACTTCTTTAAAGACTTCGCTGTAGGTCTTGCCTGCATTCTTAGCGTATTCTTCAACATAGCGATCTGTGGAGATATAAGCAGCATCCTGCAGCCATTCTTGATCACAATGCCACGAACTTTTACCGGAACACGGCACTCCAACCAACATATACAATTTTGGCATTATTTACTTTCTACGATACGATATTTTGAATATGGATATTTCTCATTCAACCATTCTAACAATCCGGGTTCATATGGCAATTTAATGTCGCCGCGCTGGTTGGTAATATACATTATATGACATGACCTAATACAGCATAGATCAACTGGTCCAGTTCTGTTTGGTAATCGTGGTTTCCCAGTCGACGCTTCTTCCAGATTGTTTCCAGCAATTCTTTAGCATCAAATTGAACGTCACCGGAACTGATTCCGGGCCATTCTCCCCGGTCTTCTAACTCTTCGATAAGATCCTCAGTGTCGAACTCTGACAAGTCAACTTCAACATCTGTGGTAATTGTTCTATATGTCATGATTTACCTTTCTGTTAACAATCTAAATCTACATTAGTACCTTTATCCAGTCCTAATCTTTTGGCTCTTTCGACTCGGGTTTCCTCAATCCTATCCAGTCTTTTCTTTTCTACAGCATGTTGGAACTGTTGTTCCTTTTGCTTTTCCAAAGTCTGTTGGGTAATTTGGTAAGCCTTTAAGTGTTCGTTAACTATTCTATTAATTTTCATGATTCATCCTTACCATACCCAGGATACAAATGTATTACGTGTACCTTTGGTTACTTCATTTACACGGTGGGGGTACAAGAAATTAGAAGGAAATATCAAAACATCTCCGGTTATAAGTTCTATTTTGGTGTCCTGCCACATAATAAACTCACCACCTTCGTAATCGTCGTTTAATACTCCTACCACGCTCAAAACCGGTATTCCTTTTCTCTGTCCATCAAACATGCTATGAATGTGATCACAATGTTCTGCCATTTGGGTATTTATTTTGTACTGGTTGAATCGTATTTCAAGGAAACCATTCCATCCGGCGAACCATGGAAATTTAAAATCATATACATAATTTTGTAAGGAATTCCATACTCCTTCATATAATTCTACCTCTCTTGAAATTTTATAATTGCTTACCGATAATTCTTTATCAAATGATTGATATGAATTTTTTTTAGGGTCATAAAATCTATGAATTTCAAAATTTGAATTTTTTAGTTCTTCTACGGCTTGTTTACAAAAATCATGGCTAAACACATCTGTATATACTCTTACATAAGATTCGAGATTTTTATCCATGATTTTATACAAGTGCTTTCTGGACACGGCCAATGCGGCTGGCCTTGTTCCATGTGTATGCTACTCCATCTGGTGTCTTACCATCCCGAACACTGTCAACACCGAATATACCACAGACTTCGAAGTCCGGACCTTTGATGTTTACAAATTTGTTAGTCTTCTTTGAGAAAGACATTGCTTCTTCCAATGAAGAACAGTTTATTTCTATGTTGTCATAAGTTACTTTATACATGACTATATTATACACTCAAAAAAAAACCCTGTCAACCGAGGTTGGCAGGGTTTGGAGTTATATCTCTATAACTGTTACAGATCGTAGCGTGGAACCATTACAGTCTTACGCATGATACCTTCTGGAGTGAATTGTTCCACATCCGCACCCAGCAAGCTGGCCATGATTGCTGGACTAAATCCACTTACAAGAGCGGCACCGCTCTTATCTGACTTGACTGGTACATTGCCAGAACTGTTTAGGTTCCAGAAAACAACCTTTGGACAAGTGTATCCGGCTGCTTCGAACTTGCGTTCGATCATTTCCATGGCACTGTCGTCATGCTTAACACATTGGTTAAATTGCATGTCGCTCAAGATTAGTACCATTGCTGGCATGTCTTCTTGAGGAGCATTGCCCTTAACTGCCACACTCAGAATCTTTTCAAATGCTGCGTGTAGATTTGTGCTCATACCCCAGTCGCTTGTTTCCATTTGATCCAACTTTTGGACGATGTCGCCCTTAAGAGTCATCAAATCAGGCTTGTCACTGAATGTCAAGAATGTGTCCTTGAACACGCCCTTGTTCTTATCAGCCAAGTACAAGCCAAGGCTAACAGAAATATCCATACAGGTAACAGTACCTTCACCACCTGCCTTGCAACTCATAGAGCCGCTTACGTCCACGATTGGAAGGATGCTGGCATCTCCAACGTAGTTTGGCAAAGCGTTCCATTGTGCAGTGATGTGATCCAGATCTGTCTTAGACAACTTGGTACGGTTGTACGAACCAATTAGACCCTTCAACACATCGTGTGGGAAAATCGCGTTAGCGTTAACCTTCACACCAGGTGTGCCCTTAACCAATGCAGCCACGTACTCAGCAAACTTTGGAGTGTTACGTCCGAAAGCCTTCTTGTAGTTACGAGCAGCCACGCTTGGTACGTGACTGAAGTTGATGTTGTCCCAGTCCTTGGCACACATTTGTGTTTCAACGACCTTGGTCAGAGCCACAAGACTCTTACGGTAGAACTTTGGGCTCATTCCGAAGAACTCACGGACTTCTGCTGCGATCTTGCCCTTACGTGGTGTCCACTTAGCTGCCAATCCGTTTGATGCACGTAGTGCGTCACCCAACATTGTGTAAGCAGCAGACTTCAACGCAGGAGTTTGAAAGACAAAGATGTCATCCCAACGACCCACTTCTGGGATCTTCTTCAACAGAGCCATAGCGGCATCTGGATCAGTCTTTTCCAAGTGTACAAGTACACTACGGAATAGTTCACGTTCGCCTGCACCACCACGGACATCACGAGCCCATTGTGCGATACGCAGAGCCATGTCAAAGTTTTCAACATAAGCCGCAGTGAATGCAGGGATGATGTTCTTACCACGGCTTGCACCGATGTTGTAGAACAGGTCAACACACTTGTTGGCGGTTGACTTACGAGCCTTCATGCCATTGGCAGTACGGGCTTCTTGGTTTGCGATTGCGTTTACAAATGCGTTCATTTTAATTTACCTTTCAGAATGTATTTTATTTTCGATATAAATGAAATATAAGATTGCTGTTAACATTCTATATTCAACAGGTTAGTTGTCTACTTTTTATTTTTATCGAGGAGACTTATCGAAACTCCTCTATCTACTTAAATTCGGAGTTTGATGTCCGAATGTGATAAGTAGCAGTCCATAGTAATGAATAGTTGCTGTACCTAACCTAAAACTTACTGTTAATTTCTTAACATGTACATATTGTATAACAAAACTCGCGTCTTGTCAAGACAATTTGGGAAAACAGGATGCTGTAGTATCGCCGGGAATCGAACCCCTATTTCAACTACGGTGCCCAATTGCACGGCCTGCCTGATTTTGGTGGCAAAAAGTGTTTGCTGGATGCATCCTAAAACTGGAAGCGGGACCTGGAATCGAACCAAGATTTGAAGCTTATGAGACTTCTGAATTACCGTTACTCTATCCCGCAATATTCGTGCCACACAATTTGTCCTATTGTACGCCGTGTGCCATGGCGAGTTAACTTGGTGGGATTCGTTTTGAGGCCCGTCCCGGTGAGTAGATCACTACTTCCTGTTACATCGCTATTGTGTACTATTACTTGCCCTAAGGATTAGGTACCTACCTTAGCGACTCATACTGGATAATGTAACTTATCCGCTGTTCTTTGGTCTCCAGTGTGGGATTCGAACTCACATTATTCCTCGTCCCAAACGAGGTGCCATAACCAGGTTAGGCGAACCGGAGATTATCTCTTTCTAATTTTCATTCCAACCCAAGTGCCACAAAATGCACCCGCTGCCGCTGGAATCAATAACATATGATTACTATTATACTCTATAATTGCCACTGCCGCAACCACATAGACTATCGTTGCCCAGCAACTGGCCTTTAGTGTTTGCTCTTCATGCACAGCCTTCAAGTAATATGTATAAAAGATGTCAGTGAAGAAGATAGCAAAAAAAGCCAATAAATAATCAATCAATCATCGTTATATGCTAACATAAATATTATTTATGAGAATAGCTATACTACTTCCTGGAGAACCGAGATTCACCGGCGACCTCAGAAATTTTCTAAATAATTTAAAAGGTTACAATCAGGCAGATTGGTTTGTGTATCTTACCAACAGTCCTACCAGAGAAGACTTAAAAATAAAAAATTCTCATATTATTCCACCTCACGATAAATGGATTAATTATGACATTGAATGGGCTACATCCAAAATAATTGAAAATTTACCAAACAACAATTTTCTTAAAAAATTTGAAATATCCGATGTTCATCTTCAACAATGGCCTCCTGTTCGAGATTATCGAGGTATAGGTACCGATAATATATTCAATATGTATTATAATCTATACAAGGTTAATCAGTTAAGAGTAAACTACGAACAAGAGAATAATTTTAAATATGATGCAGTAATTAGAACACGAACTGATATTGGATTACCAATTGAATTAAATATCAACAATTATGATCTAAGTTCTCAAGTTGTTATCATGCCTGGCAATAGATGGTATGGAGAGGTTTCTCAGTCAAACGATCAATTTGCATTTGGAAACTCTGATGTTATGACAATCTATTCGGATGTCATAAATCATCTTGAAGAATATGAAAAACAAGTATTGGATTTTGGTCCAGAAGCTATTCTTGGACATCATTTAAATTCAAACAAAATTTCTTATACACCCGGAAATTTTGATAATTCTCTGAGAGATTTACCATTGGATCCAAGATGGATTTAAAATAAAACTGGTACCCGGTGACGGTTTCGAACCGCCGACCCGCTGCGTGTAAAGCAGCCGCTCTCCCCCTGAGCTAACCAGGCTCTTAATACATTAAAACTCTATTTACTAAATATTTTTGATGCTACAAAAAAAAGAACGCATACCATTAAATCTACGCCGTAGAGTTATTGAACGCGATGGCCTCTACTGTGTTTATTGTGATGACGATTTGTCAGACTCTGAAATACATATGGATCATGTCATTCCAGAATCACAAGGTGGCACCACTGATTTCAATAACTTACAAGTAACATGTCGCAAGTGTAATCTTGCTAAAGGCGTGTTATCAGAGTCGGAGTTTACTCAACGGCTGCGTAATAGAGCACTAAACATATTGCATAGACTTGGAGCGGGGTAGGAGAATCGAACTCCTGACTTTAGCTTGGAAGGCTAAGGTAATACCATTTTACGAACCCCGCATATCTCTTGGTGCCCTACGACAGAATCGAACTGCCATCACAGGATTACAAAACCAGTGTACTACCATTGTACTAGTAGGGCGCATCTCTATTTATTAGCCGCCTTGGTCACTGTCTCGAACTTGTGATTGCTGTTCTTCAACTCTCTTGAATGCTTCATCTTCTGCTTGAGCATCATCTACTTCTTTTGGAGAAGGCTTTCGGAAGATAGCATCGTAGTTTGATCGAAACTTATTTAGATCTGTTGGACGCTGTCTGGAACCTTTGCTCATGGTCGACGAACCTTTCGCAAGTAATCACGCCCAATGTGTCCTGCTTCGATTTCTTGCAGAGCACTAACAATATTACCATTTGGACTATTGACCATTTTTCTATGACCACGATTCAACTCGCGGGCACGAATAGCAGCAACAATAACTAAATCAAATCGGCTACCAATGTTAGACACACACTTGTCGGTGTCAAGACTGTTAACAAAATCTGGAGTTTTCATTATTCACCTCGGTTGTTGTTACGGTCCTTAGAACTCTTGACAATGGTATTTGCTGCTACCTGTGCCTCGATCATCATGTGACGAAAATGGTCACGTTGTTCTTGGCTCTTAAATGGCATAGCAGAGATAAGTGTTTTGAAACGCTTATTCAATCGAAATGTTGCAGTTGTTTTCATACTTTCCTTTTATTAAAATTAATTATACAACTATGTAGGTAAGTTGTCAACCTATAATGGTGCGGGTGACTGGACTCGAACCAGCACGCTCTTTCGAACCCGGACTTCTAAGGACCGGAAGTCTACCAATTTCATCACACCCGCATTAAATCTAAAAATCCCTTACCAGAAAAATATCTTTCTTTAAATTCTGGATGGGTAATTCTGACAACTTTATATCCTTTATTTCGCATTTCTGCATGTACCTCGACATGACAGTTTGCACATAATAAAGAACACTTATCAATTTCTTTTCGTAATACTTCTATCGATGCACCTCGTTGTTTGCTTATTCCAAACTCTTTAATTGTAGGATCTATATGATGCCACTGTAAAGCATCCATGCATTTATTGTATCCACATCTTTCGCATTTTCCGCCTCTTTCGTGTATGAGTAAATCTAATTTATCTCTACTTGATTGATATGTGCGTTTATTCCAACAAGATTTGCATTGATATCGATATTGATAAAAATTTTCTTTTCCTTCTTTACCACAATCTTTACATGTATATTCTTTTAACATTACGTGCTCCGGTTAGAGTATTTATCTCTAACTTTGAGATATGGTGGGCTTTGTAGGAATTGAACCTACACTCAATCGATTATGAGTCGACTGCTTTACCATTAAGCTAAAAGCCCACTATTCTTTCTAAAATGTTCTATTCATTAATTTGACCTTGATGTCTTTATATAGAAGACTTTCTCGTAGCCAAAAAACATCTTTCACATCTTTATCTTTTAATACTTCTTTAACTGTGGTAGATGCTGCATGGTGATGAAACATATTAACAATAAAATAGTTTGTTCGATTGTTGTAAAGATTTTGTTCGAAAATGAAATTATCTCCATATGCGATATTCAACCCTTCGGGTATATCTTTCCATGTAGATTTATGTACAAACATGAGATTACCAAATCCTTCACATATCTGTCCATGAAATGGTTCAAAATTGATCATTCCGTCAGTTAAAATTGTTTGTCCAAATTCTGCTATTCCGTTACTCAATCCTATTGCACCCATATCAGGTTTAATAAACTTAGATACTCTATTGAATAATCTGATATCAAAATTTAAATCATCATTCAATATGCAAACAATATTAGTTTTGCTGTTGTTGACTCCTAAGTTCCAAGCAGGATTGACAAATATATTTTTTCCAAATTCAAAAATAGTTATTTTGGAATTGGTCAATACCGGATGGTTGGGTCTTCTTGAGATATCATTGTCGATGATGATTAAATGTTCGACTACATTTAATTCTAAGAAGTCCTGTGCAAAATCTAAAAATGGAGAATGTCTCCACATGGTAGGCACTACCACTGTAATAGGTTGATGTTTTTCATTGTTCATAATATATTAATTATATGATATTTTAACAAAAGAACCTAATTGTGATAGGTGGTACGAGCGGAGAGAATCGAACTCTCTCAAAGCCGCTAATCTGGCGGAAAGGGCATATAAGACCCCTCGGACTCCAAGTCTCGCTCGCAATAAAATCTTTGGTCCGGCGTAACAGAATCGAACTGCTATTTAGGGAGTAGAAATCCGCCGTTTTACCATTAAACTATAGGGGTATAATTTTTACACTCTTCTAATCCTCTTATGATTATAAGATTTTTTATCTGTTTTGTCAAACATTTTATTTTGCTTTCCTGTGCCTTAATAGCATAAGGATTTTTTGGATCTAAATATACGTCGAAATCAACAAGATAAAAGTCTGGAAAATAGTTATGGGTTATACCATTGTCATCTATCCATTTTATCGGCTTGGGTCGGATCCAATTAACATTAAGTTCATCAAGGCGAATTGCCAATGCTTCTTCCCAAGAAGAATCTAAATTAACAATAGTTCCATCCTTTTGTGTATATTTTCTAATGGACCTAACTAATCTTCTATGTGGGCTTGCTAACGCTTTTTCTTTAAGATGTTGCTTTGTTTCCAGAGAATGTTTCTTACCTAACATCGTTCCGGGTTTTCCGGTCATTGTTCCTTTTGGAACAGGTCGTCCCTCGTCTTTTGCTTTAACAAATTGATTTCGAGGAGCGACAATATTTTCTCTATGCTTGGCCAGCGCATTTACATATTCAACCCGTTTAGGGTTTGATGTACACCATCTCGAATGGTTTGCCCTTTCGTTGGCATTCATACTCTCTAAAGAGATATTACAATGCTTACAGTTTGTTAGTTTTTGATACATACATTTTCTACTAAATGGTGCGACTGGAGGGATTCGAACCCCCGACAATCCGGGTAGAAGCCGGGTACTCTATCCAACTGAGCTACAGTCGCATATATCTATTTATACTAAATCCCCTGTATTATCCATTATACGAACGCCAGGGAATCATATTAAAACATACTTCCAACAAGTGTCTTATGCTTGCTGTACCGTTGTGCTATGCACATTCTCAATATGCGATTCCCCCGGGTTTGGGCTACTGGAGACGAAAAGTATATTTTAATATAACACCATATTGAAGCACACTGTTGCGGCCGCAGGATACCGAGTGATGTAGTGAGTCGGAATCAAACCTTCTCAATCTACACAGTGCTCTCCACAATGTGTTTCAATATGGTGCGGGTGGCCGGACTCGAACCGGCATGCTTTTCAGCGGCAGATTTTAAGTCTGCTGTGTATACCATTCCACCACACCCGCAAAACCAACTTGTATTGTTAATGAACACACAACAACTAACTCTATCGTTTGCTGTCTATGTAGTAATTATACTGTATTTCTGTCGGTGTGTCAAGTTTTTTTTGGTGCTCCTAACAAGAATCGAACTTGTAATTGCACTTTACCAAAGTGCTGGTATACCATTTACCTATAGGAGCAGATTGGCCGGTCTTGCAGGGATCGAACCCACAACTTTTGTTTCGAAGACAAAGATGATATCCATTTCACTAAAGACCGATAAGTGGTACCCCGTGTCTGATTCGAACAGACAGCCAACTCCTTTTGAGAGAATCCGCACTACCAATTAGCGTAACGGGGCATAATATTTATTTGGTCTCTCCAGCAGGAATCGAACCTGCATCCCATTCTTAGGAGGAATGTGTTCTATCCATTGAACTATAGAGAGTTGGTAGTTCCTGAAAGAATCGAACTTTCATATATAAAAACACATTCGAGTCCACGGCTTGGAAGGCACTATACCCGCAACTCAAGTCTACGACCGAGGGCCTAATATGTTTTTATATATGGTAGTTCCTGAAAGAATCGAACTTTCATTGTCACCGTGTCGAGGTAGTGTTCTGCCATTAAACTAAGGAACTAAATTGGTGCTCTGGGTGGGACTCGAACCCACACCTGTTAGGTCACAACGTTCTCAACGTTGCCGGTCTTCCAATTCCCTGCACCAGAGCATATAGGTTTTCGAGCCTCCAACTATCTTTCTCAAGGACTCATTGGTTTGTCTCGTATGAGAGAGTTTTGCTTGACCCGATACTGCTACTGGTGTGTCATGCTCAAGAAATAGGGCACTAGCGTACAGGGGACTCGATCTCTACGTCTATCTCGAAACTTGGCGTACATGGGTATCATCTCAATCGCCTTTCGCCGTCTCAATTAACGGTACCCTCAATCTTCGGGCTCATGTACATAAACTGGGGGTCGCAGCTGGGATTCGAACCCAGATCTCTTCCTTGACATGGAATTTGATTGTGCTGACTGTATCCTTAACAGGATAACCTTTTATAAGCGTCCTACCATTAGACGACAACGACATTGATTGGTAGTAGAGGTGGGACTCGAACCCACGATCGACAGCGTATGAAGCTGGTGCATTAGCCGCTATGCTACTCTACCATTATAACTTTCTAATAATCAAATAGAGCATACCCATGATTACTAATAATCCTATTACTAACATGTTATGCTCCTTTAGTGTGTTGGAGGAAGATAACAGAGTCGAACTGTCACCCCTTTCAGAGTGGAACAACTTTCCAAGTTGCTTAGTGCCCGGCACTTCTATCTTCCATGTAATTAGTTCAGACACTCAAAACCATTTAGGATCTAAAGGCAGAGTTCGAAAAATGTGACTAAAATCAGATTTTATACGTGATACATTATTTGTAATCAAGTGCCGTGATAATAGTGTTTCAGGGCAAACTATTTCTCCAGCATCACTATATTCTTTGAAATGATGTAAGGCATTACTGTAAATAGACATGACCTCCGAATTACCAAATCCAATCAAATCATTAGACTCTCTCCCTGGGTGTCCATAAAAAGGGCAAGGCATAAAGACTCCCCTGGTCGACAAATCAAATTTTCGAAGATCTATTATCTGATTAAGTCCAACATCGGGGCGGGCTCTAACAATTGCATCGTATTTAAAATTATAAGAGGTTTCATATTCTTCTCTTAATTGATTTGTTTTAAATATATTATAGTGCATTTTGAAAATAGCTTGATTACCAGATAGATGTTCTTCTCGAAGAGTTGGAAAAATTTGTTCGTGTACATTCGATATTTCGAAACGTCTGAGAAAATTGTTAGGAGGAAGATTTCTTGTTATAGTCTCTCTGGCCCAATCTATTTCATAATTTATCCAGGTCTCTGGAATTTTAATGCGATTATCTTTAAAAGGATCGTGATTATTATTGGTCATGTAAACAAACCAATCTGCTTGATCATAACCTACTAAATTATCTAAAAATAATTGAAACTCTTGAGTAAATCTTGGTTGTCCGGATAGTAATATTGCAATTTTCATAAAAATATTTATATTATAAATTGGTACCATAGGCTGGATTCGAACCAGCAACACACGAATTTTCAGTCCGCTGCTCTACCATTGGAGCTACTATGGCATAATAAAACAGGATAGCATTTTTGGCTTTTGTTCAAGAAAAGTTTTTAAATGTTTGCTGTTGCTATCCTAAAAAAGAAAACCTCACCGTAGAACTATGTTGCTAGAGGGTGAGGCCATATGTTTGGTGATTGTTATTGTTGTGTCGGGAAACAATCAAACCCCGTGAGCGCAGCCCATCCTGTTTTCGCGTCAGCGGAGCCGGAATATGGATACAGGTCCGGCCTATTTGGAGCGGGTAGAGAGAATCGAACTCTCAAATAAACCTTGGCAAGGTTTCAGGTTACCTTTACATCATACCCGCATACTATTATTTACTATCTTTGTTTGGCGAGCCAGGTAGGATTTGAACCTACAACATTTGGTTTTGGAGACCAACGTTCTGCCAATTGGAACTACTGACTCATTTATTTGGCGGAATGACTGAGACTCGAACTCAGAAAGCTGCTTTCGCAACTCGACGGATTAGCAATCCGCTCCAATACCATTACACCAGAGATACAAATTAACTACTGCCATATTTGTTGAATATGTCATAAATGTCTTTTGGAATTGATTCCGGTTCTACAGGAATCAATGGTTGACGATCAAACGGATCGTTACCTGATTTAATTCTTTCTTTTATACGTTCGGTATCTGTAAAGGTTTCTTTGTTGAGTTCCTGATGTGCAAAGTTCTGTATCTTAGTTGCGATACGTTCTGGATCACCCCAGTAGCTCAAATGATATCCACCTTGAAATATTGTTGGAATATCCCAACGCATATCACGAAGCCACTGCGGACCTTGTTGTTGAACAAATTTGTTTGTAGAAACAACAGTACCTTTCCACGGAAAACTTTGCCTCTGAGCAAAATTATAAAAGAAAAAATCCTGTGATAATGAAAATGCTGCTGCTGATTTTCCTAACTGCTCGGATGCTATCTCGATAGCAGATTTAGAAGGAATCTCATCAACATCACTGATCAATACTATATCGTCATCCTTGAAAAATTTTATCGCATTAAGAATATGACTTCTTTGTCTTTTCTCTATTTTCCAATGTGCGGAATCGTAATCAAATTTATCAAGAGTTTGATCGATATTTAGATCTTTAATTTCTGCCGGATACGGAAAATAAATTATCTTGTCCAGATATTTTTTATATCTCTGTATGTTAGGCAAATAGTTTAAAGGTTTAGGGTGACCACTATGAGTTGTATCACTTTCAACTATGATAAAATAGTCTACGGTATCATACAGGTATTCTAATCTACCCTCTAATAATTCTAACTCATTAAAAAATGTAACACAATCTAAAATCATATAATTCTTCTTTTATCAACTTGGCGGAATGACCGAGACTCGAACTCGGAAGCCGTATTAAACGACCGACAGATTAGCAATCTGCTCCAATACCATTATGGGACCATTCCTTAATTCTTAACTGGTACGACCGGTAGGGTTTGAACCTACAAAGGCTGTGTCTAAGACTTCGCCCCATCCCTCGCCGAGAATCCCCGGTCCGGAGGTCTGCCATGTTCCACTCACGGTCGCAAGTATATTATATACTTATTCCGCCGCTGTGTCAACTGTTTGTGATCGTATGTGAGCCAGCTCTTTTTCAATAAAAGCCCATGCTCGTTGCAGCAATCTCTTATAGTGTGGACTTGCTGTCTTTTCTGGATAATAATCTGCGATGTCTTTAAGTTCAAATGCTTTGTTTATATATGCTGTCATCTTTGTTCTAAATGCAGCAGGTTCTAAATTTGCCAACTTTGGTATGACGGGCACTAACACATTCAACGCTTCGATAAACCTAGCATTGATTTCTGCAGGTTGTGCTTGATAAGCACCATCTTTATCTGCTTGATGCTCGGGCTTCCTTGCTGTACGATATCGTGTACTTTGGTTAGCCCTATTCAACGATTTCATATCGTCCATGGCATGTCTTAATTCATGTGCTATGACACTACGCATACGATTAGAGCTCAAGTAATCAGCATTTAAAGATATCGCCTTCTCCATAGGATCCCATTGTCCAAAATGACTATCTGACGGTGTAGCCTTACCGTGAAGTCTACGTGCCAGATCCACTATGGACTCATCTGAAGATATTTCTAATCTCACGCGATCAAGTCCGGGAATCGGAGTATCAAACAGATCACCGATGCGTCCAATGTGCATCACACCTGTTTCATCGTAGTCTAATTCTGTATCAGCATATTGCTGTAGATCCTTATAGATAACATCAGCAAGGCTAATGATAGCACGATCTTCCTCAGTAGTTTCTACAATAAGTTCATGTATTCGCATAGACTTATTTATTGTATTGGCGGAAGCGGTGAGATTCGAACTCACGGACCCTTTCGGGTCGGCAGTTTTCAAGACTGCTGCAATAAGCCGGGCTCTGCCACGCTTCCTTAACTATTGGTGCGCCCGGATGGAATCGAACCACCATTCCTAAGTTCGTAGCCTAGTGTATTATCCATTATACTACGGGCGCATTGATTTGGTACCCGGTGTAGGAGTCGAACCTACAACATTCCGCTAATCGGGCAGACGTTCTTCCGCTGAACTAACCAGGCGTAAACTTGGTCCTCTCGACAAGAATCGAACTTGTAATAACCACTTATCAAGAGGCCGTTATACCATTTAACTACAAGAGGAATTAATACCAGGGCAATCCGCGACTCCCGCGGCCATTGCCTTTATTCTTTGCTTTATGTGTTGGAGTCTGTGCATGGCAGTTTGGACATAGCAATCGCAAATTTTCAGGTCGATTGTCTCCTGCATTACCATCAATGTGATCCAACTCCAACGGAATTGGCACTCCTAACCATTCAGTGTTTTTACAACACATACATTGCCAACTGTGAATATCAACCATATGTTGTTTCATTAATCCACGGTTAACCATTTTTCCTTCTAAGAAATTTTCTCTTCTTTCTTTTTTTTGAGATTCAAAAGTGCAAGGTAGTGAACAGTATGTCCCTGTTGTATTTCGACCTTTAATAAATTCTTTTGAACAATTTTTACATATTGAGTTTAACATTGCAGAGCACCTTATAAATGTATTTATGCTCTACAATAAATATTGGGGTGCCTTACCGGTATCGATCCGGTACTACCGCTTTCACAGAGCAGGGTGCAGGCCACTACACTAAAGACACCATATAGGAACACACTCATTTCCTGACTTTACGGTGGTAGTGCCCTACATCTTCGGGATAGCCCCTGCGTCCAGTTGCCAGGTATCCTGTTTACCGTTGAATGTGTTCATGTATGATAACAAAGATGGGAATCGAACCCACTAACTACCCGTGCGATGCGGGTTGTGCTACGCTCATTATACAATCAGTTTACTCTGTTTCGAACCAGACCAACTGTATACCTTTGCACTACCTTTCCATGTCGGCTTCTTCTTTACCATATAGAAACACATTGTTTCTGTCTCAAAGGACTTCTGATGGACTAGGTCACAGCCTAGGACAATGTGTTTTTATATGGTGAGACCGGAAGGTACTGCCCCTTCTTAGTCGGATTAAAAGTCCGATACTTTACTTTTAAGTTACGATCCCATATATTGGTCCCACACCACGGTAACGATCCGTGTTTTACCGGTTAAGAGCCGGTTACATCACCTTAATGTTTGTGAGGGTTGATTGCATATTAAATTGTCTTTAATGTGCCAACCCTAGACCATATACGGGATCTAAGATTGACACTATCGTTTACCTGAACGTTTCATGTCATTCTCCTTGTTTAATGTTACGTTTCTGTGCTTGGCGTTCTGATTTCCAGAACACACGTTTCCAGTCCTTGAGGTGCTTCCACCATTGGGGACTCTTTGTTAGAATACCTTGTTGCTTGTGAGCCATTGCATTCTCCTAATATGTTTGGCAGGGGAGATGAGATTCGAACTCATGATGACGATTTCAAAGACCGTTGCCTTAGGCCACTAGGCGACACCCCAACAAAATAAAACAGGATGCATTTTTACTGGTTGAATTAAAAGTTCAGAGTATAAATTTGCGGTTAGCATCCTTAAACTTGGCTCCACAGCCTGGGCTCGAACCAGGGACCAATTGATTAACAGTCAACTACTCTACCGACTGAGCTACTGCGGAATAAATTTCTGCTTACCGCTACGTTGGGACTCTTACCCCAGTGTTTCTCGATTCCGCTGTTACACTTTACCGACGCAGTATACACTGCAAAGACTACCGCGGTAGCATGATAGTCTACTATTTACTTTGTGGCTCTTGCTTTCCACTTGATTCTTACTTATTGAATTTGTAAGTAGTTGCACCTCTGTAATCGCAACCATTCACCCGATTCATGCAAGTCCGGACGGGAGGAGGTAAGTCACTCGGGATACTCGACATAGACGCTCCGTAGCCAAGCCGGATTCGAACCGGATCTACTTTTACACTGGGTCGACCTTCGAAGAATCTTCCTAGCGAGTCTTTCTCTTGCTGACACTTACAAAACTTGGTGCGGGGTAGGAGATTCGAACTCCTTCTTGCTGGGTGGAAGCCAACCGTGCTCGCCGTTAAACACTAACCACGCATATTGGAATCTAGGGTCGGATTTGAACCGACGGTGTTACAGTTTTGCAGACTGTCGCGTTGGGCCACTCCGCCACCTAGACATAAATTTTTGGTGCGGGGTACAGGGTTCGAACCTGCGACCTTCGAGTTGGCAACCCGATGCTCTACCAAACTGAGCTAACCACGCATAAACTTGGTGCACCTGACAGGAATCAAACCTGTCTGCGTTTGGCTTCAAATCCAACTCGCAATGTCAATCCAGCGCATAAACTTGGCGTCCCATAGCGGATTCGAACCGCTGTGAATACCGTGAAAGGGTACTATCCTAGGCCTCTAGATGAATGGGACATAAACTTGGCGCCGTCGACGGGAATCGAACCCGCCTTAATTGGATAGACAATCCAGTGCCCTCCCAGAGGACTACAACGGCATATATGGTCTGTGTGGTAGGATTTGAACCTACGATTTCTCACTTCCAAGGCGAGTAGATTAACCAGACTTTCTCACACACAGATAAAACTTGGTACTCCGAACGGGTTTCGATCCCGCTTCTCCAACTTGAAAGGCTGGCGTCCTAGCCACTAGACGACCGGAGTATAATAAAACAGGATAGCATTTTGGTTTCATAAACATTGAAATTTTTGAGTTTGCTGTTGCTATCCTAAAACTGGCGACCCCACGGAGAATCGAACTCCGATATCCGACTAGACAGGCCGGTATAATAACCACTATATGATGAGGCCGTAACTTGGTGCTCCGTGACAGAATCGAACTGCCGTAACCTGATTACAAAACAGGTGTAATACCATTATACTAACAGAGCAAACTTGGTGGAGGATAACGGATTCGAACCGTTTGCTCCTGGTTGCAAACCAGGTGTGTTAGCCAAGTATACCAATCCCCCGAAATATGGTGGAGACGGATGGATTCGAACCATCGTGCTTTTTACGGGCCAGATTTACAGTCTGGTGCAATCAACCTCTCTGCCACGTCTCCAAAACACACTCTAGCAGTTTATCTTTCTGCCTCTTTGTACTATGTACTCAGAACGAGTGTGTATATTAAAGCACATACCAGTCCCGGGGATTCGAACCCCTTTCTCTAGTAGTTTACCACGACGTTTACAGTCAGGCAAGTATATGCTTTAATATGACGAATTTTTTTATCTACAAGAAGATAAGCCATCCTCGTCACCGCCCGTTTACAGCATGTTTATAGTGCGCTGTCAGGTCCTCGTTACCTGTATCTTCACACTCGAAAAGCAAAAACCCCAGGGTGTTTAGTCCTGGGGTCCTTTGGAGTTAGCGTGTATTTTATTACACTCTGGTCTCCTGGGACCCCGGGGTATTCCCCTCTGGTGTGCGATCATATGACAGACTATTAATCGCTAACCAAGCAGAGGGCATAAAGCCTGCCTGTTTGGCTATTGAGCAATGTTGTCTAATATACGATACGTTGTTCATTTTACTTTCCAATTTACCTTTAAGTTTCATACACTGCATTATTGCTGCGTATGTGTTAATTATACATTTATTTAGCATCGCTGTCAACCTGTTTTTGCATTTTTGAACAAAAAAACAAAAATATTTTTGACTTTGCTGCTGTGTATGTGACTAATTGTATGTGGATATGTTCTATATGTCAACCTGTTTTTGTTGTATTTTCACAACAAAGTCACTACAAATTCCATAACAGTTAGTTGGCAAGTTGTTGAACTCAGGATCATGCCACTCTGGCAATACTGCTATGCTACGTTGAGTTAATTCCTTACCAGGATAAGTCCATATAAGTTTATTACTGGTCAATGTGAATTCGTCATTCTCATGCCAGAAGTAGCACAGGCTGGTATCAGTTAACCACCGCAATGCTGGTAGGTTCTTGGCATGGATCCATAGTCCAAATTTGTCTAAGAATTTTTTATCAACTGGGTAGTCTGGTCTATCATGCCCCAGATAGAACTCTGAATTAACTACCCAGAGGTCAATTTCACAATCGAACCCTTGACTTAATGCCAGTTCGATTTGTTCAGGTCGATTTTCGAGATTAACATCTGGACCGTAGGTTAGTCCCCTATGTGCGATTAGTTTCATTTTCTTCTAAAATGCACATCGGCCTCATGTGATATACTTTCGAAATGACATTCAAAATTCCGTTCCTCTAACCATGCCTTAATATCATGAGCATTATTATTGGTATTTTTATATAAAACAGTCTCATAGGCAGCTTCACATTTACCATTCTTAACCATGTTTATCTTATCTCCGAGACTCTGCAAAACTTTAAAATCATTTCCCTGAGCGTCTATCCACAAATAATCTACTTCTGTAATATTATAATTTTCAAAAAAAGTATCCAGACGCATGGTCATTACTTTATATTGATCTGTAGTTTTAAAATCGGGCCTGCCCGGCCATGTCTGTTCTAAATTTTCAGAAAATTCATATAGTGATGAACATCCCCAATCTGCTTGTCCGGCGATATTAAACCATTGGAATCCGTTATTGATATCAACCGCAGCTGAGATTAGATGAAAGTTTTTAAAATGTTTATATTTGTTATGTAATACTACTTGTAATTCTACAGTAGGTTCAAAGCAAAAAACATTGTTATTTGTGTCATTTAAAAATTGAAGTGTATCATGTCCATTATTTGCTCCTACCTCGATAATTGTTTTCATTTTATTTTCCTTTATAATTTTGTAAAAAATTGTTTAAATCTTCCGGGGTACCTATACCCCACATTCGATTAATGCGTTTCACTTTGATCTTCTTATGGTCTTTGATCGCTTGATTGAATACAGGGCAAACATAGAATTCATTATTTACACGAATATTCTTAGCAATCATGTCTTCGGCATATTTAACATAATCACTGCCGTGCTTCCAATAATAGACCCCCACCGTAGCTTCATTGCTGATAACTTTCTTTTCGGCTACTTCATTTACAAATCCATCCTGACCTATTTTCGCATAACTCCATTTAGGATGGCTTGCTTCAAAAGTTAAGATGCCGCCGTCAATATCATCTGCTGAAAATGCATACATGCACTCGTTACTATTCCATTCTACATATTGATCACTATTGGCCATTACCAAAGGAGCATCATTATTGATATAATCTTTGGCCAATAATGTTGAACATGCCGCACCTTCAGTGATTCCATTAACCTGTACAATGTCACATCCTGGAGCAATGAGATTGAGAAGATATTTAAGATTGTACTTCTCATAGTGCTCTTGCTGTACAATAAAAATGTAATGAGCCTCTATGTTTAAATTTTCCACCACCACTTGTATCATAGGCTTACCATTAACTTCAATCAATGGTTTTGGAAAGGTATATCCTTGTTGGGCAAATCTACTGCCTGCACCTGCCATAGGCACCAAAACATTTAATCGGCTATCTTTCCAAGGGATAGTATTTGATGTCATTTGCGAATTCATACGTTGTAATCTTGAATTAATTTTCCCCCATGTTACATCATTTGGATTTTCTACAGCCAATAATACCGCACCACTATCCATGGCTGCTTGTCTACCGATGTGACTATCTTCTATGATGAGTGTGTTTTTGGGTAATACTTTCAACGCTGTCATACATTGCCAATACATTTCAGGATACGGTTTAGCATGGACAACATCTTGATTACTAATATAATAATCAACGTATTCCATCACCCCTATCCTTAATAGGCTAAGTTTAACAGTTTCTCTTATACTGTTACTGGCCACTGCAATCATATACCCAGATGCTTTAAGTTTTGAAAAAATATCTACTAACTTGTAATCAATATCAAATTTTTTAATCAAATCGAATGTGGCCAATTGTTTTCGTTGCCATACCATATCATGGCATTCAATAGGTAATGATTTAGTTTCAGAAAGTAACTTTAACTTTCTTGTAGTGTTAAGTCCATCATATGTAGATAGATGCTCATCCCTACCTATTACATATTTTGGATCTATACTATGCAATGCTTCATTAAGACTGAAGTAATGCAATTCTCTGCTGTCTATTAAAACCCCGTCGAGGTCGAATATGATTAATTTATTCATTGCCATAGTTTAGGAACGCTGTTCCATAATGCTTCGACATCTATGTAGGGATCCTTACCACTCTCTTCCATTAGATGCAATGCGAGACTTGGGATGGGCGAGAACAACATGACATCGGGCTTATTCCATACCATGTTGATAGTCTTATCTTCTACCCAATCTGCTCTCTGCTCTGTAAGAGTAACGATATCTTGGAAGTGATTACGATACTTGTCATAGATAGAACGAGTAGCCATACAAGTGTATGTGGTATGTTTGACTGTTCTATAATGACGATATGGACCTAACAAGATAAAACTTTCGTATATCTGATTGGTATATCGCCATATGTCGTCGTGTGGATTGATTGCCACATGCTGCCCTGTGTTAGACTCTAATTGATCAACTGTGTCAATCATATCTCGTATGCTTTCCGGAAAGTGTAAGTAATCATCTTCGATATGTAACCAAAGATCAGTTGATTGTTCTACTTGTTCAAACACCTTACGCATGGTGTGACCATTTCCTGTACCATCGGTCACGCTGATAAAATTGTTTGGAAATTTACAGTATCCTAATATTTTTTTGATATCAGCAACTACTTCCGGAGAACTATGATCATCCAAAACAACCAAATCAATATTGTGATTGGTTACTTGATTGATGCTGTTGATTAGACTGCTTACACATACATTGATGATTTCCGGTTTAGGTTTATTGATGTATCTGTTACCGTGTATGGCGTGGACACTGCCACAAGTTCTTAAGATTATTTTTAATGTTCTGCTCATTCTTTCACCAATTTAGATTCTCTGTATATAGCATCCGGTAATCCTTGCCCCATACTATGTTCAAACCTTACAGATACACCGCCTGGATTAAATGGAATATTCAATGCTTCTCTAACATCACGTTCAACCTCGTCTCTAAGACTAACGATTTCTTCTGCTGATAATGTATCGGTGAAAACGTAAGCGGTGTATCCTCCATTAGGATCACCTTTATAATAATCGGCTGTAGTGGTATGATCCAGTGCATAGGCATGAAGCTTATCACCATTCTTGTGTGTGTATGTCCATACTCCAGGTTTAGTAGGATCGGGCACAGCTAAATCATAATATGGAGTTCCTGGATAAGTTGTAATTACTGTACAATCAAAATCATCAACTTTCATCTGAATCAACCAATCTTTTATATCTAAAATGGACTCTTTGGTTTCCCCTGGATGCCCAACACTCATTAATGCTTTTACTTTTAGACCGTACTTATGTGCTATTTCAACTACCCGAGAATTATCTTCTAAGGTTGCTACCTTCTCAATGTTCTTTAATATTCTGGGATTAGCTGCTTCAAACCCACTTAGTATCCAACGAAACCCTGCTCTATACATAGCCTCGGCTTGAGCTTCATTAAACAATTCGGCTTTTACAAATCCTCTAAGTCGAAATTCAACTCCGAGTTCTTTTTGTAAATCATATAGGCCATTTAATAATTTAATAAAAGTTTTACTAACATTAAGTTCATCATCGTAGAACATAAATCCAGTATAACCGTAGTTTTCATATAACCAACGTACTTCTTCGATAATAGAAAATTCGCTACGTGTGCGGATTAGTCTTAAACTTCTGGAATTCCTTCCTCCGCAAAATCCGCATTTAAATGGACATCCTAATTGTGCGATTAAGCTGGTAGCAGGAAATCCTTCTATACTATAATGATAACTTGATAGATCAACTAAATGCCTTGCCGGCATATCTGTTTCTTCATATATTTCATCGGTCATGAATAAATCGCCTCTGTTGTCGTCGCCATCAACAACCTTGGGGCAATCTTCTTTAAAAATTTCTAACACAGCAAGTTCGCCATCCCCTGATACCAGATAGTCGAAATATGACTCTAATAAATTAGCAGCTTTTCTTGCTCTGCCATTTATAATGCCGGCTTTTTGTTCAACTTTAACAGCACTATATGTTAGAGTCACATGGGGTCCACCTAATACAATTGGTAATGATGGTGCTTTTTCTTTTATTAATTTTGCTAATTTAACTGCCGCTGGCAACTGCGGCGTGGTTGATGTAATTCCTACCCATTCTATTTTAGCATCAGATATATAGGTTTCTAATGCTTCGGTATAATTACTTACACCAGATAGATCCAATACGCCTACATCAACTCCCTGGGCTTCTAAACTTGCCGCGACACGTAATATACCCAAACTAACAAATACACGTTCATCCAATAAGAATGGCGATGGCGGAATGATTAATCCCACATGACGATTTTTTAGAGATAATGTTTTTTTAAATTGTATTGGTATTGATTGAATCATAATAATGCATTAATAATACAGATGTACTATTAAAATGTCAACCTATTTATTCATCTATTCCAACGTCTTGCTTCTGATCTTGAATCCTTCTCCGTTTTGTAGTACACAGGCCATTTCTTTATCGTATTGTACCACAGTCCAAGTTAGGGTTTCGAGATTTACCATGAGCACTGTATCAGTTCCTGTTTCCTCATCTTTGCCGGCCCAAATTGGTTTTTCCTTGGCATTTTTAGTTAATGCTTCGAGAACAAATTTAGTCTTGCCGCAGGTAAATTTTCTTTC